AAATAAAATTGCAAAAATAGTTAGTAAATGGAAAGATTATTATGATCAGCCTGGATTGTGTGATGGACCTGAAGTATCGATATCAATCGATGATAAATCAACTTATATTCATAGTGTAAGTTCTGAATACTATCCTAAACATTATAAGAAAGTTGCTGAATATTTTAGATCATTAGGCAAGTTCTCAGGAATACATATATAAAAGAAAGGAGATCATTATATGGATAAACATATTTCAGCTTATTATATTAAAGAAAAAATGTACCCTATTGAGCAGTTAGTTAAAACTGTCAATGATACGTTGGACAGCGATAGTGATACTGCAAATATTGCAGAGAAATTTCCAGAATCACAGCGCAGAGAAGTAGCTTTTGCATTTGCAGTTATTGCTAAGGAACTTGGAGTAAAAATTCCTGAAGTATAAAGCTAAAAATATTTTAACTAAACTATTTACATTTATACTATTATACTATTTCTTGATATAATAAATTTAAGATCTAATAAGGTTGGTTATACCAACAACACACAACGTAAGATATAAGAAAAGAGGTAAAAAGCATGGCAAACGCAGATGTAAAGCTCATTATGGTAACCGCTGATAATCATAACAAGTTCTATCACATGCATGATAATAATGATGGAACATTTACTGTAACATGGGGAAGAGTTGGTACTGATGGAACTAAGACTACTTATCCTATTAAGGATTGGTCATCTAAGTACAATTCAAAGGTGAAGAAAGGTTATCAGGACATTTCTAAGACGACGACAGTTACGAAAGGTTACAAACCTGAGAATGATCCGGAAATTGAGAAGTTGCTCAATCATCTACTTGCCATTTCGAGACAGTACGTCTCTAATCAGACTGACATTGGTACGTTGAATGCTGCTACTATTGCAGAAGTTCAGGACCTTATCAATACACTTACTACTATTAAGAATGACTTCGCTACACCTGATAGCTATAAAGACTGGTGTAAGAAAAAGGGAGTTACAGATAATTCTCAGACAAAGGCAAGCTTCATTAAGGACTGTGCTGATCAGTTTAATAAGGCGCTGTTGAAGATTTGGACGATCATTCCTAGAAAGATCAAGAATGTACGAGATGCAGTCTATAATCCTACACAGCTTCCTAAAGCAGAAGACCTCGATAAGTATATTAGTAATGAGCAGTCACTGTTGGATAACATTGTCCTTCAGAGTAAAGCAACTAATAATGCAGACGGTGTAAATACTATTTCGCAGGCATTTGGTTTTGGTTTTACTACTGCAACTGCTAAGGAAGTTAAGATGATCGAAGATAAACTCAAGAAAGAATCTGATTCTGGATCTTTCAGAGTTAAGAATGTGTATAAAGTGGCAAATCCGGTAAGAGATACTGAGTTTGCTGAGTATCTTAAGACCAATGGTCTTGAAGATTGTGATACAAACATTAAGTTGTACTGGCATGGTACTGGTGCTGAGAACGTTCTTTCGATCATGGCAAATGGTCTTATCATTCGACCTGCAAACGCTGCTTATTGTGGATCTGCATTCGGTGATGGTATCTATAGCGCACCGAGTCCTAATAAATCATGGAACTATACAAGAAGAGATTCAGATCGTAGATCCAGATGGATGTTTGTAAATGCAGTTATTAAAGGCAATTCATTCGATTGCACTAATAACTATGATCGAATTAATGGAGAAATCCGTGTTTGTGATCTTGATGGTAAGAAGTTTGAGAAATTCAGAAAGATGGGTTATCAGTCAGTACATGCTCATGCGAATTCTGCTTCATATATTCGAAGAGATGAAGTTATCGTATATGATAAAGCTCAGGTAGCTTGCAGATATCTTGTTGAGCTTGCTGATTAAAAAGCTTAAATAAGAGCTATTTAATTATATAATTAAAGTATGGATGAGTGCAATGGAGGTAATAACTATTGCACTCATTTTATTGTCTCTAGAGGTTCCTAGAATGACATCTGGGAACATCTTTTTATGCAGTTTATAGTTTATATATTAAAGAAATTAAGTAACTAGATAGTCAATTTAAGACTATAGGAGGAAATAATCATGGAACGTTTAGAAAGACACGAATTTACTTGCGCATTTTGTTATAAAGAAAGAGCTACATTTGTTACTAGATCAAAATTAGAGGAATCTATGCGTAGAAGCAGACCTATTCAGGAGATTTTTAATCCGCAATTTTTCCCTTCTACATATCGTGAGATTTTTGTCTCTAAAATGTGTGGCGAATGTAATAAGCAGAAATTTGGAGATAATCCAAGAGATGTAATACTTGATGTTGATATTAATGAAAATGATAGTGAATTAGAAGCTCGTATTACAACTATGTATGAAGATGCTAGAGAGTAAAAATCTAAAGAAAGGAAATTACAAAGTATGAAAATTAAGTGGACAAATACTTATAGTCATGAGAATGGATTTGTAAAGTACATTGATTATAAAAACAAACATTTTGTAAATACTTTCAATGAAGGCGAAGCAAAGAAATTTGTTTCAGTAGAATCAGCTCAGAAGGCGATTGATAAATTGACTGAGTACGGAGAAGCAGAACTTAATGTATTTGAGATTATTTCTTAATACTTAGTCGTGTGGAAATTAAACAATAAGACTTATAGGAGATTTAGATGAAAAAGTCAAATAATCCTGAATTATTGTCTACATCCACTCCTATAAAACTTAGTGATATTGACGTAGAAACTTACGAGTATAAGGTTTATGGTCTGGATGACAACAATAAGATCGTGAACCGAATTTTTAAAACTCAAGAAGATATTCCTGGCGCTACACTAAAGGAAAAACGTCAAAGAGCTTGGAAAATTCTAAAAGTAATTAGAAAGCATAAACTAACTAAAGACGGTTTAACACCTACAAAGTTAAGAATGTTATTAGAAGATTTAGGACCTACATTTGTTAAATTAGGTCAAATCATGTCTAAAAGAAATGAACTTCTGCCTAAAACATATTGTAAAGAATTAGAGAAACTCTGTTCTGATTCAAACGTTTTAGAGTATGAAGTTATTTCTTCTATTGTTGAACATGAACTTGGTAAACCAGTAGATGAAGTGTTTTCATCATTCAATAGAAAACCTATAGGTTCTGCTAGTATTGGTCAAGTTCATAAAGCAATTCTCAAAAGCAATAATCAAAAAGTGGTAGTAAAAATCCAAAGACCTGATATTGATATAATCATGCGTCAGGATATTATGTTATTTAGAATGGTTTTAAGACCACTTAAACTTGCTCCTGGTCTTGGTGGAGTGGATCTATATAAGTTATTAGATGACTTATGGAAGATTACACAGCAAGAATTAAACTTCTTCGTTGAAGCCACAAATACAATAAAATTTAGAAATGCAATGTCTCACTACAAAAATGTTACGTGTCCTAAGATTTATGAAGAGTACACTACATAAAAAGTTCTTACTATGGAGTTTATAGATGGTTTCGGTATTGATGAAGCACCTAATAAACCTGAGATTGATTGTAAAGAACTCGGTAATAGACTTGCGCAGAATTTTATTGCACTGGTTTTGAACGAAGAATTTTTTCACGCTGATCCACATCAAGGTAATATATTTATAAGAATGAATGACGATATACCTGAAATAGTTTGGATTGATTTTGGTATGGTACATCATGTACCTAGATCAGAACAAGCGGCCTTAAAAAAGGCAATTACTGCAATTACTCAAAGAGATACACATGCTTTGATATTTGCACTAATGAGTCTAACTACTACAAATAAACCAATAGATCAGGCAAAATTATATACAGACGTAGACTATCTTGTAACTAAGTATAGTTCAGTCGACTTAAAAGAGATAAATATAAGTGTTATGTTAAGTGACATCCTATCAGCAGTTAATGCTAATGGATTACAGCTTTCATCAACGATAAACATATTAGCAAGAGGATTAGTAACACTTGAAGGTGTACTTATAGGTTTAACTGATGAACTTAATCTTATGACAATTCTACGTGATTTCATTTTAAGAGATATTTTTGAAACTGATAAAATCAAACAAATAATTGGCGAGAATGTTCAGAATGCAGTTACATCTCTACAAAAAGGAATCGAATTACCGGCATTAACAAATGATATGTTAAGAGCTATTTTAAGAGGACAAGCTAAGATCAATTTGAATATTGATAATACTGATACTGTAGTGAAAGAGTTCAAACACTCATTATCAGGTCTGTTTTTAGCACTTGTTATTTGTTCTTTTATTATAGGTTCAGCTATCTTATGTGCTGCTAGAATTGAACCACTTGTATTTGGCATATCTATTTATAGTATAGTCGGATCGATCATAGCATTTATATTAAGTCTAATATTATTTGCAAAGCAAATGCTTAGACGAATAAAGTAACCTTATAAAACCACGGAAAAGAAATTGATAGGTAAAAGGTGACCTATCAATGGAGGCAAATTATGAATTATATGACTATTTATCGTACCAGCTTAGCTGATGGTGAAGGTTGGAGAACTGTTCTGTTTGTTGCAGGCTGCCATCATCATTGCAAGGAATGTCATAACAAGGAATCTTGGAATCCTAATGCTGGACAACCATTCACAAAAGAAGTAAAAGAATATTTATTTAGCTGTATAACAGATCAGATTGATGGATTAACTCTTTCAGGTGGTGATCCATTGTACAAGAAAAACTTACCTGAAGTAACTGAATTATGTAAGGAGTTTAAGGAAAGATTTCCTAATAAGACTATTTGGCTTTATACTGGAAACTTATATAGAGACTCAAAAGACTTAGAAGTAATGAAGTATGTAGATGTAGTAGTTGATGGTGAATTTAGAGTAGACCTCAAAGATACTACACTTGCCTTTAGAGGATCTTCTAACCAGCGAATTATCGATACAAAAACAGGTAAAATTCTCTCAGTAGATTCAGAAGATATGTAGAGGTAAGACTTATGAAAAATCGAATAAACGTAAAACTTTATATACTGAACTTCAAATAATAGTATAAGGAGGCAGACGATGTTTATATTTGTATTTTTCTTAGTCGTCGCCGTAGCTCAGTTTGTAACAAATAAAATATTGAACATCGGCGATGGCAATAGCGTCGGATATTCTTATTCAAAAAGAGATGCTCTTATACTTGTTGGTCTTCTTGGTTTAGGTGTACTATTCCAGATTTTACCACTCAAAGGTCATAAGATCTTTTGGGTATTGCTCGGCTTATACGCTTTTGGTTTATTGATTACAATGGTAATTCTCGCTACCATTAAAAAAGTAATAGTCACTAAACAAAGAGAAGAATTATTAGCTGTATTTGGAGTTCTTGAGCCAGTTATTTCTAACGATTCGAAGGTTAAAAATAAAGAAACTGGCGAATTTGAATTAAAGGATATTAACAATCCACCTTTCCAATTAGGATATGAAGGTACTAAGATAAACAGAATTACGATTAAAATCAATCCTAACACATTCAAGGAACAAGTTGCAGTTAACTTGTGTTTATCACTTAATAAGTATCTGCCTAATTATGAGTGGGTTAATGAATTTGACTTTGCTGCAAGAGAATGTGCTTTCGTAGGAACACCACTTCCACCTCATATTGCAAAATATAAAGGAAGTTGGTTAAGACCACCAGAATTTATTCCTATTGGTCTTTCAGGACTTGGAGAAGTTTCCTGGAATTTGAACTCGATCAAGAATGAAGGTAGATCTAATTATATCTATGATGATGGAAAAATTGCTAAAACAGTTGATACACCATCTGCTCCTCAGGCCTTATGCGTTGGATCACCTTTAGGATTAAATACAATAGTACCTACTACTAAAGGATATAAAACTATAAAGACTATTGAAGTCGGTGATGAAGTATTTGGATATGGAAATAAACCAGTCAAAGTACTTGCAGTATATGAAATTCACGAATCTAATAAACTGTATAAGTTTACATTAGATGCACTGAGTCAGTATAATGATGACAGTATAGTTTTATATGCAGATGATGTACACAAATTAGCAATTTTACGAAAAGATAAAATATGCCCAATAACTGCATCAGAGGTTAAATCTGGTGATATTATTCCTGGAAATCTTACAGATTACTTAATTTCAGATGTAAAAGTAGTTAAGAATAAACCAGTACGTTGTTTTATGATTAACTCTGATAACCATTTATTCTTATTTACCGATACTAGGAATAATAAATGGAATGGAGGAGAATCATATCCATTTGATGCAGCATATATTTATCAAACTGGCGGTGGAAAGGCTATCTATATAGATCAATCTGTGGAGGTACAATCAGATGAAATGTAGAATTTGTGAAAAAGACTTTATACGTTATAAAGCACTAAGTTCACATATTAGACAAGCTCATAAACTTTCATCTGATTTGTACTATATACAGTATATTGATAGTAACCATACTTGTAAAGTTTGCGGAAATGATACTAAATTTATAAATCTTGCAAACGGCTTTCATACATATTGTAGTAGTAAATGTTCCAATAAAGATTCAGACAAAATAGAAAAACAGAATCAAACTTTTAGAAGTAATCCTAAAAATATAGAACAAGCTAGACAACACATGATTGAACGAAATAAGTCTGAAAAAGCTAGAATAAGTTCTAGTAAAGTAGGATTAAAAACTGGTTCAGTAAATATGAAAAAAGCTCATGAAAAAGATACTATAAAATGGTGTAAAACTTGTCAGCAAACTACAAAACATTTAATTGGAATTGGTTGTATGACTTGCTATAATAAATCAGCTTCTCATAAAGAGAGTATAGTTAATACGATCAAACATAAATATGGTGAACAATATACTAATGTTTATCAACTTCCATCAGTAAAAGATAAGATTATATCTACATCAATGAAAAAATATGGAACAACTAATCCAGGTAATAGTAGAGATGCAAGAATAAAAGCTAATGCTACTATGAGACAGAATGGTAATTATTCTAGTGATGAAGATTATTTTGAGAAAGAATTAACAAATCTTGGTATAAGATTTACGACACAATATAGTTCAGCAAAATATCCATTTTATTGTGATTTTTATTTAATCGACTATGATATTTATATAGAGCTTAATATATATTGGTCACATAATAATCACTTCTTTGATAAAAATAGTCAAGCCGATCTAGATACTTTATCTATATGGAAAGATAAAGCAAAAAATGGACATAAACAATACACTAATGCTATTAATGTTTGGACAAAAAGTGATCTAAAAAAGAGAGATACTGCACAAAAGAATAATCTTAATTATGTAGTATTATGGTCCAGACAAGAAATAGAGTTCTATATTAGCTACTTAAAAGAAATTATATAGAACAAGATGTAGAAGTATAACAATGCTTAGTCTAGAAATAGGCTAAGCATTCTTTTTGTACAGCTATTTACATTTAAGAGCTATTTAATTATAATAAAATAACGTAAGAATGTGAAAAATGCCAATCTATGAAAATAGGTTAGCATTTTGTTTTAAAGAGTTTACATTTCTGTGATTACATGATATAATAACTTTATGGAGGAATATAGAATGAGTCATATAATATTTACACTTAATGGTGATTATATAAGTTTTGTTAAATGGGACACTAAGTTTGAGTATAATGAAATTCTTAGAGATTTTGGAATTATTTTAATTAGCGGATATAGTGAACCTGTTAAAGTAATGGATAATTACAAATGTCAATGGTCATGTTCATGTAAAAATGATATAGATCTAGATGAATTAAAAGATAAACTTAATAATAATATTAGAGATTTACTTAAAACACATCCAGAATTAAATGAATTTACTTTAGACAAAATCGACATTTTTTAAGGAGTTATATTATGAATACTGTCAAATATCATGAATATGAAGAAGAAAAGAAGAAATTCTTTAGTAAACATAATAATGACTTTCAGTGTGATACTCAAGGAAATTCTGCTGAATACTATCGTAAGACGTATGTCTTTGAAGATGGAGCTATTTGGTATGAAGTAATGATGAAGATCTATGAAGGTGTTGAAGCTGAAGCACACGGAATTAAGATTCCAGTAGAAGTAGAACTTATGCAAACTGAATTTTGGAGTTCAGATGATGCTGAAAGCAAATATTATTTTGAACCTTGGGATGTTGGAGCAATGACTGGACATTAAGGAGGACATTATGGCTAAAACTTTTAGAAGTCCTGATGGACAGAGAATCGAACTTGAACACGAAACTAAAACACTTAAGTTAGACTCAGTAAATAACTCAGATTATTATAAAGGTAAGAATCATGATGCGTTTAGATTTGCTGATGGTGAAGGTAATACATATATCTATGATGCTTCTCTAAATGCAGATATGACAGAATATGATTCAAAGATTGCAAAGGATCTTGCATTTGAAGAAGGAAAGATGGTTAGAATTACTGGTTATTTTGTACCACCTTCATCATATTCTGATAACTATTATATTTATAATCCTAGACTCTTAAGTGTAGAAGAATAGGAGGTATTACTATGAATGCTAGAATTGTAGCTGAAAGATTTGTAGAAATCTTAGAAAAGCACTATTTATGGTGTTTTGAAGATGTAAATGACTGTATAAATAGATCTGGAAAAAATGATACGTTAGAGTTTACCTTGAAAGCTTACGGTGACTCCTATGAATCTCCTGTAGAATCTGAATTTGATAAGCGTGAGTTAGAAGAGCTTAGAGAGCTTGCTAAGCAGCTTAAGTATCGAATTCCAGATACTATCTGGCACGACTAAGGAGGTATGTTATGAAAAGAGGATATAAGACATACGCAAGAAAACAAATAGAGTTTGAAGATGACATTGTAATCGTATATGATGAAAATGAAAATCAAATCTATAAAGGAATTGAAGATTATGAACCCATGAAAGATACTGATTGGAAATGGGATAATACTGAAAAAGTCTATAGATGTGGTGGCTATATTAAGATCTGTTTGGAGGTATAATTATGAATATTTTAGATTCTTGTACTTTTTATAAAGTAGATCAAACTAAGCTTAATGATGAACAAATGCGTAACTATGTAGGTGATTCACCAGATGAAGGTGTTTTAATTCTTAGTTTAGAAGAAATTAGAAATGCAGATATTTCAGAAGATGCAATAGATTGGGAATCAGGTGAGTTCGACGAAAATGAACTTAATTATATTCTTACAGATAAGATTGGTAAATTCCCTCACTATCTTGTAATTGCATGTGGATGTAAATATAATGGTGCAAGTGGATATATGTTTACTGACGAAATCACAAAAACTTGTGAAAGATCTTATGATATATCACTTGACTTACAAGAAGAAGGTAGAAATGCTATTAAATGTAGAGAATCTTCACATGATGTTCCAATGGGTGGAAAGACTTATATTATCGGATTAACTGAAGAAGAATTCGAACTTCTTGAAGAAAAAGAGTTAGACAAGCTTATAGAAATAGCTGAGTCAAGATTTTGATTAAGCTATTTATATATAATAGAATGGAAATTAAAAAATACAAATAACAAACAAAGGAGGAGCTAAAAAATGACAACTAAAGTTGAAATTTATCAAGTGCGTAATGATATTGATGAACGTCACGATATCTCCTTTATGGATTATTCGTATGTAACTAAGGTTATTCCTAATCTTAAGAGAGATCTTAAGAATTATTACGAAAAAGTATATGAGTATGAGGAAGATTTTGAGAATCATACTGATGAGGAGATACTCGAAGCAATGTTCGTTAAGTTCAATACTGCTAGACCTAGTGACTTTAGAGCACATTCTATGAGTACATCTGATATTGTTATATTTGATGATTCTCGTATGTGGTATTGTGATAGTTATGGTTGGCAGGAAATGAACTAAGGAGGTTTGGAGTCATGGATAATAATACAAAACGTTATGTAGTATATGGTTTTGATAGAGATTGTCAAGAGAACTATATGCAAGACTATGATATAGAATTGTTTGAAGCTCTTGAATCTGGTCGTCGTGATCCAATGGATTATGGTGAACAACTTGGTGAATTTGATTCAGAAGATGAAGCAAATGAATGTGCAGTAAAATACGTAGATTCGCACAGAAGTGGTGATGATGCGTCCATTTATGACAGAGAGGAAAAAATCTGGTTTAATTAGAGAGAGGTAGCGATATGGTTGAGTATGAAGTTTACTTAAAGTATGGAAATTCGCCTACAATTTGTACTCATGTTTATTGTAATAATTGTAGACATATTATCAATGCTGGTCCTAATTATAAGCCAAAATTCTGCGATATGTGTGGAGCTCCTATTGTAGACAATCTTGATAAAGTAGAATGGAAAGAAGAAGATGTAGCTTTTGTAGACTATATCAATTATCTTCTTGATACTCAACCTGATTGGATCATTAGAAAAGTTAAGTATGAACGTACTGAGTGGGGAAGAATTGGTCTTCCACCTGATACTGAGCATATTCCAGTTATGATTGGTAAGGATATTGATGAAATTCTTGAATTTGTCAATAAACACGGTACTATTCAGTATATTGAAGACGACTTTGAACCTGCAACTGAAGCAGAACTTGTAGCTTATGCTAAATATTGCGGAAAGTTTTGGAAAGGATAAAAAGCATGTATTTCAAATTAACTGAAACAACAGAATTTGATGCTAATGAAGAATTATTCACTTCTAAAGCTATTGTATGTGTAATTCAGGCAAATAGTAAAGCTGATGCAAAGGCTTGGTTTGACAAGTTTAATGAAATTGGTTTTATTAAAAGAAGTAGTGTAGCTGAAATTGAAGAAGCTACAGAAGATGAATACTATGATTATACAAGACGAGTACTTAGATAAATTATAAGGAGAAATTGTAGTGAAACACTCAGAAGATATGAAAAGATTTGAAAAATATTTTAACACGCTGTGAGCAAGAAATCCCCCACCTCTAAGCGAAAGCGTAGGTGGTGGGATGAATTGCGATAAACACGGCGTTTTCTTGACTTTTGTATCTTATAGCATTATAATCTAATTACAAATCAGTCGTATATATCAGAAAGGTTATAAATACAATGCAATTAGATACAAATAATCATTCAGTATTCATGTTGCACTATCACCTTATCATGTGCGTGAAGTACCGCAATAAGGTGATAAATGATAAAATCTCAAATCGTCTCAAAGAGATATTTGAGAAGATAGCTCCTTCCTATAACATCTCGTTAGAGGAATGGAATCACGATATAGACCATGTACATATACTATTTCGAGGACAGCCCAATACAGAAATAAGCAAATTTATCAATGCTTATAAATCTGCAAGCAGTAGGCTTATCAAAAAAGAATATCCTCAAATTCGTAAGTCATTATGGAAAGAGATGTTCTGGTCACAGAGTTTTTGTCTGTTAACCACAGGCGGAGCTACTGTAGATATTATAAAACAATACATTCAATCACAAGGAAAGAAAGATGGCAAATAAGGCAATTAAGTACAGAGTATATCCTACAACTGAACAATCTGTTATGTTTGCTAAGACCTTTGGTTGTTGCCGTAAGGTCTATAATCTTATGCTTTCTGATAAGATTGACGGCTATAAGCTAACTGGCAAGTTTCCTACTGTCACACCTGCTAAATACAAGAAAGACTATCCATATCTCAAAGAGGTTGATAGTCTTGCTCTTGCCAATAAACAGATGGATTTACAAGCGGCATTTCACAATACATTTAGAAAATCCCGTAAAAAGAAAAACGGATTTCCTAAATTCAAGTCTGCCAAGCATAGCCGTAAGTCTTATACTACTAATAATCAAAAAGGCACTGTTGCTATCATAGAGAATAAATATATCAAGCTTCCTAAGATAGGTAAGGTAAAGGCTGTAATCCATCGCATTCCTGATAGCAATTGGATTATAAAATCAGCTACAGTATCACAGGAATCAGATGGTAAGTATTATATCTCTGTTCTTTTTGAGTTTGAGAATGCCGTAAATCCTTACGTGGCTGATAAAAACAATGCTATTGGATTAGATTATGCATCTGACGGCTTATATGTAAATAGTAACGGTAACATTGGTACAAATCACAAATACTATCGTGAAAGCCATGATAAACTTGCAAAAGCTCAACGCAAACTATCACGTATGCAAGGGTCTAAGAAACACGAAGCTAAGTCCAATAATTATATAAAGCAATTACGTAAAGTAAATAAAATCCATAGACATATAGCTAATCAGAGATTAGATAATCTGCATAAAATATCTACTGAGATAGCCAATCAGTATGATGTTGTATGCGTAGAATCTCTGAACATGAAATCTATGTCAAATAAAGGTTTTGGTAACGGCAAAGCCACTCTTGATAACGGATATGGTATGTTTTTATCTATGCTTGAATACAAGCTATCCGATAGGAACAGGTATCTTGTAAAAGTAGATAAGTGGTTTCCGTCATCGCAGATATGCCATTGTTGTGGAATGCTACATCCCAAAATGAAGGACTTAACTATCCGTAAAATGACATGCGAGTGTGGACTTACAATAAGCCGTGACCAAAACGCAGCTATCAATATCCTAAACGAGGGATTACGGCTACTCACCGAGGTAGCATAAACTAAATATCCAGTAGGGATGGAATAGCCCAAACTTATACGCCTGTGGACACTGTGTAAGACATTGAGTTACGTATCAACGTAACCAACGCAGTAGTGGTTGAAGCAGGAAGCTCCGACTTCTATAAGTCGGAGTAGTTCACTAATATAGGTAATGTATATATAGAAGATATACCTACAACTGAAATTTTAGCAGTTACTGATAAAAAATTTATAATTGATATTGCAATATATGAAAAATTTAAACATTCAGAATTTACACACGAGTATGATGACACAGATGTGTTAGATGAAGTATATAGTTTATTTCGTGATAAATATTCTACACTTATGGATAGACTTGCGCGTGAAGACGAAGAATTTGTGGATGAAGATAATGAAACTAGTGAATGGTTAATGTATGGTAAATCAAATCCATTAACTGCTAATGAAGTAGTAAAAATTAAAGATGAATATAAAGATACTCAATATAGTATACAAATTGTAGATTTAGTAGAACTTTAAGGAGATACAATATGGACACACCTAAAAGATATTCAGATGAAGTACCTTACGAGAAAAGACGTTATTGGTACTTTACTTTACATGGCACAGGTCCTGGCACTATTCCTAAGGATCTTCATGTATTAGAGTCTCGTGAAGGTAAGAATGATAAAGGTACAATTGGTCTATACATTTGTTTAGATGGTGTTCTTAATACTTCAGAATTAAAAGAGTTTGATCTTAAAGAAATGACTCCACCTGAAGAAGAGAAAAGTCTTGAACAGATTGTAGATGAATATCTTAGAGAACAGAAATTTGAAGGAATGTATGAAGTATGGACTGAAGGTAGAATAGTTCATGTATACATTACAAATGGTGATTGGAAACATCAACACCTAAGACTTAAATGGCTTATGGATGAGTTTGGTTATGATCAGATTAGTGAAAAGACTGAACCATCTAATGAAGATTGTTATACATCTGAGCATGTATTTGTAAAACGCTAAGGAGGATAAAACAATGGCATTTAATTTAGATGCTGTTACAGGACAGTATTTTGACGCTGAAGTTGCAGTAAATAAAATTCTCGAAGATGAACGATTTGAAGATGAACTTCAAGCTATGTTAGAAGAAGCTGTGCAGACTGGTTATAAAGCACCAAGATTATATCTTAGAGTAGTTCATAGCGATAGAGCGCATAATAGAATTGAGATTGGTTCAACTTCACCTATGATCTTTAATACTCGTACAATAGCTGAAGATCTTCATAATGACAATATTAAGAAAATGGATAAAGCAGCACTTGCAATTAAAGAGAAGCTTGAGAGTCTTAAACTTAAGGTTGAATATAGACCTAATCCTACTATGGGAGAAAATTGGGACTTTGAACAGTGTATTGAACATCAACCTTTTGAAGCTGCATTTATAATTTATTTAGATTTTGAGGAGTAAACTATGAAATGTTGTATATGCGGAAATCCAGTAGGACAATGGGGAAATAATCCATTTCCTCTTTGTAATAAGGATGACTATGAAAGCCGCTGTTGTGATAATTGTAACGAAATGGTTATACAAGCAAGAATCATACAAAGCGGAAAAAGAGATCAGAAAATTGAAGTTGGTGATGACTTAATGATCTTTTATGCTAAAAATTCTACATCGCCTACAGAAATTATTAAAGATCAAAACAAGTTTCTTGCCGGAACTATTAATTCCATCGTCCAGAAAGATAAAAGTACAATCTATGAAGGGACATGGGGAAGTTTTACACTTGATAGTGAAACTGACCAATTTGTAAAAATTTAATGTGTAATGAACGATATTCTGTATGCTATATCAAAGCAGATCTCTTTGAAGAGATTAAAGAAATTGATAAGTCTTCAAAAAGAGCACTAAAACAATTTCTTACTGAGCATACAAACGAATTGTTATGGTCAAATCTAGATGATCGATTTAGATATTATGAAGATGCAGAATCATTTGCAACTATGGTATATAGAAAGGATAAATCTGGAGATATCATAGCAATTTACGACTGGTCAGATAAAACGTGGATGTGTGGATGGTTTTTATAGAAATTTGAAGACTAGAAAGGAGTGATAATTATGTTATTAGACGAACTCAATAACAAAGGAAAAATAACTGCATTTGTAACTCAACCACTTTGCATTTACTCAAAGACTCCAAATTCTTATTCTGAATGTTGGGATAATCTTACCAATGATAATCTCGAATTGGATAATATTGACGATTCTTATGGATTAGACTTAGTTGAAACTGGAGATAGAATTGATGTATATATTCCAAGAAATGCTCGTTGTACATTAAAAAAACCTGGCAATCCTAATTTAGATTGTACAGTAGAGTACAAAAATATTGAGTGTGATCTTTATTTTGAAGATGAACCTATTGATATGTACTTTGATGTAGTGGAGGAATAAAAATGGGTAAATACCATCAAGGTATGCAATGTACCTTTAAAGAAGATTCTGAAGAGTATCAAAGTTTGAAGGAATTTGCAACACTTATGACAAAAAATAGTCCTAATAAGGAACTATATGAGGTTGGCGATTGTTATCTTGACGCTGGACAAGGATGGATGTGGACAACTATTCTCAATAAGACAAAAGGTTATCAAGCCTTATGTCCAAGAGATTGGTTTGATATAGTTAATAGAGAAGATTTTAATGTAATTCTTGAAAATTGGCTTAATGATAAGTACAATCCCGACCGACTAAAATAGGAGGGAAATGCTTATGTATACAAAACAAGATTGTACAGATGAGGACGTTTATAGTACAGATTTACAAGGACGATTTGTAATTATAAAACCAGAATTTTTCAAAGAAGAATATAAAGATGAAAAGTATCAGATTGTATTATGTACTGGTGGATTTGGATGTGATCCACAAAAAATGGGAAATGCTATTGTTGTTAAAGAATTAAATTCAGAACCAGGTACATATAGAATAGAACGCTGTAATCATGATATTCTTGGTTTTGCTAAAGATTCTGTAGTACGAGCGCATAAAGAAAAATATTGTAAGGAGCAAGGATGAAAAAGTCTTTTATGTATTATGGACCTATGAAGAAGGAGAGTGAGAATTATGTATATCTATAGAACATATTTCAAACTAACCGCATGTGTAAAAGATTTATCAGATGCACAAGCGTATCTTACAGCAGATGATATGACTAAATATCTTAAAGATGATAATCGTATCGCAGAAGATATAAGAAATGCAGTAGAAAAAATTGAATGGCGTCTTAAAGATGAAAGTTCTGGATATGTAGAACTTTTAACAAATAAAGCTTTATCTGCAGCAGAACTTAAATCAATTAGTAATTTTGTATCAGGTCAAACATCAGATGGACTTGGTCCTGGATTTGAAGAACAAGATTTTTCTAATTATCAAGATAGTGGATTGGATGGATATGAAGGATCTAATTGGGATGATGAACAGATTAATGTAACATTTGATTGGCCTAATGAATTCATTTTTGAATTTATAAAGAATGATTAAAAATATTTGAAAAACTATTTACATAATGAAGCTATCTTGTTATAATAAAAAATAATAAGATAGCTCTTTTGTAATGGAGAGGAGCTAATCATGATTTCATTAGAAGAAATTAAAGAAAAAACACTATGGACTGCTTATTTAGATGACGGTGCTAATATAACTGGTACTAGTGATAAAATTGCTAAATATGTAAATGGCGATAAAACTAAACTAGAATTAGTAAAAGCACAAGCACAACCAATTGAGTTACAACCATTTTGGTTATCTTACGAATATACCATTAATGAGCTTAAAAGAGATGATCTTGTAGAAGTAGATGATTTTTATCATACATGGATAAATGATCCTGATGCGTTTGATCCTGAAAATAAAGTATCTAGATTTGCATTACGTGATTTATTTTTACTATATAGCCATTATCCTAAATCAACTAGTATATGTATAGATAATCATGATGGATATCGTGTAGGTTCACATACTAGATCTGCTTGGGAAAAAGCATTAGATACGTTGGGAGAAAATACAGATTTTAATATACTTAGTTATGTTAATGACGGTATAGATCCAGATTATCCAACAATGAAAATTATAAGAGTAGTTATTCAAAGCAGTAATCTTGAAAAGTTACATGAGTTCGCGGCACTGGCAAATAGATTTGGTGCAGAAGAGAGATTTAGTTAAAGGAGCTGACTATGAATAATGAAATAATGATTGAAGCTGGTGATAGAATAAATCTTACCACAGGTTACATAGTCGAAATTATTCAAGATCAAGTTTCTGAACCATACAGTGGATCTAACTTAAATAATGGAGAAGAAATTACTTTTAAGGAAAATGAAATAGAATGTATTAAGAAGAATTATGTTAAGCCTTGTGGCGGAGACATGGAAAATTATTGGTTCTTCTATTGCGGAGCTGGATATAAGACTAGACTTATAGATATTGCTAATTATGCTAGATACGAATTTGAAAATCTTTTCTTTGATATGACAGTTGAAGAGATTATGAAAAATCATATCTATTGGGGAACTGATGAAAGTACTCATTTCAAAGCAATGTATAATGGTGATACGTTTGTTCTTTATTATAATATAAACGCATTACCTGAAGATCTAAAAGCTGATGCTCAGTGGTTTAAGGAACATCACTAAGAGGTGCTAAGATGAAAGATATTTACCATTATTACTTCGATTTCGATAAACAAACTATTGAAGTGGTAAAAGAACAGTATGAAGACAAAATTGAAGATAATGGTGTATTTAACTACGGACAGTTTATGTATGGTGCAGGTAATTATATCAGACTATATACTAGAGGTGAAAAACACTGTAAAGTCATTCCTAAAAGTAGTATTGGTACAGTAATTAATGGTAAATATGTTCTTTTATATGGGCGCGACGATGAAAAAGCAAGAAAAATATTCTTAGACTATTTATATAATGAAATAAATAAACAATATACAAAACTAACAAGGTACATTGAAAAATATGATTCCTTTGGTAGTTTGCCAATAACTGGAGGGAATTTATGATAAAGAAATGGCAAGATGTCAAAGTTGGTGACATCATGAAAGACGGCAGTAGAGTAACTCAGATACATAGAACGCATCCTGAACTTTGCTGCAAGATTACATATAATAGAAATGAAGAATTTACATGTGCTTATAATCATGTATTACTTATAGACGTAAGTAAACTTCCTAGAGAAGCAAAAGATGAACTTGATAAGTTTTGTACATTTGTACCACTTGAAGAAAGTTATGAAATAACTAGTGAAGAAGAACTTACTCTAGAAGAAAAAGCAATAGTTGAAAAGTTTTGTTATAATGAACCTATTGATGTACAGGTTGATCCTATTATAACAAATGATGAAACAGAAATTTATGATTTTCATTTTGATACAGTTAAGCGAGTATATTTACAGCAGGTTGTTGTTAAAAGCGAACCGCAGAAAGTAGATGAAAATACATATTGGTTTACTTGTAAAGGTATAGATTATCTTATGGGTAAGTATAATGCTGAACTTTATTGTAATGGAATGATTATAAATAAAATAGAACTCGTTGGTGAATTACCTTGTTTTTGTATATCAACAGATACTGGTAGATACGAGACTTAATGGAGGCAAATTATGGAAATAAGAAGTTTAAAGGATTGGTGTACTGCCTTAGACGAACAATCTAAAGTCGTTGAAAGATACGAAAAGCAGTTAACCGCTTTCTACAAAAACCTAAAAATAATTCCAGATTATGACACTCCTTTTATGACAGGTTGTTATAATAAAGAAAAATTTATTGGCGGAGCTCTTAGAGGTCTTCCAGTAAATTTAGGAGTTTCTGTCGTATTTGCATTTGTAGCATGGATCATATTCACTGTTAAAAACCTTTTCCACCTTGGAATTAAGGAATTTGCTGATTGTGCTAAAGGTGCTATACTTCCAGCAGTTATTACATTAGTAATATGTATAGCTTTAGGAATTTTGTTCAAGTTTCTTACATATAGTGGACAGAAGTCTACTCTTAAGAAAATGGAAAAGAATCTTTCTGGATTCATGCAAACAGTTCCTATGACATATAGAGCTTCTGATAAGATGAAGACTATTGCAATGGTCTACTTTACAAAGCCTAATATTAGAACAGACCTTATTCTTCAGTGTGCAGATGAGTATCTTAGACAAGCTGGTCATACTACACCTTATACATCAGTAATGTTTGATCTTCCTTGTGAGTGTCCTTTCCTTGATCTTGGTGATTCAGTTGAAGATAATGGAACTCAGACTATTGTAGATACAAATAATCCTACAAAGAAGAGAAGTCCTTTTCTTCCTGCAGATATTGATACTAAGATTTGCGAAGGTGCAAAAGATTCTGATAAAGAACTTCACGATATGATTGGTCTTGAATCAGTTAAAGATCAGATTGAGAAGTTTAAGAATAGAATTAAGTTCTACGGAAAAGAGTCAAATAATGGTTGTCACTTAGCATTCCTTGGTTCTGCTGGTACTGGTAAAACAACCGTTGCTCGTATCGTTACTAAGATCCTTTATGATTTAGGTTATATTAAGAACAATCAATACATAGAAATCTCTGGTGATTACCTCTGTGCAGGTGATACTAGTAGAGCTATGGCAATTATAGAATATGCTTACGGCGGAGTACTCTTCATCGATGAAGCATATCTTATGGAAAAGAAAGGTTTTGAAGTAATTGGTGTTCTTCTTAAAGCAATGGAAGATCATCGTAAAGATTTCGTATGTATCTTAGCTGGTTATGAAGAGCAGATGACTAGATTGTTTGCTACTAATGAAGGTTTTACTTCTCGTGTAAAGCATACTATCTACTTTAACGATTATAATGAAGATGAAATGATCGATATTTTCAATTACTTCATTAAAAGTTATCCTGGTGGCCCTTATCAGTTAAGTGATGAAGCAAAACCTATTCTTAGATCTGCATTTACTCTTGAAAAGAAATCTAAAGCATTCGGTAATGCTCGTACAGTTCGTAATGCAGTAGATGCTATTATGGATAACTATGCAGATAGATGTACTAAAACTAATTCTAACAATCATCTGATTATAGCTGAAGATGTACAGCTTTATGCAGATGCTCGTAAGAAAGTACTTCAGCATGAATTAAAGAACGCTTCAGCAGCAGATCAGTTAGACGAACAAATTATTAGACTTTCTGAACTTAAACCTCACATGAAAGAAGGTTCTGAGAATCCTGATGGAGATCTTGCAAATCTTGTTGGATTAGATTCATTTAAGAAAGAGATTGATATTCTTAGAAGTCAGAAAGAGTTCTATAATCAAACAGTACATCAGAAAGTATTGTTTATTGGCGATGAAGGATGTGGTAAGTCCACACTTACTAGAATCTTAACTGGTTATTTGTATCAGTTAGGTTACATCTCAGAAAACAAATACCTTGAAATTCCTGCAGAACTTCTTAAAGGTTCATTTGTAGGACATACTGCTAAGAGAGCTCAAGCAATTATCTCTTATGCATCAGGTGGTGTATTATATATTAAGAACTATAATATGTTATTTGAAAATACTGATAACTTCTCTGGTGAAGCACTTTCAGCAATCAATACAGCAATTCAGGAAAATACTGATGTTACTATTGTTCTTGGTGATTATGCATCTCCTGGAATTGATGCTATGAAGAATCTCTTTACTATGGTATATGAGTTCCCTACTTACGATAATTCACAGCTTCTTCAGATTTTTGATTCTCTTGTATTTAACAAAGGATTTAATACAACTGATGAGGCAAGAAATGAAGTATGGACATATCTTGGTAATTGGATATGTAAAATTAGAGATGTACAGAGTATCTTTAATAACTCGGTAAAACAGCATATTGCTAACTTCAATGGAGATGAATCTAAGAAGTTCCTTATTGATAAGGAAGACTTAGTATTCCCTACTGAGATCGTTCCTCCTACTCATATTACTCAGGAAGAAAAATTCCAGCAGGTAGTTACAGACGCATTTAGTAATGCAATTACTAATGCTACTGAAAAGGCAAGTAATGTTGTAGAACTTCAGATCGAAGCAATTCCTGATGAAGATGCCACTGTACAAAAACCTACGATTAAGCTCAATATTAAGCCAAAAAATTAAGAACTATTTAATTATACTAATAAAAAGGAGCAATTGTAAAAATAAAAATTCCAATTGCTCCATTTTTATTGAAAGGTAGAGTATGTACGATTTATATTCTAAATTTGATATTGAACAGCATAAGCAACACTATGTGCACTATTTGGAAGTAGTTATGTTCCCAGATGGCACAGTGGAATATGCCGTACCATCACATCAGGAAAAACTGATTGCTATATGTTGTGATCAATTACATGTTTCGAGGTCGGAGTTAGCTGATATGTGTCCAGAGGACTACTACTTCGACTTCGTTACATGGCTATGTAATATGTCTGGATGTGTATCTATTTGGAGTGATAATATTATTAAACCAAATGATAAACCTTTGACACATGCACAATGGGAAATGTTAAACAAATTGAAAGAAGCAGGACTATATGAAGGCGAACTATAGAAAGGAGTAGACAAATGCAGTACAATGGTTATGAGATCCAGATAACTGAAGATGGATGTATAATTAGAGATAGAAGTGGTAACTACATTATGTCTGCTGCTGATGAATCTGATGCCAAAGAATGTATTGATGATCTTGAAGATGATGTAGTAGAGGTAGAAAAACTACCTACTGATTGGTATAAAAGATTTGATCAGTATTGTAACAGACTGAAAGGTAAATGTTATCCTACTACAGATCCAAAGAAATTTGGTACAGTATATGGAAATGTACTCAATCGATTTGTTAAGTCTTTTGAAGAATCAACAAAAACTACAGTTCGAGTTAGTATTAAAACGATAGATGGTGAAGTATTTCACATCGTCGATGAAGTGTATTAAAATTTTGAATGAAAGGAAGTGAAAAATAAAAATGGCTCAACAAGAAGCAAAAGCAGTACATGATAGTATTGCTGATTCTCATGATGACGTCCAAGTCTTAAAAGGTATACAGCCTAAACATCAGTTTGCGTATAAAACATTTAAGATATGTAGATTCTTAGCTATTTTTGGATTAGTCTTTGCTGTTCTTGCTATAGTCGCAGCAATTGTAGCAGTTAAAACTGGAAATCCGATTTTCATGAAGCTAACTGCAAATAAAATATACAGAATGTATTTCTGTATGGGTCTAATAGTAATTTCACTAGTAATCTTACTATTTGGAATAATTGTAAAGTTAATATTCTTAAGACGCGCACCTTTTGATGATTGGGTATACGAAATTGCTGAAAAACGTTTAGGTACGTCAATTATCTTTTATGATAGTAGATACATCTATATCAACTATGATAGATCTGGTAAGGAAGTAGATAAGAAAGAATTTGTTACTGAAATGTCAGATAAATCAATTCACTATTCTTATTACTACATTAAAACCTTTATTGACCAGGGTGTTATTATGGTAGAGTGTAAAAAGAGACAACCTATTCCTAATAGAGCTTCATTTACACCTAATGATGATAAGTTCTGGAATATTGTTCCTATGGGACTTACGATTAATCCAAATACTCAAAAAGTCAGCCCAATTGGCTGGTATCTTAATGATCAAAATAAGAATGACGAGTTGTATGAAACAGTTCCAAGTACCAGTATACTTATTTGTGGTGGTACTGGATGTATGGAAGAAAATACTCCTATCATGATGTATGATACATTAGTACATTAAAGGAGAATAGAATGAATGTATATATGAATCTTTCAGATATACGAGAAACTATTGCAGATGAGAATCAATTGTACATATATGTACTTCAGAATTATCCACAAGGAAATATTAAAATAGGTCGTACGACTAATCCTGCTCAAAGGTTTAGATCACTATCCGGTAGTAATAACGGAGGTAATAAGATCCTTAGAGTGGCTATTAGCCCTATGACCTATTTATATTCTATTGAGACTACATGTCATACTCATTTCAATAGAAATCGTATACCTAATACTGAGTATTTTGAAAAGCTATCCTTTGAAGAAGTTGTACAATATATTGATGATATATTTAATAGTAAAGGATATGCTAATTGTAATCAAGTAAGAAAAGAATTTTATGAGAAAAATCCAAATAGGATTCCAAAGTTTTTAATTAAAAATGAAGAAGCTGTTGATATAGAAACAACAAATAAATAATGAGGTTAATTATGTCTAAAATACTAATCGTAGATGATGCAGCATTTATGCGAATGATGCTCAAGGATATTTTAACTAAAAATGGATTTGACGTTATTGGAGAAGCCAAAGACGGTAATGAAGCATTTGATAAATATCAAGAACTTAAACCAGATTTAGTTACTCTTGACATCACTATGCCAGATGTAGATGGCATCACAGCACTAAAAAACATAAAAGCTTTTGATAGTTCAGCTAAGTGTATAATGTGCTCTGCTATGGGACAACAAGCTATGGTAATAGATTGTATACAAGCTGGAGCAAAAGATTTTATTGTTAAACCATTTCAAGCAGATAGAGTTGTAGAAGCAGTAAAGAAAGCTCTATCATAATTATATAAATATAAGAAAGGAAATTACAAAATGAGAATTATTGAACCCTCAACGACATATCTTGATCCTACAGGTATGTCACCTTATCAGTTTATGGAAATGGCAGGTCGTACTTGCTATAAGTCTGAGAACAACATTACTGATGATAGTGCAGTAAAATTTGTAAAAGGACTTAAAAATTCTGGACATACTGCAATGCTTGAGCACTCACATATTATTCTTATGGTTGCTAATGATGTTGCAGTACCTTTTGTACAGGCAGTAGTTAATAATGATATTGATATAGACGGAACTAATTTCCCTCTTAAGAATTTCATCAATATTACAGACTGTGGTGCACATTTTATTATTTCTGGTTCTTTTAGAGCTTTTATAGCTATCTATAATGAATCATTCATGCGTAGTTGTAGCTATTTATCTAAATTCATTCATAAGAAACTTGCAGCAGAATATCCTGAAGTTTTTGATGATATTGGAGAAGTTAAAGACTACACAGAAGATCAGAATAAGGTAATGGTTCTTACTAGAGAAAAGTTTATTGAAGTAGCTAAAGCTATGTTTGGTGCAGATACTGAAAGTGCTAATAAACTTATCTCAAGACATTATGTACATACTGTTAAGGTAATATGTGATAGAGGTATTACACATGAGTTTGTACGTCATAGACTTGCATCTTTTGCTCAGGAAAGTACTAGATATTGTAACTATTCTAAGGATAAGTTTGGTAATGAGATTACTGTAATTTGTCCTGCAGATTTTGTAGATGGTACTGAAGAATATGCAACCTGGAAAGATGCATGTGAGAAAGCTGAGTATGATTATTTCAAACTTCTTATGCTTGGTGTTAAACCTCAGCTTGCAAGAGATGTACTTCCTACAAGTGTAAAGACTGAGATTATTATAACTGCAAATGAAATCGAGTGGCAGCATATACTTAATCTTAGAAAGCATGGTACTACTGGTGCACCTCATCCACAGATTATTCAGTCTATGAATTTTGTATATGATAAACTTGTTGAAATGTCTGGAAACAGACTTTCATAATAAATTATCTTTTTCACTTTTCTCTTTTCCTTACTGGCGTCCATCACTTACAGGGACGCCAGTCCTTTTGTAATATAAAACTATTTACATTAAGAGAAATCTGTGTTATAATATAATAGAAAGGAAATTAGTATAATGACGTTCGACGAAAAGTTTATAGAGGAGTTCATGCCGAGCCTTATGAATTTGGTAAAGAAATATGCCAATGAAGAGCATGATGAGGATGAGTTACTTTCTGATGGTCAAATGGCGATGCTTAACTACTTAAGTAACAAAGAACATTGTAAAAACAAGAACCTTAAAAAGAACTTATATGAGTCATTAAATAGAAAGTTAAAAAATATTTCAACAACACATGATGATAATAAAGTTGAGTTTGATGAAGTCACTTTCGGAGTTATAAGAACTTATGATCCAGATAAGTTAATTGACTATATTAAAGAATTTCTTACTGATAGAGAATTTGATCTACTTACTAGTTATTATGGAATTTTTACATACCGTAAGACATTAGAAACTCTTTCAAAAGAATTTAAGTTATCAAGAGAAGGAGTTCGTTGGATTATCCGTAGATCAGAGAATAAAGTTAGACAAGCTTTTGAAGAGAATGGACTCAGCTTTGAAGATTTGTTTTAGGAGGACAGTGGTTTGTTAAATGAAGAGCAAATGGCAGTAGTAAATCATATCTATGGTCCAGCAGCAGTATTATCTGGTGCAGGTAGTGGAAAGACTTCTACTCTTATAGGTAGAATCCAAATACTTGCTAATATTACTGAACCAAGCAAAATTGTTATGCTCACATTTACTAATGCTGCGGCTGAAGAAATGAAATATCGTGCAGCTAAAGTAAATGAAAAGTGTAAAGAGGTTTATGCTTCTACATATCATAAATTCTGTGGTCTTATGCTTAGAAGATATGGTCGTTCTATTGGTATTATGCCTGGATTTGAGATACTTACTGGTTCTAAGTACAATACATTTATTGAGTATGTTAAGAGTACTAATGAATATTATGAATCACTTAAAAATTTCCCTAGTGCAACTAAATTAGGTTCGATCTTTTCAAGAATCACTAATACTGATGCAACAGTGGAACAGTGTATCTATAATACAAAGTATTCAGAATATGCTAATGAGATTAGACAGTTATATTCAGAAGTTAAGAAAGCTGGTATGGAACAGCAGAAACTTAGCTTTGATGATATGTTAGTTTATATGAACGATCTACTTAATAATGACGAAATTTGTGAAAAGATTGCAAAGACTTATGAGTTCTTTATGGTAGATGAGTTTCAGGACACTAATGATCTTCAGTTAAGAATGCTTCTGAAGTTAAGTAAATATAATTCAAATATTGTAGTTGTAGGTGATTTTTCACAGTCTATCTATAAATTTAGAGGTGCTCGAGTACAGAACATTCAAAATTTTATAGATTCATTTCCTGATTGCGATACATTTACACTTAGTACAAACTTTAGATCTACACAAGAAATTCTTGATGCAGTTAATGCAATGATGAATAATTATGTAAGATCTTGGACATATACTAATATGAAGGCAAATGACAAACATGGTAATAAGCCTTCTATTAAGTATCATCATGATGATAGAGCGCAGGCTGAATGGATCATTGAAAAGATTAAAGATCTTAATATGAATCATAGACAAGATTTAAGTGATATTGCTATTATTGAACGTAAATCTATGTCATCATTCAAACTTGAAAATGAACTTGCAAAAGCAGGTATTCCATTTATCAAGCGTGGTGGTCTTAAGTTTACTGAATATGCTGTAGTTGATGATATGTTATCATTCTTATCACTTACTAATAAGAAAGTAGATAAGTTTAGTTGGTTCAATGTACTTAAAATGATTCCTGGAATAGGAGCTAAAGCTGCTACAGATATTTCAGATGTATGTAGTGAAGAAAGATTCTGGGATAAGTTTAAGACAAGAAAGTTCAGTAATGATCTTAATGAACTTGTATCTAAAGTCGAAGATTATAAAACTATGACTGATGATGTTCCTAAGTTACTTGATAAAATTTCTGATTACTACTTTGGATTAAGAACTGCTAAGATAGAAAATTCTACTAAGATGTCTAGCAGTGCTAAATTCGATGCACTTGAAAAGATCAAAAGAGATCAGGAAATATATGAAATTCTTAAGAGCATGTCAGCTAGTTATAAGAATGTAAGAGACTTCCTTGATGATATTGCGTTAGATTCAGTCAAAGACAAAGATGATGAAGGCGGAGTAGTAATTACAACAATCCATAGTGCTAAAGGTCTTGAATGGCCTACCACTATTTTACTTGACTGTGTTGAGTATGATATAGATGATGAGGAAGAAGAACTTAGATGTTGGTATGTAGCAATGACTAGAGCAGAAGATAATCTAATCATTTCAATACCAGAATTTACAGTAGTAAATGGATTGCCTTTATTTAATAATGTACTTCATTTTATTAATGGATTAGATCAATATTTCATAAGGAGTTAAAAAAGTATGTTATTTGGTGCAGCTATTGGTGATATTGCCGGAAGTAGATTTGAAAGTTACGACTATAAAGGAAAGGACTTTGAGTTCTTCAATTATGAAGACAGATTTACAGATGATACTGTAATGACACTTGCAATCTATGAAGCTTGTGTAGAAATCAAAAATAAGAATTTAACTGAACAAGCGGATATAGAAAAATGTTTTACAGAATCCATGCAGAAATGGGGTAAACAATATCCTGGTGCTGGATATGGTGGAAGATTCTGTGAATGGATATTTAGCGAAGATCCTCAACCTTATAATAGCTGGGGAAATGGATCTGCAATGCGAGTATCATCTATTGGATGGATGTTTGATTCTATTGAAGAAGTAGAAAAGATGGCAGAATATTCAGCTAATCCATCACATAATCACCCTGAAGGAATCAGAGGTGCAAAAGCTGCAGCAGGTGCAGTATATTTAGCTAGAACTGGTCATAGAAAAAGAGAAATCAAACGATATATTGAAGGTACCTTAAAATATAAGTTACATAGATGTGGTTTTGTAAGACCTAAATATAAGTTTGATGTTTCGTGCCAGGGAACTATTCCTGTTGCTATTGAATCATTTTTAGAAAGTAAAAATTTTGAAGATGCAATTAGAATTGCAATTTCTATGGGTGGTGATAGTGACACTATTGGTGCTATTACTGGTGCTATTGCAGAAGCTTTCTATGGAGTTCCTGAAGAACTTAAAGAAGGTTGTAAGCAGTACTTAGATGAGAACATTCTAAGTATAATTAAATAAGAGGTCGAGGAGATTATGAAAAACAAAATTAGAGATATAGTCCCTTATGTATTTCTATTTATTGGACTATTTATAATTTCAACTGTTGGTACTTATATATATCTTTATTTACATGATACTCATGAAGCATCAAGTGAGTTACAGGATCTTAAGGATCTTATTGTAGAAGTGCCAATTGATGATGATACTCCTAGAGATAAAACAGATTTAGGATATGGAAATAATGGACATGAGTTAGCTGTTCGTACTAAACCAGATTTTAGTAAGTTAATAGAACAAAATGATGATTTTGTAGGATGGTTAACTGTAGAAGGTACTAATATTGATTATCCAGTAATGCAAACACCTGGAGATGAAGAATACTATTTACATAGAAACTTCTATAAGAAATATGAATATGCAGGTGTGCCTTTCTGTAATTCAGCATCAAATATTGAAAGACCTTCTGACAATATAGTTATTTATGGACATCACATGAGAGCCGGAACAATGTTTAATCATTTGACATTATTCCAGAAACAAGATTTTTACAAAAATCATAAGACTTTTACTTTTGATACTATCTATAGAACTGGTACCTACGAGATTATTGGTGTATGTTTAACACATGTCAATGAAGGTGCATTTCCTTATTGGGAAGTAGTAGATTGTACTGAAGAAGAATTTGATGAATATGTTAAATGGATAGCAAGCAAATCATTATATAAGACAGATGGTATTGGTGATGTCAAATATGGTGATAAATTAGTTACCTTATCTACTTGTGCTTATCATGTTACTAATGGACGTCTCATTGTAATAGGTAAATTGATTGATTCAGATGATATGTCATTGTTTAATGAAAAAACTATTTACGATGATGAAGAAACAGGTTATAATGATAAATAATATAAAATGGTATAAATAGAAAGGAGAGTGATAGTATGAATTCAAAGCTTAAAAATAAGTGTGACAAGTTAATAAAGCAGGCTAAGAATCATACTCTTCTTTATGGTGATATAATAAACGAGATAGCGAAAAATAAAGATCTATTTAGCTACAGTACCACTATTCCAAATGCATTAGACTATCTTAAGAAACATAAGATCACTATTGTAATGCCTAAATTAAAAGAAGAGGAACCAGAATCTACTGAGCTTCCTGAAGAACTTGATGAAGAACTTATGGATGCAATAGAAGAAGATGCTATTGAATCTTATGCTGAAAGAATAAATGATGTAGAAAATGAACCTACTGATGAAGAATTAGATCATATAGAATCTTCTGGTGAAAATTATGTATCTGTAGATGCTGTTAAGCAGTATCTTAAAGATATTGTTGAAATACATGATAATAAACTACTTACTTCTGAAGAAGAAAAAGATTTAGCGCTCAAAGCACAAAGTGGTGATATAGATGCTAGAAATGCATTAGTAGAGTATAATCTTAAGTTAGTAGTTAGTATAGCTAAAAGATATGTATTTGCAAGAAATGGATCATTTACATTTGATGATATTATTCAGAATGGTAATATTGGTCTAATAAAAGCTGTAGAAAAATTTGATCCAGCTCGTGGTTTTAAGTTTTCTACTTACGCTACTTGGTGGATTAAACAAGCTATTACTAGAGCTCTTGCAGATGAAGGCAGAACAATTAGAATTCCAGTACATGCTGTAGAGCAGTTAAGATATATTCATAGAGCAATTAGAGAACTTCAAAGTGCAGGTAATAATGAAACAATACCTGATTATAAAGAAATTGCGGATCTCTGTAATAAAAACGGTTGGGTAGTTAAAACTAATTCTAATAATAAGACTATTACAGCAGAAAAAGTTAAGGAATATCTAGGTTATTATAATATGACTAATGCCGTTTCGTTAAATACACTTATAGGTGAAGAAGATCATGGCGAACAGTCATGTTTAGAAGATTTTCTTCCTAGTGAAGATCTTAGTGTAACTGAAAATGTAGAAAGAAATGATCTAGCTGATAAATTTAACTATGTATTCAAAAATTTCTTAACTGAACGAGAAGCAAATATATTAAAATTAAGATACGGATTTGGCGGACGTGAAGCTATGACACTTGAACAGGTTGGACAAATCTATGGTGTTACTAGAGAACGTATTCGTCAGATCGAATATAAGGCTAAGAGAAAAATCCGTCTGACTGAGCGAATAAGCTGTCTGTTCGAAGAATAAAGGAGAGAGCTAATAATGAATAAAGACTTAATTAAAAAATGTCAATCAATTGAAAAAAATTTAGTTAAGGATAATTCATTAGATTATTCAGTTCTTATAGCCGAAGTAGACAAAAAATTCACATTTTAGAACTGATGGGCAGCACATTAATGCTGTCCATTACTTTACAGAAAAAGGCATTGTAATTACTGAAAACAATGAAATATCGAAATATAACTTTGATGAAGCAGATATTAAAGTTATTAAAAAATTATGTAATAACGCAAGCGAGAATAAATATATTGACATTGCGGCTATAGCAAAAGCAGTTAAAGCTAAGCGATTACAATTATTTATTAGATATATAGAACAGTTAGGATTTACCATTGAAGAAATTGTAGAATCTGATCCTGACGAAGAACATACAGATGAATACGAAGTAGAAAATGTAGAAGATATAGATCTAGATACAATACCTGACTATTGTGCAGTTGATGGTGTAAAACAATATCTTTCAGATATAGGCAAATATCCAATGCTTACACCTGAAGAAGAATATGCATTAGCTATAGAATTTGTAAATACAGGAAAACTTGAAGTTAAGAATAAAATTATCAATGGAAATCTACGATTAGTTGTATCTATTGCTAAACATTATGTAACACCTGCACTATCATTTATGGATTTAGTCTAGTATGGTAATATGGGACTTATCACAGCAGTTGAAAGATTTGATCCTAGTCTTGGATTTAAACTATCCACTTATGCAACATGGTGGATTAAACAATCTATTCTTAGAGGTTTAGGAAATGATAGTAGAACTATTAGACTACCAATACACGCAGTAGAGCAAGCAGTTAAGAATAGACAGTCAAAATTAGATCTAGAGAGAAAACTTGATAGAGCATGTACTGAACAAGAATTAGTAGATTACATTAACGAAAATAAACTTTTTGCTAGTACATCTATTACATCTATGGATATTCCAACTCTTAGATTATATGAGTCTACTTATGAAGGTAATATAGTTTCATTATATACTCCAGTTGGTACTGGTGAAGATAAAGAAGATTCGCTTTTATGTGACTTTATTCCATCACAAGAGCCTACACCAGAAGAAGAATTGCTGAAAAGTGAGTTAAAAGAACTTGTAAGAGATGTAGTAGACACAGTTCTTGTTAATGATAGAGAAAAGAAAATAATTAAACTTAGATTTGGATTGACTGATGGAATTCCTAGAACTCTTGAGCAAGTAGCTGCACATTATGGTGTAACTAGAGAAAGAGTTCGTCAAATAGAATCTAAAGCAATAAGAAAAATTAGATGTAGTAGATATGCTAGAAATAAACTTAAAGGATATTATAGTATAGATTTTAGGTTTCCAGTGAAAGGACGTTAAAAATGTATAAGATCTCATTAGATGATGATAGTTTTATTGTCGCAGATGAAAATTATACCTTATCACTTTTTAGATTTGGTATTAAAAAAGTAATCACGGTAAAAGACTATTTAATTAAAAATATATATAGGAAGCATCATCTTGTTGACCTTATTGATGGAAAACGAGTAAAAAGAAATTTCACTATTGAAGAATTTTCAAATGATGAAAACTATCCAGTAGGTTCACGAATTAAACTTGCTAAAGACGTCAAATTAGGTGACGTAGTAATAGGTAAGAATGGACAACCACGTAAGGTAAAAGAATTACATACTGGTGAAGATGAAATGTTTGAAATTTCTATAGACGGTACATCATATACTGTTAATGGTGGACATATTCTTGCATTAGTTGATAGAGATACTGGCGAACATCTTGAACTTCCTGTAAATATTTATATGCACATGAACGATGAATTTAGATCACATTATGTCATGGAAAAAGTTATGGAGGATTAAAAAGATGGCAAGTATTTCAAACACTTTGCAGTGTACAACCATTGCAAATATGTTAGCTACTGAGTTAAAACGACAAGGAATTCCAGTAGCAGAAGATCCAGATACATTCTATAGTCTAGTTTATGCTGGTGCCGAACTAATCTTATACGAGGGTGGAATGGAAGTTGATAAAGATATTCAACTTTGTGTAGAAAAGATTAAAGAGTATATTAACGAAACTAAACAGAATTATCCAAATTATTTCTTAACAGGAGAAGATAAGTAATACTTTTCCTGTTTTTTATTTTGAAAGGAAAATGTATTATGAAAAAGTGGATAGCAATTTTAGGTTGTTTATCTTTAGTATTAGGCTTATGTGCCTGTTCTAAAGAATCTACTGAACTTATAGAAGAACAACCTCAAATTCAAGTAGCAAGATTTGATTGTCATGAATATGATCTTGAGTATAATCAATTCACTGATAATATTTTATTGGCGCTCAACTTGACTAGTGATTTTGAATCTACTGATCCGTCAGTCTTACTAATTCAAGATAATAAATACTATATTGGTGAATTTAAGCGAAAAGATACTGAAGGTAATGTAAATAAAACTGTTTCAGTGTTCGAATTAAATGATGACAATTTTAGTATTGCACATGATTGTAGTCGAGTTAGTGATAGCTGGACTATTTCTAATGCCTCTTTAGCAGATGATCCTAATACTTATATGCGAGTATTTTATACTGAAATAGATAAGTATACTATAGGTATGAGTATTGTAAATACTTCAAAGGAACCACTTTCTATAGAAGATGCATTGCAGAATCTTTCATTTATGGTTAATGAAGAGTGTGAAGCTCCATTACCATTAGAAGATCAAAGTGTAATAGTAGAAGGTAGTCTAGAATCACCTGCAAGACTTGGTGAATGGGTTAGTACTATGGTCTATAATCCAGCAGTTGATGATTACGAACCTATATGTATAAGTATAACTGAGGTAGAAACTGGTTATTTAGCTGATAATGTAATCAAAGACTATAATAATAGTAAAGATATAGCGCATCGAAATGAGAAAGTTTATTTACAGCATGAAGTTGATTGTCAATGGGCGGTATATAGATATTCAGTATTTTTCCCAAGTAGCTTTACTATGAATGGAAATAGAATTACTGATATTCAAATTCCGATTACTTTCTGTAATATTAAAGACGATGGTGCAGGAATTAAAGGATATTTGAATTTACAGTACACATTACGTGATATTTCACCAGAAATGATAAATGTAAAAGCTGGCACTATTTGGACTTCAGGTGAAGGTTGGTATGAAATTCCTAAAGATGCAAATTATTTATTGAAAATCACACCAGACTCTAACTCAGAAAATACCAAATATTTTAAGCCATAAAAAATTAGGGAGTATAAACAGAAAGGAATTTAAGAAAGACTATGAAAAAGACATTTGCATCTATCGCAGTTCTATCATGTGTTTTATGTTTAGCTGGTTGTTCTAATGTTGAGCATAAAATCACTGATCCAATTCCTGACAAGGTTATTGTTGAGGAAGAACCTATTGAAGAAATAATTGAAGAAGAACCTGAAGAAGTAGTTATTACTGCAGAATCAATCAAAATTGGTGAAATAGATAAATTACGTAAAGGTGATATCTTGCAGTTAGACGTAACTATTTTACCAGAAGATACTACTAATAAGGAAGTTATCTGGACTACTAGCGATGAATCAGTTATTACTGTAAATGAAACAGGTATGATTGAAATAGTAAACTATGGAACTGCTACAATTATAGCTTCTATAGATGAGGTATCAGATTCAATTGAAATCTCTATTGCAGAACCAGATCCTTATTCAGGATTAGCTGTTTCTAAATGCCATAGTGTAGTTCTTCCCAAAGGAGTTGATTACAATACTGCAATTTCTGAAATTACTAAAGGAACTTCAGCATATCCTAATACTTTCCCAGTAATAGATAATGTAGACTTTAATACACCTGGTGTCTACACATGTGCTTGGGTTAGATTAATGGATGATGGAACTTATGTACCTCTTAATTATGCCGTATTTACTGTAACTATTACTGAGGAAACTACTGCAGCTATTATTAATGGTGAGTGGTTTGAGTGGTCTATGTCTAATCATTCTGCAGAAGTATTAGATATGGCTAAGCAGTATGTACATTACTATGGTACTGGTGAAATCTCAGGTGTTCTTACTAAAGATATTACTGCGCCTGGTGATTATACAATTAAGTGGACTTCAACTGATGGTGGTTCTTATAATCAGACAGTTCATGTAGTAGAATAAGTTAAGTCATAAATGAATTAAAATAATAAGTGGCTTAAAGTGGCTAAATCTTAAAAAGTTTCTAAAATTTTTTAGAAAAACTATTTACAATTAAATATGGACATATTAAAATACATAATTAAATAAGAGGTGCGATTTATGTCAAAAGTAAAAGCTATCCCTGGTGTAAAGAAATCAAAACTTATTGCAAGTCTTAGAAGAAAAGAAACTGCATTGAAGAAGAAGGATAGATTTAAGAAGGCAGCAAATGGTGAGTATGCTTATGCTAGAGGTTACTGAGTCAAGGATAGAAAATATGTAGGACATATAGCAATTGATCATATTCCTGAACAGGTCGAGGAAAAGAAAGAGTATAGATATATTACCATCAAATATATAGATGATAATGGTGAAATTTCTGAAAAAACCTATCGTATGCCTTTCGTTACTGAAAGAAAAGTTATTCCTGCTCATGATAGAAAAAGACATTATGGCGGTGAATACGTTGAGATTCCTAAGAGACTCAGAAGAGCAAACAGCACTAATATACAGAAATACTGTAAGAAATTAACTGCAAGAAAAGTGAGACATAAACCAGTTGAAGAAGTTTATGATTATAGTTCTTATAAGAGACTTATTGATCTTGCATGGATGATCGATTAAAAATATAGAATGCTCATTAAATAGTCATGATTGGCTATTTAATGAGTAAATAGAGGAGTATAGAATGACTGAAACAATTATTGTGTGGGTATCACTTGCACCAATTATATTGCTAACGTTATTCTTCGATTAAAGATGAAAGATGGATTACGATCAGAGTTAGAAGACGCATGTAAATTAGTATGTCAAACATTTGATTTAGATTATAGCCGAGCAATTGCAACGTATAACTTGCAAAAAGGATATTTCAAAATAGAAAATATACCTGATATTGCTAATCTTAACGAAAAGCTATTTAATATTACTGATGTATATGTCAGGACAGATAAGTTAAAGGCTAAAAAAGAAAAAAGTTCATGTGTAATAAATACACGAGTATTGTTAGTAATTGCAAGTATTGTCGGAACTTTGAAAATTCCAATTGGCCTTTTAACTTATCATAGTGGCGATTGGTCACTAAAAAGATTTATAGTAGATTGTTAATCCTCTATGAGGTTAGCATAAATAACACAAAAACTTTTAATATTGAAAGGAAGAAAATTATGGCAAAGACAGAAAACGTAACTACGAAGGTTGAGGCGAAGAAGCCAGTTGCTAAAAAGGCCGCAAAGGTGGTTGACAAGGCAGTTGTAAAGGCTCAGGAAGCTCTTAAGAAGGCAGAAGCTGCTGCAAAGGTAGCCGATAAGGAAGCTACTAAGGCTGCTGATGTTGCCGCTAAAGCAAAGACTAAGGCAGTTGCTGCTAAGGCTGCAGTAAAGGCTGCTACAGTTAAGGTTAAGGAAGCTGAGAAGGCTGCTGCACTTAAGGCAAAGGAAGCTGCAAAGAAGGCAGCTGAGAAGGCAAAGGCTGACGCTGCTAAGGCAAAGGAAGCTGCTGCAAAGAAGGCAGTTAATCCTGCTGCAAAGGTTGAGAAGAAGGCTGTTAAGCCTGCTCCGGAGACAAAGGTAGTTCCCAAGGCAGAAGCTCCTAAGGCTGAGTAATAAATAAATAACTCAATGATTCAAATGGGTGCAGGTCTGCATGGGCTTGCACCCATTTTTTATTTTAGGAGATTACCATGAATAACCAAGATCCGCTTAATCTTCTAGTGGCTAGAATCTTAGTTGAACCTGGAATAGCAAGAGTTATGCATCAAATGTCTGAAACATTACCAGAAGTATTTAGACATTCACTTAATGTAGCGCATTTAACAGCAGAAATTTGTTATTCTCAAATTGGTAAAGATATGAGAACCGATTTAATCTATGATAAAATGGATTGTATTCGTGGTGCATTATTACATGATATCGGAAAGTTGGATATTCCAAAAGAAGTACTTCATAAGAAGGACGAGCTCACTATAGAAGAAGTTCGCATTCTTATGGAACATCCAAAACTAGGATATAATAAATTATTAGAGTTAGAAGCATCTTCTACACCAGCATGTCCAATTCATTTCTCAGATTTAGTTAAAGATATTGTATTACATCATCATGAAAGTTGTGATGGAACTGGTTATCCAGACAATCTTCGTGATATTGATACTGCCACTAGACTAGTATCTTTATGTGATCGATATGACGCTATGACTGAAGATCGACCTTATAGATCAGCAAAATCAAAATATAACGCATATCAAATATTATGTTCAGATACTTTAGACAAAGACTTATTCTTGTTATTAGTTAGCTGTGATAACCGATAACAAATTTTGGTAGGGAAATTATTATGATAAAATTGATCTTAACACAAATAATCGTATGTATAATTCAATATTATATAGCGACAACAGAAAAAACAAAAAATATATTTTTAGTGACTTTTCTATTCAATTTCTTTAATGGTTTGTGCTATTATCTTAATAAAGATATGCCAACTGTATATTTATATATTGTAATTTGTGTGAGATCATTCATTTATATATATAAAGATAAAATTAAAATTCACAAATGGCATCCTATAATTCCATTTTTGTTTATAGGAGTTCAAATAGTCGTAGGAATACTTACATTAGATAATTACTGGCAATGTTTTCTCTGCGTAGGCAGAGGTTATTCTATATGTAATTAGATTCATGACTACAGTAATAAGTTTTCTCTGCGTAGGCAGAGGTTATTCTATTATGTTATGGGGAGATTGTAGTGTAGCAAACTTTTTTATTAACGGAGCTAAACTTAAACAACATGACTTCTCAGATATTCTATATAACTGGGATTGTTGCTAAGAAGCTATTTAATAATATAAGCTTAATGCTATTATTAGCAAAGGAGGAAAATTATTATATGAGTGTGGTTAAACAGGTCGATTTTGAAGTACGACCACTAAAGAAAACCGACACTTACTTTGGATTCTCACTAGAAGATGACCCTATGTACTTAATGCCTGATGGAACGGTATTCCACAATTCAGGTAAATCTGTTTGTGAACAGAGTATCGTAGGCCATGTATCTAGATACTCAGATCGATTCCAACTTGTAGGTGTGGACTGTAAAAGAGTAGAATTTAACCTTTTACGTGGCGTAAGTAGCTTTGCGCATTCCTATTGAACCTCATTACTCAAGGGTGTGATATAGATCTTATTCTATATTGCTAACGGTATCAGTTGAATAAGACTGCTATATGAAGTGTTACAACAAGATATATAGCCTTAGGCCATAGACGAAGCAGCTGACTAAGAGATCCTACGGTCTTTCGTAAGATAGCAGGTAATACCGTGCCAAGCTTAATTGAAGGTGTATCGACTATCTCCGTGAGGAGAGTACGACTGAAGATGAGTTACAGTTGAAAGTGATAGGAGTATTTGAAATGATTATATGTAAAATATGTGGAGAAGAATTTGAATCTGATAAATCAATGTCATGGCATGTAAAACATCATAATTTGACTAATAAAGAGTATTATGATCTGTACATAAAATCTGATAAAGAAGGAGTTTGTCTTACTTGTGGTAAACCAACAGAATTTATTAGTATGAAATCTGGTTATAGACAACATTGTGATAAGAACTGTATGAATAATGATAAAAATGTTCAAATCAAAAGATTAGATACTAATATAAAGAAATATGGTTATCCTACATCTTTTTCTACTAAAGAAACACAAGATAAAGTTAAACAAACAATACAATCAAAATATGGAGTTAGCAATCCTTATGCTGCTGATGCAGTAAAGCAAAAGATTAAAGAGGCTAACTTAAAGAAATATGGTGTAGAAAATGCACAGCAAAGACCAGAAATCAAATTAAAAACACAATCCACAAATATGTCTAGATATGGTAATACATGTTCTTTACAAGGTGAAACTGTAAAAGAAAAATCTAAACAGACTATGCAAGAACGCTATGGTACAGAAAATGTATGGGGGTTCTGAATATGGTAAACAAAAGATAAAAGAAACTAATTTACAAAGATTTGGATGTGAAAATCCACAACAAAATCATGAGATTCATGTAAAAACTATGAAACATTATAAGTATGATTCTCTAAATTTTGATAGTTCTTGGGAATTAGCAGTATATATCTATTGTATAGACCATAAAATCCATATCGAAAGAGAACCACTCAGATTCAAATATACTAATGATGAAGGTAAAGAATGCTATTATTTTCCAGATTTTATTATTGAAGATGAAATTATTGAAATTAAAGGTGATCAGTTTCTAGATGAAGATCTTACATTAAAAGATAAAGCAAAACAGCAACGTATGGATGCGCATAATGTAGTTCTTTGGGTAAGATCTGATATTCAGAAATATTTGGATTACTGTATAGAAAAATTTGGAGATAATCAATGGTATAATCAGTTTAGATAATCATTTTAGATACGAGATATAGTCAGGTTTGTATTGAAAAATATGAAGTTATCCGAAAGGGCGTAAAAGGAGTAGCTTTGGATGTACCTACGGCCGCAGACGCTGTAGCAAATTTCCAACAGATTATGATGGACCGATTTAAGTTCATGGAACAGATGCAGGTTGATTTTATAAAATTATTGGCCTGGGCGTATAGAAATATGCGCAAGAATATGGTCATTGAATTGCTGGGACGACAACTCTAATGCTTAATGTGCTACAACATAACGATGAAATATACGTAAGTGTGAATGCGACGAAAGTAGAAAGAAACATTAAGATGGTGCATGGTTAAATCCTAAACACTGAAATAATGAGCAATCAGCAGCTAAGTCTCGAATAGAGGAAAGTTCAACGACTATCCTGAAAAGGAGTAGCGAAAGCGAAGCGGTGACTACCTGACCATTAAGTTGAAGGTAAAGATATAGTCTAAGGAGAGATTAGAATGAATGAAACAATGTGTAGAATATGTAATCAACCAATTTCAAATAGGTTGTTTAAGAAACATTTAGAACAACATAATGTTAGTCAACAAACATATTATGATATGTACTTTGGAAAAGGCATATGTACAGTATGTGGTAAACCTACAAGCTTTAAAGATATTTTCAAAGGTTATAATAAGTATTGTTCTAGATCATGCTTAAATAAATCTACTATACATTCTGATTCAGTTAAAACTACTAAAACTATTAGGTATGGAACTCCTACATACAATAATCCAAATAAGACGAGTGAGTCTTTATTAAATAGAACAAATGATGAAAAACAAAAATCTATTCTTAAAAGAAAATCTACTTGTCAAGAAAAGTATGGAGATGAAACATATAATAATAGTAAGAAGTATAAAGAAACTTGTCTTAAGGTATATGGAACAACAAGTCCATTTGCTGCAGAATCAGTAAAGCAAAAAATTTCAGACAAATATTATGCTAAATCTGATGAAGAAAAGAAAGCAATTTACGCAAAAAGACAAGCTACATTTGATAGTAAAACTGAAGAAGAAATGAAGATTATTGGTCAAAAGCATAGAGATGCATATATGTCGAAGTCAGATAAAGAAAAAGCTGAAATTAAACATAAAAGTTATCTGACTAAAAAGAAGAATCATTCATTTAAGGTATCAAAGACAGAAGATTTATGTTATAAGCAACTTTTAAGTATTTATCCAGATGCTAAACATGGATATAAGTCAACTAAATATCCTTTTGTATGCGATTTATACATTCCATCTAAAGATATTTATATTGAACTTAACTTTCATTGGACACATGGATTACATCCGTATAATAAGAAAACTGATAGTAAAAAGTTAGCAGAGTGGATAGAAAAATCTAAAACATCTAAGTATTTTGAAAATGCTATTCATACTTGGACAGTTAGAGATACACATAAGTTAAAAGTAGCTAAACATAATAAAGTACAATTATTTGTATTTTATACTAAATCTGAGTTTGATACTTGGTTATCTACGCAATAATGTTTATAAAATTAAAGATAAAGAAGTAAATTATTTTGAAGTTATGGGTAAGAAGGTTCAGTTTGATGAAATCTTCGAGCTTATGGTAGACCTGGATGAATCTGATAGAAATTATAGCAAAATGAAAGCTATTTATCCTGATGGACGTCAGCCTATTATTACTACTATTCAAAAAATTTACGATGGTATAATGGAAGGCAAGTGGGAAGGAAGAAATCCTCAGTTACCTGAAGTAAAAGGCTACAATTCATATATTGATAAGAACACTATCAGAATGACAAAGGGTATCTATACACCTAAAGTATTGCTCTTCCTTGCAGATGAGTTGAATGAGCTTATGACATCTGATGACTATAAATCAGTTGATATAGTTAAACAGGCGCTTGGATCTATTGCACGTCTTGGTCGTGCAGCAGCAGTTCACCTTGCACTTGCATGTCAGAGAGCTTCTGGTTCTACTATTTCTACTGACTTGAAGAACAATATTCAGATGTCAGTTCTTCTTGGTGGATTTGATGATGGTGCCTCTCAGCTTATGTTCGAAAAGGATATTTCTCAGTTAGCTAAACCACAGATTAAAGGTCGTGGTTTTATTGGTTCTGGTAATGAGATTATCGAAACTCAGACATATTATACACAGCCGGAGAATTAACAATCCCAGTGGTTCTCCTTAAACCTATTGAATTGCTGGAACAGTATCAAATAATGATACGTACCTAAAGCTGTTTAAGCTACAACATAGTGATGAAATATGCACAGGTGTGAACGCTACGAAAGTAGAAAAAATTAAACAGATGACCTAAGGACGTTATGGCGAGTCCTAAGGGTTTTAAGAATGGAAAATCAGCAGCCAAGTCTCGAATAGAGATGGGTTCAACGACTATCGAAAGCTATAGGTCTTGAAATACAGATGAAAATAAGATACTATTTAATAGTATACGAAGTGAGTAGAGTAGCGCCAGTTATGGTTAGTATCTAAGTGAGATTAGCTTAGTGTAAATCTATTAAAGCGAAGTAGTAGGTTCTCCGAAAGGAGTAATGATATAGTCTAATCTTTTATGAAAGTAAAAGCGAGGTTAATTATGATTTGTAAAATTTGTGGTCAAGATGTTAAAAATAAAGGTATCACATCTCATTTACGTAAACATAAGATGTCTGATAAAGAATACTATGATAAATATGTAAAATCAGGCTTAGATGGTATATGTAAAGTGTGTGGTAAGCCTACTAAGTTCTTTGGAAATGTTCTTGGTTATGGTACATATTGTGGAAATTCATGTGCTCAAAAAGATATTGAAACTAGACAAAAATATGAGCAAACTTGTCTAGATAAATATGGCGCCACTAATGTATATGCTTCTACTTATGGAAAAGATAAGATTAAAGAAACATGTCTAAATAAATATGGTACAGAATATGCATTTCAAAGTGAGCATGTAAAAGAACAAATTAAACATACTAATCTTAAAAAGTATGGATGTGAAAATCCACAACAAAATCAAGAAATAAAAGCCAAAACTAATCAAACTAACATAACTAAATATGGTAATAAATGTGCAGTACAAAATCCAACTTTATGGAAGAAAGCTGTACATACAATGAAAAAGAATGGTAATTATTCTAAACTAGAAGATACTTTAGAACAGTTCTTTATACAAAATAAGATTGAATATATAGCACAGTATAAAGAAGTACGTTATCCATTTCATTGTGACTTTTATTTACCTGCGTATGATATGTTTATTGAAATTAATGGTTATTGGCACCATAATGGACATTTCTTTAATAAACGTAATAAAAAAGATTTAGAAACAGTACAAATTTGGACAAATAAAGCAAAAACTAGACCACAATATAAAGTTGCGTTATATGTATGGACTAATAAAGATGTACAAAAGTGTAAATGTGCTAAAAAGAATAAGCTAAACTACATAGTGTTATGGAGTAAAAACGAAGTCCAGCAATTTATACAAAATTTTACAAATTATACAACAACCTAAAAATGGACTGGGAGTTCGATGAAGATCAGAAGCTTTCTTACAATAATCCTGTGTTTGTAGAGTTATGTAAGAGACAAGGTAAAAACTTCGATGAGTTAAATACTGGTTGGGTACTTCAGCATAAGATTGGCGAGGAACCTGAAGAAGAGGAAGACGAGATCGAAGAAGAGGATGAGTTTGAAGAGGATGAGGATCTTGATGAAGATGAGCTCTTCAAAGATCACTCTAAAACAGAAGAAGCACCTAAGACAGAAGCTCCACCTAAGAAAGATGAAGAAGAACCAGTAACATTTAAGTTTGGTGGTAAGAAATCTAATGATGCTAAGCCTACAGAAAGTAAACCTGTAGAAGCAGATTCACCTGATTTAGGACTTAGTGGATTAGAAGCAATGTTTGGACCTTCTAATACATCGGTCAATACTACACAACCTACTCAACCTACTGGTCAGGCACAGCCTAATTTCACTTCATCAGGTCCTGCTCAACCTAATTTTGGTGGTCCTTCACAACCTAATTTTGGACAACCATCTAATAGAGAAAGAATTGGAGCCGCATTAAATCAGATTCCAGGTCAAAAGCCACAGATTAAGCTTAATATAGATAAGACGACTGCAGATCAGCCTATGACACCTAAGCCTACAATTAAGCTTAATATTAAACCTAAGAATCCTACACAATAGTAAGATTAACAGCGCTAGTCTGAAATATGGCTAGCGCTCTCTTTTTAAGAGGAAAAAGTTATGAAAAAAGTTATAATTATTGCATTACAAATATCAATATTTTGTATGTCTTTATTTGCTTTATATAGACTTGGATATTGTAATGCATGTGATAGATATAGAAATGCGTCTGAATGTAAACCTACAAGAATGACAAATTTCTTTACTATATAATTCATTTTTGATTAAGTTATATTTGCAAAAAATGATACTCTAATATGCTAATATAATTATTAATAAAAATATCAAATTTGAACCATTTGCAAAAATAACTAGTCTATATCATGTGATATAAAGAAGTTAGAGAGTTATTCATGAATAATGAGTAACTCTTTTTTATTTAAAACTATTTACAAGTACTTTTTTCTTTGTTATAATACAAATATAATTTGGAGGTAGTATATATGAAAAAAGCTTTTAGAATTTCTAGTATTTGTATTTTAATATTTGCCGCATTATTCTTTGGACTAACTCCATCTGCATTTCATAATCAGCTAACTGAAATTGGTATGATTATTATGATAGTATCTGGCATTCTAATGATTATATCAATAGGTATAGCATTTGGTCTACTACTAATGATTGATGCTGAAGAACAAGAACAAAGTTGGAGAGATCTTGATAAACGAATAGAAGAACATAAACAGTCGTTAAAAGATAAATACAAACCTATTTATTAAGGAGACTATATGAAAGCATCAAGATTTGTAAATACTGTACAAGAATATATAGATAAGTATGCAAAAGAATATGATCTAACAAATCATATGTGTTATCCATATCATGACCAGTATGGTTTCATTGATGTAAAAGGACTTAAAACACAGATCGTTCTTATTCCAGAAAAATGTGAAAGTCTAACAGATATACATCGAATAGATGAATTTCCTGAAAAACGACTCAAACTTAATACTATTCTTGAACGAATTCGAAAAGAAATCAAACAAAATGGTGATAGAGATCTTTATTACAAAACTTTTGAAGGTAAGAAAGAATCAGTTAACTATTGGCAGACTACATATAAAATGATAGTACCAATGTACTTGGAGGACATAAATGAGTGAATATATTTCTATTGAAAAAGAAGAACCAGAATTTGGTAAGCTTGTATACATTATGACTAGAGACGGTCGTGTATATAAAGCATTTAAGGTAGATTCGTCATTCTACAAATGCGGTTATTGTTTTGAAGATATTTATTACATGGACCACAAGAGAGAAGATGTGGCTGCATGGAAACCTATAGATTAGGAGAATATTATGAGAATTATTGATAAAAAGCATGATTTTTATGACTACTTAAGTAATCCTGAAGACACACTTGTATTTGATCGTAGAGATTCTTATATTGTACCTAAAGCTGATATTTGCAATAAGCTTGATTGGGTTAGATATGATAAAAACTCTAACTATAGATTTGTAGTTCTTCAGTGTGGAGCTACTTATTGGTTAATGCTTGTAACTATTACTAATAGAGATTACTTTAATGGAAATTATGAGGTAGAGTTACTTACTACTTGGAAGAATTTCAATAAAAAGAGAGAACTTCTTAAGCTTGAGCTTATTTCTTTTATTAGTTATTTCTTACGTGATAAAAATAACAAAACTGATCATGATAAGATTTTAGAGAATGTAGATAAGATCAAGAATATGATTGATACTAATGACTACATTTCTGAATGTACTCTTTGTGATAGTGTACATCATCACTATAACTATAAGACTAAAGAAACTGATACTACTTTTCAGCCACCTATTCTCATAGATACTGGAATTAGTAAAGTTATCGATCCTATGCAGATGTTCTTAGCTATTGAAGAGCACTTTTCACTACTTAAAACAGAATCTGAGCGAACTGATCCTATTGGAATAACTAACAACGATAAGATTACTGCTCATGGTTTTGATACAAAAACCTCATTTAGAGGAAAGTAAAAGAAGATCATAAAACTATTTACAAATGTCAAAATACATGTTATAATTATCTTAACAGTTAAACATAAGCTACTATTCTCAGCTATGGGAGTAGTAGCTGTTTTATTTTTATTGAGAGGTGAATATTATGACTAGACCTGAACTTAATAACATGGAAGATGTTGCTAACTATATACATGCGCTTGAATCTAAGAACGAACAGCTTGAAGCTGAAAATAAAAGCCTTAATGAAGAAAATGCAAAGCTTGTTGAAGAAAAGTTTGGAATTTATGCTAGACTGCTAAACGAAAATGCTGAACTTAAACAGACCTATGCCGAAATGAAACAGGTATATGATCAGCTTGAAAAGAGAATAGATGTAGCCGAAGCAAATAATAAGTCTATAATACAGATTGGTGCAGATAGAATAAAAGCGGCTGAAGCTGAATATAATACAATACATTATTATGATCTTAAGAAGATATTTGCTGAGATGGACGACCAGCTTTTGATCAATAATCTTAGAGATATTCATACTGCTTGGTATCATGCAAGAAGTATTGGACTTATTGCAGATGAGTTTGAAAGACGTCTTAATTTAAAGGAGAGTTAAATATGAGTTGGATTCCAGTTACTAAAAGACTACCTGAATACACTGATGACAAAAAGTTATATGATCTCATTCAAGAAGATCTTGCTGATGAAGATTTTGATCCAGATGAAGTTGATGATGAAGGATATAATTATTGGGACTATATGTATATACGAGTAATAGTCACTATAAAAGGTAATCCTAACTTCACGGCTAGAGCAAAATATTACTCTCATAGTAAAAAATTTACTTCAGAAGAGGTATGTACGCGACTGCCTGATGGTAAGATTACTAATGACATAACTGATCGTGTACTTGCTTGGATGATAGATCCTGAACCTTATGAAGGAGATTAACATGTTAAGAAAACTATTGATATGCATAATTTTTATGGTAGTAATGGCTATATTATTTAATTTACTATACGCGATCTTAATAGAAGCTGGATTAGAACCTTCTACAATATATTCATTACTGTCCGGATTTATAATCGGCAAATGGGTAGGTCATTTATGGGATAAGCTATAATAAAGAACTATTTAATTATAATAACGAATGGATGCGAACAATACCTAATCTCATACGAGGTTAGGTATTTTTATTATTAAGGAGGTTTATTATGGCATTAAAGACTAAAATTGAATGTATTAAGACATACTGTGGTGAGGCTGAATATAAGATCAAAGAAATAAAGAAAGAAATGGAAGACTTTGATGGTTATAACAGCTTAGAGTTTATGGAAATGAAAATTGATAGAGCTATTGAAGATCTTACTATTGCAAAAGAAAATATTATGAAGGCTTATGACGAGATAGAAGAATAGGAGAAATTATTATGAGCGAGGACTATGGAAGATATAAACCACCTTGTGGACCTAAGCCTGAAGATATGAATTGGTTAGCTGAACGAATTGCTGAATATTGTAAGAGACGTGTTCAAAAGTATAGAGATGAAGGTAGGTCGGAATATCAACTATCAACAGAAGATGTTATTGAAATCTTTCGTGCTATGAATGATGATTATGATGATTGGTGGGCTAGAGGTCTTAACACAAAAGAAAAGGAAAAAGAGTTTGTAAAAGACTTACTTACTAGAATGGAAAAGTATGATATAACTGATGTTGTAGACAATACATTTATATAAAGAGGTGATATAAATGGATGAAAATAATTTTACTGAAGAATTACGCCAGTGGTGTTAAGCAAATAAGAATAACAAATTACATAATGAAGATGTTGAACAGAAATATTATGATAAAATATTAAATAGAAAGACTAATAATAAAGGTACTAATGTTAAATCAATTAAATCTGTTCATAAATTAGTGCAGTATTATATTGCAGCTAAAATGTTAGGTTGTAGTAATCTTCAACATCAAATAACTAGTTATGTACATGAGTTAATTGGCGCTTATTATTTTAAGGATATTTTTAAAGAAGTTACTTTTGAAACACCTGAAATAAAAAGCATTAAAAATCCTAAATTAGTATATGATCAAGGTGTTATTTATATGATTGATGAAAATCGTACTATAATAGAATTAATCTGCGAAGATGATACTGTTTTATATAGTGTAACACAATATAAAATTAGTGTTGATAGTAATTGTTGGAAAAATTTTGAATATTCACGTAAAGCACCATTAGGTATGCCTGGTGTAAATATATCTGTTCTCTGAATAGTCTGCGCAGGTAATGTATTTTTAGATAAAGTAACTAATCAATATAAAATTAAAGATGTTAAATTAGCTGCTGATTATAAGATTGACGGATATGATTTAGTTGCTAGATATTCTGGTTTACATAACTCAGCTTGGGTATGTACAGAGCCTTTTTCTAACTATGGTAGAGGTGAACATTTCTTAAACGCTGAATGGAATAAAGATCATGATCCAGTAACTAGAGGAAATATATATATTTTTAGAGGTAGTTCTGAAGTAGCACATGTTAAAGGTGATTGGGACGGTTATTATAATAATTTATCCTTTGAAAAGTTAATTGAACTTTTAGAAAAAACTGTATAAGGAGTTAAAATAGGAGGTTGGAACTATGAGTATACTTGAAAAAAATTAGAGACTTGAGAGAGTCTAGAAATTATGATCGTTCTGCTATAGATGATATAGCGGATAAAATGGAGGATCTTGTAAGTCCAGCTGAAATGTGGAATACTTTAAGACCTGGATTTTCTACAGATGAACTTATTGAGAATTTAGAGTATATTGCAAAAGAACATGATTTATAAGGAGGTAACTAGTCATGCCGAGTGATATTATAGCAAGAGCTAGAGAGCTTAGACTAGATCATCCAGATCAGTCATTCAATGCAGATTATGCTAAAGTATCTAATATTCAACTTATTGCTAGACGATTTGTAGAACATAAACGCACTAATGTACAGAATATTAAACATATTGAGACTGCTGTTCAATATATGATCTGCGCTAAGATTGTTGGTGATAGACGTCTTTATAGAGAACTTAATGAGTTTACCGGCGAAGAACTTGATAAATATTGTGAAAATATTGAAATCCAAGATGATTGTCATGATGGATTCGATACTGCAGTAGAAAGACATCTTTATAGATATAATCCTGAAGTATATGAGTATCTTCATGCTAAACATATTAAGATCTTAGATGCTGGTCTAGTTAAGTATGGTGGAAATGATATTTTCTTACCTACATTTAATACAGTAATCAATGTAAGAGATAACCATAAATGTCTCAAAGATCTTAAAGAATTTGTAGATAATACGCCTTTAGAAGATCGTCGTAATAATGAGAATACATTTAAACTTCATGTAGTTAAGAAGTTTATTGTATATGAAGATAGGCTTCATGTATCAAATAAAGATTCTGATCCTGTTGAGCTTAGAGATGTTATTGTAGATGAATACTTATGTGATACTCAGTTAGATCCAGATGATATTTTTGTGTCTAAATTCCATACTACCAATAATGCTGGTGGAGATGGATCAGTAAATCTTCATAGAACAGTATCTCTTAGAAGTCTTCCTAATTTTACTGAAATTATGCTTAAGAATGGTATTGTTTACCATGATGAAGAAAAACATTTATATAAGATTATGGGCGACTACTCACTTATGCATCTTCTTAAATACGAGAACTTTGATGCTATGAGTTTACTCTATACTTATAATGCTAAAGTTGCTAGACATGAAGACGATGATGTAGATGATGAAGATCTTGATAATGAAGAGAAGATTGTTAATAAGAACGACCTTTATGTAGATAAGGTTAAACTTGGAAATATTAGTAGAGTTTATGAACCTATGGCTTTAAATCGTTTTGAAGAAGAATATGGTGAAGAAGCTATTAAAGATAATAGACTTTACTTATTCAAAGGACGTAGTAAGATAGCTCAGATTCCTCATAGAGATAATAGTGGAAATATCTCATTTGAAGAAATACAGGAGTTACTTAATAAAACTGTATAACCAGAATAACTACCAGATATTCCAGGAGACAATCTGGGACACTTTATGTATATAATAAATAAAATATATATAATTGAAAGGAAATTAAAATAATGGCTAAAATAAGCTTTAGATACGGAGCTATGGGTAGTTCTAAAACTGCTAATATGCTTATGATCAGATATAACTTTGAAGAAAAAGGTAAGAAAGCAATTGTACTTAAACCAAAGATGGAAAATCGAGACGGAGTATGTAAGATCAAATCAAGAATAGGTCTTGAAGCAGAATGTATGTTTGTAGAAGACTATTTAACTAATATAAAGAATTGTGATTGTATTCTTATTGATGAAGCTCAATTCTTAACTACTAAACAAGTTGATGAGTTTGTTAGAATTGCTGATAACGACGATATTCCTATAATTGCTTTTGGTCTTAAAACTGATTTTCAAGGTCATTTATTTGAAGGATCTAAAAGATTAATTGAAGTGGCTGATGATATTCAGGAAATTACTACTATTTGTTGGTGTGGTAAGAAAGCTCGATTTAATGCACGAGTAATAGACGGTCATATAATTAAGACTGGTGAACAGGTACAATTAGGTGGTAATGAAAGTTATACTTCACTTTGTAGGTTACACTATAACTTAGGACAATTAGAGGAGAAATAAATATGTATGGTATAGAATACTTAGATGAAGATTTAGTAGCAGATTGTAAAAAATCTTTTAGAAAAGTCTATCCAGAATTTACACCTATTGTATTAGGTGCATGTCAGGATAAATGTAATGTGCTTATACAGTGCGATTTTCCTGATGGCACTTTTTATTTTAGAGTGAATAGTGGTTCAGTATCTGCTGCATATAAATCGTTAGAAGATGCTGATAGAGTATAAGGAGGGTTGCTATGCATGACTATATGAAACGAATAGTACTTCATCATAATCTCAAAGCAATAGGAAATGGTTATAAGTATTATGATATGGAATCTATATTAAAACAATTAATCAGCGATGATGTGCATAGACAATTTCCTATTAAAGATTCTGGTTATGAGATGTTTTTATTCTTAAAAAGACTAACAAGTTATTCTGATACAGTTACTCTTAATGTAGAATTATATGATTCTGATTATAATGAACAGCCTTTAAATAAAGTACTTACATTATTTGAGTCTGATTCTGAATTTAGAGGATGGTTTACAAATATTGTAAATAATTTTGTGGAAGAGGTTAATCAAGTAGGTGCAACTGTTTATTATTTTGATGAATTTCCTGGAGCTTATAGTGTAGATAATAGTAAAATGTTAGCTTCAATATTTGATTTTACTACTGGAAAGTTTAATGAATTACCTGAAGTTAAAACAACTAAAATTACATTTGAAGATCCAGATGTAGATAAGTTAATAGATCAAATTATGAAGGAGTAAAGCTATGTCAAATAATAATGAAGTAAAAGCAAAAGTAAAAGAGAAAACAATAGCTAGTATTGAATTTTCTGATATATCTGGCATGAATGATGGTACACCATTTGATTTACAGATTGTTCCTGTAAGCCTCGATACTAACGCAGCTAATACTACAATAAAAGTTATAATTAACTACTATTCAGCTAAAGTTGCACATACTGAAGGTAATATAATTGGTACTTATGAAGTTAAGGCTAATATTTACAGTAATATTATTATTTCAACTAAAGATTTTGTAGAAATAATGAGAGTTGGTAGAAAATCTTTAGGTGAACTTAGTGGTGAACCAATTTTAGCAAATGATTCAGTTGAAGTAGTAGAACTTAATCCAATAAAAGTACGTGATGACTCAGTAGGATTAGATGCAATTAAGACTAGAATTGAACAAAAGTTATTACTTATAAACCAATCTATCTTAAATGATGTTGAATTATCTATTTCCATTCTTCAGCAGGATTATGAGGTTGAGAAATAGTAAAGAGCTATTTATATATATAAGAATGGACGAGCAAAATGATTAGTATACTTGTTGTAGGCTAATCATTTTGTTTGGTTAAGGAGGTAAATAAGATGATTGGAGTAATTCAGAATACTAAAATTTTTGAATTTAGAGATGAATCGGAACTAGGTCGTGCATTAGACTGGTTTGCTGATAAATATGGTTGTAGAACACTTATTATAGTTGATACTTCTGATACTATTAAAGGTGTTGTAAGCGGAGGAGACTTTACATTCTCACCATCTCTAAATGAAGAGCAGAAGTACTATATTTATGGAACACCACAGAATATTGCTGATGAGTTAAACAAAAATGATCATCTTCCAAGTGGTGCTGGAAATTGGGAAATTGCATTTATGCCATTTGCATTCTGTAATCAGAGAGTTCCAAAGACATTAGATCTTTATTAATGCTTAAAGCGTGACTATAGAGCCATAAGGCTTTATAAATATATTATCTCAAAGGAGAAAAACTATGGGCAAAATTATTGAACAACTTTATCAGCCTATGACAATCACCGGAAAATTCATTAATCCTAACTACTTCCAGGATAATGGAGACGGTACCTACTCATTAACACCTCTTATGATTAGAAATATCGCAAGAGATGCAGAAGATTACTTCAAACAGAGAATCTTCTTGCTTGACGAAGAAAAGCTCTATCATTCAGAGAATGTCCAGGAAGTAAAAGATGTTTGGACAGAGAAAGAGACTTACAAGAAGTTAGAGGTTAAGTATGCTGAAGAAATGAAAGAATTCAGTAAGAGATGGAAAGAATACAAAGCTGAACATCCTGATGAATTTATTAGCAAAGGTAAAAGAGTTAAACTTGGTGGACCAGGTGAAGCTAGATATTTTGATAGCTATACACCTTTCATTACGCCTAACTTAATTAGCACTATTCAGGTATATAATGCAGCTAGACAATTATATGCACTTTATAAGTCTGGTGGTTCTAAGTATAATTTACTTCCTATGGAAGAGTCTTTATACTCAAAAGAGCAGTTTGCTGATGTACATAAAGGTGTTAAAGCTAAGATCTATTCAGAACTTGGTATTCCAAAGGTACCTGAAGTTGGAAAGGTAGAGAAAGTTATTTGTAAGATCGATAATAAAAAGTGTGGAGAAATCATTACTGATGACTCTGAACTTGAAGGATTTTACAAAGGACTTATCAACTATATTACGTCTTCTAATGCAGAAGAGTATATAAAATCTTTACGATAAGACTTAATCTTACATAATGCAGTCCCTAGATTATTTCTGGGGACGGTTTTTATTGTAGGTTAAGAAATAAAAGTGAAAGGAAATTATGACTATTGAAGAAGATAGTTACTACACTGGCTTTCATTGGACTCGCTACGACTATGATAATGCCAGTGACTGCTTATGCAGCAACGGACGAAAATTTAATACTGATTGAGTGTAGCGAAGAAGAGACTGAAGTATTAGCTGATGCAGATGGTGTGGTGTCTGTGAGTAATCAAGGAATAATTACAATTACTTATGACAATGCTCCAATTGTTTCATCTTACTCCAAGCTCGATGAAGTAAAAGTAGTCAATAATCAGCATGTAGAAGCAGGTGAAGTCATTGCAGTTGAATCCAAAGAATTCGCTTATTCGAAAGTAATGCACAATGGAACATCAGAGGTAAGACTTAAACCTTCATGTGATCTTATTGCTAGACAGACTACTATACAAGAAGAAATTGCTGATTATGCATGTGAATTTGTAGGTAATCCTTATGTATGGGGTGGTACATCACTCACTAATGGTGCAGACTGTTCTGGATTCGTTCAAACACTTTTTGGAGAATATGGAATTGAAACTCCGAGAACAGCTGATTGTCAGTACTTTGCTTCTAAACATATTACTGAAGAAGAACTGCAAAAAGGTGATTTAGTCTTCTATGGATCGAGCGTCTCTGATATTTCACACGTAGCAATTTATCTTGGAGATGGACAAATTGTACATGCAAAAGGTAAAGACTACGGAATAGTAATTAGTGATGATTACAAATATGCGCATGTAGTTGGATATGGTAGATACGAGGTAGAAGAATAACATGATGAGTTGGCGACATGAATATGACAGAGAAATGGAAAAACCTTATGGACAGAGACGTCTGAATGAAAAATTATATATCGTTTGTACTGATCCTGATACTAATGATTGTGAAATTGTTAGATGGCTTGAGAATGGACAACTCAATGTAAGTCCTTTACTTGAGAAAGGTATTGAGTTAGACACACATGATGAATATGCAGATTATTGCGAGAAATGTGAGCATGCCTTTCCAAATCTTAAATTTTATGTCACTAGTGAAAAATTCTTACCTAAAATAACTAGATTGCCTGAACTTGATGGTGTATTTAGTAGACCATTAGGAAAGTACAATCAATGACTATTTAATAATAATAGTGGAAGTGAAAAATGTCTAGTCTAGAAATAGGCTAGACATATTGTTTATATAAGGAGGATCATATGGATAAAGCAGTTCTACTTACAAAACTTAGTAGTTATGATGATACTTCATTTGAATTATTTCAGCATTACTTAAATGCAACTTCTAAGTCATTTGTAGATACAAAAGAAGAATTTGATACTTGCGTTAATAGTATAAAAACATTAACTGAAAAACAGTATGATTTTGGATGGTTATCTGAAAATGCTGCAGAATTTGAATGTAATCGTAGAGAGTTTAAAGCTCTTTGTGATGATGTATGTGTTCTTTTAGGTAATAGAATTGATGAGCTTTGCAAACATACTGGTGGAAGACCTATTATCACTAAACCTTCTAAGTTTGAAGATTATTGTCCATTTCCTAATGAGACTTTAGTTGCTTATGGTAATTGCAATGATACTATTAGAGTAGACGGTAGAGTATGTAGGATCGTAGATACTAAACTTGAAAATACTCCATATTATAGTGTATATGTACATTCATTAGATTTATAAGGAGGTGTCATTATGGTAGAAAGACATGGTTCTTATAGAGGATATGAATGGGCTATTACATTTGAGCCTGATGGACATAGATGTGGCTATGTTGGAATACCTGAAAACCATCCATTCTTTGAAAAAGATGAGAAGACTTTTAATTTTATTAAGTGCCATGGTGGAGTAAATTTTACAGGCCATTCTAAACCTGGATTTTCATCAGATGATTGGTTAGTTGGATTTAGTTGTGCTCATTTTCCTATGGACGCAATAGATCTTGAAGGTATCAAAAGATATTTTGGTTTAAGATCTACCGAAAGTTCTATTAGTAGAACTTCAGGTCATGTATGGACAGTAGAAGAAGTTGAAGAAGAACTTAAAAGTATGATAGATCAGATTATTAAATATACACCTGATGTACATGAGCAATTCTCAAATAAATTAGACAAAATTGAAAAAGATCTTATGTCTGGAAAATATAAGAAGGAGAAATAATCATGAAATATAAAGTAATTGTTAGAGAAATTCTTGAAAGAGAAGTTCTTATTGATGAAGCTGAAGCAGAAAATGAATATCAAGCAATTGATATTGTACAGGAACAATATGATAGTGAAGATATAGTCTTAGATTCTAGCGATTATATCAGAACAGAATTTGAATGTGGTAGATATTCTGCAAGTAGAAATAGATAAAATATAAGGAGGAAGTCTGATATGTGGAAACCAGAATTTGAAGGTTATTGGTCAGATAGAGAAAAGAAAATCTGGGAAGAAACCAACTGGAAAGAAAGAGACTATAAAGAACTTCCTATTGAAGATGATACATTTGAAGCTGACGCATATTTCTATGGTATAGGAACTTCTGAAACTAAGAAAATTACTTTTGTTAAGTATATTAGACCAAATCCTATTTATCCACCTTATTATGGACCTGTATACACTGCTGAGCTTCTTGAATTTATGAAAAATGGATCATATTGCTATCCTTGTTATGATGGGCGAGATGAAGGACATTATAGCATTCATGATAGATTTGATACTGGAGAATTATCAGATAAACTAAGTAGATAAGGAGAAATATCATGGGTAACTTAGAAAAAGATATAAAAGACTTTGTTGATAATGTTGGAAAATCTACATGTAAGAAAGCTGGATTAAGTGCCACTATGAAAGCTTTTTATCTTGGAATGACACCTTCTCCAGAAGATTCAGGTGACTTTGATGAAGTTGCTAATGAATTAGAACTATCTAGAAAAGAAGCCAATTATTAGGAAGATATGTGGTATAAAAAGGATAGTTGGTTTAATCAGATGTAGGAGGTTATCATGGTTTCAAAATTCTATTATAAGGAGGATCATTATGGCAGAAATTACAAGTAATAGTGAATTTGCTGATAGACTTATTAAGTTAGCTGAAGATTTTGATAAGTATGATTTTCTTGATAATGATGGAGATGATGATAATGTCGTTCAAGAAAACAAAAATAGAATAGAGTCAGATCTTGTAAACCGTAATGATACTTGGATTAGAGAGTGGTTATATAATATTAAAGCTGAACTTAACAGCAAAATCAATAAAGAAGATCCTGACTACTTAGGACATTATATTGTAGAATGTGATACTTTATTATTGTATCTTGATTATTAAGGAGGATGATAGTATGTTGCTCATAATTGACACTAAATATATTACTTGTGTAGTTGAAGTTGCAGATAACAGCTATGATTCAGTTTGTAAAGCATTCTGTAACATTGGACGTCCAGAATATAATCTTAGACTCAAAGAAAATGAAAGCCTAAATCCTGGTACAAAATATGATATATTTGATTGGGACGATATCGCTGATGTAATGGTTAAGAATAATAAACCATCTATCTTTGAAGTAGAGGACGATGATATAGAATCAATTGGAACTGCTTATATTGCTGAAGATAAATTTGTATTTATCACTGGCGAAATAGCTGAGTAAAATTATATAGAAAGGAAATTATTCAATGAAGAAAACTATTGAAGAGGTTGAAGTAGGTGACTTAGTACTAGGAACTGATGGACAGTTTCATAAAGTAATTGAAAAGACTACTGCTAAAGTATCTTACAATATGTATGAAATTACATTTAGTAATGGTAAAGTTAAATGTTCTAATGTGCATCAGTGGAATGTATTCATAAATGATAAAATGTACACAATTGATGCTGAAGGTATATATCAAGAATTTGATTGGTATAAAGGTAGACATGTTGGAACAAAAGACGGACCAACTATTAAATCTATTAGAAAAATAGATCCTGAAATAGTACAATGTATTACTACTGATGCACCAGATCATCAATTCGCGATCTATGTGCAGTAATGATTAAACTGTATTAACTGACAATTAGTACGAAGTTTTTGTGTTATGCTGCGTAGCTGGGATTATTAGTTTATGACTTTTAATCTCAGCTATAAGACAGCTTATAGCTGATAATAGATACGTCTTAATTTAAGAATTTTGAGCTATTTAACTTTAATATAAGAATAGTCTTATTTAGTATAGGAATAAGACTATATTTATTTAAACTACTAATTGAACTCATTATAGAAATAATTAATAATAGAAAGGACGATGAAAAATGAATCAGACCGAATTAAACATTGCATTATTTGAATCAGCGTATCGTAACGTATTTAATGAAGATGGAACTATGAAAGCCTGTGGTAGAGATCTTTGTATGAAACTTATTACTGCTGCAAATAATATTGGAGATGAAGAATACGGCGATTTAGATTTTGGTAGAGTAGATATTGACGCAGTAAAGAGGCTTTATAACAAACTATTTACAAATTAATCTAATCGTGTTATAATAAAATAAATGGAGGAGTTTAGAATGCACGAGATACTATCAGAAATCAAATTTGATAATGTATTATCAGTAGATACTGGTTCTGTAGATAACTGGGAAGAATATATCGAGTATCTTAATGGTGTTATGTATGATCTTGCAGGAGAGGCAGATAAAAAGCTTAATTATCATTCAGATAAGTTTGGTGATCTTAAAATTATTTTGTATATAGATCAACCACTTGATGAAGACAATGGTGAGTTTGAAATTCGTATAAAAATCAATGATTCTAGAGATAACTTCAATGAAGATGATTGGTATGATGGTCTTGCTGATGATGTGCAGTTTATTAACTTCCTTGAAAATCAGTTAGTTCAGTATATTAATGAACTTAACTCAACATTTAATCATATTCAATTTCCAAAGAATGAAGAGCTTATATATAAGGATGAAAGTCTCTATATGAGAATTAGTCCAATCAATTATAAACATACACCTGAATTTGTACCATTCACAATTGATACTACTGTAGATAGAGATCAGTTGTTTGATAATATTTGGGTGAACTAAGGAGATTTTTTAATGATCGTTCAGGACATATTTATTGTCTGCTCTACATCAATGGTTTTTGATCTTAAGAGTGGACAAATGTCACATTATCTTACAGATATATTTACTGGATTGCCTGTAATACTTACACCTGAACAATATCAAATAGTTCTTAATGCTATGAAAGTGTGTACAGATAAAGGTCATTATCCTAGCACTATTTGTATACAAGGCCATTTTCTACATGATAGTGAAGCTATATATGTAACTACTATGTTTCTAGTAATGGTACTGAATCAAAGAGTTACTACTATGTATCTTGAAATTCAAAATGGTGAAGCATACTTTATAGATGAGAAAACTGGTATTAAGGTAGAAGTAAATGGTCTTCCAGAAGCAGATTTGAAAAGATTTCAATCTGAATTAGCAACCTTAACTATACAAGGTAATGATTTTTCAAAAGAGGGTTACGACCGTATTTCAGTTTTAGGTAATATAGAAAAAATAGGAGATTCTATAGTATATACATACGATAGGTCTTTTATTATGCAAGTAACATCTTGTTTAGTTAACACATTATTTAATTCTATACAAAGGAGCAATTATGATCACTGAGTCTAACATTAAGCGCGGAGAAACTGTTCAGTCTATGGCTAAGCCTTATAAGTTTTTTACTTATCTTGGACCTAGTATAAAAGATAAGGAATTTTTCATTGCGGAAGATAATGAAACTTCTGTAATTAGAGATGATCTTCGCAAAGTAGACTATATGCCTTGGGATCAGGAAAGCTAAAAATAAATGGGAGGAAGATAATCATGTATAATGACAGACGATTGTATTCTCGCCTGTCTATTGTTGATGTACCGATTTTATTATATATGGAAAATACTAACTTTGAAATTGAGGGTCATGTACATGATATTTCAGAATTAGGAATAGGCATAACAATAGATGCAGATGTAGATCTTTCAAGAGTAAATATTGAACCAAACTCTGAAGTAAAATTAGTATTCTGCGATGAAGTATATTATGCATCTCATAATGATAAATTTGTTATTATGTGTAATTGTATCGTTAAACATGTAGAAATGAGAGATAACAGACTTTTCTTAGGTGGAGCTGTTATAGATGAAGATTATCGTAACTACTATCTAAAGAAAGAAATGGCAAATTTTAATGGAGGTAGATACTAATGAATATTATTCGAACTAAAGAATCAGATCTCAAAGAACTTTATAATGAATCTGCTTTTACAATGGTTGGTTTTAATATTGATGATGATAATCTTGAAGCTCTTAAAGGATGGTTTGAAGAGAATGGATGTGATCTGAAATCAGATGATGTATATGTAACGTCCGGTAAGTTAATGAATGACGTATATAGACTTACTAGTGATAATGCATATCCAGATGAACTAAACATTGTTTCTATTAAACTTGATGACATTTCAAATGCTAATAGAATCTTTGCTGCAAGATTTGAGATTGGAGCCTATTGGTTCGATGATATAGTTGACAATAAAACTAGGAGATAAAAAATAGATGAATTATAGATACTCATTAAAGAATGGTTTAGCGTTAAAAAATGCTGCTGAAGAAATTGAAATGGAGAAAGTTCTTTCTATACTTGAGAAATGTTGGAAAGAAATCCATGAACATTTTCCTGAGGAGTATGACAAAACAGATTTAGAAAATAATCTTGATGATATTGAAAGAGAACGAGACAACCTTCAGTATTTTGAAGATTATGATTTAACTTATGAAGAGATAGTAGATAATATCCAGGATCTTATTAAGGATCTTAACTACTTTTGCAAAATTAGTAGCATTTATGTAGATACTATGGAGGAAGATGAATGATTCAGGTTAGACTTGGACAGTTTGAAACTAATAGTTCTAGTGTTCATGTATTAGTAATTCCAAAAGATGTTCCAGTCAGTGTACCACACAAAGTATTTCTTACAGGCGGAGAATATGGATGGAGTGCTGATACTGAATACTAAAGATAAGAATGTTAGTTTTAGTATTTCATTAGATGGATTTTCTTATTCTAAACCATTTCATAATGGTGAAAGTTCTGCAGAAATTGTAAAAAAGAATATTGATAGAGTTATTGCATACAATAAACCTATTGAAATTTCTTCAGTTATTGATAAGAATAGCTTTGACGATATTGAAGAACTTGCTGAATGGATAGCAGAAAGAAATCTTGGTTGGGGAGTATATTTAGATCATTTCTTCTGTGGTGAAATGGATATGAATGTCATTATAGACAAAATGTGTAATGTACTTGACATTCTCAAGAAACATAATTATGATTACTACAATAGATTTAAGTTCAGTAATATCATGATAAATACTATGTATGAAGGTTGTACTGCCGGTGAAAAACTTATTACAGTCTTTGTAAATGGAGACATTTATCCATGTCAGACTACGGTATATAAAGAAAAAATCTGCAATATATTTGAAACTGATGATATTATTGGAGAACTTAAAGCGCAGCATAAGTACAAGTTAGGTTATAACTTTACATTACCTGAAAAATGTCAAGGATGTTCTATTTCAGATATTTGTGGTGGCGGATGTAAAGAAAATAACAAAGAAATCAATAAAAACTATACTTGCGATATTCTCAAAGCAGTAATTTTGTATATGTTAAAACTTAAAGTGAGTGAATAAAGGAGTACATAACTATGCCTAGTTGTGATGGATCAGGAAGCAATTGCTCAAGTAATTGCAGTGCATGTAAAGTAGAATACAGAGATAGAGAAATTCGTTTAGATGAAAGAGAAAGAAAGAAGTTCGAAAAACGAATCAAAGAACTTCAGGCTGAACTTGAAAATGAACAGAAACTTAATAGACAGTTAGTCGAAAGACTATTAGATGAAAAACGATTATGATTATATACGCTTCTTGTGGCTTAGGAAAAACTACATACTGTAGAGCTAATCCTAGTTGTTTTGATGCAGATTACTATTACTATCAACAGTCATCATATAAGTCTTATTATGACTATGTAATGCATGCAGCTAAGAAATATAAAATAGTCTTTATAAATAATATTGAGGGAATAGATTTATCTTTAATAGATCAAGCTTATCTAGCAGAATCAATAGAAATGATGAGAGATAGATTAGAAAATCGACCTATGGGTAAATTTGTTCCTAATCAATATGTATTTAACTTAGAACGTACAATATTTCCTAATGCCATAATCGTAAAGAAAGATCAATATTTGTCAGATTTTATATAGGTTAAGAAAATAGGAGTACATAGCCATGGCAATATATCTAGGAAATCAGACTATATCTGATTTAGAAAGACGTACTGGTTATATCTTTTCTGATGAAGATAAAAAATGGTTAGAGTCGCATAGACAAGATAAAGCTGATATTGATTATAATTCAGATAAGTTTCATATATTTGATCTTCCATTTGAAATTCATGCAGCAGCACCTATAAGTGATTATTTACTAAAGTTACTAATGAAATATGAAGATGTTAAACCTAGTAAAGAACAGTTACAGTTTGCAATTATAAGAGAAACTGACGAACAGCGCGAAAAGAGACTTAAGAAAGAAAAAGAAGATGAAGAGTGGCAAGATAAACTAACTAATCCAAATTCAATTTGGAATGTTAAGTGGCACATGTTAGTTCCAGTATTAGCAAAGAGTATTGAAACTGGATCTACTAAAGAATTACTGTATTGGTGTTTTATTAATACTTATACTACTGGTAGAGACAATATTCCAGATATAATTGATGGATTTGCTAATATTGAATTAGATGAAGAAGGACTTCATGGTAGATTTACATTATATGATAAGCTTAATAGTGATGCTGATGAACATATAAATGAGTGGAATTTTGTTATAGGATCTGGATTCTATAATGAAAGAGGAAATTATATAGGAAGCAGCAAAGGTGTAACTTTTGAAAATACTAATTTTAATCTTAAAGAAGCAATTAATCGATATAATGATATAAATAATCATTATAGGGAAATTCATTTCGATAAGATAAAAGACTCATAATGCGGAGGATTATGATATGACACAAGAACAACTTTTAGAATGGGCTGAAAATATTCCTATGGAGGAGTTATATTCAGAACTTAGAAGACTTACTGATCTAACTGATCTTAAATTTACTAAGAAAGTAAGAGAATCTAGAGGTACTATAATTATTGATTTTGAATCTCAGGATTTAGCAGATCAGGTTGGATTCTTAAAGCTTATGTTTAAAGAAATCTATATTGCTAATTTTAACTCTGAAGTATACTGTAGATCAGATGATGGAGAAGAAACTATACCTCATTATTGGGGAACTGCAAGTTTTAGATATACTCATCCATCTGGTGGATCTAATGGTTGTACTTTCCTCACTTTTTGGTATGATGATAAAAAAGGTTGGGAATTTGATCAGAGAGGTTAGCTAATAATAAAAAGTCAAAAGACTTAAATAGGAGGTATGACTATGTTAGAAAAATTGATTAGAGACGCCTATAAACTTTCTAAAGCTGGAAATCTTATAGGCCTTATGTATAGCTCAGGAAAAACTTTAGGATTCAAAGATTTTGCATCTGAAGATGACTTAGAAAAAGTCATGAATATTAAATGGGATATGTTATATCTTAAATCTATTCCTACAGATACTGAAATTCAGATTTATGACTATGAACTTAAGAATTATGTAATAAAGAAATCAGAAGAAACTTTATTTGTTCTTACTAATCATGGAGAAACACGACTTATGTACTAAGACTATTTAATAATACAGCAGGTAGCTTTGGTCTAGCTAACTAAAGAGATAATGATGCCTTAATCATCAAGCTGCTTTATTATATTTCTATTAAGGAGAAATAACATGAAATGTCTTATTTGTGGAAAAGAATATGTACCTAAAATAAAAAATAATCCAATGACATGTCTAATATGTAATCAGACTTTTCAAAATGGTAATTATCTGTCTGCGCATATTAGATTTGATGAACAGATTACTTGCAAAGAATATTATGATACATATATAAAATCTAATAATGAAGGGAAATGTTTAGTTTGTAATAAACCTACTAAGTACATTAACTTTACAAGAGGTTATCAGATGTATTGTTGTAAACAATGTAAAAATATAGCTCAAACTAAACAGTTTATAAAAGGAGGTGATGATTACAATGGAGACAGCTAAACGAGGACTCATTTCGCACAATAGTGTTACTTTGAGGAATGTCATATTCCATTGTATTTAGGCCTAGTGCCTAAAATAAATTGAACATAACAATAAAATATCAGTTGCGTTAGTTGATATAAAACAGACAGAATTTTATCCTTTTAAAGGAATGAATGGTGTAGTTGCAGTTGCTAACTCAGTTCAAGAAGCTGCAGAAATTTTGAGAATAGGTAGATCTGTTATGTATTCTCGAAATAAGAAGATGCAGAAAATAGGTCTGAATGATATGGCAGACTACAAGCCTACTGATTGGACAGGAAAAGTTTGGATCACTGGTAGAGAATTTGACAAGGATGAAAAGATTAAAGTTAGAATTGCTGGTGAAGAAAAAGAAATGTCAGCATTGGAGATATACGAGTATCTCTACAATTAAATATGCAGGGAGCAAAGGAAGCTATAAGTCTTTGAGTAATAGTGCCGTCATCGCTAAGCTGCATATTATATTCTATGAGGGAGAAATAATTATTCAAGAAAGGTAAGTTTAATTTTAATATATGTTTGGTGATAATATTATAAACGCTGGAAGAATGTTAAATGATATTGATATATCTAGCTTAAAAGAAGAATATATAAGAAATGTTTTGGATCTTATATCTTTACTGAAATTTAAAACTATTGTATTTGATTTTGATGGAACATTAACACATTTTGATTATGCAAATGATAGACTTCTTCCTTGTAAAGATAATGATATAAACGAATATTCAAAATTACATAATATTTATGAAAACGTTAAAATTCCTAAAACAATGCAGTATATATTAAATGAATTATATGAAGAAGATGTATATATTTTAACTGTAACGCAGGAAAATGTCGAAAAAGGAAAAAATGAAGCTATAAAAAAATTTTTTCCAACTATAAAAGAAGAAAATGTGATTCATGTCAGAAATTCAAAGGAAAAACTGGAAAAGTTAAAAGAAATTCATGATAAACACAACAGAGAAATAATCTTTGTTGAAGATACAGCTAAAACACTTTTAAATGTAGAAGAAACATATGATTTTGTTAGAGGTTATCATATTTCTTCTTTAATAGCATAAACAACATTAATTTGTATGTAAGAACTAGTAATGATATAACGCTTACTTAGATAATAAGTAAGTGTTTTTCTTTAAGGAGATTTACTATGTGGAAGGAAATTATAAAGAAATTACCTAGATACCAGAATTTTACTATAGTAGACAATCCAATATCTTTTAATGAAATGTTTAAAGATACTACTATTAATATTGTACAGGTACATAGTGTAGATGTTATAACTAATGATATTATTGGATTTTGTGGAGTATTTAAGTGGGATAAAAATATTCTCACGTCATTAGATGGAGATAGTTATTCTGAAAAAGCTAAGGTACTTGGATATAATTGGTTTGATCATGATGGTGACAAATGTCTTGATATTTTAGTTGGAGATGACTGGTAAAAACTATTTACATTTTATCAAATTCATGTTATAATAAAACCATAATATTTAAGGAGGTATTATAACATGGCAAGTATTAAAGGAATTTCACTTAAGAACCTTAAAAAGTTTAAAGATCATGAAGGTTTTGACATTTATCAAGGAAATATTTGCCTTAATGGAATAAATAAAGGTTTCTGGTCTCAGGATAGTTGGGGCGGACCTGATCAGTTTGATTTTAATACTAAAGAACTTGATACTATTGCAAAAGAATTCTATGGACCTAATAGTATTTATGATCTTGGTTGTTTGCTTTATGCGATTCTAGTTCTTGCTGATTATGAGAAGAAGTATAAGGAAGCAGTTAAAGATGGATTTGCATCTATCGTAATTATGACAGATGGTTGTAAGGAATCTTGTCTTAGGATTCCTCAAGATATAGATAAGAACGCAGTTCTTAAAAGATGCGATACATATATAAAAGACTTTGAGAATGCTTCTAAGTATAAAGATGATATTAAGATTCTAGTCTTTACAGATATTAAGGATTTTGTTCAGTAAGGAGGTTATATGAAAAGTGAAGAGAAGTTAAAAGAGATATTTGAATCAATCAAATTGAGAGCTAGTTCAGATTTTTCATGTATGCATGTCATGAGTAAAGATGAATTTTTCTCTGAGTATGTGTCTGAAGTAATGGACGCTACTTTCAAGTACTATACTGAATATTGTGAAGTCGCTAGAGAAAAACACAATATTTGGAGAGATAGCCATTGAGGCTAAAAACCACTTAAAGAGCTATTTATTATTAATAGAATGAATGTGAACAATGATGGCTTACCTCTTTTGAGGTAGGCCATTTTTACTTAAAACATACTAGATGAAAGGACTATTGGTATGATAATAGATGGCGAAGATATTGAAGAGCTCAAAAAAGTATTATTATATAAAAAGATCGATGAAGTACATATTATTGATGATCAAAACGGATATATAATCTTAAATGATGGAACACAGTTAAGAATTCGCACTAATGAAGGTTGTGGCGGATGTGGTAATGGTTGGTATTACTTAGAAGAACTTAATAAATGTGATAATGCTATTACTAATGTCGAACTTGTATATGACCAGAGAAATTATGATGAAGTGATTCAAATTTTTGTATATGCAGAAGATACTAAAATAAAGATAATCGATGTTTATGGTGACGAAGGTAATAGATATTACGGTAGAGGATTTGATATTTTAGTAGAAAAGCCATAAAATGACTAATGATGAGGAGGTAACAACATGAGTTTATATCTCTATCATGCAACTGACAGAAAAAATTTAGAGTCTATAAAACAAAATGGACTGTTAATTAACCCGCCTGAACATGCCTTTAAGGATGAAATAGGTGTAGAAGCTCTTAAAGGTAAGATATTTCTAGCACTAAATGCTGATGCTGCAGAAGCTTATGCAGAGTGTGCAGATGAATGTCCTGAAGATATAGTAGTTCTAAAAGTTGATATAGACTCATTAAACCAAAATAACTTTGAGTATGACTGGAATAATAGATGTGAATATTATAAAGACATCAACTCATGTGTCTATAAAGCAGATATTCCAGGAAGTTTACTTCAGGAGTGTAATCCTTCAAATGAACCATTTCAGAATATACATACTTTCAAAGGTACTGATATGTATGAGATTATTATGTGTACATTTGAAGAGGAATGTGAAACTAACTTAGAAGATGATGAAGATGGAAATTGGTAGATAGGAGGAATATATTATGATACAAATTAGACAGTCGATGTTTGAGACTAATAGTTCTAGTGCAGATGTATTTTGCATTCCACCTAATCCGTCATTAAAAATACCTAAAGAAATAAAAATGTCTAGATTAATGGTTGATACATATAGTTTAGATAAAAATGCTTCTGTAGAAGATAAATTAGCTTTTATGTATAATAAAGCTGAAGATGAAGGTCATGCAGCAGAATTTATTCAGTATTTAAGCTATAAAGGTATCAATATAATTAATGATGTAGGTGATACATTTGATTATGATTCTTATATGTTTGGCTATAATATGAAACAAGAAGACCTCGATGCATTTTTATTTGATTCAAGTTCAATATATTTAGATACGCCAGATTATGATGAATATAAAAATATTCCAAAAGATTTTACGGTTTTAGATATTCATAGATAAGGAGATGATAATATGATTCAGATTAGACATTCAATGTTTGAAACAAACAGCTCTAGTGCTAATGTACTTATTATTCCTAAGAGTCAGGGTATTCACGTACCACAGAGATTCATTTATGTAGATGATGAAACTTCTTTGAAGCCATCAGAAAAAGTTATATATTCTATTATTCATGGTTGGAAATCTGATCGTGAGAATATAGATAAGTTAGTCAATTTCCTCTATATCTCAGGTGTAGAAGAGATTATTTATGGTGGTCACGATAGATATTTTCAAGAAGCAGTAGATAAGTATAAGGATCATCCTGAAGATATGGGAGTTCCTGATGGTTGGAGCAAAGAAGTACTTAAGTTTGCTATATTTGGAACTGACTCAGAAGTAAAATATTTTAGAGATGGTGAGTATGGAAGACCAAATATTGGTCCTGCACCAGAATATAAATACTTAGACTCTGATGATGAAAATTGGTATAGAGAATATAGTGCAGATTAAGGAGTATAGTTATGGTAGTTCAAACACAATATGGTTTATGTCAAAATGTAGATCTTGCACATCTGAAAGAATATGCTGGAGAAGGCAGTTATATGTTTTCTGACTATATTGTAGATAATGGAGACAAAGGTTATCTTTTATTCGGTTTTGAAGTCTGGGAAGATGATAATAACTCATTCCATTTCTTTGTAGAAGAAGGCTTTGAGGATGGTAGTGCAGAAACATACAAAACTGAAATCAGTAAAGCTGATCAGGAAGAGATTAAAAAGATTTATTATGAGTATATAAAAAGAAGGTGAGTCAATTGATTAAGAATAATGAATTTAAGAAAATTCGATTCTATAAAGAAATGATTGATGCCTCTGAGAAAAGAAATTTCTTTGACCAATACAGTATCATACGCGCTCTTGGTAGAAATATTGTCAGAGGCAAAGATTTTCTATTTAGTCAAATGAGTTTTGATGATGAAGATAGTCTACAAGATTTATTTGACCAACTTGAAGGAATTGAAATTACAGGTGATGATTCTTTTAATTTGGGTAATCCTAAAACCAATGTTTGGTTAGAGTTTATCGTTAATGATGATGGTACCTTTACCTATAGAGGATCTAGATCACCAATACCGTATGGAAGTGGAAGGAAATATTGTTAAAATGAAAAAGAAAGTTATATTTGGTATTGTTGCAGTACTTGTAATTGGTTTAGGTATTTTATGCGGATTCTATTTGTATAATAATGTATCTGCTGATACTATTAATGAATTATGGTTGACAGCTGTCCAATAATAGATAGAAGTTATTTAGGAAGGAAATTAAAATGACTGAATTTGATAGAGGTTGGATTTGTGCTTGTATGTTAATGATGATAATAGTTGTAGTCTATATAATAATTTCAGTAATAGTGGCAAAAATTTCTGCTAGAAAACAACTAACTGATGACGAAATTTATATGTTAAAAACAATGGCTAAATCCGAAGAAGAAAAAGAATTAATTGGTGCTATGAAATACTTCAAAATAGTTAATAAATAACTATTTACAAATAGGTTAGATCGTGATATAATAATTATATCAAATCAAATAAATGAACCTATAATTCGAAAGGAGATTTATCATGAATTTATTTGAAATGTTGTCAACAAAGAAGTTTCAGCTGTCTGGAAATATCGATGAGCGATATTTCAAGCCTAATGACGATGGTACTTATAGTGCTACTCCTCTTTTCATTCACAATGTTGCAAGAGACGTAGCAGCTGATATTAAGGCAATCGTAATTGGTACTGATGATCCTACTTATGTAACTCATACTGCTAAGACTGATTATGAGGTCAAGGACACTTGGGCAGAGCATGAGCACAATGCTGAGTGGGGTGTTAAGTATAAAGCTCAGATCGAAGCTGCAGATAAGAAGTGGAAAGAATACAAAGCAAATCATCCTGATGAGTTTGAACAGAATGCTTCTACTGTTGCAGTAGGTGATATTCCTACAACCAGATTCTTCTCTGCATATCATCCTGATTTCAGTGGTATGTTAGTTGCTGATCTTATGGCTATGTATAAGGAAGCAGTAGAACTTTCCAAGAGATATGGAAATGACGATGATCTTCGTAGTACTCTTCCTCAGAGACCGGGTAATATTGTAAGTAAAGCAGACTTTAAGGATGTTCACGCCGCTCTTAGAAAGCAGATTAATGAGGAAGTTGGTCTTCCTGAAGATACTTGGGTATGTCCTAAGGTTCCTAAGGACGAGGTTATCTCTCTTGTTAGATCTAACTCTAAGGTATTTAAGGCAATCCAGAATGCAGATGGCTCTGAATTCGAAGGTTATGTAGATGGTCTTGTAGCACATCTTACAAGTTCTACACCTGAAGCATACCAGAAGGAATGGGAAGCACTCTATACTAATATCGAAGATTTCTGTGATAACCTTGAAAGAGGTGGTAGAGGTACTAAGCTTGTTGTATCTAGATCAAATGCAAAGGATGCAATGAATGTATCTATCTATACTGCAGATAAGGACGGCACGGATAATGGTAGACGTAGACTTTGTGGTATCTCTAAAGTTGAGCCTACAGATGCATTCTACACCTTCACTCTTTATATTACTTCCGGTGGTAAGAGACCTGTAAGACAGATCGCTACCAAGGCCGAACTCAAGAAAACCCTTGAAGATCTCATCGAGGTACTTGAAGAGAATGATATGAATGAGTATGTAGATTGTGTTCAGAACGCAATTGATGCTATTCTGTAATTCCTAATTTTACAACTTAAAATCAAAGGAGTATAGTGAAAACTGTACTCCTTTTATTTTGGCTAAGAGCTATTTATTTATAATAATGTAAGATATAAATATCTAGCAAAGGAGTCAAAATGAAAAAGATTTTAAGTTACTTAGGAAGTTACTTTAACAGCAATGAATTTGAATTAGACATTCCTAAAATTGCTGATGTATCAGAGATGACAGAAGAGGAAGTCGAAGCTGAATTAGCTGAACTTCAATTAGTAGGAGATATTAGTTTGGACGGTAATAAAGTTACTCTGATCAATATCAAGCCTAAGAAAAGTCAGAAATTCAATGATCTCTATGCACCAGTAGAAACTATGACTTGGGGCAAAGGAATGAAATTAGTTTTAGATAAGTAAGAATGTGAAAAATGACTTGTTTCGAAAGAAGCAGGTCATTTTGTTTAGAAGGAGGTATTTATCGTGCAGCTTAATACTAAGTATTCATTAAATTCACAGATAGATGATTATAATGCTAAAGAATATAATGAGCATAAGTATATCTTTGAATTTAGAGAATTTGTTGAAGATAATACCATAGTAGAATATAAGTCTAAAAATGGTACAAATATAATCACAGAGATATATGATGCTGAAGATGAATATGACTGTTTTGATAATTTACTTGAAGAAACATTTGAAGATAATCAAGCATTAGAACAAATATTCAAAAATCAATTTTCAACTGGCTGTGAAGAAATAGCTGACTTTGATTTTATTGGACCAGAATTCGATTCAATAAATATACATGATATTGGTAAAAGAAAAAAGATTTATTCAGTATATGAGATTGTATATAGAACTAAAAAAGCTTACACTGTAAAAGCTTATCGTAAGTTCTTAGAAAAACATTCGTATTTTTCAAGAGGTTACTCTATAGGTGATTTACTAGAACAATCTTATGTATACAAGCTTGTAGAATAGGAGGTATAAATATGTTAGAAGTAATTTTTTCAGAAGGTGATTTTACTTTAGTAAAAGAATCTGGTATTGGAGTAAATGATACTCCTTGGGAAGGTCTTAAAGTTAAAAGCTCTGATGCAGCTGAAAAGCATGTAGTAGAAGTTAGACTCTACAGAGCTGGTAATCCATCTTTTGATGGTACACCTGTTAAATATAAATATGATCCTGAGAGAACTGAAGTATCGCATGGTATGAGAATGTGTTCAGACTCTTTTGCTGATACTGAAGAATATATTGAAGTTCTTAAATCTGCGTTAGCTTTTGCTAAACGTGTACAGAATTTCATTATTGATAGTGAATGGGAATATTAGGAGGTATCAGTATGCAGTACGCAGAATTAGAAGAGCATTTAACATTCTTTGATAAAGCCTCTAAAGACTATGAAAAGTATAATAGAGGTACTTCAGAAAATGACATGGAATGCGCAGGATTTATTTCTGGTGATTTACATGAAACACATGAAATTCTTATGTATGGATTAAGTGATTCTAAAGAGAACTTTGAGTCTGTAACTAAGTTCTTAGAAGAGCACTGTCCTAATACATTTAATCTTATGATCGCCAATCTTGATAGTAATGCAGATAAGTATGAGACTTTGTATGATCTTTGCAGAGAGATCAATATTCGAAAGGAAGATAATTTTGAGTTTCCTGTAGATTGCTTACAAAAGATTAGAATTTATAAATAAGAAACTATTTACAAGTTGACGGTTTCTTGTTATAATAAAACAAAAAGAGGTATTTAATTTATGAACGGAAATTGTCATTTTGTATATGGTGCAGCTGTAGGTACAGCACTTACAATGAATTTAGATAGAGTAACAACTATACTTCCTCATGTAACTAATACACCAGAGACCGCTACGCTATTTATACTTGGCGGTCTCATTGGTGGTATTTTTCCAGATATAGATAATCCATCTAGTTATATGGGTAGACTTTCAGCACCAATATCTACTATTATTGGTTTTATAAATGAGAAGTTAGGTAAGACAGGAGCTAATCATAGAGGTATTCTTCATGATCCTTTGATCTATTTGATTGGCTTAGTATTGTCTTACTTTTTCTTTCCACCAATGATAGGATTTATTATTGGTTGTTTAAGTCATTTATTCTTAGACTTATTTAATCCAAAGGGTATTCCATTCTTTATATTTAAGAAAGTACATCTTGCTAATTTTAAGAGTGGTGAGATTGGAAGCATAGTATTTACTTGGGTATGTGTATTCTTAAGTATTTCTATAGGCTGTATCATTAAATTTGTATTATAAGGAGATCTTAAATGACACTTTTAGAATATCTGTTAGAACACTTTGGAATTTGTTGGAAACAACATTCTGCTGCACCAGTTCCTGGTTTTAATGAAGAAAAAATCAATATTTTTAGTTTTAATCATAATTCAGAAGAGCCTCTTCGTAATAAAAGTTGTGAGGCACATGTACAAGATGATTATATTGTGATAGATTGGTTATGTCAGGAAATATGGCGTTCAGATCTATCTGGTATGAAAGATGAACTTACTAGATGGGCAAAGTACTGGATCAATCAATATAAAAGAGAAATTGATTCTGATACTGAAGTAGAGTCAGTACAGATTAAAGTAAAAGTAGAAGATAGAGATGGACTTAAGCGTGATTCATTTATACTAAAAATTTAGGAGGTATAACTATGACTTCATCAGAAAAGCTAGTTAGAGACTATATGAGCAAATATCTGACAAAAGATCAAATTCTTGATTGTTCTGCACAGGCGATAACAATGAATATTATGTCAGGTTTTGTTCCTTTTGATGAGAACTACTGCGGAGATGTAGGCGATCTTGATGATGAAGCTGGAGATTACTATGACGAATTGAATGTATATGTAAGACAGGTTATTAAGGAGACAGAAAAGGAGTCCTAATATGGAAACTATTGAACTCAAGACTGAAAAACTAAATGAAGTAGAAGAAACTGTCTTTACAACACATGACGTAAATGTAGTACTCAGTTATTGGTGGGACTCTCATGGTCGCAGAGTAGAATGGAACGGTCCCAATGGAGAATTTAGAGAAGAGTTTCATGCAGATTTTGTGAGAATTGTATATAAAGAATGGGATCTTAAGATATATGAAAATACATATCATGAAACTTGTTCAGAAGCAATTATTGATGGAATTGCAGTAAAGGCTCTTGATGTAGATTATAGACTCATAGAAGATACAATCTATATAGAAGCAATTGTTGGTGCAGGTTAAGGAGGTAGTTATTATGTATGAAATGACTAATTTCATCGATCCTGAGATACCTAGTGAAGTTCTTAAATTTACTAGCACTGAGAAATTTGAGGATATTGATGAGTGGTATAGAACTCTTAAAGCAGCGTATGACGTATGTATGGAAGACTATAATAAGTTTCCTAATCAGAATACTATGGATTCTATGGATATGAAGTATGATGACGATAAAGGTAGATTCTATTCAAAATATGTCAAATTTGCTCAGAAGTGTAGAGAAATGGAAAAAGAACTTAGTATCTCTGGTTATGGTGGAGCAAGTGATATTATAAAGATCAAAATTCAAGACATTTGTCGTGGAGTTGATTATAATTTCCCCTATGGCTGGAAATACTGCGTACGATAAGGAGAATGTGATATGAATCCTAGAAATAGAGAACTTGAAAGATTCTTTGAATATGATGTAAAAGAATCTATTTTAGGTCTGGTTAAAGAATATGCAGAACTTTCTGAAATGTCTGAAACTGAAATGATGGAGCTTTATAATGATAGCAAATTAGTAATTTGCACACAAGAAGATTCTGGAACTACTTATCAGTTTATGACTGAACCATATATTATATTAGATATTTGGGATGATCATTATTCTATTAGAGTTGCTGATCAGGAAGGTGAAAGATTATTCTTTAGAACAACCGAAATTGAAGCATTCATTAGATATTGGAATACAGATATTGTAGGTTATTTTGGTCAGAATGCAAGATTTCCAGAAATCAATATGAGGTAACTAGTAGTGAATAAACAAGAACTCACTATAAAACTAGAGCAAGGCATGCAGTATCTTACAGAACAAGAGAAACTTGCCTTGCTATTGACTTATTACGAAGATCTTAATATTTTAGAGATCTTAAAAGTCATGGAAATAGATGAATTTTCTTATCAAAAACTTATTACAAATGCTAGAACTAAAATGAGAGCATTTACTGATATATTTGATAAGATTGATCAGAAAGGTTGTTAATGAAATTAGCTGTTATTGCAGATACACATGGTGCATTTAGACCTTTATTTGAACAGCATAAGGATAAGATTGCTGAAGCAAATTTAGTGTGTATCTTAGGTGATATGTATAGATTAGAGGTACAACTATTATATGATTTTGTAAAAGTACCTATTATAGCTATACATGGAAATCATGATGTAGAAGATACTTATAGTGGAATGGACATTTATATGTTGCATCAATCTAGTGTTATGCTTAGTAATGGTTTAGTTGTAGCTGGATTCGAAGGTTCTTCTAAATATAAACCATCACAGGTATACGGATTTACTCAAGATGAATCCATAGAAGAATGTATTAAGATACCTATATGTGATATATTAGTATGTCACGATGGACCTCTGGGATACTGTGGTGATATTCATGATGTAGCACATTGTGGATTAAAAGGAATTACTGATTACATCAATAGAGTACAGCCTAAAATTCTATTCTATGGACATCATCATAAAAATAGAAACTATAAGATTGGTAATACAGATTGTTACAATGTATATGAACTTGGAATATTTGATATAGAAGATGGAAAAGTAGTAAATTATACAGGCTATAATCTTTAAACTAAATATATTGATTAAGGACTATTTAATATTAATAGTATGAATGTGAAAAATAGCTTATCTGGAAACAGGTAAGCTATTTAGTTTTTATTATAAAGGAGGATCTTTATTATGGCAACTACAATTGAACCTGGTAAAGTGCATGCAGATTTATTACGTAAATATTTAACTAAATATCAGGTATGGGGTGCAGATGATAGTAAAGTGGCTGATTTTAGAGATGCTCAGCAGTATTATAATCAAGCTATAGAAGCTTTAGGTGATTATGATAAAGTTGATTCAGAAGCAGTAGAAGTTAAGCAAACTATTTTATTTACTGGTACGGCTGTAGCAATGAGCGCTGTAGATGCATTTGAAAATGTTATTGTTAAATATGCTGAAGAATTTAGAGCAAATAAAGCTAATGCAGGAAAACAATTCATAATTCCTGGAACTGAAGACTCTGAGACTAGTAGAAAGTTAGACTCATTTCGAAATTTGACTAAAAATATTAGAACTCTTACACCTGAATTAGATTTATGGTTAAAAAAGTTTGCTTTAACACAAAAAGTACCTGGAGCCACAGAAGTTGAACATTGGGAAGATGTAAAAATTACAGAAAGAGGACTTAGAATATATCATCTTAAAAGCCTAATAGATTATTGTGAAATAATGATTAAAGGTATTAACGTACTTGCAGCTGATAATCATATAGAAGTAAACTATGCGAAAGATATAAATTTCTTCTTTGAAAAAGGTAGTGGTTGTTTAACCAGTTTATTAATGTTATATGATAACCTTAATTTAAGTAGAGCTGATGCTACTCAATTTACAACTGAACAATTTACATCATATTGTAGAAGATGCACAAATATGTTTAAACATCTTATGTCAGCTTTAGTATTAATTGGAGTTAGTACAGATACAGATGAAAAGAACAAAAATATAACTGCAGCTGAGTTAAAAGATATGGAACCTGATACTATAGCTGCACTATTACTACAGTATAAACAATTTAGATCTGCGGATATGATTAATGAGTTTGAAGATAACTTACTTAGACTATTTATAGTTAGAGATACGTCTGATGTATGTGATTTTGAACAGCCTAGTAAGTTAATTGCTATTATGAGTCGTGCATTAGAAATTGGTCAGCAGATGAAAATAGATATTACTAATTCTATAGGAGAAGCTATTTAAGGAGATTATTATCATGATACTTAAAATGTTTTTAGCTACTACTAAAAACAAAATTGGAAAAGTTACTATTGTAGATGGTTGGGATGAGAAAACCGTTTTATATGAAGGAACTTATTCAGATCTTGTAGATAAGATAATAGAGTTAAATTTAACTGATGCTATAGTATTTAGCTGGGAGTTAAATGATACTGACTTATTTATTTCAGTAGATACTCATTAACTATTTACTTTATGAACTAATCGTGTTATAATATAATAAGGAGAATATCTATGATTCAAATTAGAACAAGTATATTTGAAACAAATAGTTCTTCTACTATGACATTTGCAGTTGACATTTGTCAGGTTGAAGAACTTGAAATACCTCCAGTAGTACATATTGAATCAGGTGGTTTTTCTGGAGATAACAACATAAATGGTGTATATGCTTGGGCAGAGTGGCAACATCAAACTGATCAGTTCTTTGGATTACTTAAATATTCTGGTGTAAAAGAAATCTATGTAGATGGAAAACCAGTTGATGCTGATCCAGAAGATAGATTTGTTAAGATACTTAGACCTGAGGTTATACTTGCTAAATGCTTTGGTGACTTTAAATGTTTTAGCGAGTGGATGGGTCATGGTGGTGAGTGGGATTATTCACCGTATCTCACAAAAGAACAGATTAAGACTGTTCAAACTATGATTAAAGATCCTAAATATATTATCATTTGCACAGATGAAGACGGTAATGAGATAGATTGGGATTCTACAAGCTACGCTAAGATGGTTATTACTGATGAGGAAATTGAAGCAGAACGTGAATATCTAGCGCATAAAAAAGAATATGATGAAGATATAGAATCAGATTATGGTTATGATGATGAACCTCAAACTCTTGATGATTTAAGAGCTGAAGATGCTGCATGGGAAGATGATGATTTCTATCTTACTAAGAAAAACCGTCATAATAAAAAGAAAAATAGAAAAAGATAAAGAGAGGTACAAATATGATTCAAGTTAGATCTAGTATGTTTGAAACCAATAGTTCTAGCGTACATGTTCTAGTTATGATGAAATCTACGGAGTTTAATAGATTTTGTAAGGGCGAAGAGGAGTTTGATAACTTAGAAGATGTAGTATTTTGGAATAGATATGATAGCGGAAAACATTCAAGCGAGCAGAAATTTAAGACTGGAAAAGATTTTATTGATGAAATGACTACAGAAGGACTGATTGACGATGATGTACCATTAGATCTTAATCGTTTGAAACAATATGCAAATAACCGTGATTACTTTACTTTTGATCAGACTATAGAGGAAATGGATGAATATGCTGATGTAACTGAAGGTGATATTACAGCATTCAGTTTCAGTGGTAGAGATTAAGGAGGCGTACTATGAAATTTTCAAAATATTTACAGTTTACTACAATTGAAAGCAACAATGTATTCTTTACTTGGAGTGCTAGCATACCTCAGTCTAGACAGTTAGAAATTCAGCAGGTACTTTCTAGAATTGGTAAATCGAATATCGGAGAATACTATAATGTACCTAGAAGTAGCTTTTCTGAGTTATATGAGTGTGAAGTAGTTGCTCAGAAACTTGCTGAAGATGGAAGTCTTATGATTATGTTAGAGTAATTTATATGTATCAAACTTATATAAACTTTGAAAGGAAAGTATACAATGAAATTATTAGCAAAATATCAGAATGGAAATTACACTGTACGTTTATTTGATGATGGAACTAAGATTAGAATGAATGATCTCGATAATCTTACTCCAGCATTTGCCGAAAGTATGGATGTTACTATTACAGAAAAATGTAACGGCGGTTGTCCTTATTGCTATTTAGGTTGTACAGAACAAGGTAAGCATGCAGATCTTACTAATCCTATTTTTGATACTGTTCATGCTGGAACAGAAATGGCAATTAATGCAAATGATATAACTCATCCTGGTCTTGAAGACTTTCTTATTAAGATGAAGGATAAAGGAGTAATTGTTAATATTACAATCAATCAAAAGCATCTTAAGGTAAATGTAGACAAACTTAGAGATTATCAGAGCAGAAAATTAGTATGGGGAATTGGTATTTCTCTTACCGATTCTACTGATCCTATTCTTTGGAATAATGGATTAGAAAATACAGTTCTTCATGTAATAGACGGATGCCTTTCTAAAGTAGATCTCGAGAACTTATCTAATCACAATGTGAAGATGTTAATTCTTGGATTCAAACATAAAGGTCGTGGTGTAGATTACTATAATGATCATAAAGAGGAAGTTGATTCTAATATTGAATATCTTAAGAATCACCTCTATGATTACAGAGATAAGTTTAATGGATTTGGTTTTGATAACTTATCTACACTTGATCTTGAAGTTCAGAAAATAGTTAGTCCTGAACAGTGGGAAACTAACCACATGGGCGAAGAAGGTGAATTTACCTACTTTTTTGACGCTGTACATAATAAATTTGCTATTTCGTCTATGGAAACAGAGATGTTTGATAAATTAGATACCTTTGATGATATGTTTAAGGCTGTAAGAAAGATGAGAGGTTTTGTATGATCCAGATTAGAAACTTAATGTTTGAAACTAATAGCTCATCATGTCATGTATTTGTGTATGATCCTAAAGGATCTGCACAAGTACAGAAAACCGTTACTTTAGTACCAAACAGCGATGATTCTATGCTAAATATTCTGTTTAATGATTTTTATTGTTGGCATAGACCTGAACGTGAGTTTGAAGATGATTATATAGGTGGCTTCCTTAATAATCTTCTTGCTATAGGTGTTCGAACTGTAAAATGTTCTGATGAGAATGTAGTAAAACTCTTTGAACTATACAAAGAAAAAGGTAATTATTACTGTAATAATAAAGACGGTCTTATTCAGGTTTTATTTAACGATACTACTAAGCTTACTACTATGGAGGACTTCGAAGTATGTCCAGAAGCAGTAGAAAAAGAATTTGGAAAAGGATATAAGTACCTCTCATTAAGACTTTCATAAGGAGGTAGCAGTATGAAGTATCAAGTTTGGTTAATTGATAAAAGAATTTTGGAAGAGTACTTAGATGAAAATAGTACTAGCAAACAACATATTAGTTTAGAATTTGTTAAAAGAGAAGGTAAAAAACTGTTTGAAACTGAGTATAAAGAAGAATTTGAAGATAAGATGGACTTCTTTTGGTCAAGATATACTACTAATGTTTCAGTAGTTTTAGCTTTTGAGGAAGGTAATTATTATGAATGGTAACATGAGAGTGCATGATTTAATGAAAGTAATTGACTTTCCAATAGAAGTCAGAATAAAAGATATTCAGGACACTTATACAATTCTAAGAGATAGATTCAATGTACAGAACTTACCAATCAGATTTGTCGATCTTGTAGATAAAATCAAGGATTATTGTGATCTACATGATGAATTAGACCTAATAAGTGTACAAGGTGGAGTACCTGAAATACGACTTAAAAATCTTGATGTCAAAGATTTAGTAGTACTTAATATTACTAATGATTGGATAGTATATGTAGGTTGGGAAAAGAATCATTGAGGTAAAAATTATGAATATGTTAGAAGCAATTGATCGATATAAAGAGTTATTTCATAAAAATAGACGAAATAGAGGCTTATCTGTACATGAAGCGAATGAAGAATTTCAAGTTAGAAAATATATTGAGGAACATATTATAGAAGCACTCAATGAAGGTTATAAATTAGTATTTGATCCTGATGATTTCAATAATGCTTCAGATAAACCTACAAAAGAACAGTTTAAAGATTATTTAGTAGTTCAGTATTCAGGAATAACTAACATGTTTAATACTAGTGTAGTATGTGAATACTCTAGAAATGGTCTTACTAAAGAAATTATACTCTATATAATGGAGCATTATGAAGAGCTGATAAACGAGTATAAGCTATCTATGGATGATATAACTAATGATGATCTTGAACAGTATGGATTAGCTTAGGAGGATAAGTAGTATGAGCGATATTAAATTATTAGCTAAAAATATAAGTACAGTTGGCCAGTTAGCAAAAGCATTAAGTCAACTTCCACCTGATACAGCATTATATCCATTCGGATCAGAAATGACTTCTTTGATATATAAACCAGGTGAAGAAATGGCATATATCGATGATGATTTTTGTTATTTAAGTGAAGAAGATGCTAAAGCTTTAAAAGATCAGATGTAATAGTTATATCTAAAAAGAGGTGAATAGTATGTATACACAGAATCAAATGATATTACTTAGAGGACGTATTCAACATACTATTATGTCTCATATTGGTGATCAATATGATGAAATTGTATATAAAGCAATGTGTGATGAGATTATTTGTGATGATCTCGTTATGAAAGTTGGAGACGCTTATTTATTATCTCAGAACTTACGAGTAAATGGACAATTTGATTTCGAAGCTTTTTCAAAGATAATAAGTGAAAATCTTAGAGTAACTGTTAAAGCTTATATACAGAACGAAAATGCTAGAAGTAATATTTATATGGAACTTCCAGCAATAGTTAGAGACGTAATAGAAGATATAAAGGAAGTACTTAACTTATGATGTTAATTATGTTAGTTGGTTTGCCAGGTTCTGGTAAAAGCACAAAAGCAGAAGAGTATAGAAAGCAAGGTTTTATAATTCATTCGTCTGATGCTATTAGAAATGAACTTAATTTACATAGTCTAGATGATACTCAACGAGTATTTGATATTCTGCATGAAAGAATATTATTAGACATGATGGCTGGAGAAAATGTAGTATATGACTCTACTAATCTAACTAGAAAACGTAGAATGAAGTTTCTTAATTTAATTGAAAAATTTAACTACGAAAAAATCTGTTATGTAAAATTAGTAGATATGTATACTTGTATGGAATTCAATTCTCAACGTACTGAATATGCTAGAGTTCCAGATGAAAGTATTGAAATAATGAATAATAGATTCAACTTACCTATGCCTGATGAAGGTTGGGATAAAATTATTTTAGATATTCAAGATAGTAGAGTGGAGGTATTATGGGCGTAGTATATGAAGCATTCTTTGTACAAGGTCCATTAGATAGCAAACTTTCTAAAGATATAGAATTCAAACACATAACAACAGAATTTAAGCCTGCTAAAAGTCATGAACATTTATATGGTCAGCAGGCTACTTTTGTAGTTACTGGATACGGAAATGACGAAGTAAATGAAGGATATAAAGTTAAATTAGTCTCATGTGAATCTGATGAACTTAGAGAGCTTTATGAAGCTATTCCAATTCCGCATATTACTTTATCTGTATCACCAGAAGGAAAAGCAGTTAATACAAAAAATTTAGATTTTGGACTACAGATGAATTTACTGTATTAACTAAATTTGGAGGATTTTTAGGAAAACCTATATATAAGGAGTAGTATTATATGCAAACTGTATATTTATTTCCAGTGTTTGATTGTATATTTGAAGCAAAAATCATTAATTATGCATAGTAATCGTTGTCCATTTATGATTTGTCCTGGTATTGATTTTGCTATAGAAGATTTTTTAGAGAGATTTAAGTTAGATATGTCAGATATTATTTGGAAAGTAAACACGACTGGATATCATACTAATATGGATTTAGTAGATATTAACGCTAAAGACATAACTGACTTTATGAAACAGTTTAATGATATTAATCCAAAATTTATTGAACATGAAAAAGATATTGACATGAATAAGATATTGGAGATATAAAAATATAAATAAGGAGGAATGACCATGTTTAAAATTAGAAACAGTTGTTTTGAAACAAATAGTTCATCTATGGATAGATATGATGATTACGATAGAGGTCCAGATCATTCACATGGTCGTCAGACTATTAGAATTATTCTTAAGTGGGCCGAAAATGTTCCAGATGTGCGTATAGATGAGATTATCGATTCCATTGATCACATTGAAGAGGATATATTTGATATTCTTAGTTCTCTTATGGAAGATGCTGATGATTTTGAGATTTCAAGTATAGATTATACTGATATTACAGTTACAGCAGATGTTAGAGCTAATATTAGAGTAATTAGTCCTGGTTATGCTGGTGATAGATATTGTCCACCTGAAGGTCCTGAACTTGAATTTGACTATAATGGATTCCCATTTAAGAATGAAGAGTGTCCAGCTAGAAATAAAACAAAAGAGGAGTTGTTAAAACTTTTTCATAATCAAGGTTGGACAGAAATCACTGGAATTGAACATGTCTATGGTGACGAACTTGATGACAACGACTTATATGATAATATTAGTTATTAAGAGCTATTTATTTATAATAAAGAATGGATGGCGAAAAATGACTTATCTCGAAAGAGGTAGGTCATTTTCTTTTTAAGGAGGTTACTATGGGAGCTTATTTTACTATATGGTCTATGAGCCGAATGGGTGGTAGTCCTGGTGGTGGAGGACGTACTGAAATAACTGAAGCAGGTAGAGATGCGGCATATAGAATGAATGTAGAAGCGCAGAAAAAAGCTGAAGAAAAGGCTCTTCAAGAAAAGAAAGAAAAACATACCTATACTGGAGATCTTTCTATTACTACACCTATTTCAATACACACTGGATCATGTCATGTAAGACAAGAATGGAGACAAGACGCAGTAGAAGATTTTATTATGTCACATACTAAAGGTTTAGTTCCTGAGATTATTGATGTAATAGCTGAACCTGATACAGCAACTGTAGAAATATTTGTTCAGATTAAATTGTCTAATGCAAGCTTTATTTGTTTAGATAAGAAAAGTGGAGAAATTGAACTTACTAGTGCTACTATAAATAAGGTAAAAGAACAAGTACGTGATATGTTTGCACCTATACAAAGAAGTATGCAAGAGATTGGTAGAATTGATGAAGAGCATATCGCATATAATCCTGACATGAATACTATTAAACAAGCAGTTAGTAATGTGTATAATGAAAAGTCAGTATTTAAAGTAAATGAATATAGTAGACCTAGTGAACAATTTCCTATGTTAGCACAATACACACACACTAATAAACTTGGAATGACTAAAGATTATACTTTTATAGTAACTAATTTTGAGTATTATAAATAGGAGGTTTTCTTATGACTATTGATGAGCTAAAAGAAAAAGTTCGACTTGCTGAAGAAAAATGTGCAAAGATCGAAAAGACTATTGAACGTCATAAGACTCAAGGTGAAAAGAAAGTCGTGGCTCTCAATAAGATCATGGAACAAAACAACCTTGGAATAACTTATGATGATGTATGTGATAAACCTGATTGGTATCGTGAATATCAAGGTAAAGACTTTTATCATGACATTTATTGGACAGTTTGTGATATTAGAGATAAGGAATCTGCTATAAATGATAACCTTAGAAAACTTAAAGATGCACAACAGGTAGTACAGAATTGGAAAGAAAAACTCAGACTTGAAGAAGTTAAGTTGCAATATATCCAAGATTCAGTCCCTGGAGTTATCAAGGAGTTCCTGAATGAATGGAAATCTAGAGTAATAGGTTATTATACTAAAAAAGCAGAAGAATACCCAGAAGCTTTACAGGAATACAAGGAGACACGTGATAAGTTATATTATGAATGTCTTGTAGAAGTAGTCAATAGACTAGTTGAAGAAAATAAAGAAGAATTCATTCAAAAATACTGCTGGAAGAGTGAAGATAGATTCAATAGAATTATGGACACTCTTAATGAAGGATTCAAACCTAACAATAATTATGAATACATCAATTTAGTCCATTTTGGTTATAGAGATAAGAATGATCCAGATGAGCATCCTAAGTATGTTAGAAATGAAGAGCAATGGAAAGCTAAATTCGGAGATGGATTCTTCCAAGCTTGGTTAAGTCGTAAGTTTGATCCTGATTGGCTAGATAAACAGATTGAACAGGAAAAGAACAATAAACTTATCGATCTTATGACTAGAGTATCTAAGATTACTGGTGAAATTCTTGATGCAACATATCTTTATATTGCAGATGATGGTAATCTCAATGGCTATATTATCGGTAAAGATGGTAAAGCTGAAGTTGAAACTATTGGAGCAGGTGGTTATAACGAACATGTCATTCTTGATTCAGGACGACATGGACAATGTTATCATTTTAGGGTTTTAGTAAAGCCTAAGAAATAATAAAAGGAGAATACCTATGGGAAATTTTGATACTACAGTTAGACTAGCTAAATATGTTGTAGATTTTACAAATCGTGCAGATGGTCCATTTAATGTTGATATAGATGGTAAAGGTAGTTTAAGACATTTAGATTATGACAATGATCCAGGTGCTTGGGATGTTTTAGTGGTACAATAACATATAGTATATTCAAAACATCAATTGAAATTACTGTTGACTATCCAGATTATGCAGATTATAGTAATTTGTGCGTTAGAATTAGTTCAAAGAAATTAGGCGTAGATAAGCGTGTATATTCTGCTAGAGAGCTAAAGGCTGAATTAAAAATTATAGCAGAAAAACTTACTGACTTTATTGGTCCTGAAGGATCTAGCTTATCTGATATTGTAAGTAAAGCTAAAGCAGCTATGGACACTTGTCCAGTATGTGGAAAGTCAGTTCCATATAAAGAGCAGCAAAGATATTCATTTGCAGGTAGATGTTGTCCAGAATGTCTTCCAAAAATGAGAGAAAAGTATGAACAGCCTGGATGGTATAACTAAGGAGGTATTATGAACAAATATTTTTGTGGATATGCATCAGGTAATTTGTCATTATCTACCTCTTCTTGAATAGTAGTTACTGGTACAGTTGGCAGATGTGATCTTATTACTGGAGATAAATGCTATGTAGTTACCACTCAAGGTAGAATGTTTCATGACAAGATTGTTAAAATAGATCCAGAAAACAAAGCTATTCACTTTGAAAATGTAGGTTTATTTGAAGTAAAAGGACTCACCTTTATTGGTAGAGATGATGATTAAAGATAACTAAATCGCATAAAAAGCTATTTAATAATAATAGTGGATGCGAAAAATAAAAGGTAGGTCAGCTTGACTTACCTTTGTTTTTATTACACAAAGGAGGATTTAGTATGTATTCAAGAGAAGTATTAGCAAAATATATTGACATTGCATTAAATGCTGATGCTGCAAATGGAATGGTTGTTGAACTTATGGGTGAGCTTCAGCAGATTCCTGTGAATGTAGAAATTGATGGCATGACTCAGAAAGAGGCTCAGGAAGAAGTTAATCGTAATTTACCTGATTACTTACCTGACATGTTAGAAGATAATGAAGTTTATGCTAACAATCCGAATTACAAGACCGAAGCAAAGAACTTTAGTGTATATGATAACACAGGTAAGCTCTTACTTAAGATTGAGCCGGATAGAACTATTGAAGGACATGGCACACTTACATTTACCGTTCCTTTCTCTAATCCAGAAGATAAGGAAGCATTTCTTGATTTCTGTGATAGACTTCAGAGAAATAGTGCAGTTAAATATCCTACCAATAAGGAGTAAAAAGAAATTGTGAGGAAATTATTATGAGACTATTAAAAAGAATAAAACCTAAGCAGACCACGTCTAAAAATATGGTTTTTACACTAAGGAAGCGATTGTATGGTAAAATGTAATATATGTGGTAAAGAATATAAAAATATTCAACCATTAAGTAAACATATTACTAGTTATCATAATTTAGATAAACATTCGTATTATGATAAATACATGAAACAATCAAATGAAGGAATATGTCTCGTATGTAATAGACCAACTAACTTCTATGGAATGGATAGAGGATATAATACGTATTGTTGTAAAAGGTGTCAAGTTATTGCCCAAAGCAATTTTAGTAAAGTGGATCATTTAAATCAATGGAAAACTAAGCATCAAATAATAGATGAATTTGAAAAATCAAATAATTGTACGCATATTGTAAAGTTAATTGATTTATATGGACGTGATTGGCAAAGACTTGATATTCCAATTATACGTGTATCAAAGATGTACCAATATGTAGATAATAAATATCTCGATATTATTAAGTCATTCAAATATACACCTATAAGTGGAAGAAGTCATAAGGAAAAGAATATTCTAAAATATATCAATTATAATGGAAAGGTATTTGAAAATACAAAAACAGTAATATCACCATTAGAATTAGATTTATATTTTCCAGAATTAACGCTTGCAGTAGAGTATAATGGAACCTGGTATCATTCATTAGAAGCTGGAATAGCTAAAGATTATCATTTACGAAAATCAATTATGTGCAGAAATAAAGATATACGACTTATACACATATATGAATTTGAAGATTTTAATATACAGATTTATAAGTTAAATTCTTTATTAAATGGAATTGACTTATATAATGAAAAGGATTTCAATAAAAACAATTTTGGAAAGATTCCAAAGCCTGTTTTAATACATACTAGTGAAAGAAATTATCATGTATATGGAGCAGGAAAATTATTATAGGAGGAAAATTATGTTAAATATTTTAGAAAAAGTTTTTAAACGTAAAGGAGGTGATCTAAATAAGAGTGGAACAACAATGGATAAGAAAATGATCTTTACCCATAATTGTGCTGCTCGTATTTAGATCGTTGCTGGACGTTTGGAACAGACTGCATCAATGATGGCTCTTGGTTCGACACTTGGTACTACTGTAGATGGTACTCATAAAGGTGCAGGTATAACTAAGATGCAAGGTCAGATTTCTCGTGTTCAATATTATTTTGAACAACAGAAATGGATTACAGAGACATATTTCAAACAACGTGGTCTTGATGATTTAGGTTATAGTGGAATGACGTCACAGGTTGCTGATGACGTAAAACTTGAAGGAGAAATTGATCTCGATAACATGAACTCTACTACAGTTATTGACTTTAGTGGTGAGCATGCTGAGATCGATAATCGTAAAGAGCAGAAATTTGAGGAGGTATAATAAATGTGTATATTTATTATATCAAAGTAACTAAAATTTTTGAAAAAATTTTCTAAAAACTATTTACAAGTTGACTTTGTCATGTTATAATTATATCATAATAAAAATACGTGGAGGTATTTTACATGGCAAAGAAAATTAACGAGAAAAAGAACAACGCAGTGGATTTTACTAAGGTTGAAGGTTCAATTGCCTTTACTCTTGAGGAATATCATAAGAATTTCGATCAGATTTGCCTTGATGAAACTATTTCAATGGCAGAAAAGAAAACTCAGCTGATTGTCTTTGTGAATACTTATGTTGAGGCAACTGCTTATCAGAAGAAGATAATCGCTAAGATCCAGAATTTCAGAGGTGACAGCATCGCACTTCTGCAGTATATGTACAACATTATTCTTGCAGGTGCTGGAATGTACGCAAATAATTAAGGAATTATCAAATGAATAGACCCTCCTCCAAGAAGACCAGTGTGGATAGAATCCAGCTGGTCTTACTTATAAATATCTTTATAGTTTGTATATGTATTGCTTTTGTAATTATAGAATGGCATATAGGTTATAGGATCCAGTGTCCTATCCATCAGCATTTTGAAGTTAATTGTCCTGGCTGTGGTACAACTCGACTTATAGAAAGTGTACTTTACGATCATGACTTATATCAAGCATTTAGATGGAATCCTTATGTATTTATTATGTGGCCAATTGTTATATTGGTTTACTTATATCAAAATATATTCTATGTATTCAGAGGTAAATGGTCAAAATTCACTATATGGTTTATTGGAATATTCTTATCCACCTTAATCATATTTGGTATTGTACGAAATTTTCCTTGTTTAATGTTCTTATCTCCTACTCAACTGTTAGATAGTGTACAGTAGAGGATAGTATGGATAATGTTGAAAAATTCATAAAGAAGTTTAAGTTTTGCCATGCAAGTGAGGTTGAAGACCTATTTCTGCATGGTAATTGTTATTATTTCGCAGTGATTTTAAAAGAACACTTTAATGGTGAGATATATTACTTGCCAATTGAAAATCATTTTATCTGCAAAATAGATAAAGACTACTATGATATCACAGGTAAAGCTAAGTTTAATGAGCATCCATATAAATGGAGTACTTTTAAATCTTATGATGAATTACTCTATAATAGAATAGTTCGTGATTGTATAGACTTTACTACTAGAAAATATATAGAGAGGAAGTGAACAATGTGCAGTCGGTATTAGCATGCATAACAGTTTTAATTATATGTGTTGTATTGTTTTTTAGCCGACCACTTTCACTAATGTTTTTTGATACACGTAGTCTACCAATGTATATAGCGACTAAAAATACGTTAAAATTATTAAGAAAATCAAACACAAAAGAAAATAGACAATATGTCAGACAAATATGTTGTGATGGTCGTCGATTTACTGATGACTTTATTAAATATGCAGATAGTACATTTTATTCACATACAATAGATAGTTTAGGAATAACAATGTATGAATATATAAATTTCAAAGAAAAGCTAAAGGAGGTCCATGATGAAAGCAAGTAGTTTTATAAGAGAGTTCTGTGATATTAAGATCAATGGACCAAAATATAGTAATAAAATGCCACCTGAACAAAAAGATGCAGTTAACATCTGTAATATACCTTATGGATTAAGAGATTATTATGTAGAGTCTGTATATTATGACGATGCCACTATTGCTATTCTATGGGTTGCAGAAGAGTGGGATCAAGATGTATTTTCATTAGTAAATGAAATAACAAGATATTATGAATATTTAGCTAAAGTGCATAATCTTGAAGCTGATATTTTATTGGAAATCACTATTAGGAATAAAGACTTACAAAACGTGCCTAAGTATTTTGACAGAGTTATATGTAGAAATGGAGGATAATCTTATGGTAGATATCGATAGTCGCCCAGATATGAGGTATCTGTTGGCTGAACTAAACAATTATAAATGTGATTTTGTAAAAGATGATCAAATTGTAATTCCTATACCACAGTTTCAGAAAAAGACTAATGAAGAATGGTATGGAATTGCTTTAGTATGTAGACCTGGAAGAACTGATATTGGTGTATATATTTGTTTTGATGGACCTGAATATGGTGCTCAAGGTTATTTAACAACTATAGATAATAAACATCATTTACAGTTAAGTACAATTATTGATGAAGCTCTTAAAGACGCTTGTGTTTGTACTGGATGCAAAAAGACATATGAACTTAATAAAATGTACGCTAATGTAACTGGTCATATATGCGAAGAATGTAAAGAACAAATTAGAAGTAAATATTAAGGATAGATAAGAGAGGTAATACTATGGATGAAAAGTGGAATGACGATTGGCGAGACGAGCTTAAATCTGATGATTATGCCGCATGGGAAAGATTAGCTGATTGTAGAAATAGACGTTCAGATATTAAGATGTACGCTAAACTTATCTATAAGTATAATCCAAATAGAACTAAAGAAGAGTGTTTAGATAGATCTATTATATGGATCACTGATTGGAATAATCAGCCTAGTCTAATTCCAGATGACGATGAGTATAAGAAAATCATTGCATCTATGTAAAAAGGTAAATAATCATGAAGGCAAAAACGATAAAACGGAAGAATTGTAGAGATTGTCAGTATAATTGTAAATTCACTTGTGTATGTCTAAAGTCTGATCTAGTTGGAAAACATATTTCTTTCTTTGGTCAGACTGCTTGTAAACACTTTAAGGAACGTGAAAAATAAAGACTATTTAATTATAACAATGTAATTGTTCTAGAAAGGAATTTAGATTATGAGCGAAGCAGTAGAAAAAGTAAATGGTACCTGGAAAGGTAATCCTTATAGTATTAAAAAGTTATGGGGTAAGAATCCTAATTGGGAAGGTCATGAGTTTACCGCTGAAGAATGTGCCAAGCTCTTTAATGAAGAAACTATAGAGTTTGATGCAATATCTAAAGCAGGTAAGCCTTACAAGGCAAAAGGTAAGCTTGATATTCAAAAGTTTACTGATGATGAAGGTAATGAGCATGAGTATCTTGGATTCCAGTTAGTATTTGACGAGAAACCTAAGGATGATGTAGAAAGATTTTCTGGTACATGGAATGGAAAAGAGGTTAATCCTAAGAGAGTTTGGAGTGAACACCGATTCACAGATGAAGAAGTAGCAGCTCTTCTTGCAGGACAGACTATTAAGTTTCAAGCTGTATCTCAGAAAACTGGAAATTATTACACTGCTACAGGTAAGCTCGCTGAACAGGAATACAGTGGTAACAAGTTTGTTGGATTTAAGCCTGATTTTAAGTAAACTACATAAATGGATTATCAGTAAATTATTACTAAAGGAGGAACTATATGAAAGTCGTATTAAATATTTTCTCAGATGAAATTTCGAATTATGAAAATCAGTTGGAGTATAAAGAGAAATTTCTGCAAAAGTTTGGTGATAAAATAGATGCTGATAATCCATTTTATTTTGATGACGATGCTATCTGTGATGGTGTTACCGGTGAGACTATTAAAGGTGCTAAACTTACTGTAGACTCTTGGAATAGAATTACTAATGTACTTATTAAGTATTTTCATTTAGACTTATAGGAGGTATTATCATGACAGACGAGCAAAAACAAGAAATTAAGAGTGAGTTCAGATCAAAATATTATAATGCTGTAAGTGATGTATGCTTTAACGTATTGGCAAAAAAGAATATAGAAACAACGCTTACTAAAAAAGAGTATGAAGATATTATAAGTGACTCGCATGAGTGGTTTATGGTTCATTTCTTTGATGAATTTGACGTAAAAGATGTAGATTAAGTCGAAAGACTATCTAATAAAAAATCATGAAAGGAAACATGTTATGGCAGAAAACACAACAACCAAGGCCAGCGCTAAGACGCCGACACCTAAAACTAATAAAAACGAGGAGGCAAAAAGCGTAGTTAATCTTTGTATAGAAGATACCTTTGATATTGAAGAACTTGAAGGTAGACGACTATATATTAACTTTGGTATCGATGACGAGGTTATCGAGTCTATAGTTTGGCATATCTTAAGATATAACAGACAAGATAAAGGCAAACCTATTGAAGACCGAGTACCGATTAAACTTTACATTAATAGCCCAGGTGGTGAAGTTTGTCCAGGTTATGGTTTAATCGATGCAATTCTTACTAGCAAGACACCTGTTTATACAATAAATCAGGCAATGTGTTATAGTATGGGATTTCTCATTTTTATTGCAGGTCAGAAAAGATTCGCTATGCCACATGCAGAGTTTTTAATGCATGATGGTTCAAATGGTGCATACGGTTCAACCGCAAAAATGAAAGATCGAATGGATTTTGAATTAGGCGAACTTGAAGCAATTACTAAAGACCATATTATAAACCATACAAAAATTACTCCTGAGCTCTATGATGAAAAATATAGAGTTGAATGGTATTTCCTCCCTAAAAAGGCTAAGGAAGTTGGAGTAGTAGATTGTATAGTCGGTGAAGATTGCGATATAGATGAGATAATCTAAAGGAGATAATAACATTGGTAAAGAATTATTTACTTGACACCAATATTTTGATGTCCAATCCTAATGCTATTTTTAATTTCGAGGATAATAATGTTCGTCTTTGTGGTACAGTTATTCAGGAATTAGATGCACATAAGAGAGATAAAGGAGAGCCTGGTTATAATGCTAGAGAAGCTCTTCGTATCATTGCTAATTTAATTAAAGATGCAATTGACAATGTACCTAAAGAAGAAAGAATTAAAATTGTAAGAGATCAAGGAATTGATCTTCCTAATGGTGGAAAATTATTCTTTGAACCAGACGGAGTTGATGTTTCTAATCTTCCTAAAGGATACGATATATCGGTTCCAGACAATAGAATAATTTCTTCTTGCGTACATATGAATAAGAACTATCTTAAAGATAGTCCAGTTACTCTTCTCACAAATGATACTGGATGTTTTATTAATTCACTTATATGTGATGTTAATGCTGATACTATAAAAAGTGAAGAGATTGAGTATATTGGATATTCAGGTCACTTAAATCTTGAAATTGCAGATTGGACTATTATAGATGAAATTTATAAGAAGCATCAAATAGAAGCAGAATTGATTGATGAAATTGGAAAATTAGAATATCCATTATATGAAAATCAGTTTGTAACTATTACATGTGGTGATAAATGTGTACTTACAGTATATCAGAAAGGTCTTATTAAACAGATCAATGATATTATTGTACATGGAAATATTCATCCACTTAATAAGATGCAAACATACGCAATGTGGGCATTAACTAATCCTGATATTCCTTTAGTTATTCTAGAAGGACCTGCAGGTACATCTAAAACATTTGCATCATTGGCGTGTGGATTACATCAGTTAGGTATTAGCAAAAAGAAGTCAGATAATGATACACAGGAAATCTATAATAGAATTCTAATTTCTAGACCTAATGCTAATACGTCTGATGCGGACTTTGGTTACTTACCTGGTACACTTGAGGAAAAGATGGGTCCTATGGTTGCATCTTATATGGATAACCTCGAAGTTATTCTTGGAGATAAAGACACACCTATTGCAGATACAAGAAGAGTCATTGAAGATATGATGTATGATAGATATATTGAATTATGTCCTCTTTATTCTATTAGAGGTCGTTCAATTAACAATGCATATCTTATCTGTGATGAAGCGCAGAATGCTTCTAAGAATCTTATTAAAGATGTAGTTACAAGACCTTGTCAGAATACAAAAGTAATTATTGCTGGAGATCCTTCACAGGTTGATAATACTAAGCTTGATAAGAGAAATAATGGTTTGGTTTATGCAAAAGACTGTATGAAAGGTAGTCCGTTATGTGCGATCATTCGCTTTGAGCCTGATCAGTGTGTAAGAAGTCCTCTTGCTGAGGAAGCCATTAAACGTATGAAGTAATTAAATTAAGAGGGTATTCAGAAATGAGTACCCTCTTTCTATATGAGGTAAAATTATGATACAAAACGATCCTGAACTTGAAAAACTTGTAAATGAATATTGTAAAGTATTTAATATTTCTAAAACTAACTTTTTATAGGGAAATTATTATGAACAAAATTAGTCCTTATATTGATAAAGATGGACATATTATAAAGATTGAAAGAGGTTAATTATGATTATAGGCATAGATTTAGGCAATAAAACTCGTAATTCTATCTGTGTCATGCGAGGTGAAGAACTACTTGACTGGAGTAGATTGAATTATGCAGATTCTGAATCCGCCTGGCATCATAGAAAGAAAATCATTAAACAAATTAATGAGTACATTAAAAAGTACAAACTGACTAAAAACGACTATTTATTATTTGAGGAAATTGCATTCTATAAAGGTGTATCTAGAATGTATAATATTGTAAGTATGGCATTCTTACAAGCGACTATAATAAATGAATTCTCAGATAAGATTTCTATAAGTGCTGTACATGTACAATCTTGGAAAAGTAAAGTACTAGGTAATAGATCAGCAAAGAAAGAAGATGCAGTTGCATTTATAGAATCAAAATATCCTCAAGTAAATTTAGATATTGTAGTACATCATCCAAAGAAAGGTGATGAGATCATCAAGGATAATGATACAGCTGATGCGATTTGCATAGGTCTATATGGATCAATTGCGGATAAAAAGAAACTTGATGAAAAATTAGTGAACTATACATAAGGAGAGGTATCATGGCAGTAAATTTTAACAAAGACAATGTATTTAATCTTAAACAGATATCAAATGATTCAGTAAGAAGTGAAGTACAGGCATTATTTGTACCTGATGAAGAGATAATTATGGCTTTTCAAACAATTAGAGATCAGTTAGTATTTACTAATAAGCGAATTATAGCTATTGATGTACAAGGTGTAACAGGTAAGAGAAAATCATTTTGTACTATGCCTTATTCTAAGGTTCAGTACTTTACTATTCAGACTACTGGATTTATGGAGATATTTCCAGACTCAGAACTTTATATTGTATTTTCAAATAATTTTACTGCTACCTTTGAATTTAAGGGTCGTGTAGATATAGCTGAAATTGGACGTATTATATCTACTTTTGTATTATAAAGAACTATTTAATTATAATAGAGTAAGAATGTGAAAAATGACTAGTCTCATATAGAGATTAGTCATTTTATTTGGATTACGGAGGTAGATAACCATGATGACAATTAGTTTAGGAAACACAACTAGAGCTAGAATAATTGATGGTGTTATTGGTCAGTTATCTGATGGTAAATGGGAAAATAGTCCTGGAATGAATAAGTATTGGCAATATTGTCATACTGAAGGAACTGGTCTTATTATTGATAATGATAAATGGGATAGCGGTTTCAGAGGTAGAGCTGAAGCTTGGATTAAACATTGGTTTGCAGGTAAACTTAAAGCGGTTGTCCAGGATGAAGTAGGTAATAATAAACAGGGCTGGAGTAGAGATAATATGGAGATCTCTGAGTATATTAGTTATAATCATGATATGACTGTATCTCACTGCTATGAATGTTATGATTATCTATTAGAAAGAACTGGGCATAACTATGCATTCCAGAAACTGGCTAATGCTCCTGGAATGAAGGAGTTTAAATCAGCTATTAGTAAAGTAATTATAGATGAATCACTTAGTTTAAATATTGATACTGATGTAAATGAGTATAATGATTGGGTTGAAAGTATTTTAGTTTATTATGAAGATGAATTTGAGTATATTTCTGAACATGGAATTGATGAAACATACTTAAATACACTTAATTCAAACTTTAATGACGAAAAATACGAACTTGCTTGGCCAAATTATACAGCTGCTTCTAAGATGTTACAGTCAGTATTTTATAATAATTCAGACTACTTAAAAGAAGTTACACAGAAAGTTGGACTATCTATGGCAGCAGATGATTGTTTCAAGGCAGTTTATTTCATAACAATTAGACCTAAGATGATTCAAGTTATTTATAACCATTTTAATTCGAACTAAAGGAGGTATCGATCATGGCTAATAAAGTAATAAATGGTCCATATGGTTGGTATTACTCATATACTGATGCTGCTGGTAAGAAAAAGAACTTATCTATATTTAAAGAAGTATATGATAACTATTTTGAACCAGGATATATGACTGAAGACCATCTTGAACAGATTGTGGCTGGAAAAACTGTTACATTTACTGTACCTAAAAAGTCCGAAAGTGGTGTTATTACTGTAACAGCTAAACTTATTCCATATACGCGTAAAGATGGAAAAGAAACTAAAATTATTGATATTCAAACTGATCTTGCTGATGATGACGTAACTATAAAAGCTAAAGGTAAAGCTTTACTTGAAAGTTATTATGATGGATCAAGATTTAGCTATACTAGACCTCAAAATCTCATAAGTACATTTGATTTATCTACTGAATGGAAAACTTATTCAGAAAATTTCCCTTGTGGAACTGAATGGGTATTTCGTGTTAAGTGTTATAGACCTTATGTAAGAAATGATGCTGGTTATGTATTCTACGGTAAGTTAGATAAAGGTCGAGTAGTTGAAATTGATGAAGGACAGTTTAATAAAATACAAGCTGATTTCAAAGCGCAAAGAGCTCAGGAACAAGCTGAATTTGAAAGAAAGTCTAAGGAATTAGATGCAGTTAGAGACGAGATCTTAAAGTGGATTAGAGACATAGAATCTAAGATTTGGACATCTGGAAGCACTGTTAGTACTACTCAGCTTATTGAAAATGTCGATAAATTCTTAACTGTAAATGTACCTAACTTAGAAAATAGAGTTGCAGGTATGTTAAACTCTAATGCATCATATAAGTTAAAACTGTCAGATTATTTTGAAACTGCTAAGACTGAAGTTAAACGAAACATAACTATGTCTAACTATACTGATTCTTCAATAGGTGAAAATATTAAAAACAAACTTCTTAATAATATTAAGACGTATGTAGAATATTCTAGAGTAATTGAGTTTAGACATAAGATGTTTAAAGAATATCAGTCATCTGGTCTGGAAGCTATGACTATCTGTGTAGATATTGATACAGCGTTAAGTTTAGGATATTTTAGTGCAGTTCAGAGAGCATTAACTAAGTATAAGTCTGACGCACCTAGATATATTATCTATAATATGTATAGAGATATTATTGATCTCAATGTACTCGAAGAGCATATACTTAATATGCTTAAAATTTTCTATGACTTCTATGATACACCAGAAAAAGATCGTAAAGCAGTTGCTAAATATGTAGCTAAACATAGATTAGCTGACTATTATGACAGGGTAAGAGGTTGGGAAGAAGTCTTTGAAACTCTTATCGATAATTCAAGAGATCCTAGACTCACTAAACCATTACTTGAAAGTGTCGCTGGTACAGCTAGAGCAAATGTTCTTAAAAATAAAACATATTACTTTGAGAAGCGCGGTAGACTTAGAAATAATATTATTGTCTATAAACCAATTGAATTATTAGATGAGCTTAGAACACATATTAAAGAATTCAATGCTTCTTCAGGTGTAGCGATTCTTACTAATATTGAACTTGATGTAAATGAAAGCTTTATATTTCAGTTCTATACATTTGCAGATGCTGAAGGTGATGAAAAAGGCTTTGATGGCCGAAGAATGTTAAATCTTACTCGTATTTTCAATAGAGGTAAAGACAAAGAACATAAGATCGGTTTCTACTTCGATAATGAATCTGAGGAAGATTTAGAAGATGATAATTAAAATAAATTTCGAACCTGGTATTTTATATACTAGGTTCGATTTTTATTCACAGAAAGGAAATTACCTATGTATGGAGCAATTTTAGGTGATATGGTTGGAGCACCTTATGAATATGATAGAAGTGAAAAACGAAAAGATTTTCCATTATGGATCGAATCTAGTAGAAAAACAGATGATACAGTTATGACTCTAGCAGTAGCAGAAGCTCTACTTGATACTAGATTTAAGTCTAATGAAAAGATTAAAAAAGCAATAGTTAAGTCTATGAAACATTATGGAGCATTATATCCAGATGAAGGTTATGGAACAAGATTCTCTTGGTGGCTTAAAACAAATCATACAGAACCATATAATAGCTGTGGTAATGGATCTGCTATGAGAGTTTCATCAGTTGGATGGCTATTTAATACTATAGAGAAAACAAGAGAAGTAGCTAGACTTACAGCAGAAGTAACACATAATCATCCTGAAGGAATTAAAGGTGCAGAAGCAACTGCTTCAGTTATTTTCTTAGCTAGAACAGGTAAAGATAAAGACTACATCAAACAGTATGTAATTGATGAATTTGGATATGATTTATCTAAAACTTGTGATGAAATTAGACCTACATATCATCATGTAGAAACATGTCAAGAAACTGTACCACAAGCTATTACAGCATTCTTAGAAAGTAATGACTTTGAAGATGTTATACGTACAGCAGTTTCTCTTGGTGGTGATTGCGATACATTAACTTGTATTGCAGGAAGTATGGCAGAAGCTTTTTATGGAGTTCCTGAAGATATGAAACAGGAAGTTCGTAATAGACTTCCAGAAGATCTATTGTTTATTTTAGATCGTTTTATAAAAGAAAAAGATACACAACAAAAAATAAAATTTAACCTATTCAAGAAAGGAAATTAAAAGAATGAACACTAATATTAACGAGGCAATGAAACCTTATTTTGATCAGCTTGGTATTGATCCAATTGAATTTGACTACGATGATACTAAAAAGAAATTTATCTCAAAGGACTCATTTGTATACGATGTAAATGACCCTGAAGCATATTTCATCGTAGTTAAGATTTCAGGTAATATTGGTACAGTTATTATAGGCACATCTGACGGTGTAAGATTCATAGAAGATGAAATACTTGGACTGATTCAGTACGAAGGTGATCACTGGATTACTATCTAAGGAGGTGTTAGTATGGGATGGTTCGATCGTAATGGAGATCAATCACAAACTTGTATAATATGTAGTAAAACATGTAAAGTATTAGGTAATCATCTTATTGAACATAAACTTTCAGCTAAAGAGTATTATGATAAATATTTAAGAAAACCTAATGAAGGAAAATGTACAGTATGTGGAAAAGATACCAAGTTCAAAACTATCTCTATAGGATATATTGGAAAATATTGCTCGCCAGAATGTATGTATTCAGACAAGGATCATTTTAATCCTAATGCATGGAAAGATACTAGAAATAGTAAAATAAAACAATTTGAGCTTGACCATAATTGTATATTTGCGAATGATTTAAGAGTACAATATGGACATGGTTGGTATTCAAGTAATATAGTTAATTTTATTTATATGGATAGTCAAACTAAATTTGTGCCTATCAATGAAATACAAAAAATTATAGACTATGTATCAGTAAAAAGGCCTAATTGTAGCACTTCACATGCAGAAAAAGAACTTGTAGAATATATAAAAACGTTCTATAAAGGAATAATACTAGAAAATAGACGTAAGATTATTTATCCATTCGAATTAGACATATATTTGCCAGATTTGAAATTAGCCATAGAGTATAATGGTAAATGGTATCATTCTGTAAATGCTGGAACGCCTAAAGATTATCATTTACATAAGTCATTATTATGTCGAGATAAAGGTATACGTCTAATACATATTTATGAATTTGAAGATATTGATAAACAAAAACATTTATTAAAAGAATTGATTTTAGGTATAGACAAATATCCTAAAAATGACTTTAATAAAAATAGTTTATTAGATGTTATTCCTGAACCAACTAAGATATATGATAATGGATATACTATATATGGTGCAGGTAAATTGGAGGTGAATTAAACAATGGGATGGATGTTAAATGATACTGGTAAAAATGCTAAAGCAAAAGTAGAAGTTCAATTGCCAGAACTTGAAATTCAACTTGATGGAGAACATTGGATTCCAGTCAATAAGAACTGTGTAGATAAATGTTATACAGATGAAATGCCTCGTCTATTGATTGTAGTAGATGAGATTGCAGAGTTAACTGGTAAGTCTGGTATTAAAACTACTGAAGGTAAAGCTGAAGACGCTTTAAAAGACGAGATTATTAGTAACATACAAAGTATTACTCAGCTTGGAAGATCTGCTGGAATACATTGTATACTTTGTACTCAGCGTAATGATGCTTCCGTTTTGCCTGGTATTATTCAAAATAACCCATTGTCAATCGACACTTTAGTCGAAGTAAAAGATTAAAGCTTAGAGATATTTATCTCTAAGTAGAATTGGAGATAAATATGTTTAAGTGTAAAATATGTGGTCAAGAATGCGGACCTAAAGGAATAAGTAGTCATCTTAAGAGAAAACATCAGTTAGCAAGTAAAGATTATTATGATAAGTATCTTAAAACTGATTCTGAAGGTAAGTGTAAGATTTGTGGAAAAGAAACTGCATTTGATACTATACTAACTGGTTATAGATTATATTGTTCTTCTAAGTGTGCTAACTTAGATCCAGTGGTCCGAGAAAAGATTAAACAAACTTCTATTGAAAAATATGGAGTAAAATGCAATCTTAATCTTGAGGAGACTAAAGAAAAAGCAAAAGTAAATAGTCAATCAAAAGAAGCTAAGACTAAAAGAGCTAAAACAAACGTCGAGAAGTATGGTGTTGAAAATGTATATGCATCGGAACAAATAAAAGAAAAGATTAGACAAACTAATCTAGAACGTTATGGAGTAGAGTATTCTTGGCAAAGTGATGATGTTAAGGACAAAAGTAAAGCTACTAGTTTAGCTAAATATGGTACAGAACGTCCTCAGCAGTCTGATATAGTAAAACAACATACAAAACAATTAAAACAGTCTAGATTACAAGAATTTATGATACAAAATGATTGTATTAGTAGAGATGAAGTTATTCAGAAATATGGTTTTGGTTGGACTTTTGTTATTGATAAGATTAACGTACATCCTATTTATTGTGGAAATAATGCCTTTATAAAGAATTCAGAGCTTATCAATATCCAAAAATATAGTGAGATTAATCATTATCAAAGTTCTTTATTTGAAACTGAAGTTATTGACTACATTAAATCTATCTATTCTGGTAAGATTATTACTAATACTAGAGATATTCTAAAGCCTTATGAATTAGACGTATATATTCCAGATAAACATATTGCTATAGAGTGTAATGGAACATTCTGGCATGATGCAGAACATAAGAATAAAACTTATCATATAGATAAGTCTAAAGCTTGTAGAGATAGAGGAATAAGATTGATTCATATTTATGAATGGGAATGGTCTAATTATCCTGATAAGATTAAGCAGTTACTGAATATATCATTAGGTTCAGTATCTAAGATATATGCTCGTCAGTGTGAAGTTAGGCTAATATCTAATCAAGATGCTAAACCATTTAATGAAGCTACGCATTTACAAGGTCATAGAAATGCTCAAGTTACGTATGGATTATTCTACAAAAATGAATTAGTTCAACTTATGTCATTTAGTAAAACTAGATATAATAGAAACCTTAAAAACGATAATGAATGGGAAATCATTCGTGGTTGTCCAGGTTCTAATAATATAGTCATAGGTGGTGTAAGTAAGTTATTTAAACATTTTGTCACTGATTATACTCCATCAAAAGTATTCAGTTATTGTGACTTTAATAAGTTTGATGGTAAGTCTTATTTAGCTTTAGGTATGGAGCTAATTGGAGATACTGGTCCAAATAAATGGTATGTAATATCTAGAGATAATGTAGTTGCAAGAAACCCTAAGTTATATAGTAAGCTTAAGAATTATCCAGTAATTTGGGGTAGTGGTTCATTAAAATTTGAATGGAAGAAATAAAAGGCTATTTAATTATATAAGGATGAGAAAAATGACTGGTTTCAGAAATGAAGCTGGTCATTTTGTTTATAAGAAGAATTTGTTTATAAGGAGGATTTTAATATGTATTTTGATAATATGGTTTATGGTAATAATATTAAAGTAATAACAGAAGATAAATTGTTTACAGGACAAAATCCAAGAACATCATTAGTATGGCAAGACGCTAAAGGCGCAAGTTGTAAAGATGATAATGGTAATAGTTTCTTATTAGTATTTGAAAAAGGCCAAAATTTATTTATGATTGCACGAAGTGGACATGTATATGAAATAGTATTTGATAGAGTTGAAGATGATAATATTGTAGATGATAATGGTACTATGTTTAATTTTAAAGATATAATATTTATTGGTGAATTAGAAGATTAATAAGGAGGTAGATTTTATCATGTCTAAAGCAGATGAAATTATGGACGTATTAGTTGGCACATTAGAACAATTTGGTTATAAGATAGAAGATGTTCATTTAATCAATTATGATACTTGGAAAGATATCGAAAAAGATATGGAAAGAGCTCTCAGATCTAAAGGCTTAGACTTATCTTATGATTCAGACTATTCAGAAAAGTATGACATTAAGTTATCAGGCAATGCTGGAGGTATTGTAAGTGGTTTTAGATATTTCTATAAGAAACATCCACAATATGGTTGGCATGAAGCTAAGATTAATGGATCTGATATAGAATCTGCAAAAGAATTTTATGAAAATGATAGATATGGTTATGCTACTAAAATTTCTAAAGAAAGATTTATCAATTTAGTATCTACTAAAAAAGGTGGATCTCAACATATAGGAATTGGAAGTCAGGCTAGTATAAATGTCACTACTGTAACAGTTTATGTAGATAATTGGAATAATCTAATGTTTGACAAAACTACTTTAGTATATGATTAAGGAGGCTGAAATATGCTATTTAGAGAATTAAAACCTATTTTGTATGCAGAAGATAAAGATCTGTTTGATAAAATGTTTGTAAATGGTCAGTTTAGTTATAATGAACCTATTATGATAGATCAGATTAGCTTATATGATGGTGCAGATAGTGTAGCTGCTAAAGATGACGCAGAAAGATTTGGCTGCAGAATAGATAACAATGGCGATGATGTATGGATTCCAGCTGGTTTACCATTTGCTATTCGTAAGACTAATGCGCCTTATGCAGTTATGAAAATTAGTCGTAATGGTGTAACATATTATCCAGAATATGTAGAAGATACTGAGGTAGTCAATGTAGAATTTACTGAATTTGGACAGAAGTTATATGATTATGCTAAAGCTTCTTATACAACTGTAATGGCTGCATATGACCAATTACTGCTTATTGAAAAGATCTTTGGCTCTAAAATTATTGCTGATTAACAATAATCTGTAAGGAAATTATGAGGTATAAATTATGTTTTTTAAGAAAAAGCACATAATTGATTGTACCATAACTTGTATTGCGAAAAATATGATTTATGGTATAGATGATGATGGTAGAAACAAATCTACTTGTGAATACCAATTTAGTTTTGTAGAACCAGAAAATTCTAAGATACTTTATGAGTATGATGAATGTTCTACTATATACGAAGTTGGTCATATGTACAGAGCTAAATTTAATGAACAAGATGGTTCATTTAAGATTAAAAAATAAGGAGGTATAAGTATGACTTTCTATGTTACATATTTAGACGATCCATGGAATAGCATTGGTACTTTACCAGGATTTACTATTGAAGAAGCTGCAGATTGTGTAGAGCATGATAGTTCTTTTAGAGGTTGTATTCCAATGACTGCAGATGAAAGAAGAAGATTTCTTGCTAAATGTGATGAAGCAGGTGAAGGTCAATATAGAGACGTATACGAAAAAATGAAAGATACATTCATGTATCAGCAGTTTTTAGACGGAACCATTGAGTCTAAGCTTTCTTATAGCTTCTGGATCACTAGTGCTTATGATACTTATACTACAGTTTTTGCAATTGGTGCTGATACTGTAGGTGATTATGAGTTCAATTTAACTAGAATTGCTAAGAGACTTGGTGAAAAGAACTTCTACAATTATGTAGCAGGTAAAGGAAAGAGAGTTAAAGACTTTTCTACTTTAGTAAAGATACTCAATGAATTAGGTATTAGAGATGTGAAATATACAAAAGAAGATCTTATTCAAGCTTGTAATGAAGATAGATACTTCGTACTTAGAAAATAAGGAGGAATACCTATGATTACACAAGATATTTTAGACGAGCTTAATAATGAGTATAATGATGCAATCTTTGAGTTCAAATTTCAGAATGGAATGGAAGGTGTAGTTGATATTAAAATGAAGCCTAATTGTCAAAAATACATTGACTCGTATATTCTGAATCTTGAAGATGATACTAGAAACAATATTAGAGAGTTCTTTAAGAAAAAGAACATCAACATTAGATATAACAATACTGCAAGCTGTTTCTGGGCAAGTTCAGTCTAAAAATGTAAAGCTATTTAATAATAATACAGAACAACTATTTACATTTGTATTTGCTCTTGATATAATAAAATAAAAAGGAGAATACGAATATGTTTCAAATTATGTTGCCATTGTTTATTGGAATGTTTGTTGCTTGTATTATTGTAGCTATCATGATTGTAACTGATAACACACCAGATTCTGCCTATGACTTTTTAGCTGGTAAGTATGATAAGGAGGATTGGTTCCATGAGTGGTAAAGTTTATTGTTATAATGATCTGAAACGAATGAGCGAAGAGCATGATTATGAACGTTGGAAGCTCGATAGTATTGCAGATTATATGGAAGAGCAAGTTGGTGCAGCTGAACTTTGGAAAACATTACGTCCAGCATTAGAATCACCAGAAATGCTTGAGCATCTACTTTTCTTAGCAAAAGAATTAGACTTATAAGGAGGTAGATAAATTGGAAGGGAATTTAATACAAAAGAAATATTACGATAGAGAACATTTTACTCTTGATGAAAAAGAAGATATTTGTGCAAAATCAGGTAATAAGTGTGCACATTGTGGAACACCTATTTTTGCAGGTTATCAGATGACAGTGGATCATTTTATTCCACTTGATAAAGGTGGATCTAATCAAATGATTAACTTAATTCCATTATGTAAAGATTGTAATGAATCTAAGGACAACAAACTATATAGCATGGAATATATCAAATATCTTAAACCTAAGTATAAGCAACAGATTAAAGACTATTTGGATTCATATGTGCAAGTTATAGACTATTGTCAGCGACATAGACTTCTTGCGTATGATGAATACAACAGATCAATTCTCATAACTCCTAGAAATGTTAGACGTAAAAATAAATCAGTTGGAGTTAAAAGTAAGTATGTTTTGAAATATGCCACTTGGGATGATTTAGATAAAATTACTGATTACTTAATTAGATATCTCAAAAAGAATGACGTGCTTGATTCTGAAGAAGCTGCTCGAGAGAATATCATATTTTGGATGCAATTTGGTTGTATCTATTATGTGGAGCGTAATGGTGAAGTAACTACTATGATCGCTATGACTATTAAACAACTTGGTGAGAATCAAGATTATAGAGGTATTTATAATCAGCCTATGATGTATCTGTTTCCTTATTATCAGACAGAAATATCTGAGCAAATTGTTCTTGATTTGATTTATGATATACCTAAGCTTATATGTGATGAAAATAATTTAAGCTTCATGCCATTGAACATTGTTATGCTTGAAGATGAAAAAATGAAAAATGTACTTTCATATATGTATAAGACTAGTCCAAAAGAAGATAACGTTGAAGGTTTCATAGTTTTTCATGTACTAGTAGGTGAAAATGAATCTTATGATAATGTACATATAGAATATGAAGATATGAATGAATCAGAAAAGAAAACACATGACTTCTTCAACAAATTTAATGACGTTACTGATAAAATGTTAAGATATTTTGAAAAGTATGAAGATCGTGAATCTGTTAGTTGGATGATTAACAGTATACTATCAGTAAAAGCCATTAAGGAATCTAAACTTAGTAAATACATTTCATTTGATAATGGAGGAGAATAACTATGGATAATAAGTTTGAAGTAGGTAAGACTTATAGAGGAACTATGTTATATGGTGGTGATGTTCATTACACAGTTGTAGAACGAACTGACAGACAAGTAACAATGAAAGAACAGTGGATTGCAGAAGATACTGGTGAGGAAGCAAAGGAATTCACTAAGTATGATATTGAGATTGAGAGCGGAATTGAAAAGATTAAGCTCTGGGAATACAAAGGTCATGAAGCATGGATTTATGCGAATGAAGGAAGATAACTAAATAAGAAAGGAAATTATAAAATGAGAACACTAACCTTAACCCTTAGATCAGATGCATATGGAGATGTATGTGCGAGTATCACAATTATGACTACAAAGTCAACTGAAGAACTTTCAGACTTTATTGAGCAGTTTTTTGACATTGCTTCAAATAAAGACAGACATGGTTATCGATCAAATAATAATGATGCGTATAGAATTGCAATTTATCTTAAGAAGAAATTTAGATATTCTGATGATGAATTGAATGTAACTAAACCTGAAGTTATTACTCGTTTTTACTAAGGAGGATTGACAATGATCGTACATCGGTATAATATCGTTAATGGCAAGTATAGTGAAGCTACAATTCCTAATGGTTGGAATGTTGTTACTAATGCTGAAGATGATACTACTATCAATTGCATTCATTGTGGACAACAAATCTCTTTTAAGGAAAGCTTTGAATCTAAACGGTATAAGGATGAACATGGACGAAGTTATCGAGAATGTTCAGTATGTTATAATAACTTTTTACCACTAACAAAATTTCAATAAGTTATCAATGAGCTTCAGAGTTTTCTGGAGCTCTTTATTTTTCATATGGAGGTGAAAAATGTCATCAATTACATGGAATCCAGCAACAGCTAAAATAGAAAATAATTCACAAAATACTTTTATAGTAGGACGTCCTGGAAAAGGACAGAAATTATATTTAGATGAAAATAGTAATACAGTAGAAAATAAAGTAGAAGATAAGGTGGAGGAAGATGAATGAGTACATATTTAGCAAATAGACTCAATTCAGTATTTCCAAATCTTACATATAATGATGTAACATATGATACACCAATAACGTTAGTATGTGATACACATGGCAGTTATGTTAAAACTGTACATCAAATTCTTTATAAAAGTAGTAAATGTCCAGAATGTGTTAGACTTAATAGAAATAAAAAACTCAGTGAAATAGGAAAAACTAAAGTAGGTAAGTTAAATAGTTTTTACGGTCATACATTTTCTAAAGAAACTAGACAAAAATTAAGTAATGTTTGGAATGGTGATACTACTGAAAGAAAAAGAAAAATATCTAATACAGTTAAATCTCAAGAATGTCAGCAAAGAACTAGACAAACTTGTAAAGAACGTTATGGTTCAGAGATATATGTAAATTCGGCTAAAATGAAGTTAACTAAACAACAATTATTAGATCAGTATGCAAAAGAAAATGATTGTACATTAGTTACAGATTTAATACCAGAATATGGTGATAGTTGGAGACATATTGTGGATATTACTATATATAAAGCACATGCATTTGTTAAAAACTCAGATATAGATAAAATAGTAAAATACAAAAGTTCTATAACACCTAATGCTGGAATGTCGTATAAAGAAAAAGATTTAGTAAATTATATTAAGTCATTTTATACTGGACCAGTATTAGAAAATAGACGTAAGATTATATATCCAAATGAATTAGATATATTTTTACCAGATTTAAAGCTAGCTATAGAATTTAATGGAAACTATTGGCATTCTACAGAAAATGGATGTAGTAAAGATTATCATCTCAAAAAATCATTATTATGCAAAGATAAAGGAATACGTCTAATACATATATATGAATTTGAAGATTTTGAACAACAAAAGCTATTATTAAAATCGTTAATTTTAGGAAAAGACATATATTCTAAATTAGACTTTAATAAGAATAATTTTATTATGCCTATTCCAAAATTATATAGAAACAAAACTAATAAAGGAACTGTTTATTCAGTTGGACCTATAGTAAAGGAGGAAAATTAGAAAATGAGTACTATCAAATGGAGTCCTACAACTGCTCAGATGGTAAATAATGCGCCAGGGTGCGACTCGTTTTTAGCTTAAATACACAAAGGCTAAACACATACAGTTATGTATGGAGAACTAATATATTCGAAATGTGGAATGATAGAGTAACGACTTGAAACACATTCTTTAATCTTCGACTAGCAATATATAAGGAAACTTTAATTGTTAGAAGCTCGGTAAAGTCGGCAGAATATGCCGGAAGTCTATAAAATACTCATGGTGAGAATGATAACGAAATCTGACGAACCTACGAAGTATACAGATAATTTAGTGTAGTAAAGTAAAATGCTTGGCTATGAAATACTATGTTGTACGAATGATTTATCAGGCGGGTACATCCAAGCTAAATTAGTCTAAAGTAGGCACCTAAAAGTATATGTACAGATAGAATATATTGGAACGAGGAAAGGTATTAGTCGATTTAGATTGTAGACGAAGAATAATAAGCTACTTAACTAATGCTGAAAAGTAGTGGTCGAAGCGTCGATAATTCTTGTAATGAGAATAGTAGTAATGGCCACAAGTCAATGGTTTAATTGTAACTCGAGAATAATTAAATCTTGATGGAACGCCGTGTGCGATGAAAATCGCATGCACGGTGTGGATCGGGGGAAAAGCTGGAGATAACTTCAAAGGCTTACCTATCGATATTACTATTGTAGTAGGTTCTCCTGGTTCAGGTAAGACATTTGCACTATTAAATATTGCAGCAAATTGTTTAGGTATGGGTCAAAGAGTTATTGCTATTGACCCTAAAAACGACTTTGATAAGTTGTATAATGTAAATCCTAACATCAGTATTATTGACATCAATAAGATTCGTCCAGGTGCTTTAAATCCGTTCGAATTCTTAAAGAAAATCGACGAGAAAGGTAATATTAAGTATATTGATACTGCTACACTTATGACTGTTATTGAAATCATGTGTGGTAAGCTTGAAAGAAATACTATTATTGGTATTACACCTATTGTAACAGACTTTGTTACTAGAGCTAAAACTACTGGCGATTATTATGATATGCAGGATGTTGCAGACTATCTTTATGCTAACCAGAATGAATATGCTCAGACTGTTGGTACATTGCTTAAGATGTTTGAAGATAACAAGTATGGTAAGTTACTCTTTACTCGTGAAACAAATGTAAAGCCACTTGTACTTTCATCTACAGATTCTATGGTTATTTCATTACATGGTCTTAGTCTTCCTGATTATTCTAAGAAACCTGAAGACTATGATGCAAATGAAAGATTTACATCAGCTATTCTTTATATTATAACTACAAAGTTACTTGATATTCTTTCTGGTGATAATAAGATTCCTACAACACTTATTTGTGATGAGGCGCACTTATTATTTGGTAACAAGGAGATGGGTGCTATTATAGATAGATTCCTTGTTCTTGGTCGTTCACTTAATGTTGCTACTGTACTTGCGTCTCAGGGTATTTCTCACTTCCCTAAGGGTATTGCAAACTACATTACAACTAAGTTTATGTTCAAGTCATCTATGGAAGAAGCACAGCTGTTCTTAGATGCATTTGATACGTCTAAGATCAATCCATCTTCAGCTATTGATGTAGATTCAATTGTATCATCAGCAACTAACTTTCCTACAGGTACTTGCTTCATGATTGATAGATTGAATCGTAATGGTATTATTCGTATCAAGTCTATTTATGATGTAAACCTTCTTACTTCTAACCCATTTGCTAAGAAGCGTGAAGAAGACATGGAAGACGATGATGAAGATTCTACATTTGGTTCATAAAAACTATTTACAATTGTCTAGAAACAGATTATAATATAACTGTTAAACCAAAAAATCCATATTTATAAACAGAAAGGAAAACAAATTATGGGAAATGGTAATTTTCTTGACAACATGTTCGGTAAGATTGGATCTGATATGTGTAGGCTGTCTATGAACGGCGACATTGCCATTAAGACATCTAATGGCTACAAGACGTACAATGTAAAGAAGAACAAGCTTGTTAACTGTAACAACTTCGTCTTCAACATTGGTGCTAACATGGATTGTTTCTTCATGATCCCTACAAATAAGGTTGCTACCGGTGATATTATCATCGCAAATGGCAAGCCTAAGTGTGTAATAAAGGTCAATGAAGACAAGAGCATCAAGGTTCTTGATTATGAAGATTCTCGTCTTGAGGATATTATTCCTGAGAGACACGTCTTCATGGGTAATACTTACTTCTACGGTAAGATCGTATCTCTTTTCGGTACTGACTTCAGAGGTAAGGGAACAAACAGAATCTTCAAGTACATGATGATGTCTCAGATGATGAACGGAAACAATGGCATGGGTAATAACATGTCCGGCATGTTTCCGATGATGATGCTCATGAATGGAAATGGCGGAGATGATTTCTTCGGTGACATTTTCAATATCATGAATGACGGTGATGCAGATACTGCTGAGGCAGTTGACGAAGACGAAGACGACGATGAAGAGAAGGAGGACTAATCTATGGGTTACGGTAGTTGGTCTGATTCTGCTTTCAGAAGTTATTCTAGTTCTAAAGGACGTAGTGTAAGTGCCAGTGGTGTTGTAGATGGTAATTACAGCAATCAGGAGATTTTTAAGTCCTATGATCTCAATCCTATGCTTGATCCTAAAAATGTAACTCGCGAGTGTTGTGATTCTGATGAACATCCTAATGTTGTTCCAGTAATCCTTGCACTTGACGTTACCGGTTCTATGGGACAGGCCGCTGTTGAAGTTGCTAAGAAGATCAATGTAGTTATGACTGAACTTTATAAGACAATGCCGGACGTGCAGTTCCTTATTATGGGAATTGGTGATATGGCTTGTGATTCAGTTCCTGCTCAGGCATCTCAGTTCGAATCTGATATTCGTATCGCAGATCAGCTTGAAAAGATCTACTTCGAGTTTGGTGGCGGTGGTAACGGATTTGAATCTTACACACTTGCTTGGTACTTCGCACTCAACCACACTAAGATCGACGCTATTGATAAGAGAAATAAGAAAGGTATTATCATTACTATGGGTGATGAGCCTATCAATCCTTATCTTCCTAAGCGTGGTGGAAGAGCTAGTTTCGAGTCTGTATTCGGTGATATTATCGAGGAAGATATTGATACAAATGCTCTTTATCAGGAAGTTAGCAAGAAATTTGAATGCTTCCACATCCACGTAAATCACAACTCTTCTAGAAGCTTTTATAGCTTTGAAAACTGTGGTCCTACATTTGCTAAGGTTATGGGAGAAGATCGAGTAATCTGTGCAACTCTTGATGATGTAGCAGATAAGATTACGGAAGTTATCAATAATAATGCCGGTAAAGCATCTGGTACTACTAGCACAGGTCTTAAGAAAGAAAACGGAGTAATCACATGGTAAGATACGCGGTAATCGGTGCAAATTACGGCGATGAAGGTAAAGGTCTCGTGGCAAATAAACTTTGCCGCGAGGCTAAACTTCATAATAAGTCAGTTATAAATGTTCTTACAAATGGTGGATGTCAGCGTGGTCATACTGCTTATGACAAAGATGGAAATCGTCATGTATATTCACATTTTGGTGCAGGATTTTCATACGCAGACATCTATTTTTCTAAGTTCTATATGGTTAATCCAATGCTCTTTATGGATGAGTATTATGAACTTAAGAAAACCATGGAGCCAATGAACAGAATCTATATTGATGAAGATTGCACAATAACAACTCCATTTGATATGTTAATCAATCGTATGGTTGAGCAGCGACGCGATAAGCGTCATGGTAGTTGTGGTTATGGTATATGGGAAACAGTTCGTAGAAATGAAGCTGGACAACCTATATATTGGAAAGATATACTTGGTATTAGTACTGCAGAAGTTGTAGAAAAGTTTAAAACACTTAGAGATACTTATTTTAAGAATGTTCTTATAGAATATGGAATCATACTTACCGCGGATGAGTATGACATATTCTATTCAGATAATCTTCTTGAAAATTATGCTGCAGATACAGTTAATATGACAATGATTGTAAATGTACGCAGTTATAAGTCAATTGAAAAAGAATATGATGTAGTAGTTTTTGAAAATGCTCAAGGATTACTGTTAGATAGATATACTGATACATGGGGAACACCTACAAGAACTGGAATGACTTATATTAAAGAACTTACATCTGAAGAAGTTATTCCATATTATGTAACACGATCATATCTCACTAAACATGGTAATGGTGTGTTTCCTGGTGAAACTTCTATAGATAATATAAATAGTTCTATGGTTGATAAAACGAATCATCCTAATGATTATCAGGGAACCCTCAGATATGGTCTATTTGATAAGAATCTAGCTGATCAGCTTCTTAATAGAATTAAAGTAGATGCTGAAGGTTATGATTATAAGATAGTAGTTACACATCAAAATGAATATCAGAGTGAATATTTAACATTTGCAGATTATTATTCTTATAACGAGACTGATTTTCAAGAACGAAAAAGAGATTTATAGTTCCCGTCAAACATAAAGGAAATAAGATGATTGCATATATCATGTATGATATTGCTTTGTGTATTGATATATTGCAAAAAATGATACCCTAATATGCTAATATATAGATATATTCAATATTCAAAATTATTAAATTTGAACTTTTGAAGAAATTTGTATATTGGCATAAATGGAGGCTCTAAATGAGTGTAGATTTAACACCAAAAGAATTAGACAATTTACAGCGTAGTAAGAACATACCGAATATAGTAATGAGTCTTACTAGGCAGATAGGAGATAAAATGGTACCGGCTTATTCAGATAAACAAAAAGAGTTAGCCAGTCGATACCCAAAACTTGGAATGTTTGGATTTGACATGTTGAATAGATATGTATGAATAATGGAGTATATCAAGATGAGAAAGGTAAAGCATTACTCCAGCAGTTAGAAAACTATTTCAACGGACAAGAGATAGAAGATAAAGAATTAACTAATAACGCTCAGCAGTGGTATGAAGGTAACTTTTGTCCTGGCTTTTATATGAATGATAATGATTGTGAGTTTGCTGATTATCTAAAGTCGCTAATATCAGTTAAAGTGATAAATAGAGACTAACTATTATTGGAGGGAATTTAATAAATGACTGAAATTGGTAGCGAAATGCTTGTTTTACAAGATAGACTTGCTAAACAGTATAAGTATAAATTACTACCTAATCTTATAGCTAAGATCAATATGAAAAAGTACATTAGTACTCTTCCTATTTATTTTTCTGGGCAAGTTTTTGAAGTAGAAAATAAACCAGGTTTTTATATAGAAGGAAAGAATTTAGAACTATTTACGGATAATAAGATCAAAATAGCTAATAGATATAATAGAATAGTTATTGGACATTATGGTGCTTTTATAGAAATAAATCCTGAAGACATGTGTATGAAGCATGTTATAGTAAAACCTGGTCAAGAATATAGAATGAGTGAACAATATACTAATAATGTAAAATACTATTGGATGACTATAGATAGTGCAAATATTAAGCTATATCATCAAATGAGAGACGTCACGTATGCAGATTACAAAGCATTTAAGTGGTATGTTAGTCCATTTGAAGTATTAACAGAAGCGGAAATGAAGTCTATTTCAATTCGATGACCGACAAAGAGAGGAATAAAATATGAAGTTATTATCTTATAATAAGAAAAAACTAATTATACTTACAATTACTGAAATAGTTCTTTTTGTAATTATAGTAGGTACTACAATTGTTACGTTCAACTATATGTTTGAATTAACTTTTAATGAATTTACTGGACCGTGGATTGGTGATAAGTATACAGAAATAGCTTCTAAATATAATATACCTCTAATGAATGCATTATGCACTATAGGTAATATTTTACTAATATTGTGGTTATTAGTTAATGGTATTAGATTTGTTATAATTAAACCTAAGTATAAACTCATATTTGGAATAGGTGTAGCATTATTATTTGCAGGTTTATGGTGTTTCTTTAGTATAAATATTCCAATAACTATTGCTTGGATTTTGATGGGATTATCAATAGTTCCTATTATATATTCTCATAAATTAGACAAGGAGGATTTTTAAAGAACAATTTTATAAAATATATAAAAATACTATTTACATTTACCTCTAAACATGTTATTATATTCCTATAAAATAAACTATTAACTTACATCATAGAGGAGATTGGATGTCAATGTTTATTTATAAGGAATCTAATAAAGAACATACTAAAGTTACTATTAGTACTGATATATTCAATAAATCTGGAGATAATACAGTATATTCATATAATTATAATGTTCCAGAAGAATCTCAAAAGTTTATCGTAGCAGATAAGATACTGAAGATTATGCACGATACTAAACATACTAAAGAACAAAAGTTACGTGCAATTAATGTAATTTTGTCTATGATTGAAGTTCCTGCAAAAACTTTTGAAGAAATATTTTGTGAGAATAAAAATTAAAATATTTTTGAAAAAGTTGAATAAAAACTATTTACATTAGTATGTTTTCTTGTTATAATAAAATCATAAAATAAATGATTGATTTAGTACAAGCATTATGGAGGTAAGTACTATGGCAACAATTAATAGACAGACCAAGACATTCATTTATAGGCAGACAAATCAGATCGCTACTGATATGTTTAATAAGGAGCCTGGTGATCATACTGAGCGTCTTTACACTGAGAAGGACAATCCTGATGAGTACAAGGCAGGAGAAAAAATTCTTGCTATTCATAGACTTACTAATAAAACTCTTGAAGAGAAGAATATCGCGCTCACTCAGATCCTTACTATGCTCGGTATTCCTGCAGAAGAGATTCCTAATAGAATTTACGCTACAACAGCAGTTGAAGTTGATCCTGTTACTGGTGAGGTGAAGAAAGTTCTTGATAAGACTAAAGCTAAACAGGCACTTCAGACTCTTATCAATTTCTTTGATGAATGGAAAGTTGATATTTCTCTCAGATTTGTTAACTGCCTTGTACTTAGTGCTGATCCTCAGGCATATACAAGAAATTACTTCTACGTGCAGGATCATCCTGATGCACAGTCAATTGCTGAAAAGGTTAAATCTCCTGAGTTTGCAAAGATGGTTGCACTGCTTAAGTCTAGTGGACCTACACCTAAGCCAATCAATACAAGACTTGTAATTTACTACGGCGCTCCTGGTGCCGGTAAAACATACAGAGCAACTGAACTTACTTCTAAGCAGATTCCTTGCGCATCTGATATGCTTCCTGCAGATATCGTTCAGAATTTTGCGTTTACTGATGGTAAGCCTAACTTTGATGCATCTGATATTTGCAAGGCAATGGAAAACGGAGAGCAGATTCTTCTTGATGAGATCAATCTTCTTCCTTATCCTACACTTAGATTCCTTCAGACTATTACTGATAATAAGGAATCTATCGATTATAAGGGTCGTAACATTAAGATTCACCCTAACTTCAAGATCTATGGAACTATGAACCTTAATGTTGATGGACATCCTCAGCCTATTCCTCAGCCTCTTGCAGATAGAGCTGCTGAAATCATTGAGTTCAAGCTCACTGCTGAAGATCTCCTCAGAGCTCTTGAGTAAATAAGACATTTTTCAAAAAATACCTCCATATATTGAAGGACCTGTTGTAAAACTATTATGACAGGTCTTTCTTCATTTAAGAAAGGACACTATAATAAAAATCATATATAGTATTTTGTGGGTTGTAATGAAAGCTTTTTGGTTACTAATACTACTTTGTGTAGGACTACTTTACGTTCCATGTGTACTCTTTGATGCTATGGATAAAGAGATAAAAGAAGAACAAATGATGAATGATTTTAACGAGTGGTGCAGATAATTTCTGCATTACTCTTTTATTTTGTAAAAAGTTGTAACTTTTTTCAAAAAACTATTTACATATTTTTGAAAGCTGTTTATAATGAATATAAACAATAAAAGTGGCTCTAGTTATAATGAGGTAGTCAATATGAAAGACCAGGCAGTTAGAATACTAAACGCACATGGATGTGAACTAGTTGATATGGTTTCTGAATGTACTGTTATATGGAAAAATAAAGCAGGTATTATCAGAACTGATGATATTGCAGTATTATCTAATATGTCAGATTCTGCATGGGAATTTTGGTCTAATAATTAAAAATAACACTACAGTTTGTAGTTTTTATATAGATAGAAATGTACGTTAATAAAGGAGATTATTATGTTGCAGATTACTGACATTAAGGTCCATGATTTTAGACCAGGTGATATTGTTCAACATTTCAAAAGAGAAATGATTGAAGGAGAAAAAGGTACTCAGTACTTATACGAAATTCTTGATATAGCAAACCATACAGAAACAAAGGAAAAGTTAATCATATACAAAGCATTGTATGGTGAGAAACTTACGTATGCACGACCTTTCGATATGTTTATGTCGGAAGTAGATCATAACAAGTACCCAAACATTAAACAAACGTACAGATTTGAATTGTACGAAGGATAACAAAGGAGAGTTATTATGGCAAGAAGTATTCAGAATAAGAACAGAATTACAGAAACAAGAGAGAATCTTGAAAAGCTGCTTGTCCTTTTAAAGAAAGCAGAAAATGATGAGATAACTCTCGCACAGATTGGAAAGGAATGTGGACTTAGACCTCAGGCGCTCAATACTGAACTTCAGTCTTCATTTGCAATGTATTTTAAGAGTCGTATTCGTTATATCGATCCTGAAGATCTTACTGGATTGATCGATGCACTTGACACACCTGCAGATCGTCTACTCAAGAGAATCTTCGATATTCAGCCTGGACAGAAAGTTGTCTTTCCTGAATATGACGAGAAGAAGCTTTGGTCAGCAGTTAAAAAGACTCTTACTGAAAAGTACTACGATGTAGTTACTAAGCATATCGGATATGATTCTGAACCTATGAGCTATGAAGCAATCGGTAAAGGTCTTGGTCTTACTCGTGTAAGAGTAATGCAGATCGATAATGCTGCAATTGCTAAGCTTCATGATCAGTCAGTTATAGTTGAAATCTTTTACTCAGATTTTATTGATAAGATTGCTGAGTTTGAACAGTATAAAGTAGATAAGAAAGCTGAATGTGATGCTGCTTATACTGAGTTTGCTAAACTTCAGACATATCTTTCTATGGTACCTGATGTTAAGGAGATCAATAAGTACATTGAATCTAAATATCCTAATCTTACTACTGCTACAGTAAATGCTGCAGTTAATCAAGTATTTAATAAACCTATTGATGATCTTAATTTCTCAGCTAGAACTACTAACGCACTTAAGGCAGCAGGATATAAGACACTTAATGATCTCTATAATGCAAATGCTGTAGATCTTGCTTATATCAAGAATCTTGGTAAATCAAGCATTCAGGAGATTATCAAAACACTTGATCATCAGAAGAGCACTCATCCTAATTGGAAGTCACTTAAGACTGATATCGAGAAATTTATCTAAGGAGACATGACATGGAAAAATATTCTGGATGGAAACAGATTGGCGGTATTTCTATCATATATTCAACTAATGACTATATGACACATAACGGAAAGAAATATCCTAAGGCTTATGTTGCTGAGACAAAAAATAAGAAGGCAATTGAGTCTGGTGTAAGATGGGCTGAAAGCTATGAATGGAGTAAAGACTACAAGACCAAGTCTTATAGAAAACCTGAAGTTGTAGAAACTGACAACAAGGACTTTTCATTCCAGATTATTTCTGCTGCTGGAAATTCTTGGCAGGGTGGAAAGCTTTCTTTCTGGATGTGTCTCATGGAAAAGAAAGGAATTAAACCTTTTGCAGTAGGTATCAATGCAGATATTCTCTGCGATCTTATTCTTGAGACCGTTATGAATAAAGGTAAAACTGATGAGAAAGTATTCTTCGCTCGTAAGAATGGTCAGCTTGGCGTAATGCACGAGAATATGCCGTCTTATCAGGAACTTCTTAAAGACGAGCAGCTAAAGAAAGATGTAGCTAAAAAGAAAACTACTAAATGGAAGATTGGATATAAATATCAGACTCTTACTACTAATGATATAATGTTTGGTATGTTTTCTAAGATTGTATCATTTAATCATAGTTATAATTCTTATTATGGATGTGATAGTCAATTGGCGATTAGCCTTGACTTTACTCGTCCAGACTATGTATTATATGGAGGTCTGTACAAAAGCAAGAATCCAAAAATATCAGATGTTTATAAAGACATTGTTGAAGATATTTCATATGACTACCTTAAACCTAAATGTCCATCTAGACAGGAAGGCGAACAGATCTTTGAAGAAACTCCTACATATTATAAAGATCTAGTAGATTATATGATAGCAGAAAAGAATGATGCTACTGATAGATACTATTCTATAGAACATTTCATTCATACTGCATTTGCTATCTTTAGACATGATAAAGAGGCTACTATAAAGATACTTGAGAAAACTAAAGTTTCTTATAATAAATGTGTAGAAGAACTTTATGCTTCAGATAAATTTCCTAAGTGGGTACAAAGTGCAGATTGGTATGAACAAGATATCACAGACAGCCTTAAGCGTAATCGTGCTTGGGGAACAATAAGATCTGAAGCTGAACTTAGAAAAGAAAAGAAAGATAAAATTTTAAGAGAAAAATTTTATGATCGCAGTGCAAAACCTATTAAACTTTCTTATAATGGTACCACTGAGGAATTTACTGATTGGTCAAATATTATTGATAGAATGATCGAAATTGCTAAGAAGGAGAAATAATCATGGAACTTACTACTAGTAAGGTAAATGAAGTATTTACAGATTGCCTATTCAAATCTGAACCAGAACCTGGTACTAAGTTTATTCCAGTTAGAGGAATCGTGACAAATGTTGGATTCGTACCTAAAAAGATCAACGACTATTCACTTACTATCAAGATGATGCTTAATGAGCTTGATGATAAGTTCAAGGAAGATATTGGTGGTGGCTGGTCATTCCTTATGATGGCTGTTGATAAGTCTGGTAATCAGTAGGCAGATCATAAAACTATGGAACAACTTATGCTTTTAGGTTTAGCTGCAGGTTGGTTAAAATACCAGCTTCCTAGAAAACTTTGGACTGCTCTTGCTGGTGGAGTTCCTTATGTAGTAATTGTAAAAGATCGGATTAAAGTAGAGGAAATTGAATATGCAGTATAAAGAAGAACATCGTGATTTATTTACTGTTGGAACCGGTTATATTTTAGCACATTGTATATCTTCAGATTTTGTGATGGGTGCAGGAATTGCTAAGCAGTTCACAATTAGAGGTGTTAAACGTACACTTCAAACCTTGTACCCTGATAGAGTATGGGAAGGTAAAGGATATATTCGAGTATGTCCTATGCAAGATGAATCTACTTCTGGTTGTAGTCAGTGGACTGTAGTAAATCTTGTTACAAAAAATGATGTACATGATAAGCCGACTTATGAAACTCTTGAGCAGAGTCTTATAGAGCTTAAAGAATATATGGTAAGTCGTGCACTTATGAGACTTGCTATTCCTAAGATTGGATGTGGACTCGATGGTCTTGATTGGAATAAAGTACATACAATTATAATGAGACTATTTGCAGATACGAATATTGATATTCTTGTTTGTGATTGGTCATAAAAAGAAGGGAGAATAACAATTATGATTACACCTAGTGAAGCAAAACAGATCAGTATTGATAAGGCAAAGATTGATGATCTTGTTAAAGAGACGGATCAGTCTATTAAGGACTTTCACGGAGATTGTCCTTGGGAGTATGCAATGCTGGACGGTGAGTATCAGAATGAAATAATGGATGCTCTTTTAGGAAAGTATTTCGATGCTGGTTGGAAGTATATTTTCTGGCAGAGATCTTCTGAGAATTCTGAAAGATCTGGACTTACTAGTATTATGCTTTCTACTTCTAAGATCGACGCTAAGTATGTTGCTAATAAACATCAGTATGTGAGAGTATAAAGTATGCAGATAAAACCTTGTCCATTTTGTAAGAACAATATAATATAAATACATGTGTGTTTAAACCAAAAAGTATTTCAGACTGTGCATTATCACCTATTGAACGTGGTGATATTTGTGAAGGTCAGCTTAGAAATAACAATGAAATGAATAAATACACTAATGCAGGTACGGCTAAAAAGACTAAAGCTAAACATGGTCATGCATCATATAGACATAATGGTGCATACGGTCCAGCAGTAGATTATGCACCAAAGGAACAGCGTCAGGTTGATGAATTTGAAGATCAGTTAGGAGAGTATTATGGTAAGTGAAGCTTTTATTTCAAAGAAACTCGCAGAACTTGAAAAACTTAATGTATACAGCTCAACTTTCATGATGGAATTTTCTAGATTTTTTGGAATCTTAGAAACAATTAGCCAGGAAGCTTATGATGAAGGTGTTAAGTTTACTGGTGTCTATAAACAGTTTGAAGACAAATATCATGAACTTAGTGATAAACATGCTAATATTATTATGGAACAGTTTGAAAAAGACAAAGTTATTTGTGATCGTATTCTTAGATCGATGAGGGCAAGTTAATGAATAAAAAAGAAGATTTAACTAATAAAAAATTTGGAAAATGGACAGTATTAGCTCCAGCACCTGACGTAGGTAAATGGGTTTGTCAATGTGAATGCGGTAAAATCTCTATTGTATCTACAGGTAATCTGAAACATGGAATATCTAAATCTTGTGGATGTAATAAACATAATAAAATGGTAGATTTGTCTAATAAAAAATTTGGACGATTAACTGTCTTAGAACCTACTAAACAACGATACTATGGATATGTTGTATGGCTATGCAGATGTGATTGCGGAAAATTTGTAGGTGCACCAATGCATAATTTATTAAATGGAAATATTGTATCTTGTGGATGTGCTAAAAAAGAAATTAGAACTAATTGGGGAAATACAGTAAAACAATTACGTAAAGAAAAAAGTTGGACTAGCAATCAACCTAGAAAAAGACATCAGTATAAAAGAGTTGAGGGTATAGATGTATGAGAATAGATTATGGCGAGATATTATTTGTAGGACCGTGCAACTTCAAATGTTTTTACTGTTTAGGTCATGAGATGCATGAGTCTACTAAGTGTAATACATTAGATATACATTTTCAGGAGTGGCCTAATTTTGGTAAATGGCTGTATAAATTAAGAAATAATAGTGTACAGACTATCTACTTATCTTCTACAAACAGTGAACCTCTTCTATATAAATATTTGTCTGAACTAATTGATTTTCTACAAGATGTAGGTTTTAAGGTAGGTATTAGAACAAATGCGTCTAAGGATCTTTTAGTTTACGATAAATGTAAGGAAGAGATTTCTTTATCTCTACAGTCACTTAATCCTAATACTTTTGAAAAAATAACTGGAGTTCCTCTTACTTTTGATTTTCTTAAAAACCTAAATCAGCTTACTAATCCAAATGTACGAGTTAGTATAGTAGTTAATAGATACAATAAGACTGAAATATTTGACATGCTTCATCAACTTAAATCTTTTAATCTTAGATATGTACAGCTAAGACAGTGTTATAAGTATTATGATGACGCTGATATTCAGTTAGATATAGATGCTTTCAATGACGTAGTAAGTAAGCTTAAATCATTTCCTGTAAAAGGTAACTTCAATGAGTCTATTATCTATGATGTAGATGGACTTCCAGTATCTGTATGGGAAACAGTATTTAAGAAAGAAAGTATTAGTTCTTCTAATTACTGGACAAATGGCGTTATTACAGACAATAACTTATTGGTAGAAGGATATGAAGATGAACGTAAATGAATTTTACAATAACAATTTTGATGAGAGTGCGCGTTTATCTGGAAATGATAATAGGCATAAAGTAGAATTGTACAGAAAGAGATTTCTATACAAATATACTATTTCACATGTTAAACCTAAGAAAATAATCCAGATTGCATGCGGTACAGGCGTTCATACTAATTGGTTATGCGAAAATTATCCTGATATAGAGATCTACGCATCTGACATTATTCCTAAGCATGTAGAACAGTTGAATGATTATCCTAACTTACATAAAAGAGTTTGGGATTGTACAGATAAACTTCCTGAAGAATATTGGAGTGGTGCAGATCTTGTTATAATTGAAGGTGCTTGGTATCATACTGAACATAATGATCGTGGTAAGATTATCAATAACATTAAGAAGATTAATCCTAAATGTGTCATTATAGATTGGCTATCTGCTTGGCATGATACTATGCAGAGACTTCTCCAGGATAAAGCTTTACCTGAAGATTATGCTAAGCCTAGACCAGACTCACCATTTGTATTTGAAACTGAATGGGATTTAGAGTTTATGCTTAATGTATTTAATACTGTATATCTCTATCCTGTGGATATGGATCTAAGATTTGGTTTTAGAGACTTAAATGAAGTGGATGATGAAACATTCCAGAAATTTATCAATATGATGAATTTAACTGTTCAAGTATATGATTCAGACAATACTTATCTTATGAATGCTACAGAACATGGTTGTTACATTATATGGCCAAAGGAGATTTCATGTTAATTGATTATGATACACATTCAGATGATGTGATTGAACTTAAAAATGGTGAACAAGTTTCTCTTCATGATCTTGTTATTTGTTATAATCAGATTCAGATAATGAAGAAAGAAGGAACATATCCTAAAGATTTTGAATATACCTTTGAATGTACTACAGAAATAAAGGAGAATGACTAATGGATATAGGAAGTGGAAACGGCTATCCAGCTGGAACACTTTCAAACTTTGCACCACATGGATTTGTTGTAGATGGTATAGAATGTGCTTCAATGGAAGGATTCTTACAATCACTAAAATTTAATAGTCCTGAAATGCAAGTGGAAGTCTGTAAGTTGGTTGGTAAAGCAGCTAAATCTAAAGGCGCTAGTAAAAATTGGCGACAAAAACAAACTTTATATTGGAAAGGCAAAGCGTATAAACGAGATAGTGAGGAATATCAGAAACTTCTTGATAAAGCATATAATCAGCTAGCTAAGAATGAAGGTTTTAAAAAAGCTTTACTTGCTACTGGAGATGCTACTCTTACACATAGTAAAGGTAAAAAGAAAATGTCTGAAACAGTTCTCACTACAAAAGAATTTACATCACGACTAACTAAGATTCGAGAAAGACTTAAAGAGGAAAAGAAGCATGACTAAGGAACAAATTTACCATAATAGTAGAACTATTTTTGCAATTATAAATGATTCATTAAGGTATGGTCCATTAGGATTTAGTCATGCTGATTGGTTAATAGGTCAGTTAGATATGAGTGTTAATACATTTAATGAAACGATTCGAGGCTATGTAGATGAGTCTGGAATCTATTTTTATCAAGGTGACTTTGAGACAAATGATAAAGTCGAAACTACAGCTTTAAGATATGCAGATCTTATCAATAAAGAACTACCTATCTATTGTGGTTGTATTAAAGGCGAAGTTGGAGAGAAATGGAAACCAATTAAAAAGCTTAGATAAAAACTATTTACATCTTTATAAAATCTTGTTATAATATATCCATAATATGGAGGTATATTATAATGAAGATTAAAGATAATTTTGCAGATAAGTTTCAGATTACTGTATGTGTAATTGTAATTATTATTTTTATTATATCTGTAGTTACAAGTATTTCACACAGTAGTCGTGTAAGTAGTTCTCGTCCTAGTAGTCCTAGTAGAAAATACGAATGTGATTACCACACTATGTCATTTAAGACTAAGATTACTTTTAATAAAGACGATGCTGAATATACTGTTGAAGGTAATTTCTGGAGACTTGTAACTGATCCACTTACTCTTTCAAAGAATGGTGATGTTATCGGTAAAGCAGATGATACATATCATATTGTTAACCAAGACGACCATGCAATAGTTATCAATGGAAAAGCTGAAATTGATGTAGTTGGTAACTTTGAAGTATTTGGTAATAGTTATGAATTATATAATGTAGATGGAATAAAAGTTGGTTCTGCATCATTTAACTCGTTTTGTACTAGCGGATCTATTGTAGATACTAAAGGTGTTATGGTAGCAGAATATAGTAAAAATTTTGCAGTTAATGACTACACTGTAACTATATACGAAAATTCTATGTGTTCTGATGAAGCTATACTTATGATAATTGCCTCTTATGTATCAGATTATCAAGCAGATAGTAGTAATTAAGGAGATATTTTATGAATAACTTATATGACTCCACCAAAAAGATTTGGTCAAATATAACTAAACTACTTATTAAACATAATTATAGTATTTCTACAATGGAAAGCTGCACATCTGGTTTAGTTGCCACAATGATTACTAATGAACCTGGAGCTTCTGCTATTATGAAAGGAGCATTTGTTACATATAGTAATGAAGCTAAGATCAAACAAGGTGTATCTGCAGATGTTATAGACACATACGGAGTATATTCTACTGAAACTGCTATTAGTATGGCATGGGAATGTAGATTAGCTTATGATACATATATTGGAATAGGCGTTACTGGAGTTCTTGATCGAATTGATCCTAATAACGTAACAGATAAAAAGAATATATATTTTTCTATTAGTTTTGGTGACAATAATCAAACATATAGTTTAACTATTCCTGACCATATTACTGATAGATTTGAACGTAAGTTGTACGTAGCTAATAATATAGGTGTTCACTTATATGATTGGCTTTATGAAATAGATACTAATAAAGATAAGTAAAAAGGAGAAGATATAGAACTTAAACTTTATGGACCTATGTATGTAAATATTGATAGGGAATTGGATATTCATTTTCTTAAAGATGACGAACTTAAGAAAAGATATGCAAAAACTAAGCCAATCATTATGATCGATGGAATCACTTATGATATGAAGGAGTTCAGTTTTTCGGCTTTGTCAGATCAGTCATATATTTGGGATAGAGATACTGATAAGAGAAACATTGTGCATAAGGAAGATCTGGAAGTAGTTGAAGATTTTATATGTCTTCATGGATATGGTTATTATGGATTATTTAAGCCTTCTATTCATGAAGTACTTGCGCAGCTTCCTGAGAAATCTATTAAAGAAGCAGATTACTTTGAAATTATTGAATCTCCAGTAACAAGAGATGATGTATTTAAGTATGAAGACGTACTGAATGCTGGTTATCATGCAACAGTTGTAAGAACATATAAGAAAAGGGAGAAGTAATATGATAACTGTAAATATCAACGGGAATACTATTGAAATACCTGACGGAGCGAGCATCAACATAAACAATAACTCTGTAATCGTAAATGGTAATTCAGTAGCATCGTATGATTCTAACACGCCTAAGATCGAAATTACTGGAAATGTTGGATCACTTAACTGTGGTGGTAATGCTACAATTTCTGGTAACGTAGACGGTAATGTAGTTTCTAAAGGGTCAGTAACCTGTGGAGATGTACGTGGAAGTGTAGACGCAGTTGGTTCAGTAAGATGCGGAAATGTAGGCGGTCATGTAGACGCTGTCGGATCCGTTCATATGAATAGATAAGGAGAGAAGAAGATGAAGATTAAAGAATTAGCTGAAGGTAATTCAATTCAGAATATGATTCTATATTGTACAAGTAAATCATCTGCTACATCAGTAAAAGGTGAGTATTATGCTCTTACTTTGCAAGATGGAAGCGGATCTCTTCCTGGTAGAGTGTGGGAGATCAATGAATATATAGATCAGTTTGAAGCAAAGGATTTTATTAAGGTTTCTGGCACAGTCGCTTCTTATAAAGGTGCACTTCAGATCAATATTACAAACCTTGATAAAGTAGATCCTTCAACAGTAAATATTGATGATTTTTGTCCTAAGGCACCTAGACCTGTAGAAGAAATGTGGATAGAGTTTATGGATCTTGTTAACTCAGTTCAGAATGAGTATCTTAGTAAACTACTTCATGCATTCTTTGATAATGAAAAGATTGCATCAAGATTTAAGGCAAATTCTGCAGCAAAGACGGTACATCATGCGTATGTTGGTGGTCTATTAGATCATTCACTTTCAGTTGCTAAGATTTGCGATACTCTTGCTAATAACTATCCTACAATTAATAGAGATCTACTTATTACTGTAGCAGTACTTCATGATATTGGTAAGATCAAGGAAATTGCAGCATTCCCTGAGAATGACTACACAGATGAAGGTAATCTTCTCGGTCATATCTATATGGGTGCTGAGATGGTTGATATTCAGGTTCGTAAGATTGACGGATTTCCTAAAGTTCTTGCAAATGAAGTTAAGCACTGTATCTTAGCACATCACGGTGGTCTTGAATATGGTTCACCTAAGGTTCCTGCACTTATTGAAGCAACAGCACTTAGCTTTGCTGATGATACTGATGCAAAACTTAGAAGATTTTCTGATCTTCTTGCAGATACAACTGATGATAATTGGTCTGAACGACAGGATTTCTTCTTAAATTCTAAGTTTAGACGTACTATAGTATAAAGGAGAATAAATATGAGTTGGTCAAGTGATAGAAAAGAAGCAAGATTACATGCAATGGAAGGTACTATTTTAAGTGATAGAACTTATAACTTTGCACTCGGTGGTTCAGTACTTTATGGACTACTAATGAACGTATTGATGTATTTTATCTTTGGTGATGCTGCACAGCAGATCAATCCAATTATATTCTTTATTGGATATTTTGCGTGTGCTATTACTGGTATTATAATGTCAGCTAAGTCTACAAATCCATTGATTAGTTTCATTGGATATAACTTAGTAGTTGTACCGGTTGGACTAGTAGTTGGAGTTGTAGTTAAGTCTTATGTTAAGAATGGCGATGCTGATCTTGTATTCCAGGCAATAGTACTTACAGCGGTAATTACTGCTGCAATGATTGCTCTATCAATTGCTTTCCCTGAGTTCTTCTCGAAGTTAGGCGGATTGTTACTTGGAGCACTTATAGGTTTAATTATAGCAGAAATTCTTTCGTTGTTCTTATTCCCTTGGGCACAGACTGCCTTTGCATGGATTGGTGCAGTGATCTTTACTTTATATATTGGTTATGACTACTGGAAAGCTCAGGAATATCCGAAGACTTTAGACAATGCAGTTGATAGTGCAGTAGATATTTATCTTGACATTATCAATCTCTTCTTAAAGATCCTTCAGATTCTTGGCAATAGTAAGTCATCAAAACGAGATTAAGGAGAATTATTATGAAATTTGATGATTTAGATGGAGCAATGAGAGCATACGAGCAATCACTCGATATGTGGGTTGCACCGAATATGTATATTGTAGTAAGACTTGATGGCAGAAGTTTTACTAAACTTACTAAAGAAACTTGTAAGTTTGAGGCGCCTTTTGATGAGAGATTTAGAGATCTTATGGTAGATACTCTTAAATATCTTATGGAAAATAGTGGTTTCCAGACTGTATATGGTTTTACTGAGAGTGATGAGATGTCAATTCTTCTCAGATTAGATGATAACACTTTTGGTCGTAAGATCAGAAAGATCAATACCACTCTTGCTGGTGAAGCAAGTGCATACTTTACTAAAGAACTTTATAAGAGACTTGGAATTGATGTAATTGCTTCTTTTGATAGTAGAGTATGTCCACTTCCTAATCTTGATATTGTAGGTCAATATTTTAGATGGAGACAGGAAGATGCATGTAGAAACTCACTTAATGGTTGGTGTTATTGGACTCTTAGAAAAAATAACGAATCTAAACGTAAGGCTACTTCAATTCTTTCTGGTCAAGGTAATGCCTTTAAGAATGAACTACTTTTCCAGAATGGAATCAATTTTAACGATCTTCCTGCTTGGCAAAAAAGAGGAGTTGGTATTGTATTTACTGAAGTAGATCGTGAAGGTTATAATCCTAAAACTAAAGAAACTGTTATGACTAAACGTAGAGTAGCAGAAGTTAATTATGAACTTCCGTATGGAGATCCATACGAGGAATATATTAAAAATTTAGCAGAATAGGAGGTGATCTTATGATTACTAGTTTCAGAAACAAGTACTTTTTCTTATCTAATTTTTATGAAGCGCCAATTATTTTTGATAATGTAAGATACAGAAATAATGAAGCTGCTTTTCAGGCTCAAAAGTGTATTGATCCAGAGGATCGAAAGAAATTCAGTGAGTTAGATCCGACTACAGCTAAAAAGATGGGTAGAAAAATTAAGCTTAGATCTGACTGGGAAGATGTTAAGGTCGGTCTTATGCGAAAGATTGTATTTGCTAAATTTACACAGCATCCAAATCTCACCGTTGAGTTACTTAATACTAAAGATGAAGAATTAGTTGAAGGTAATAACTGGGGCGATAAGGTTTGGGGACAAGTAAATGGTGAAGGACAAAATCTTCTTGGCAAAATACTTATGGAAGTTCGTGACGAAATTAAACTAAAAGTAAGAGGATAATATAATGAAAACAAAAGATATTACATTTATAGCAATTGGTTTGGCATTATTTGTGGCTTTATCTATGTGTCTCAGAGTACCAGTATTTGAGAACTATTATTTATGTTTAGGATATATAGTTATGACTGTATATATCTGGTGTTTCAAATGGTATGAAGGAGCAATTATAGGATGTCTTGGAGTAATTCTATACTGTATTATCGGTGGACTTGGTTTTAATGGTATGCCAGGTTGGGCAGCTGGTAATATAGTAATAGGTCTTATAATTGGAATGACTCTTAAATTTATTCAAAAGATCAAAAATAAAACTGTACAAGTGATCTTAACTGCATTAGTTGCTATTATAGCATCTTTTATAGGAATAGAACTTATTAAATCCCTTATTGATAGTTTTGTAGTAAGTCAACCATTTGTAGTAAGATTTGCTAAGAATATGACTTCATTTATATCTGATGCGTTTGTAATAGTAATTAGTTTACCTATTTGTGCGTTAGTAGAAAAACCTGCAAAAAAGTTTAGATATGGTGATCAATAACTATTTACAGATTGTTCTCACTATGTTATAATGATATAAATATATTTAGAGGTATTATATTATGTCGTCAATGTATGTTGGAAAAAATAAGAATACTGGTGAACCTGTATCATTTTGTCGTAAGTGGGGACAGAAAGAATTTTCAATTAACGAATGCGAGCGTCTTGCTAATGGTGAGACTATATCATTTCCTTATAAATCTTCATCTGGTAGAGAATTTTCAGAACTACGTGGTAAACTTATAATGCAGACACATGAAGGACATACATTCTTAGGATTTGCGCCTGCTTGGAAGTATGAATGTCCTCCAGGGTTTAGTGGTGTGACTTTTACTGACGAAGAAAAGAATATTCTCGAGTCAGGTGGAATTATAACCAGAAATGATTTTAAGTCTCTTAAGACTGGTCAAAATTATAGTGCTAAAGTAAAATTAGATTATTCTACTGGAAAACCTAAAATAGCTATAGAGGGATTTATGCACAATAGTGAAACTAATAAAACTAGAATAAAGTTAGGATCAGTACCTGAAAATAAAAATCCATTTGTAGATGAGCTATATAAGGCATCTCATGATGGCTTGACTGAAAATGAATATAGAGATGCACAAAAGAAGGTATCTCCTTCTTTAACTAGTGGTAAAATTGATGTGTCTAAAGTCACTCTTGATAAAGTAATAAAATCACCTAACACTGAGCATGTAACTTTACTTTATTCTAATGGAGTACTTGTGTATATTGATAAAAATGACTATGAAGAGAATAAGGACTACATACAACTTTGTTCTATAGATGAAGTTATTAAGGAATATGCATTTAATGTAGATGCATCAGCTATAGAATAACGAGGTAACATAAAATGAATTTAGATACAATTTCAAAGTTTATTAGTATGATTCTTCGACATAAGCCAGAAGAAATCGGAATCACTCTTGATGAACATGGTTGGGCAAATGTCGATGAGCTTATTGCTGGTATAGCAAAACAATATAAAGGATTTGGAATGTCTGAACTGGAAAAGATAGTTCAAACTGATAACAAGCAGAGATATTCTTTTAACGAAGATAAGACTCTTATTCGAGCTAATCAAGGACATTCTATTCCTGTAGATGTAGAACTTGAAGAGAAAGAGCCACCAAAGGTTCTTTATCATGGAACTGGTATGAAGTATGTAAATTCTATCAATAGACAAGGTCTTAGACCTAAGTCTAGACTTTACGTACATTTATCAAAAGATAAGACTACAGCTACAAAGGTTGGTAAAAGACACGGATCACCTTTTATTTATACTATCAACTCAGAACAGATGTATAAAGATGGATATAAGTTTTATTTATCTGTAAATGGTGTATGGCTTACAAAAGAAGTTCCAACTAAATATTTTATTTAACAAAATTGAATAAAAACTATTTACATTGTGAAACGTTCGTGTTATAATAAAACCATAATAAATGATACATGATTTATTTATGGAGGTATTAACATGAACGTTTCTTTCGATACAGTAAAACATATTCTTGATACACTTCCTATCGGATATTATATTAAGAGAAGTATTCCTGTAGAACTTTCTAAAGGAATGATGTCATATTATTCACCTCTTGAAGATAAGATCACTATTGGTTACGGTCTTATTGCTGAAGCTTTTGTAAAAGTGACTGATGGAAAATATGATGTTGACACTGAGGAAGTTGTTCGTGGTCTTCTTTACCATGAGATTTCACACGTAGTTCTTACTCCTAATTGTCTGTGGGATGCAAGTGGTTCTCGTAACCATACAACAATCAATGTATTTGAAGATGAGAGAATTGAGACTATTTTCGCTCACAGATACATGAATACTAACTTTAAGAAGAATATCATTTTCCTCAATAACTATGATGGAACTACTGAACCTAAAGATGCAGATTCTGCATTCTATAATGTAGTTCGTTACCATAAAGGTAAGAAGCAGTTTGTTGATCGTGTAGGTCAGATCATTAGAAAGTATGCACAGATTAACAGATCTTTTGGTGATGAAGAGTTTCATAAAGATAATACTTACTGGCATCACAGTGATGCTGTTGATAAAGAAAAACGTATTGTTAGAGAATACGTAGAAGCCATCTTAAAGCTTTATAACGATATTGTTAAAGACTTCGAAGAGAATAAAGAAAACCAGCAGAATCAGCAGAATCAGAATGGTCAGTCAAATGATCAGAATGATCAGCAGAATAACGATCAGCAGAATCAGTCCGGTAATAACAATCAGAATGAAGATGAAGATGATGATGAAGATGGTGATGAAAATCAGCAGTTTTCTGGTTCTGGTGAAGATGATGAATCTGAAGACGATGAAGAAGATGGTGAAAATAACGATTCTTCTAATGATGGTTCTGATAACAACGATAGCAATGATAGTAGTAATGACGATTCAGAAGACAGTGATGACGGCGATTCTGAAGATGATTGTGATCCTTCTGATACTGCTAATAAGAGTGGCGGTGATTCAGAAGATGAATCTAATCCTACAGAGAGATCAAATACTCTTACTGATAAAGATGTAGAAGATATGATCGACGACATTAAGACTAATCTTACTGAAGATCAGATTAATGATCTCATTAGAAAAGCTTTTGAGGCAGTATTTGATGTATATTCTGATGAAGCTCTTATGGGAAGACTTAAGAAGATCATCGATGAAAAACTTAAGGAAGATGATAAGAATGGTGCAGCAATTTCTGCATACTCTGGAGTATTCAATCCTAGAGCAGTTGTAAGAAGAGATGATTATAAGTGGTGGTCTCAGCAGAATGTGAATGGTGACATTCGTAGATTCTCTAAGGTACACTTCAACCTCTTCATTGATAATTCTGGTTCTTTCTGCCCTAATGATGGTAATATGAATACCTTTATTTCTGCACTTAATAAGCTTCGTTCTAAGGACTTTGACTTCGATGTAATTACTGTAAATACTAGAGTTGTTGAATGGCCTAATACTAAGAAGAAGTTCCAGAGCTCTGGTGGTAATAGCCTCCATGCGTCAATCGGTCAGGTAGTTAGAAGACATACTCAGAGACAGGCTAATAACTATAATATCATTCTTTTTGATGGTGATGCTGATCCTGATAGATATAGTGATGGAACTACCGCATTTAAGTACTTTGATGGTCCTAATACTATTATTGTATCTGATAAGGATAATCAGAGATACATTGAAAAGTCTGTTAGACAGGCAAAAGTTATTATCATTGAAGATGATTACTGCCGTATATTTATCGACACGGTATGTGATCTTCTTGAAAGAGTAATGTAAGAACTATTTAATCTAAAAGAAAGGAAAGTACTATGGATCTAAACTATATTTATGATCACATCATGTATGATTTAGTTGTAGATGGAACAATTAAGTTTCATGGTGATATTGATTATGTGAGTTCACACTTAGGTGAAGGTGATTCTAACTCTTTGGTAGTATCTCCTACTCAGACAGCAGAACTTCAGTCATTCGTTGATGGATATTTAGCAGAATTAAAGACTAATGCTAACTTATCTATCAAGGAATATTTCGAGCGAAAGACTATTTAATTATAACAAAGAATATGCAGGTATATTTTTATATCTGCATATTTTTAACTGTAAACTGAAAGGAGAAACTATGCCAGAAGATCTTATGACTCTAGCAAATAAGTATCGTCCTACTGAATTTGAAGATGTATGCGATCAAGAAGTGTGTACTAGAGTATTGACAAATCAGATTAAAAAGAATAAGTTCAGTCATGCTCAGTTATTTGCTGGACATGCTGGTTGTGGAAAGACTACTTGTGCAAAAATATTTGCTAAGAAGATAAATGGTGAAATTATTGAACTTGACTGTGCCACTCATGGCGGTGTAGCCGAGATCAAAGAGATTGTTGAGAAGGCGAGAATTAAACCATTACTTCATGACTATAAAGTAGTTATTTTAGACGAGTGCCATTGTATTACTAAAGACGGATGGTCATCTTTACTTATTGTGCTTGAAGAGCATCTTCCAAGTACAATATTTGTTTTTTGTACAACTGATACACAGAAGATTCCTGATACTATTATGAGTAGAGTGCAAAGACTTGACTTCTTACCTATTTCTAATAAAGGAATTGCTGAAAGACTTAAGGCTATTATGAAACTTGAATCTATTGAAATGGATGATGAAGCACTTAAGTATTTAGTCAAATCTGCAAGAGGAAGTCTTAGACAGGCTTTAACTAATCTTGATAAGTGTCTGTTGTATGATGATTTATCTGTAGATAGTGTACGTAAAGTGCTTAATATGGTATCTATTGACATATTTGCAGATATATGTGAAGCTTATAATAATTCAGACACTAATAAGATCATTGAACTTATTGAGAATGTGTATAATTCTGGATATGAACTTCATCAGTTTACTCGTCAGTTACTTGATTATTGTATTGCTAAGAGAGCAGATCTTAATTTAGTTGAGAGACTACTGGCTACACTTCAGGATATTAGATATGATGATTCACCTAAGAATATCATCATAGCGAGGTTAATAGTATGAGCGAACATTCAAGAGTAGAAGGTGTACCTATAAGTGGTAGAACTGGTGATTTTACTAATCAACCTAAACAGTCACAAGATCAGTCAATAATATATGGAAAGACAAATGCTGGTATGTGTTTTGACCAGTTATTTGAAATGTCTAAGAAAGCTATTATTGAAAAAGAGAAAAATGGTCACAAATAAGAGATCTCTGGATAATCCAGATTTGACTTCTGGGACACTTTAATTAACTGGATTATATTTTATATATATATCCATATATGAGTCCTCTGGAAGTCACTGGTGAAAAAGGACGTATAACATGAAAGTGCTTACAATACCAGATGTTCATCTTAAACCTTGGATCTTTGATGATGCTGAATTTATCTTAAAACATTTTAATCTTGATAATGCAGTATTTGTCGGAGATTTAGTAGATGAATGGCATAAAGAAAACTATATTGATCTATATAAAGAAACTATCGATCGTGCAATGTTATTCAAATGCATGAATAGAGATAGTGTATTTTGTTATGGAAATCATGAAGTGGCTTATATGCTTGGAGATTGGTGTTCTGGTAATAGTGAATTATATCGTCCTATGATTAGAACTATGCTCAATAATTATGAAAGAGCTGTAGAACTTGTACTTGCAGTTAAAATTGATAATGTAGTATTTAGTCATGCTGGACTAGCTAAAAGTTATGAAGCTAATTCAAGTAGTAGGTCATTCACCAGTAAGAACTATTCAGCAGTTTGATAATGTATGGGTAACTGATACATTTAGTACAAATGAAGATGGTTCTATATTTGGAGATCAGACATTTATGTCTATTGACACAGTTACTGGTGAGATTACTAAATATCAAAATAGAAATATTGTGAGGTAGAATATGATACAACAGGAAAAGTTATTAGAACGGTTGAAAGTTCTACCTAATAATCTAATATTAGTTGGTCAAAAGTATAGTGGTAAAAAGACACTTGTACAAGAAGTGGCACCTAACTTTTATTGGGTTGAAGGAAAAGTTGAAAATATACGAAAAATAGGCAAGGGTGACTTTGTATTTGCTGATGTAGATGAATGGTCTCCTGCCTGTTTTAGTGCAATGCTTAAAATGCTTGAAGAGAATGAAGAAGATCATATTATCATCACATGTAAGAACATAATGAATCTTCCTACTTCTATTCAGTCAAGATGTATTATTGAAAGAATGGAACCTTATGTAGATATTGGTCATTACTGCGATTGTATTGGTCAGATTGAATTTGCTACAGATGAATTAGTTAAGTCTGTAGATAAACTTGAGTATAAAGATGATTATGATCTTAATGTATATATGTCAGTTGTATGCAATAAGTTACTTGAAAGAATTAAGAATGGCGAAGATGTAAAGAAACAATTTCTTATTAGTAGTAAATATAATGCTGCTAAGAATCTTAAGTCTTTAAATAAAAAGCAATTTATTGTTAACTGGCAGTTGGACATGAAAGGTTTATCGGAGGAATGGAAAAGATTATGAGGTAAACATAATATGTATGAATACAAATCCAGTAGAGGAGATCGTCATGCTCAACAAAAGAGAAGACGACAGAATAATAAAGATGTTCCTGAACAGGATCATGACTTTCATCTTATAGATGGTAATTATTCAAATCAACCTTATGCATACTGTTGTCATTATAAAGGATATATGACTAGAAATCAGACTAAAATGCATAAGTGCAAATCAAGACAATGTGAACAATTAAAGTCCTTAGAATGGGCTATTGAGAAAGGTAAGACATGAACAAAGAAGAATTTAAGGAGGCAATGAAGAATCCTAAAAACGTATACTGTTTAGTATCTATAGACAGCGAGATGATTGATTTATATGTAAGTCGATTCAAGGAAGCTATTCATGCTGACTTAGTTTCTTATGGACAGATTAAGCCTTATGGTAAGCTTTTTAAGAAAAAGACTTTAAGTGTTATTTATATGCCTAAGCTTGATGAATCAATATTTGAACGTAAAGAATTTATCTTTGTCTATACAGATGAAATAGATAAAAGAACTGCTGCATATAAACAGCATAAAGATCAAATTATTGAATTAGATAATAACTTTATTCCTTATATAATGAAGAATAGTAACTTGTCTGAAGCTGAAGCTATCAAATTTGCTAAAGCAAATAATAATGATTTTGGTAGAATTAAGAATGGATTAACTGTTTACAATGATTCTGAAATGACTTATAATAGATTTATAGACTATAGTAGTGATATATATGGTTGGGTTGATGCATTCTTTAAGAAACAAAAACTACCGCAAGTTAATGAATCGCCTATTAGTATAATGGCATTATTATCAACTAATAGTCAAAATATTCTAAAGATCAAACAGAAAGATACTGCAGGAATGAATCCATATATTATATCTGTCAACAGTCAGTTGGCTAAAGATCTTTCTGTAGAAGAATTAGTACAAATTATAAATGATTGTTTTTATTTAGATAGTCAGATCAAGAAAGGTTTACTTGATCCTGATGATGCAATTAGTTATTTGAAAGTGAGGAGATACAATGCCATTACCAATTAAATTTAAGTCAGAAACTCTAAGTGCATTGCAAGACAAAGAGTTAGCTGCGAAAATTAAATCGGCTAAGAAAACTGCTCCTAAAGGTAATAACATCATTGATACTATTGAGAAAATTCGACAAGATGTAGATAATCATCTTGGTCAGTTTAGGGATCAGTATCAGGTTATTACAGATAAGGATGTTTTTAGACAGTATATACAGAAAGCAAATAAACATGGTAAGATTGCAATCGATACTGAGACTATGGGTCTTAATCCTTTAGTAGATAAGATTGTTGGTTTGTGTTTATACTTTCCAGGTGAACCTGCAACGTATGTACCAATTAATCATGTAAATTATTTCTCAGATATTAGAATTGATGAGCAGTTAACAGAGGAAGAATCAAGAGAAGTATTAGCAGAATTAACTGCAGATGTTATTTATCATAATGCTCAATTCGATATTCGAGTAATTAAAAATCAGGTTGGTATTAGACTTGGTTGTTATTGGGACACACTTTTAGGTGGACACTTACTTAATGAGAATGAACCTCACGGTTTGAAGTACTTACATGGAAAATATATTAGCCATAGTGATGAGCAGACATTCTCAGATTTGTTTGGTCAGGTATCATTTAACTATATTCCTATTGAATTTGCGTATCTTTATGCAGCTCATGATGCTATTGATACTTATGAGCTTTATGAGTTTCAGCGTAATTATATTGAGTCTGAAAGACCTGATATGAAAGACCTTAACTGGTTATTTAGAAATATTGAAATTCCAATGGTTGACGTTATTGTTGATCTTGAAGATGCAGGTGTTGCAGTTGATACTGAATACCTTGCAACTCTTCATGAGAAATACCACAATAATCTTCAGAATGCATTAGATGAGTGTATAAAAGAGATTATGACACATGAAACTGAAATTGGTAAATATAATGCCACTCATTCAGATAAGTTATTTAATATGCCACCTAATATTGGATCTTCAACTCAGCTTGCAATTCTATTTTATGATATTCTTAAATGTAAACCTATTCCAGGTAAGAAAGATCGTTGTACTGATGCAGATGTAATGGATATTTGGGCAAAAGAATATCCTATAGCTAAACATATCTTAGACTATAGAGCTGCTCAGAAGATTACTTCTACTTATGTAGATAATATTCCTGGAATTACTCATACTGATGGTCGTGTACATACTCATTTTAATTCTATGGGTGCTAAGACTGGTCGTATGAGTTCATCTGATCCTCTTAACTTACAAAACATTCCTTCACATAATGAAGATATTCGTAAGATGTTCATTGGTCAGACTACATATAGAGATGTAGATAAGAGAGATGATGGAGCATATATCTTCGATCGTTGTGAAGAAGTAGAAATGGCTGATGGATCTTGGCAGTGGGTTGAACTTGTTAAAGTTGGTGATACTCTTGCTGATGGATCAGTTGTTAAAGCAGTAAAAGTTAAAGAACTCAAAGTACTTATAGGAGTATAGTGATATGATTAAAGCAAGAACAAGACGAATCATTCAAGGTGCAGACTATTCTGCTCAGGAACCTCGTGTACTTACTCAGTTATGTGAGGATCCTGGTATGCTTCAGGCATATATGGATGGTAAAGACCTTTATGTTGAGATCGCTGCTATTTCTTTTGGACGACCTTATAAGAAATGTCTTGAACATTTTCCTAAGAATTGTCCTATAAAACAAAATTCTGATGGTAAATGGGTTTATGCATTACTTAAGAATGGTCAGGATGATGGAAAAGAAAAGTTTGAAGATCTCGATTACTCAGACATAAATCCTGAAGATTATGATTATGATAAATTATCTGATGGTGAGACTGATGTATTTAAGGAAGGTAAAGAATACCGAGGTCAGGCTAAAAAGATTCTGTTAGGTATTATGTATGGTAGAGGTGAAAACTCTATTGCAGAACAGTTAGGTTGTACACCTGAAGAAGCAAAAGAGATTAAGAATTCTGTATATGATGCATTTCCTAGAATCAAAATATTTGAACGCGAGTCTTCTCAGATGGTTAGAGAACATGGATATGTTACTACTCTTTGGGGTAGAAAGAGAAGACTTCCTGAATACAACCTTCCTACATTTGAATTCCACTATCTTGATGAGGATGGTAATATTGACGATTCTATGAAAGTACCTGAATCTGATGTTAAGAAGTATACGGAAAAGCTTACAAATATGTGGTGGAAGTCTAGATTTAACTATGTGAACGAGTTAAAGACAAAAGAAAGAATCTTAGTAATTGATAATGGAAATAAGATTGCCAACGCTAGTAGACAGATTATTAACTCTCGAGTTCAGGGATCTGCTGCTGATATGAGTAAGTTAGCACTTATTAAAATTAGAAATGACGAAGAACTTCAGAAGAGAAAGACTTATGCAATTATTCCTGTTCATGATGAAATTCTTATTGAAACACCTTTAAGATATGCTAGATATGTAAAAGGTCGTTTCGCAAATGATATGGAAACTGCAGCAAGACCAAGACTTACTATTCCTATTTCATGTGACGTTGTTTCATCTGAAAGATGGTATGGTGACGAGCTTGATATTGATGCCATTCTCGAAGGCCTTGAAGGCTAAATGCTATTTAATAATAAATATGTTGAAAGAGGAAATAATTATGCCAAGGGAAGTATCTCAGCAGCCTCTAGCAGCAACTGCTGTTTATATGGAGTTAATTCCATATTTAGAGGCGCTGAATAATATAAGTTATCTTACAGATGAAAATAAGAAAGAACGAGCGATTGATTTTACAGTAGAAATTCTCATGAAAGCATTAAATAAATATAATGAAACATTGAAAGAAAATGAGAAAGCTGAATTTACTAGAGACTATATTATTAAAGCTCGTAATATTATGACAACTAAAGATGATATTCCACAAATTATATACTATATGAATTGTGCAGTTAAAGCAAAATAAGAAAGGAAATTACAAAATGAGTTTAGAATTTATTAAGGTTCGTAATGTTAAGTCTCCTATTAGAGATGCAAGTGAAAATGCAGGAATTGACTTCTTTGTGCCAGAAAAGTCAGCTTTCACTGAGGAAGAATTAGATAAGCTTGGTATTGTTCGTGATAACAAGATTGTTATTGAACCTCATTGTGATGTATGTATTCCTTCAGGTATCAAGAGCAAATTTCCTAACAATCTTGCACTTATTGCTAATAATAAGAGCGGTATTTGTACTAAGAAGAAGTTAATCGTTGGCGCAAGCGTTATTGATTGCTCTTATCAGGGAGAATGGCATTTCCATCTTATCAATACTTCTAAGCATTTTCAGGAGATTGAGTTTGGACAGAAGATCATTCAATTCATTCCTACAGTTATTGCTACTGATGAAGTAGTAGTATCTGATTTACCTGAAGAAGAGTTCTTCTCAGAGAAGACTAAGCGCGGTGAAGGTGGATTCGGATCAACTGGAGTTTAATATTAAGAACTAGGCAGATTTTTTAAGTCTGTCTAGTTTTTTATAATGTAAAACTATTTACATTTACTTCCAATCATGTTATAATAAAAATAGAATGGAGGTAATGTTATGGTTCCAGTAGATATAGATTTTAGACAATCACAAATTTGTATAAATACTTTAGTTAATAAAATCAAGAGCGGATCTATTGAATATTTTACTTTTGGAAAAGTAGATCCTAGATTTTTTGAACTTTGTTGGAGTAATCTTAGACCTGAGCGTCTAATTGTAAGATCTAATCCTAAATTAGATAAAGATAATCTTGACGGCGATGGGTCCTGTGAAACTGGTTGGTCCGTTTGTAGAGGTCATGGTCTTCTTGAAACATTAGAAACCTTTATTGTCGAAGATCGTGTTATTCAGGGATTAGAAATGATTACTGAATATAATGGTAAGCGTTTTAGTGAACTTCCTCGACATCTTAGAAGAAGAGTAGAAGAAACTCCTATTGACGTATATGTTGATAATTCATTTTTTAACACTGATAATTCTAAAGCAGTAGATCTCTACTGTGATGTAATAAATAATCTTGTATAAGGTAGGTAATCGTATGAATAAATGGCCAGGATATTTTATGGCAGTAGCGAAAGAATCTGCTAAATTAAGTAAAGATCCACATACACAGGTTGGTGCAGTAATTGTAAATAATAGACGAATTAAGTCTACTGGATATAATGGTGCACCACAGTCTTTTCCTGATGAGTTAGTACCAGAAAATAACGATGGTGAAACTCTTATTGAAAAGAAAAATACTTTTATGTGTCATGCAGAATTGAATGCTATTCTTAATTATGACGGTCAGATTTCTGATATTAAAGGATCAGATTTATATGTTACTGTTTCGCCTTGTAGTAGATGCGCATGTATGATTGCACAAGTTGGAATTAAGAGAGTTATTTATAAAGAAAAATACCATAGATCAGAAGAAACTACTGCTGCAGAGTATATCTTAAATAAGTGTGGGGTAGAAGTTATTGACTATGACACATTTGAAAAGGAGAGTAACGAATGATTGTCAATGGTGATGAATTAAGAAAGAAAGTTAATTTACTCGGCATGGCAGTATCTAAAAACGTAGCAAGTAAACAGTATGAAAGAATGCTTCGTTTTGAAACTGATGGTGATACAGTTTATGGATATTCTATAGACGGAGTAAATAATATTAGAGTAGAAATCGGTAAGTCAACTGATGATTTCTACGCTATTGTAGACTATAACACTTTCTCAAACTTTATTAAGTCTTGTGATGGTGATATTACTTTGGAAACAAAGGGTAAGTTTATTCAGATTAAGTCAAGTAATGTAAAGTGTAAACTGCCTACATATAATCATGAAGCAGAGCGAGGAAAAACTGGTATCAACGATCCTACTGGTGATTATAAATATTCCAGAAAGATTAATGATACTATTGAACTAGGAACATTAAAATCAGTACTTGATCCTACACATGTAGTTGAGACTTATGAGAAGATCTATTTTGGAGATAATATCATGGTTTCAGATACAGATAATGTTCTTATTATAGAAAAACGAATTTTTGATGAAGATATTCTTCTTGATCTTAGTAGTGTAGAAATTCTTAATAGTATCTCAAATGTAGAATATGATATTATTAAAGAAGGCAAACTTAACAAATTAGCTGTTAAATCTGATGAGCTTTATGCTACTATGGTTATCACTGAAAATTCAAATGATGATTTCCAATATAACGATTTTATGGAATTATTTACAGATATCGATGGTGGTAGTGTTAAATTAGATACTACTATTCTATCTAAAGCTATGAGCGCAGCAGCAATGTTTAAGACTGTGCCTAATCTTGTATTTAATCCTAAAGGTATTTTCTTAAGAATTGACAGTGTAGAGTTTATATATAAGATTAGTGATGACACTTGCGAAGATCATACATTTGAACTTACTAATGATGCAGTTAAGAAACTTACAGCGTTAGGTAAAGAACTTACTATCTACTATACAAATCAGGATCTTATGAAATGTGAGACTGATGGTAAGAAAGAAATAATTAGTATAAAGGAGGTCGTAGCTAATGGTTGATGAAGAAAAGTTAGCTACTTCTACTACTGATGATGAAACAGTTACTCTTACAAAAGATGAACTTGATGCTATGCTAGCTAGAGCAAGAGAAGAAGCTGTTGCTGAAATTACAAGTGAACCAATTGATGATAATAATTCAATTGAAGAAGAATCAGAACTATTAGACGCAGAAGTAGAAGTTGTAGATGAACCTACAAAACCGCCAAAGAAAAAGAATAAAGTATTAAAAATACTTGGTCCAATTATTGCATTCTTTATGGTTTTTGTAGTAGCATATTTTGGTCTTATGATATATATGCATGCAAGAACTATAATGCCAAAAGATCATGTATATGTGTGTGATAATCCTGAACATCGATCAGATTTCGAAAATTGGATTAAAGATGATTTGGGAGTTGATTGGGTTCCTTCTTATATTGTAGTTAAAGATGGTACAGTTATTGGTGCATTTAACGGAGATATAGAAAAGTCTTATTTCGATATGATTTTAGGAACTACATTATCACTAGATACACCATATATGGATTTACCTGACTTTGAGATTACTAATCTTAAAGGTGAACGTGCGCCTGTAAATGAAATATTTGGTGAAGGCACATATATTATTGAGTACCACTGGATAGATTGTCCAGATTGTATTCATCAGGACGAGAATTATACAGATGATATTTATAAATACTATTCAACAGAAATGTTTTATAGATATTATGTAAAATCAGATCTTGAAAAAGTTAGAGAGAAATATCGTTAAAAACTATTTACAAGGTCAAACTTATTTGATATTATGATAATAAGATGAATGTCATCGACAAATACCTCCAAATCGACGAAAGTCGTTATACTTGTCGTATAAAGTAGTACACTATTCGTAGAGGTGTGGGTTCAAGACCCATCAGGTATAATTTGTCATCTGGTAATCCTCCCCCTGGCTGAGCGGTAGCAGCCTAATTCTACCGCATTTTTTTAAATGGATGAGGATTCTCAGTAGGAGAAATAATTATGAATATTGAATTACAGTGCGGTTCTCTATTTGTAGTGTTAATTATATATATGCTATTCATGAGAGAAAAGAAACTGAATCTAACAAATAGAATATTGTTCATGCGATCATTATATAGTTGTATGATAATGCTAGTACTTGATATATTATCTATTGCGTGTATATATCATTCAACATATAGTGGATTAAGTCCAATTGTAACAAAGATTATATGTAAACTGTATATCTTTTCACTTGTACTACAAGGTTATCTCGGATATGTGTATGTAATGACTGAATTACTTGTAGATAAAAGATATAAACCAATAAAAGGTATATTGCATTTTATTTTTACGTTCGGAGAACTGATGATATTAATACTTCCAATATCATTTGCCATGGATGGCAGACAAGCATACTCGTATGGACCGTCTACTTTGGTCGCTTATGTATTGGCTGTCATTTTTATTTTGACTGTCATTTTTTTAGGACTTCTTAAAAAGAAAGAAATGACGCAGAAGAAGTATAGAATTATTATGACGTGGCAGAGTATTTGGCTTATCTGTGGTATAATTCAGTTTATAGTTCCTGAACTTTTATTAATAGGATTTGCTTCAGCATTTAGTGTAATTATTCTTTATACACAACTTGAAAATCCTAATGTATATCTTGATAGTGATACTAACGTATTTAACTATATTGGTTTAGTTAATTTTGTAAAAGATCGATATAAATTCAAAAAGTCGTTCTCAGCATTTACAATTAAAATTAACTATATTTCACAGATGGTTGATATAGACCTTAAGACTAATGTTAGATTTAGAACAGCAAAAGCACTACTCACATTTGGATCTGAACCAGTCTTCAAATTAGACGATGATATGTTTTGTATTATCTATGAAGATGCTAATAAAATGCGATCTCAATTAGATAAGATTCGAGAAATGGCAGCTACAGTTAAAGATGTTCCTGCATTAGGCTCATATTTAGTTATTCCTAATAGTAGTGATTTCTTAAATCCTGAAGAGTTCTTTAACTTTATTCATTCTTATGAAAATGCTTCTAAAGAAATTATAGAAGTTAATGATGAACTTATAAATAAGATGCGTAAATATGATAAGATTCATGATCTTATTGAGGACGCACTTAATGAGGATAGAGTAGAAGTATTCTATCAGCCTTTTTATAATGTAAAAACTGGAAAGTTCTCTGCAGCAGAAGCACTAGTTAGAATTAGACATACTGATGGTAGTATAATCTCACCTGGAGTATTTATTCCTATTTCAGAAGAAACTGGTCAGATTATTCCTTTAGGTATGAAAATATTTGAAAAAGTATGTCAGTTTATTGCTGAATATAATCCTAAAGAATTAGGTCTTGATAGCATTGAAGTTAATTTATCTGCTGCACAGTTTGATTTTGAGAATCCAGCTAAGTTTATTATTGATACTATTGAAAGGTACCAAATTGATCCATCAATGATAAATTTAGAGATTACTGAAACAGTACAAAATCGTAATAGAAATAACCTTATTAGTAACATAAATGCACTACTTAAAAGAGGTATAACATTTTCACTTGATGATTTTGGAACCGGACGATCTAACTTAGATTATCTAGTAGATTTTCCTGTACAGAATATTAAGTTTGATTATACCTTTACTCAAGGTTATTTTAACAACAAGAAAGTTAAGCATGTATTAGAAGGAATGACTCAAATCATGCATAATATGAATCTTCATATTGTATCTGAAGGTATTGAAACAAAAGAACAGTTAGATGCCATGTCAGAACTTGATATTGAGTATATTCAAGGATTCTATTTCTCTAAGCCTTTACCAAAGGAAAATTTCTTAGAGTTCTTGTCGTCTCATAATGCAGTTTAACACGGAGGAACGTAAATGGAAACTTCAATTATAGTACTATGGTCTCTTAGTGGTACTCTAAATTTCATATTTGCGTCAGTATTAGCTGCAGTTACTCTGACACCTAAGTATAAGAAATCGTCTACGGTACTTTTATGGGCCGCTTCTAGTTTTATAGTAGCAGCACTAACAATGTTATGGTATAGTTTCTTTATAATGAATGACGCAATTCCAATAATAATATATGGTATAGGATTATGTGTAGTGAGTCATTGGTTATATAAAGAATCTAGATCACATTCAATATTTATTTGTTTTACATCACTTCTTATTATAGTAGTAGCTACGTTTTTATTTTGCGGAACTATAGATCAGCTAATTGGTGGACGATTAGAATATTTTGATGCTGTTAATGGACCATATACAAATGAAAATATTACTTTCTTTATGTCAATTAAAGTAGTAATATTAAGTATACTTACTATATGCTATATTATATTTATAAAGACACCTTTTTCAAAAATGCTTGAAACAGCTAACGGACAGATTAAGAACTATTTACTTATACCTATTTCGTCTTTAATTAGTTTTTCAGTCCTAACTTATATAGCAAATTCATTAGGTGTATTACCAACAAATAAGTTATTTATTCCATTATTTGGTATAATATGCTTTATTTATATTTCTGAATATATGATGCTATCATCATCTGTATATTGGACATCTAAGGCTTTAAGTGCTGAACAAATTATGTATATAGATGGTTTGACTGGATTAGCTAATAGAACAGCATTTGAAAAGTATGAAGAACAATTAGATCGAGATATTAAAGATGGAATAGCTAAATTTTCACTTATTATAATTGATCTTAACTTTCTTAAGAAGATGAATGACACTTACGGTCATGATAAAGGCGATATTGCGCTTAAAATCTTGGCAGATGACATAAGAGCAATGTTTACTAGTTGTAAGTGTTTTAGAATAGGTGGAGACGAATTTGCTGTAATTATTTCAGGCAAGAATGTAGATACTTTAAGTTTCTTACTAAATGATATAGGATCTTCTATAATTAAAACTGGCAAAGATAATGAATGGGAAAATATATCAGCTGCTACAGGTCATGCAGTATATTCAGCTGATAAAGATACTTCATTCCATGATGTATTTGTCAGAGCTGATGCCATAATGTACGAGAATAAGAAACAAATGAAGGCAGTTCGTACAGATTAAACGAAGAGCTATTTATTTTTAATATTCAAAATAGTTTTTGCAAAAACTTAAAAAATTTTCAAAAAACTATTTACAGATTCTAAAATCTGTGATACTATATAATAGTTGGATATCTACACAACATGTTTGATATAGAACTTCGAAAAAATTAAAAAATTTTCAAAAAACTATTTACAAACAAAAAACACTGTGATAAGATAACAATATCGATTCGAATGAGTAATGAATATTGATTATATCAGATATGATTGATATTCATCGAAAATGAGAACGAAGAGCTATTTATTATTAATAAATTCAAATGTGACTTAGTCAGCAAATACTAAAAAATTTTCAATTGGGTGAAAAATATAACGAGTCATTGAATTTAATTGAACCTTGACAAATTAAGGTGTTAATCAATCAAGTTGAACTAGAACTTCGGTTCTGGCCCTAAAATTTGATTGTTTAATATAACCGGTCGGTTTCGGGTCGTTAGATAAACCTGGTAACAGGGATAAAGAGTAAGGAGCCAAACCTTTCTCGACTGTAGTAATACAGTACAGCGGAAAACCTAAACTACTTAGTTTGAACGTAACCTCAACGGTCAAGTGATTGAGAGGTCGAAGCAAACAGAGCAATGGAAAATGTTCTCTTTATTAGAAATAATAGAGCTCAGTAGTTAGATCTTTGGTGCAAGTTATAGGGATATAATAAGTGCTAAATTTACTTTTATGATGGATCCAACTTGAAAGAGAAGTTCCGGAGACTGAAGAGGATATTCACTTCGGTGGATTGAATTGGATGTGATGGTTCTAATCGAAAGAGCGGTTCAGAATAATCGAGTAAGTCGACACAAGACAAGCAGAATTACGATGGATGGACAGTACTCAAAAGGTATTGGTGTCCAAACGGATGCCTCGTAGTTCAATGGAATGGAAAACATTATCCTCATAGGATTTGGATTATACAGTTAATATAATAACCAAATTATTTGATTAAAAATCGCAAAAGTGCATCCGACCAGAAAGCTGAAAAATGGCTTATCCATCTGCAATATGGTGGCATGTAAAACTCGCAAGGTGATACATGAGAGAAGTAAGAGTAGTTGCAACTCTAACAGCCCGCAAGCTGTGAATCCCGCAAGGAAGAATGTGACAAAATGAAATCTATAAAGCTTCTGGTAAGTGTCTGCTAATCTTCTCAAGATTAGTGCCATTCATAGCTACAGTCTAATCGACTGTGTGATAAATAGTCTCCAACGACTATAGATGCTATGTACAAACGCCAATTATCTCAGCGTATTTTGTAAACCTTTTACCTCTTCGGAGGTAATAGTTTCGGGATGTAGTTCAGTTTGGCTAGAATGCGTGATTTGGGATCACGAGGTCGCAGGTTCGAGTCCTGTCATTCCGACTATCCGAAAGGATAAAAATTGATGTTTGCGTATGAAGAGCGATTGCGCTACTTTTTGTCAGTGAAGCTTGTTATAATACCTCCAATATTATATATTAGTCTTCATACGCTGGGAAGTACTCGCAGGTGGGCGAGCTCGTTGGGATCAAGACCTAATACTTCTCATCGCGGGCGAGTGGAACGGAATACCATTCCAGGCTCATAACCTGTGAGATACTGGGTTCGACTCCCAGGCTCCGCAATTGCGGTATAGATATAGAATGACTACAAAGCTTATAAATGCATTTAGTAGCATCAAGTATCGTGCAGAGTTTACTCTGTTATACCGCATCTTAAATGTAAGTTATTTTACATTCCTGATTGAAATATCAGGTGGTGGAGTAGACGGAAGTCTAGTTATGTATAATGTGTCAGGTTTATACATAACTTATTACTGAAAGTATGATTCCACTTTCCTTGACTAGGAATTATATTCCGAAAAACAACGGGTCAAATTATTCCTTTATAGCTCAGTTGGTAGAGCATGCGGCTGTTAACCGCAGGGTCGTAGGTTCGAGTCCTACTGAGGGAGCTTAAGTGGAAACACTTAAATTTGTGATTGTCTTAACAGCAAATCATTCTATTAAAGATGATAACAGTATGTGCACGATAAAGGTGCCAAAGCTGATTGTTTAACAATCCAGAAAATGTATACTGATAGGTCACTAAAAATCTGACTAACGACCTATCCGGAAATGGAACATGATAGTATCAGCCAAAAGATCCGATTCAAATGATCTATCCGGAAACGGTAAAGAGCGGTATGCCACCAGAAAATCCGAGAAAGAGTCCGTGACAATCATATTTTTTACAAGTCGTGACTGACTTAACAGCAATACAATTGCAAATCTTCTTAATTTTATTTTAGGTAAATAAAAATTAGGTTGGCATGTACCTAACATGTCGGGAAACGGTGTAGCATAGGTAACGACCAAAAAATCCCATTAAACGTTCCTTGTCAGTCATTTAGTAACTCACCTATTTGTGACGATTACTGCAAAACATTAACAACAGAAAATTTATGCGAAAAAATTATCTTGTTAAACTCGTCATTTAGGTATCGTACCTTTACAATTGCATTTTGTGATTGACTACAGCAAACATTATCAAATGTTAACGATGATGACTGTAAAGTCTGGTTTGTACGTCCACAACGTACGAGGAAATCGAGTATAAAGATCGTCGAAAAATCCTATTAACAGATCTTGTCAATCATTTAATTAGAGAGGTCCTACTTTAGTGGACGACTCAAAATACATGTGACTCAAACAGCAAACACCTTTAAGAATTCGGGCGGGAATTCTCGGTTACTTGTATCCGAGATGAAAGCCCGTTTTTCTCAACCTAAATTATTATACTATATGTATGATTAGCTAATAGCATAAATATTAACATTGATACACATTAGATATATACTATATGTATGAATAACAAGTACACTCACGGACGCACCTGCGTCTACAATATCAATTATCACATCGTATGGTGTGTCAAATACAGAAGGAAAGTTCTCAAACCTGAGATAGCTGAAAGACTCTATGAGTTAGTAAAAGAGATAGGTATTGAGAAAGGCTTTACTGTGGTAGATTGCAAAGTTGGTGAAAGCGACCACGTTCATTGTTTTGTATCTGCTCCACCAAAGATTTCAGTTACTCAAATAGTAAAGTATCTCAAAGGCATTAGTGGGAATACATTACTCAAAGAGTTTCCTGAGATTAGAACTATGCTTTGGAAAGGTCAACTTTGGAATGGCTCTTACTTCTGTGAAACCATAGGCTCCACCTCTGAGGAAAACATCCTAAAATATATAGAAAGGCAAAAGAATGTACAGCTATGAATAAAGCAATCAAGTATCGAGTATATCCTACAACTGAACAAGCTGATAAGTTTGCACAGACCTTCGGCTGTTGCCGTAAGGTGTGGAATCTTATGCTCGTAGATAAGATTGCTTATTACAAAGCTACAGGCGAGAGTTTTCAGACTACGCCTGCACAGTACAAGAAAGACTATACATTCTTGAAGGAAGTTGATTCTTTGGCTCTCGCCAATGTACAAATCAACTTACAGTCTTCCTATAAGGCTTTCTTTGACAAGAAACGTAAAAAACGTAATGGCTTTCCTAAATTCAAGTCAAGAAAGCATACTAGAAAGTCCTATACTACTAATAATCAAAAAGGTACGGTGGCAATCATAGATGATAAGTACATCAAGTTACCTAAGATAGGTAAGGTGAAGGCAGTTATCCATAGACAGCCAGAGGCTGACTGGATAATCAAGTCTGCTACTGTATCTCAAGAAAGTGATGGTAGTTTTTATATTTCTATTCTCTTTGAATTTGACAGAGTTATTACTAAAGTTACTAAATCAGATAATGCAATCGGCTTAGATTATAAATCTGATGGTTTGTATATGGATAGTAATGGAAATATAGGTTCCAATCATAAATACTATCGAGAAAGTCATAAAAAGCTCGCTAAAGAACAACGTAAACTTTCTCGTAAAATAGGTTCTAAAAAGAATGAAAAGAAATCCAATAACTATCTAAAACAATTAAAGAAAGTAAATAAAATCCATAGACACATCACTAACCAAAGACTAGATAATTTACATAAACTCTCTACTGAGATAGCCAATCAGTATGACGTTGTATGTGTAGAAAGCCTTGATATGAGAGCTATGTCTAATAAGGGCTTTGGAAATGGAAAGGCTACTTTAGATAACGACTATGGATTATTTCTAAATATGCTAGAGTACAAGCTTTTTGATAGAGGAAAATACTTTATCAAAGTAGATAAATGGTATCCTTCCTCACAGCTATGTAGCTGTTGCGGAAGCCAAAGAAAGCTTACCCTTGCTGATAGAATATATAAATGTGATTGTGGTCTAACTATAGATAGAGACTACAATGCAGCTATCAACATAAAAAATGAAGGACTCAGATTACTACAAGTAGCCTAAATCCATCTCTTATTCTTATAGTAGGGCAGGAACTGCCCGAACTTATACGCTTGTGGACACTGTGTAAGACTAGCCAACACGGTTACGTGTAGCCTAGCAGTAGTGGTTGAAGCAAGAAGCTCGGTAACTTGTTGCCGAGTAGTTCACGAACTTAGTTCAGGGAATGAATAAGACACCTCTCGAAGCAATGCTTGATGTGATCTGTAGTGATCGTTATGCAGCAGTTACTGTAGCTGCTTAAACATAAGTATGGGTTAGTAACCCTAGCCCATACAAATGCGGATATGGTGGAATTGGCAGACACAAGGGACTTAAAAGAAAGTAGGTGATAATATGAACAAATCTGGTATTACTGATGAAGAGTTCATAAAAATCACTGAAAACTGTCAAACCGTGGCTCAAGCTAGTAAATTATGCGGTATGTCATATCGAACGTATATTGCGAAAGCAAAGGCGTTAGGTATATTCCACAAAATTAAAAATCAAGGTGGAAAAGGTACTAAAAAGTTATCTTCTAGACACATTGAAACCTCTGATATACTAGCTGGTAAATATCCTCATTATCAAACATATAAGTTAAAAATTAGACTTATAAATGAAGGATATTTTGAGGACAAATGTCAATTATGTGGTTGGAATAAAAAACCAGAAGGTGCAACATATACACCTTGTGAATTAGATCACATAAATGGCAATCCAACTGATCATAGATTAGAAAATCTAAGGTTAATTTGTCCAAATTGCCATGCTTTAACTAAAACTTATCGTTTTAGAAGAGGAAAGACAAATGAGTCACTAGGTAGGAAACTCCTAGATGAGAACGGCGCTAAATCACAAAGCCTTACAGATAGTTAAAGCTGTATGGGAATGGCGAGCTAAATGGTTTAGTAACCTAAATGTGTAGAGACTATACACGTCGCACCTAAGTCAGAAATGATATGGTGAAGAACTAGTCCAGACCACAAACGTTTTGTTTGAGACGGTAATGAAAGTTATAGTGGTAAGAAAATCCCTCGGGGGCAACCTCATACGAGTTCGAGTCTCGTTATCCGCACTTATCAATACTAATGAAAGGAGATAACTAACATGACAAATATACAGAGTATAACACTTAAAGAACTCGAAGATATTAACGTTAGCCTTGCTGTACGCATCAAGGATCTTGCTAAGCAGCTTAAAACTAATGAAGTGTCTAATGTCACAGTTAGTTATTGGATTAGTGTTGATGTTAATACTGAAGGAACCATGAGTATTTTTGCAGATAATGGATTTGACATTTCTGAGTCAATTGAAGTATCTACAAATGATAGAGATCGTATTTATAATATTTTGAAGACACGGGAGAACTGCACGTAGAATGAAAATGTGAAATATCATTCAAAGCAGTTACCCAAATCTACTTGGATAACTGCTTATTTTTTATCCTACTTGCTGGTATAGCTCAATTGGCAGAGCAATGGTTTAGTAATCCGTAGGTTTAGAGTTCAAGTCTCTATATCAGCTCTTGCAAGATATAATGTCTTAAAATATTATGTCTCGCATACCACCTTTCTTAAGTGATGGTTGAACAGTTATTTGTACAACCACTTGCTAGAGTAATAATTATTCTAGCAAGCATGCACACTTAGCTCAGTTGGTTAGAGTACTCGGCTGATAACCGAGCGGTCCGGAGTTCGAGTCTCCGAGTGTGCACTAGGAATTTAGTTTAATGTATGTCTAAGCGCTTCATACTTTGGTTAGAATACATGAGAAACCAAACTCATGCGATATAGGTTCGAATCCTTCCATACCTGTTAAAATATTGGCCGTTAGCCAAACGGTAAGGCGCCTGACTCTGACTCAGGAGATTGAAGGTTCAAGTCCTTCACGGCCAGCTAAAATGCTCTTGTAAGCTAATGGATAAACTACTCGGCTACGAACCGAATATTGTGAGTTCGAATCTCGCCAGGAGCATTACATAATGACATTCTGTGAACCTTAATTTTAATTAATATAAATATATAGCTTAAGATTTAGAGTTTATCCAGAGTCAATCTGGTATAACGTCAATAAAATATGGTGCATATCCGAATGGTTAGGGAGCTGCCTGCTAAGCAGTTGGTCGCATTAGTGGCTTGCGAGTTCGAATCTCGTGTGCACCGCTTACACATTAAACTTGCATTATTGTGTACATCTAAGATGAGGATCAAGATGTGGATAGTGAGAAATACTGATGCAACAGTATGGTTCGACTCCCTCTGATAGATGACAAGCCTATTGATATCCACATTTGAGAATAGGTAATGTGTATAATATGCCGTAGTCGCTCAGTTGGTGGAGCAGCGGTCTTGAAAACCGCCAGCCTCAAAAAGGTATGTAGGTTCGAATCCTATCTACGGCGCTTGGGACGTTCACAGCAAACTAATTTTGGTAAAATATTTGACTGCAACTCAAATCACACGGTTCAAATCCGTAAACAATGCGTCCTATAATTATTAGCATGTAGCTCAGCGGTAGAGCAGTCGACTGTTAACCGAAAGGTCGTGGGTTCGAACCCCACCTTGCCAGCTAAACTATTTACAATTAGTAAGTAGTTTGATGTAATCAAATAAAAAGGAGAAAAATACTATGAAGCGATTTAGTACTGGTAAAGAATCTGACTTTACCAAGCCCCGTCAGCTGAACCGGTGATAGCGCTTGTCTGAAGAACAAGAGAGGTTGGTTCGACACCAACACGAGGCACTAACAGAGAAATCTGTATTAAATGAAATTAACTATAAGGAGATAAAAAATTATGGAAGGCGAGTATTATTATTACTATCGAAATATGCGTCGGTGAGCGGAATTGGTATCGCAGCGGTCTGTAAAATCGTGGCTTAGGCATTTCTGGTTCGAGTCCAGAGCGGCGCATTATGGGCGAGTATGCAAGTGGTTAAAGCCGGCTGACTGTAAATCAGTTCCGTTAGGTTCGGGGGGTTCGAATCCCTCCTTTCCCATTAAAATTAAATATGGCTCTATAGTGTAGCGGTTAACACGCCTGACTGTCTATCAGGTAGCGTGGGTTCGAGTCCCACTAGGGTCGCTGGCCTAATAGTTTAATGGAAGATATTTTAAGCGCGTAGAACGGCATTAAGTCTTAAAGCTGGTAGAGGTTCGATTCCTCTTTAGGTCGTTAATTCGTTTCAATGAGAAAAAGTACAATTCTTAATTGAGCGTCCTACCGAACAGGATATGTAGAGAAGTACAATCTAAAAATTGAATAAGTAGGTAGAAGGTGTTGTAGCTCAGTTGGCAGAGTACCGGCGTCGGAGCCGGAGGTTGAAGGTTCGAGTCCTTCCAACATATTTTAACTCTAATTACATATATGGACTAATGTGAGCGTAAGCGAGATACAAACATCGTATATCACTGATTAGAGAATTATGGGCTTTGGGACTGCATGGAGTGGTCGCCTGCCTTGCAAGCAGGAAAGCAGATGGGTTCAATTCCCATAAGGTCCACGTAATAACTCTGTTTTATATATTACGCGCGAGGTATATAAAACATGCCTATGAATACATTGTATTCACACTGTTATCACAGTGCCGAGAGTTAAAATTTTGGAGGTAGGCAAATATGCACGTATAGCTCAGCTGGGATGAGAGGCTGCCTTACAAGCAGTAGGCCGGGAGTTCGATCCTCTCTACGTGCATTTATGGTTCCATCGAATAACTGGATGAGTTCACAGGCCTTTCAAGCCTGAAATGCTGGGTTCGAGTCCCGCTGGAATCACTAGGGATAAAATATAGATAGTTTGGAAAAATGGTGGAAGGAGTCATGACTGAAAGCCAAAGTATTCACGTTGACTGATCATCTTCGATAAAAGCTGTCTCCCGTTCATGCAGATGTAGTACAATGGCTAGTACACTTGCTTGCCAAGCAAGGAACGCGGGTTCGACTCCCGTCATTTGCTCTAAGGATTAAGCGAAAATGAGTGAAACTGCATTATTCAGTGTACAGGGGTAATGTAAGCCACGACAAAAGATTAATGAGTAACTGACAGATAAAGTATAATGACTTAAGCTTATACTTTATTTTCCTTAAAAATGCTGGTGTGGCCCAATTGGATTAGGGCAACTGATTTGTAATCAGTCGGTTATGGGTTCGAGTCCCTTTACCAGCTTTAGGCATGGTAAGTTAGTAACCTCGGTAGTTTAGAGGTAGAACACTTAGGAAACTGAGAGACGAGGGTTCGAATCCTTCTGGAGGTGAAAGCTTACCTAAACCTAATATGCCTGAGTAGCTCAGCTGGCTAGAGTAGCTCCCTCATAAGGAGAAGGTCGGCGGTTCAAGTCCGCCCTTAGGTACTAAATCGCCTGTTAGGCAAGCTGGTTACGCCGTCAGACTCTCAATCTGGAGACATGGGTTCGAGTCCCGTACAGGTGATTAAATATATGCATGCCGGTGTGGTGGAATTGGCAGACACACTAGATTTAGGATCTAGCGCGAAAGCATGCAGGTTCAAGTCCTGTCACCGGTACTACCTGAAAAAGGTAAATATTATGAAAGAAGGTTATCGAAATGTACAAGAGTAACACGTACGGAAAACTAGAGTTGCAAGAAATTCCAAGTAAGATTCTAGACTACTTTGAGAAAATGAAGCATTATGATGTTCCATTACTAATCACTGTAGGTACTGATTCACAGAATAATTTCTCAACTACTAAGATCGTAACTGTTATCGCGGTAACCTGTGAAGGACATGGTGGAATCTTCTTCTATGAAGTTTCAAACATCAAAAAGATCTCTGATGTTCGTATGAAGCTTACTGAAGAGACTACAAGAAGTCTAAACACAATGACTGAACTTGTAGAAATTTTGGAAAAGTCTGAGTACGGCGAACTTAGAGAAAACTCAAGTTTGGCTATTCATGTAGACGCAGGTTGGAGCGATAAGGGTAAGACAAAGGAACTTATTCCAATGCTCGTTGGTTGGATCAAAGCCTGCGGATATGACTGTAAGGTAAAGCCTGAGTCTTATACATCAAGTAGTATTGCTGATAGAATCAGTAAGTAATTAAATATGTAGTGGCGGAAGATAGACGCGTAGGTCGTATGAATAGATAGGAAAAAGATATATAAGTTTGACTCGGCTACTGACAGTAATTCTATTCGTGTAAAGGTGAGAGTCCTTTACCTACATATTTTCTTATATGCGCCTGTGGTGGAATTGGCATACACACTGGACTAAGGATCCAGGCTGGAAACAGCGTGCGGGTTCGAGTCCCGCCAGGCGCACTACTTCAAATAAAGTCTTATATGAAGGAGTAATTAATATGGAATACAATCTGATGCACCATAAAAAGTTCTATGATGGAATATGGATTATTGTACTTTGTGTATTATCTATTCCACCAGTAATTATTGCTATGATAAGTAATAAATATACAGCTCTAATCTTATTTACTATAGGTGTATTGATTGGTGTACTTCCAGTATTTATTATAACACAAATAAGAAAACATATAGTTAAGCGATTGTATAAGAACAATATTGAAGAAAACGGAACTGTATCATTTGCAGAAAATACTAAATATATGAATAATGTAACTGATACTAATAGTAAAATTTATAAATTATGCGGAGCTTATGGAAATATTTCAAAAGGTACGTATAAATGTAGATTTGTACACAATAAGAAACATGCATGGATAACATATATTGAAAAATAAATGGGCGAGTGGCGGAATTGGCAGACGCACTAGACTCAAAATCTAGCGAGAAATCGTGTGGGTTCGAGTCCCATCTCGCCTACTGGCTTAAGAAAGGATATTTATGTGGGGATACGATTCATATGATACATCAGAATATATGTACTATAATGGTTATATGCTAGATGATGTATGTAGTTATGATTTAACTGATCTTGAAAAAGAAATTCTTGATAATGCTAAGTTATTAGTAGATCAAAATTGGAGTTTAAGAGAATTATCTAGAAATGTAGGTAGATCTAGAAGTCAATTATCTAGAGACTTCCAAAAACCACTTCGACGTTTAAGTTATGATTTATATGGTTGTGTAAGAAGAGTTCTTAAAAATAACTCTGATAAATATTTCAGATAAACTATTTACAAACATATAGATATATGATATTATATCAATACAATAAATCAAACAAAAAATAAAAAATTTTTAGAAAAACTATTTACATTTGTAATTTTGCTTGATATAATAAAATCATAATCAAACAGATACTTGATAATTTAATTTATGAGGTGCTTCAATAAGTAGAGATTTCCTTTGGCGCGGCCATACGTTGAGGGAGGTTTGCGAAAGTTAATTCACCTTATATGAATCATTAGCTCAGCTGGTAGAGCACATGACTTTTAATCATGGTGTCGCGGGTTCGAGCCCCGCATGGTTCATTAAAAATTAAACAAAGGAGATAAATGATATGAAGCGAAAACGTAAAGTACGAAAACAGACGTACACGTGCTTGTAACTCAGCTGGCTAGAGTAGCGGACTTTTAATCCGTCAGTCGAGGGTTCGAATCCCTTCAAGCACATTAAGACATTGAAATTCAACAACTAGTTTTAATTACATCAAGGAAATAATATGTCTAAAGTAATTATAGTATCAGATGATTCATCAGAGAAAGATACTTATCATACTGATCATATAGCTGAAGAGTTCAATAAAATATTGAGCAATGAAACAATAAATGAAGTTGCTGCTATACTTTTAAGTCAACCAACAGTTGACGGTAGAATGTATTCAGATTAAGTTATATGGCCTCATCGACAAGTGGTTTAAGTCGTCGGCCCTTCACGCCGGAGTCACGGGTTCGAATCCCGTTGAGGTCACTGCAGTTTATTCATAAAAGAAAGGAGCCATGCCAGTTCACCTGTAACCCTACTACAGATTGAATGACACGCAGACACCGATGGGAATTTAAGTGATTATAATATAAATTTTAAATTTAGATCATGGTCTCCAATATGGGAGTATTTGGACGACAAAGATCTCTGAAGATAGAAAAATAGTTTTTCTATCGAGCAGAGGCCAGTTTTTATCCATTTTAGCTGTGAATAAAATGGAGACTCCTCTCAATATACCTTGCATTAGTTTAATGGTAGAATAATGATCCTTTGAAGATCAAGATGCTCGTTCGAATCGAGTATGCGCTTAACAAAAGGTTATTGAGTATTATAGTATATTAATTATTAAAAACATTATTTTAAAAAACTAATTATTTACAAAACTAATTATTAAACATGAAAACTGATTAAAATGATGGTATTAGTCAGTTAATTCTGTTTAAATTAGACGACAAGCAGAATTGGGTTTTATCCATTTTTCCTTGTAAAAAATGGAGTCCATCTACAAAGTAACAATAAATCGTAGTGTTAATATGGAAACATACCGAAAGGTGATACTAGTTCGAGTCTAGTCGATGGTTGCTTTGGAACCAGTAAAAGTACTTTGGTAAGTGTGCTGGGCGATAGGCCTAGAAATTAAAGGTTCGATTCCTTATACTGGTTTTTAGAACTAATACGCACGAGGCAAGTGTATTCACAGCATAAGTATGAGAATGACATACAACCTAACACTAAGGTCTGTGATACAAAAAATGGAGTAGTGATCCAGTTGTTTAAGGTTCGAATCCTTAATTAGTTCTTATGCCTGATTAGACAAGTTGGTTTAAGTCGTCAGCCTCTCAAGCCGGAGTCATGGGTTCGAATCCCGTATCAGGTGCTTGAGGGAAAAATATAATATGAAATGGTTTTTATTATCCGAACTTATCGGAATTATACTAATTTTTAATACGATTTTGTATGGATCTGGAATTAAAGAAAGTGATACAATCGATGGTCCAGAAATTTCAGCATTTGCTTTCTTTGGTTTAGCATTTTTAATACTTCCTTGGATTGCATGTTTTGCAGGTGTAGTATAATGGATTCGTATGTTTGGCTTCCAACCAAGAGATGAGGGTTCGATTCCCTTCACCTGCTCTTAAAAAACTATTTACAAATTATATTTACCTTGATATAATATATATATATCGTGGTGGTAGCTGCGGAAATTCTATTTGGTGCATCAAGTAGATTTCTTAAGTGGGTTGCTACATACAAACTTTAGATTATGCACAATTTAAAGTCGTCGAAGGTTCGAATCCTTCCACCATGTTAATAGTGGTGGGAGTCGCCACTTAAAATAAGGACTCCCCATGCTTCCGTGGCTCAATTGGCAGAGCAGCTGATTTGTAATCAGCAGGTTATCGGTTCGAGTCCGATCGGGAGCTCGCAGGATAGCTTAGTGGTAGAGCGCGTAAAATGAATCATTTTCGTGATTTTAACAGCTATCTTATATTCCACACATATAGGACGAGACAATGGTTCGATTCCATTTCCTGCAATTCGCTGAATTATTCAGCAGCAACTTGACAATTAAATAAAATTTGGCCGAGTGGTGTAATGGAAGCATATTTATATTTCAGAATCATCACCGTGATTTAGACAGCAAACAAACTTAAATAAATTTCCCTGTCACGGAAAAGGTGAAGGTTCGATTCCTTCCTCAGTCGTTGAAGGATGTGGCGGAATTGGCAGACGCGCCGTTTTGACACTATCATTTTCGTGATAAAGACAGCAACCAAAATTCTAATGCTTAGGGAGCCGGTACACTGTAGGTTCGAGTCCTACCATCCTTCTTTAGAGTGTAGACGACAGATTGTTTTGCAAGATGATCTAAAGTCCAGATAAGTCGCTAGCTTAATCACCTAGTTAAAACAGATGTGCTGATTACTATTCTGTATCTTATCGGTGGGTTCGACTCCCTAAGGGTTAGCCATACTCGAAGCTGAGGATTAGTACACTCTCTTATATGGATCAGTAGCTCAGTTGGTTAGAGCAGCTGGCTCATAACCAGCCGGTCCGGGGTTCGAGTCCCTGCTGATCCACTTATGAAAAAATATTTTCCTTCAGAATCAAAAGCTAAAAAATTTGCAGAAACTGTACATGATCCTTTTATTTATAAGGAATCAGTTGAAGCAATTGGTGTAGGAATGTATAATTCCACTCCATGGTGTGTAGTTTATGATTCTATAAAAATGAAAAAAGTTTATAAAGCTAATAAGGTTCGATTAGTATCTAAGTATAAAGAATCTAGATAATAATTTGGGTCGGTATGCCTAGCGGCGAGGGCGGCGGACTGTAAATCCGTTACATTAGAAACATCGGTGGTTCGAGTCCACCTCGGCCCATTATAAGGTTAACTATAACCTTGATATTTATTACGTCATCGATGTGGTAAGTATCTTAAGTCGAAAAATCGTACGTAGTCCTCTAATTGACTTGCAATAGATTAGAGTTACTTAGACAAATAGTAATTATGGCTCGATAGCTCAGCTGGCTGGTAGTGCCGCCCTGTCACGGCGGAGGTCACGGGTTCAAGTCCCGTTCGAGTCGCTTAAAAAACATGATGACAGAATAATTTGCTGAAGTTAACTGCAAGGGTAGGATAATGGGTAATCAGCAAAACCTTAGTCCGAGAGTAGCAGAGAGGGTTTTTAAGGCCATGTTTCCCTCATATATGGGCCGTAGCTCAGTTGGGAGAGCACCTGCCTTGCAAGCAGGGGGTCGAGAGTTCAAATCTCTTCGGTTCCATTGTCCGAGTCGTTTAATCACTAACAAGTCCGAATTCGAATAAGGACGAAAGACGTAGCAGACGAACCTGCAGAACATGTAGGTGGCGGTTATGGTGAGTATGATAAAAGCATGCGTATCAAAGGGGCCATAATGGAATCCTACCTCGGATTATTAGTCAGTAGTTTAGATAAGGTGCCAAAAAGTAAATCCTTGGTCAAAACAACCTAGACGTAGGGAGACATAAGTTCGAAACTTATCTGACTAGTTTAGAGATGTGGCGGAATAGGAAGACGCCGGATGTGATCTCGTTCTATATACATCAAAAACATATATTTGATATACTAGTAAGTCGAATGTATGTGTATATAGTGTAGAATTGTAGGTTCGATTCCTACCATCTCTATTTGACCACTCTTAAGTAGAGGAATTACAACAGTTTAGCGGCTGTAAGAAGTACCTTCCTTATATTGCTTGCCTATGATGATTCTAGATTTATTCATAGACACTTTATAAGCGGTGATGATGCCTCTAGTTGCAACCTTAGGAGTGGTCTTTTACAATTAACATAGTTCGTTTTAAAATAGTTAGTCGTCGTACTAACTATTTACACTTAAGGAGGCAGTAATATGTTTACTACAGTAATATCTCTCAATTCAATTGAGAAAGTAAAAGGATTCGTTAATATAATGACTAAGCAGATTTTTGATGCTGATCTTGTAAGCAGCAGATATGTTATTGACGCTAAGTCTATTATGGGTATTTTTTCGCTCGATCTTTCTAAGCCTATCGAACTTCGTGTTCACACTGAAGATGGTACTGCTTTTGACACATTTAAGGAAGCAATTAAAGATTATATTGTAGAATAAAACTATTTACAAATAAAATTGTTCATGATATAATGTTTATATGATTAAGAAATAGTTGCAATTCTTAATCTTACCCTGGGGATGTAAAGGTTTCGACGGGGTACAAGCAACGAGAAAAGCACGTAGAGGATGGTGGACACCTCTTGAATCCGACACCAAACAATAAACGCTAACTACGGTTACGCAGCTGCCTAATCGCAGCAACCTCTCTTCGGAGAGTTAAGTCATAAGAGTATTGCGGTCGTATCTCTTATGGCCAAAGATGATCGCTGCTGTATGAAGAGGATGACAAAAGTATTCATACATAAGACCACAATAGTTAGTTGCTAATCAGTTCGCCTGTTTAGATGGTTAGATAACTTATTAAAAGCAAGATAAACGTGTAGAAAGCTCTGAGTAAGTATTTCGGACAGGGGTTCGATTCCCCTCATCTCCACTTTCCAAAGTGATTTGTCATTTTATTCATTTTGGATTCTACAAGTTTTGTTTCATGGTTCCAGCCGCCTCGGCTCAACTTGGAGCAAAGTCGTTCATAGCACAGTAAAGGTTGAGCGCCGGTAAATGCTACATCTTCTGTTAGGTGCACTATCGTAGGAGTGAAAGATAGCAGCGATGGTTCCTTAATAAAAAGAAAGGATGCTATTATGGAAAAGATCGAAATTGAAGTAGCTAAAGATATTTGGGAAATTTGTAAAAAGTCACCAGAACATGGTAATGCCGTAATGGATGTTATTGGAGAAGAAGCTTACCAGAGAGTAATGGAACTTCAGTCCAAAGAGTGAGAAAGGTGGTGAAGTGTATGTCACAGAAAATAGTTGAATCATTTAACGTAGAAGAAGCTTTTCTATATGATAAAACTTATTTGTTTATCAAAGGTTATGCGACTGCGCTTCGACTTCCACAGACTTTAAGAGCGTTACCTTTAGTAAGACGTTTCCACAATGGTCAATATAGAAAAGGCGAAGTAATTGTTAACGGTCAATCTTATAGATTACCTTATGTACTTCACGTATTAAAAGTTTGCTCTACACTTATTTCATTAAGACTTCCTTTAAAAGTTGATGAACTTGATAATCTTCTTGCAGCAGCTTTATTACATGATAGTTTAGAAGATTGTTCAGAATACTTTCCTAAGGGTGGAAATGAACTAGTTAATGAATATCATTTTTCACCTAAAGTATTGGAAGCAGTTAAGTTAGTAAGTAAGAGATCTGGTGCAACAGAAGAAGAACTTGATGATTATTTCAACCAGATTAAGAGAAATAAGTATGCTATTCTTATTAAGTTGGCAGATAGATCACATAATGTAGAAGATCTCTATGTTATGAAACCTGAAAAGCTTCATAAATATGTAAATGAAACTAGAACTTGGATCTATCCACTTACTACTTACGGAAAAGCAAACTATCCTGAACTTAGTGATGGATTTACTATTCTTAAAGCTAAAATTGTTAGTTTGACAGAATGTACTGAAACATTGATTAATATATATGAAGAAGAATTAAAGAAAGAACGTGATGAGAATGCAAGACTTAAAGCTGAGTGTGCTAGGTTGACAGAACAGCTTAAGAAGAAAAAGACTACAGCTATTAAGAAAACTGCATCTAAGATTACTGAGAAATAAAATGAAAACGATTTATGAAACAAAAGGTGCAGCCTTAGAATTATGAAATGACTAAAGGTAAGCGAGATCAGGTAATTAGATTTAGTACAATAAGAAAAATGTATTGTCGAGCTATGTATACTAAATAAAACTTTCTATAAATTATGTTTGTCGACGTAGCCAAGTGGTTAAGGCCTTGGTCTGCAAAACCAGTATCGTGGGTTCGACTCCCACCGTCGACTTTTAGGTGCAAACTGTAATTCTTAGATACTGCTGCAGAGTGGAGTTAAGACGCGGCGTGTAAATTGCCCTGTGCAAGCTAGAAGCGCTCTTAGCCGGTAAGTCTAAGTTGGGTTTGAATTGCTAACTGGAGTTTGACGAACAGCCTATACTAATTAATATGGTCTTGATGAAGGGCAGTGAAATATTTGAAAGACAGTCTAGCTAACTGACACTACAAGTAGAGTAATGCGGGCCCGGTACCCTAAAGTAAATGCATGCAGATCTTTCCGCAAGAAAGGTTACCGGATGGGGTACGACGCTACAAAGGTCCTAGGTTCGACTCCTGGGGAGACTGCTTATCATGGGGTGATATACAAGTGGACAAAGTGGCGTGCGGAGAGTACGTGCCAAAAAAGACAAAACGTGAATCATATAAACTCGAGTGTAATATGATTCTAGATTGATGGATGCGCAACATCAATGACGAACGTGGAGTAATGCGGCTTCGAGTGTTCGAATCCTCAATATCCCCATCAAATGGATGTGAGAAAAATCTCATGTCCATTTTTCTTTTATCAAAACTATTTACGTTACTAAAAATTCATGTTATAATAGACTCATAATAAATATATGAGAGGTATGTATATGATTTATTTAGCAGGTAGTTGTTCATCTGAACAGAGAACTTTAATGGTAAATATAGCAAAACATTTAAGAAAGAATGGATATGAAATATATTGTCCATTTGAACTTAAAATCGAAAATGCTTGGGATTATTCTCAAGAAGATTGGGCACAGCTAGTATTTGAAGCTGATAAAAAAGCCATTGATAAAGCAGATATATTCCTTATGATTACACCTGGTAGAATTGGTTCTGCCGGAACTAACTGGGAACAAGGTTATGCGTTTGCTAATCATAAACGTATAATTGTAGTACAGTTTACAGAAGAACCTACAAGTCTTATGACATATTGCACATGCAATACATTCGTTAATACTGATAAAGAAAAGATCTTTGCCGATATTTTGGATGCACTTACTGGTCCTGATCATAAAGGTACATGTACAACTACTTTAACTTAATTGGAGGCATATAATATGAAAATTTATGTGTGTGTATGGCATGACTTTGATGAATCTGGAATAGAAAAAGTTTTTACTGATAAAGTTCAAGCTCAGATTTATGCTGAGTTACATTCTTGTACTATAGATGAACAGGAAACTGCAGATGGTATGTATGATCCTAATGAGTATAAGTTATTTACTTATTATAAGGCATACTACGATATGGCTGATCTTAAGAAAGGTGCATTTAACGCTGTACATCTTGATAAACACATTGGTGTTGAAGGTCATACTGAATTAAGTACTGCGGCAGCTTTTACTAGCATTAGATATAGAGTGCTCAATATTAAGGCAGATAATGAAGATGATGCTAGAGATCAAATTAAAAAACTGTATAACGAATATAAAGAAAAATATTGTTAAGGAGAATATATGAACGGTTTTTATGCTGGTAGTTTTGATCCATTTACAAATGGACATTTACATGTAATTAAAAGAGCATCTAAGCTATTTGATCGTCTTGTAATTGGTGTTGGAGTTAATCCAGCTAAAACAAGAAAATATAATCAAAGTACAATGGCACTTTTAATTAAAGACGTTCTTGAAAGAGAAGGTATAACAAATACAAAAGTAGTTGTATTTACAGGTTTAGGTGTAGATGCAGCTATTGAGTATAACTGTGATGTATTAGTTCGTGGTATTCGTAATGGTATGGATTATGAATATGAAGAAAACCTTGCATCAGTTAATGAAGAAGTTACAGGAGTTGACACAATTTATATTAGAGCTGGACAGCTTGGTCATGTAAGTTCTAGTATGGTAAGAGAACTTCTTAAACACAAGAAAGACATATCTAAATATGTACCTAAAGAGATATTTGATTTTATAATGGAGAATAAATAAAATGCTTTATTTAACGTCTGATTTACATTTTAATCATGATAGAGAGTTTATTTGGGGTCCAAGAGGCTTTAAGTCTTGTAAGGAATCAAATGAAACTCTTATCAGAAATTGGAATAATATTGTAACTGATGAAGATACTGTTATTGTAGATGGCGACTTCTTTTTTGGCTCAGATATTGAGTTTGTAGAGAATACATTGAAAATACTCAAGGGTAAGATTATTCTTATTCTTGGTAATCACGATACTCCTGCTAAGATCGAAGTATATAAGCGATGTGATAAGATTATTGAGATTTGTTTAGCTAAGCAGATCGAATATAAGGGACGAAAGTTCTATATTAGTCACTATCCTACACTTACCGCAGATTTGAACAGTAATCCTAAGACTTGTGTATTTAATCTTTTTGGTCATACGCATAGCAAGCAGAAGTTCCTTGAAGATAGACCTTATATATATAATGTAGCAGTAGATGCTCATAATAATGGTCCTGTCTCAATGGATGAAATCTATAATGATATTATGAATGAAATTAAGAAGTGTATAAGCTTCTTAGTATAATAATAAAAAGGAGATAAAAGAAATGGAAGCAAGAGTAAGAATGCTAATTAAAGATGCAATGAAAGACAAGAATGAGGCTGCAAAGCTTACATATAGATCTATTCTTGAGAATGCTCAGAAGATCGCAAAGAATGATGGTAATCGTGCTGTAACTGATGATGACTTCATTAAGGCAGCAAAGAATGAGATCAAGCAGCTTAATGATTTATACGAGTATGTAAAGAATGATTCTGTAAGAGCAACTGAGATTGCTGAAAAGGTAGGTTATTGTCAGGGACTGCTTCCTCAGGCAGTTACTGAAGAACAGATTCTTGAGTACCTCAATACTAACAATATTGAGAAGAACATTGGTGTATGTATGAAGACTCTTAAGGCGCAGTTCGGTAGTGCTCTTGATGGTAAGATGGCTCAGGGAGTAGTAAGACAGTATATTGAAGGATGATGAATCCAAAGGAAATTATGTAAACTACTATTTGCCTTAATAAAGAAAAATAATAAGGAGTATAATATGGTAAATCCTGAAGATATTAAGAAACTTATCAATCATGCTGAAGTACTTTGTGAGTGTATTGAAGATCAGCCTGCTGGATGCGAAGCATGTTGGTTATTTGATGAAGAAGCTGAGAATTTTGAATGTCCATTAAAACAGACTATTAGCGCTATCAAGGAGCAATTATGAATTCTATTAACATAGAAAATAGAAAAGCTTATTATGACTATTTTGTGCTTGATACCATTGAATGTGGTATTGAGCTCAAAGGTCATGAAATTAAGTCTATAAAGAAAGGTTCATGTAATCTTAAGGATTCATATATTTCTATTGAAAATAATGAACTTATTCTTATTGGCACTCATATTGCTAAGTATGATAAAGCTATGGACTATGATGTAGCAGAAAGAAGAAATAGAAGATTACTTGTTCATAAGCAGGAAATTAGGTCCCTTAAGAACAAGTTAATTGACAATGGAATTACTCTTATTCCTTTAAAGATGTACATGAAGAATGATAAGGTTAAAGTTCTTCTCGGTATATGTAAAGGTAAGCATAATTATGACAAACGTCAATCAATTAAAGAAAAAGATATGAAAAGAGAGATGGAACGATTTTAATTCTATCTTATAATTATAAAAACTTTATTAAACAAACTATACAATAGTTTGTTCTATTTTTATGCATATTAGTCAAATAAAGAGCTATTTAATTATACATCTGTGTGACTAAGTTGTAATGACTGGAGGAAAACAATATGGATAAGAAATTTCATCCACCAAAAAGGCGTATAATACTAATAGCTTTTTCTATTTTTATTATATGTCTTTTACTTGGACTAGGCTTATACTCTGCTTATAAGCGTCCACCAATGACGACGATAGATGATACCGTTACTCCACTATCGTCAACAGCTCAAATAAAAGAGCAGTTAGAAACTATGTCAGTGACACTTGATAGTATGAGTAGTATTATCGACACTAACCAAAGTGAAGTCGAGAATATTAAAACTACTATAAATGAAACAAGTGAAACATTAAACTATAGTTTTACATCTGTCAATGAGGACATAGATACAGTTCTTAATCAGATGACAACTGACTTGTCTGATTTATCTAAACAGGTAGAAACTACAAAAACTGACATAAATACTTTAATAACGGAAATCAACGAAGGTCAGAACGCAGAGATAATGACGAAGTTTGAAGCCATTTTAGCTAAGCTTAATGATATTAGCGGACAGATAGATGAAATGTCTAAAGCTAATAAAGATTCATATGAAAAGATCATTGCTAAGCTAAATAATTTTCAGACTGAATTAAATAAATATTTAGAAACGTCTAATGAAGAATTAGCTGAGACAATCAAAACTAATTTTTCAGAAATGACAACAAAAGTAGATACTACTTTAACCACATTAACTGCAAATCTTAATTCTATTTCTACAACAGTTAGTACATCTACTGAGACAATCACAGCACTAATTGAATCTACTAAAAGTAATAATCCAGAATACTTAAATGAACAATTTACAGCATTAAGTACAGATATTGATACAGTAAATAGTTCTATTTTAAGCTTATCTGAGACTACTGCTACACAGCATAGTGAGGTTACTGAGCAAATAAATAACTTTACTACCGAGGTCAATGATCACTTAGATGAATTTGAAGGTCTTCTTGATGAAAAATTAACTGTAGAATTCAGAACAGTAAATGATAATATTAGTAATTCTGTATCTACTTTAGAAACAGATATCTCTAATCTTTCTACAGAAATATCTACAGCAAAAACTGAAATTACTGATTTAATCAATCAGATTGAAGAAGATAATGCAGATGATTTGCCAAATAAGATTGAAGATATCCAGACACACTTAGATACTATAACAACACATTTTGACGGTACATTGGCAAGTATTAGTACTCTTATTAGCGATTTATCTACGCAGAATGCTACAGAATATAGCAATACTATTGATAAACTTACTAGTATTCAGACTGATTTAACTGAAGTAAGTAATACATCTAAAACGGATCTTCAGAATAAGTTAGATACTATGAAAACTGAATATGAACAGTCTATATCAGAATTACAGACTAGTGTAGATGAGTCTTTTTCCGATTTATCTACTACTATATCTAATGGTAATGCTAGTATTAATGAGAAATTAGACTCTGTAAATACTCAAATTACTGAAAGTGTTAATACGAGTATTAACAATCAGACCTCTACAATTAACGGCAAGTTTGATGATGTTAATAGCAGCTTGTCTACACAAAGTCAAAATATTGAAAATGACTTCAATTCTATTAGTAATCAGTTAACTACTAACTATAATAATTTGAGCCAGCAGGAACAAGAAAATAAAGATGAAATTGCAGCACTAATCACACAGTATCAGCAATCTGTTGACTCTTATAATACTAATGCAGAACAGTCTTTTCAAAATGTCGTTAAGATCAAATCTGACATAGCATCCGCACTTAACGACAAAGGATCAGTTAGAGCGGATGGTCAAAGATGGGATGGTACAGAAACTTGGGACGAATTAGCTGATGGAATTGTTAATCTAGAATTGGATATTCATATTCCAGTAGATCCTAAGTATTGTGTACTTGAAAGACAAGTTAGAAATAGAATTGAACCTACCTGTGAAGAAGATGGAGGTTACAATGATGTTCAATATTGTTTAACTTGTGAAGCAGATGCTACAAATGTTTGGGTAGTTATACCTAAAACAGGACATAATTTAAGTACAGCGGTAATCCCACCTACATGTACTGAACAAGGATGTACTAGACATTATTGCACTAATATAGATCCTAATACTGGAATACCTTGTGATTATTATTATGACGATAATATAGTTCCAGCTTTAGGTCATGATCCTAGAGAATTTGTAAATGAACCTGTAAGTTTACCTACATGTACTCTTACTGGAATTCATAATGAAGTAGTTTATTGTGATAGATGTAATGCAAAATTATCATCTACTCAAAGAGTTACTCCGGCTTTAGGACATGAGTATGATTCAGTTGTAGTAGCTCCTACTTGTACAGAACAGGGATATACAACTCATACTTGTACAAGATGTGGAGATAAACTAGCTAATACTGATTATACTACAGCTTTAGGTCATAATGAAGTATATGCTGGACAAGCAAATGCTCATACTTGGTGTAGTAGATGTCATCAAGTATTTTCTACAAATCATACCTATACTGCTACAGTAAAGACTAATTCAACCTGTACAGTAAAAGGAACACATACCTATACTTGCGCATGTGGATATCATTATGATAGCCAAGATATTCCTTTAGCTGAACATACATATAATCAAACAGCTAAGGTATATTTACAACAGCCATCTATTCAAATATATTTATCATGTTATGCTGGAGATGCTAGAGGTCCATCTGGAGCTGGATATTGGCATTATGGTAATATTGGAAGTGGTACTGCTGTATCAATTAATGGACAGGGTACTTGGTACACAGAAGGTAGCGCTATGATATTCTTAGGTGGTTGGGCAGGTTCACCTGCTTGGATTACTTCTCATAGATTACCAGGAACTACTGATACATATATGAATGAAGTAGCTGGATTGACTAATGTCAATGCGGGAACTGGAATAAATGGTACATTCAGATTATATCAAGTTCATGATAAATGCGGCGTATGTGGACATGTAAAATAACTTATTTATTTCTGCCTGTAGAAATACAGGCAGAATTTATTTGGAGAGATAATCATGCAGAAGAATAAGGATAAACGCTCAACAGTAAAAGTAGTTATTCCTGTAGTAATTTTATCTTTACTAATTGCAATAATTGGTTTTTCTATTTGGAATCAGCGCGCAATTGCTATGGCTGAACTTGATAAAACTAATAAACAAATATCTGCAGATTTAACTGATATGGCAACACAGTTAGATACGGTTAAAGTCAATGTAAATTCTAGTAAAGATACTATAAATGGAATTAGTACTATTGTAGTTAAGCAAGAAGATACAATAGATACTAGTTTTGATAATTTATCTCAGGATATAAACACTACAATAAATACTTTCACAGTTGATACAAAGGAATTACAAAATAAAATAACATCAGCTAAAGATACTCTTACTGAAGTAATTAACTTAGTAAATGAAGGTCAGACAGCTGATGCACAGAAGAAATATGATGATTTAGTTGCTAAATTGAATTCTATTTCTTCAGAATTAGATACTCTGAAATCAGATAATAAAACACAATATGATGATACTATTAAGAAAATCAATGACTTTTCTACTAAGTTAGATGAGTATTTATCAAAGACAAATGATGATAACAAAGAACTTCTTAAGGAAAATTTCACTAAATTATCTGAACAAATTACTACTTCTACTGATAGTTTGACTACTGGTGTAGATGATTTGTCTACTCAGATATCTGATTCTACTAAGACTATTGTTGAACTTATTGAGAAAGTAGATGAAGAGCAGTCTAAAGATATTTTAGACAAGTTTACTGAAGTAAACACTAAACTTGATACTATTAATGACGATCTTACTACACTTAATAATACTATAACTGAAAATGACACAACTTTAAAGAATAGTATCACACAGTTCAAAGTAGATCTTAATAATCACATTGATGAATTTGCATCTGATTTATATGATACTCTTGATACAGATTTTGAAGCTATTAATCAAGGTATTACCGATGCTAAAGAGGTATTAATAGGTGAATTAGATAATATTTCATCTGAAGTAGATACTGCTAATACTGACATTCAGAACTTACTTAATACTTTAAATGAAAAGAAGTTAGAAGAAGTTCAACTAGAGTTTAATAAGATTCAGACTGAATTAAATGATATTCAGACTCATTTTGATGAAACTATTGGAGATGTTAATAGCTTAATTGTAGCATTATCAAATCAGAGTAAAACTGAGTTTAATGATACAATAACAAAACTTGTTAATGTACAGAATGCATTAACCACTACTAGTATTGATAACAATACTAAGTTAATCAATAAGGTAAATGATCTTCAGACTACTTACCAAGGATTAATTTCTACATTAGACAATAACATTTCTTTACAGTTTACTGATTTAGGTAATCAGGTTGAACAATATCATAACTTACTATCTAGTAAAATGGACACAGTAAGTCAGAATATTACTTCAGCAGTAGATTCTAATATTGCTAACCAGAATGAGATTATTAATTCTCAGTTTGGGTCAGTGAATGAGTTAATTTCTAGTAATTTTACTAACTTTAATACTAAGTTTAGTACATTAAGTAGTGCTATTGATACTAATTATAATACATTAGCATTATCTAACTACGAAAATGATCAAGAATTATTAGAGTTACTTAAAGCTTACAAAAATAACTTGGATGTATATCATCAGCAGCTTGACGAAAATTTTCAATGTGTAGCTATAGGTAAACAGAAGTTAGTAACCGCTATAGCGACACAAAGTGCTGCACTCGAAAGAGCAGGTATTACGGTTACTAACGACATGTCATTTACAGAACTAGTAGATACATTAAGAGCTTTAGATAAGGCAATATTCTATGATGAGCAAGGTGGATGTAAATTTACTGAATTTACTACACAATCAGCTGAAGAAGCTCCTACATGTGATAAACCTGGTATATATCATAAGATTACATATTGTACATATTGTCAAACTATATCTAAAGACGAAATTGTCGAAGTTCCTGCTTTAGGACATGATTATAAAGAAACAGTAGTTAAGCCTACATGTGAACATGGTGGTCATACTGAACATCTATGTTCTAGATGTGGAGATTCATATATTACAGATGAATTGCCTATAGTAGAACATAAATGGAAAACTGGTAAATTTATTAAGACAGCTACTTGTTTGGAACCTGGAACAGTATCATATACATGTGAATATTGTAGTAGAACTAAGACTGAAGATATTGATCCATTAGGACACGATTATAAGGAAACTGTAGTTAATCCAACATGTACTAAGGCTGGATATACAATACATAAATGTGATAGATGTGGAGATTCTTATACAGATTCTGAAACTAGTCCTTTAGGTCATACTACAGTTACTTTAATTCAGAATAATATTGCTCCAAGTCCTAATTCTAAAGGTTCATATGATATTGTAACTAAGTGTACAACTTGTAATAATATTCTTAGTTCAGAACATCATGTAGTAAATGCTACATCTATGTATGAATTAAAACATGTACACAATGATAGTTGTTATGTACTGGTTCCTGAAATACATGATGATGTTTGTGTACATCAGTGTTTACCTTATGCACCTTATCATAAGTATTATGGTATGTTACGTAACTGGAATCAGGACTGGGTAGTTATGATTCAAGCAAAAGGATCATCTCCTCATTGTCAGATGAATAGTAATGGATATTTCCATCAATATTCTAACGTTTCTATTTTCGTAAATGGTCAACTAGATAGAATAGAAAATCCTGTTATAATGAGCGGTGGATGGCTTGAAGATAATGATGGATATAACTACGCTACAGGTGAATTAGATGAAAAGATATCTACGTATGCTACTTATTCATCACCTAGTACTTATGCAGAAGATATGAATAATCCAAGTAACTTTAGTAATAGAACTGTTTCTCATATAGAATCATATACTGAAATGGTTTCTAAGATTGGATGTGGTCATAGTGATAATGATGTTGAGGCTACATTTACACTAAATAGAAATACTGCTGAAATTGGTAAAGCTACACTGTCAGTAGTATCTACTATAAATGCATCTTATGTATGGTCAACTGGATCTACTTCTGCATCTATTGATGTTACTTCTAATGGTACATATACTTGTACTATTACTTACACTAATCCAGATACTAATGCAGTTGAATCTACCACACTATCTTATACTGTAGATGATTTATAAATTGTATAGGTCTCTTTTTAGGGACCTATACATTAAAAAAATTTTAAAAAACTATTTACTTATAATAGAATATGTGATAATATAATAAAGTAAGCTAACCATTAATAATGAGGTAGTAAAAATGAATGAAGATTTTGATGGACTTTCATTATTACTATGGACTTTAGGAATAATTGCTTTTTTAGGTTTTATTACAGAAGTAATTAGTAATGGTGGTGGACCAGCATTAATACTAATAATCATAGTATCTATTGTATGGTATATTATTGAAAAAATAAAAAGATTTATTCATCATCTTCGTCATCCTGAAGAAGAGGATATTGAATAAGATAATGACAAAAGCTGAGTAGACAGTCAGAAATGATGAGCCATATTATGAAAATAGTCACGGCATAAGTCTACCGAACCGAGAATAGCCCCGGACACAGTACCAGTTAGAGTTGAAATGATATATACTTTAACGACACAGAAACGGTAATCGTTCTCAATTGTCTATAAGTTAGTAGCTCTTATAGATTATGGATGGTATACACAAGGCGACCTGTTAAACGTCGACAACTAACAGCGTGTAACTTTGAGGGTATGCAAGTAATAATGGTTCGACTCCATAACCATCCACTTAGATAACTCCTTAATGGCGAGGAACCTGATGTACCGACGGGTGAAGGGTTGAAAGTGGTTCGAGTCTACAGACAAAGGAAACTTTGGAAGTATGGCTATGAGACGGTTCGATTCCGTAGTTATCTAATTTTGTTACATACGAAGATCTGATCAATCTTTAGTGACAAAACTGAATAGGCAGTAAGATTTAGGATGCGAGTGGTTTCCTGCGGTGCCTACCTATTAAAAACGGCGAGAGAGACGGTTTGGTACCATGAATAAACATGGATAAAGAACCTACCAAATCACTTAGCAGCTATATTGCCAAAGTACAAGACGGTATAGCGAAAGGTTCTATATGGTGGCTGTAGTTCAGTTGGTTAGAACGCTGGATTGTGGCTCCAGAGATCATGGGTTCGAATCCCATCAGTCACCCTTAAGGTCGCCTGAACCTTTACCAAAAAGATGGCCGTAGGATACGATTCTGTATGGTAGCAGAAGCGATTAGTTATACGAAATGTTGACTATTAGCTCGGTGAATGGATTAAACCACCTTTCATCTATACAGGATATAACGTTAGACCCAAGCAGAAGGTCGGAGTAATGGGAAAAGCTCTGTAAAGTATGTGGAACCTTAAATTAGTGCCTCAAGCAGATGGATCGAGAGAGAACTGTGTAGGTTGCAGTAATAACCAGAGGCGTGATATGAACAGACCACGGGGTGGTGCCCGTACAGGTTCGAGGAGTGATTGAACAATACCTTCCTTAATGGTTGTCGACGGACGTAAAAAGGTCAATCTAGTATATCAATGAAACGTATAGTTGATATATGAAAATCGGATACGTAGTTAACGTTAGACGTAACGTGATATTATATTGGGGTATCGCCAAATGGTTAAGGCAACGGATTTTGATTCCGTTATTTGTGGGTTCGAGTCCCGCTACCCCAGTTAGAGCGATAGCCAAGTGGGAAGGCAGCTGTCATAAAAATGAATCATTTTTGTGATTTTAACCGCTACCTAATTCAAGGGAAACAGCCAATCGTTGGTTCGAATCCAACTCGCTCTATATCTTATAAAAGGAGATTATTATGAAAATACATTCAATTAGAAATAGTATAGCAGTTATTGCTATGCTATTTTGTACGTTATTTTTATCTAGTTGTAGTGTACCAGATGATACTACTAATATTGTAAAAAACGATGCAGATTACTATAAGGAACTTACATACGCGCATGATGATCAGATTATGGATTATGTTGATCCAGAGACCGGAGTACATTATTTGTTATATGATGGATATAATGGTTGTGGAGTATGTGTAAGATATAATGCTGATGGAACTATTATGGTAGATCAGCATCCTGAAGATCGTTAAGTAGCGAAGAGCTATTTAATTATACAAATGTTCAAATATTAAGAAAAGAGGTATAGACATGTCTAAACGCGAAGAAGAATTAATTGATGAAATAATTGGTGGTATTTTTGGAGCACTTTCTGATGTACCTGTAAAGGTAGTTACTGTTGGAAGATCTGCTGCTAAGACTGCTGAAAAGACGGCTAAGAAGGCAGCTGAAACTGTAAAGGAATGTGCTGCTTGTCATAGAGCAAAGAATTTTACACCTAAGCTCACAAATTTCATTGACAATGTTATTTGTCAGGATTCGGCAGTTGTTATCTTCTGGAAAGATGGAACAAAGACTACTGCTAAGTGTGGTCCAGATGATGTATTTGATTATGAGAAAGGTCTTGCTATCGCAGCTCTTAAGTATGTGTTTGGCAATAAAGTATATCAGGAAGATATGAAGGAGATTATGGAAGTTTTCCCTCGTACTAAGTCTACTGTCAAGAAAAAGACAGTTAAGCCTGCTACAAAGACAGCTACAACACCTAAGAAGGCACCAGCAAAGAAGTCTTCTAGCAAGTCTACTTCTAAATCTGCAAGTAAATCTACTGCTAGCAAGTCTACAGCTAAGAAGTCTTCTAGTACGAAGTCATCTACATCTAAGAAGTCTTCAAAATAAGATAATTTATGTAATTGGAGTTATATAGTCTTATATAGCTCCAATTTTTTATAGTTTATTCATGGAATAGTTCCGTAGAATATAAATAGTGTTATTTAAAGGAGAAGTTATGAAAAAGAAATTAGTTGGTGTACTTTTAGTTCTTTCATGCGTATCAATGCTTGCAGCTTGTGGAAAGACTGATACCACTATAGGTAAGAAGCAGGTAACTGCTGAGGTTGAGACGGCTAAAGAGGTAGTAGATGATAAAGAACCTACTCCTACTGAAGAAGTAGCAGAATATCCTACAGCAGAACAGCTTACTGAAGCTATGCAGAATCAGTTTGCAGATATGAAGAACTTCACAATGAAGATGTATGTATCTTCTGATGTTACATCTTATACTGAAGATGATCTTTATATGGCAATGAGCGATGGTGATGGAGTAACTTATACTTACATTGCAAATTATATTAACGCATATATGGTAGATGATACTATTTACTACTATGATACAGCTCAGGAAAAGTGGTTTTCTGATGATTATGATTTAGATAATAGTGGTTTAACCATGACTGATGAAACTGATTCTATAAAGGATCAGACTTTCCCTGAAAATACTAGAATCGAAGATAGAGATCTTAATGGAATCACTTATATCGCAGCTATTTATAATGATACTGATGAGAATCAGACTGAAATAATTTATTACTTTGATAAAGATCTTAACTTTATCGCAGCAAGTTCTGAAATGACTGGTTCTGCTGAGATGTCTGACGTCGAGACTGGTTACCTTTTCATGACACTTACTACTGATGGAGTTATAATTCCTGATGAAGTACTTAGTGCAGAAAAAGGTGATTATGAAGAGTATGTAATGAATACTTTCATGCAGATGTATGAGGTCGAAGAAGAAGGTTTAGTTACTACTCCAGATGAAGACGAGACTACTCTTGAAGAAGATACAACTGATAACAATAAGGAGTTAGATTCTACTTCAGTAAATAAGACCGAAGGTCATAAAAAGAATGACAATTAATAGTACTTTAGTATAAAAACTATTTACAAATGAATACCTCCTTGATATAATATAACTATAAATATTTATTAAGGAGGTATTTATCATGCTGGAACAGATTTTTACAAAGGAGTTTTTAACTAAGACAAGACGTAGTTTGGCAATTGTGCTTTCACTTGTTAAGTATGCATTTTTAGTATTCAGTCTTCCTGGATTTTTGTTTTGCGCAAGTGGTGTAGATGCCCCTGATCCTTATGGTAACAACGCATTTATCGGATGTGTGGTATGTATTGCAATGTTAGGAAGTTCTATGCTCATTGAAATGTTTGTAGTAAGATTTCTAATTAAGGATAATGAGCATATTAAATGTATTTTTGAGTTTGATTGGTACGGTCTTAAGAGTTATCAAGACGAGCGTAAAACCCCTAGCTTTAGCTATGGGGATATAAGCGACAATAGCCAATATGTAAAGGATTAGCCAATGAATAAAGGTGTTAAGTTTAGGATATATCCTAATAAAGAGCAGCAAAACTTAATAAATCAAACACTTGGTTGTTGCAGACTCATCTACAACAAAGGTCTTGCTATGCGTAATAATGCCTACGTTAATGGTCAAAAAATAGGATACAATCAAACATCTGCTATGCTTACGGAATTAAAAAGGTCTGATGATTTTGCTTTTTTGAAAGTTGTTGATTCTATTGCACTTCAACAATCTTTGAGAGATTTAGACCGTGGATTTAAAAATTTCTTTGAGAAACGTGCAAGACATCCGCAGTTCAAGAGTAAGCATAATAATCATCAGTCCTACAGGACCATTAACCAAGGTGATAACATTCGCATAGTCGGGAATTATATTAAGCTCCCGAAGCTTGGATATGTCAAAGTCAAACAGTCTATGAAAGTGGGACGTATCAATAATGCTACGATAGAACACACTCCCACAGGTAAATACTTTGTAGTGCTGAATGTTGATTTTGAACCCGAATATCGACCAAATGCAGGCGGCGTGATTGGCATTGATGTCGGTATTAAAGAATTTTACTCCGACAGCAACGGCAATATTGTCAACAACCCTAAGTATTTAGAGAAATCTATGCGTAAACTTATCAGAGAACAACGCAGGCTTTCTCGTAAGCAGAAAAGTTCTAATAATCGCAATAAACAGCGTGTTAAAGTAGCTAAAGTCCATGAGAAGATAACTAATCAGCGCAACGATTTCCTTCAAAAACAGTCAACTATACTTGTTAGCGAAAACCAAACTATCTGTATAGAGGACTTAAATATTAAGGGGATGGTGCGCAACCATAAGCTTGCGCAACACATAGCAAGCTGCTCATGGTCTAAATTCTTTACAATGCTTGAATACAAAGCCACTTGGTATGGAAATGAAATAATTAAAGTTCCGACCATGTATCCTAGTAGTCAAACATGTAGCTGTTGTGGATATAAAAATCCACTTGTAAAGAACCTCTCTGTTAGAGAATGGGAGTGTCCTAAATGCCATACAAAGCACGATAGAGACACTAATGCAAGCCTAAACATCTTAAACAAAGGGCTTTCAGTAGCCTAACATATAAAAATACCGTAGGGCATACGGGAATTTACGCTTGTGGACATTGTGTAAGACGAGCCAACAAGGTTACTTGTTAGGAACGCAGTAGTGGCTGAAACAAGAATCCCCTGCCTTTAGGCATGGGGAGTGTCAAGATAACTGGAAGAAGTATAAGAAAGAACTCAAAGATGAAAAATTCAAAAGAATGATGTGTATGATAAATAATTTTGATAACAAAACTGATGCTAATGTATTTCAGCTTAATGAGTATAAAAATAGTGTAAGATATAAAGAAGCAAGGAGAATGTGATGGTTGATATTAACAAAGTAAATGAGGCAAAGAAAGAGGTTTCTGAGATCTATAATGCTCTTAAGCCTATTGTTAAGGAAACTGTTGACAGAAACACAAAGGATATCGATGCAATTATTGCAAAGATCAAGAATAATTTAACTACTTTGACTAATAAGGAGCTGCAGGATTATATGCTGCAGCTTTCTATTGAATTATATTACTTTTCTGAACGAAAGGATATGTCTCTGCTTATGCAAGAATGTGCGATTGCCGTTTCTAAAGGCGCACAAGCCGATATATTTAACGGCACAGCAGGAACTCAGGCGGTCCGAAGTAATCAGGCGGTAATTGAGTCAATGGATAAGCAAGTTGTAACAATGATCCAAAGCGCGGTAGCCAATAGTATGAAGTCAAAATTAGATGAAGGTCATCGAATTGTAAACATACTTTCTAACGTCCTTATTAGTAAAAACGCTGAAAATAAACTGAAAGGAGTTAGAGAGGATGGAGAGAATCTATACCGTAACAGTGTTTCAGAAGATCAGTCATAATCCCATCAGTCCAAGTATTTACGACTTTGGTGAGCGTAGATGCGTGGGCTGGTTTGACTGTTTCGAAGAAGCAAACTGTGCAGTAGAGAACAACTTCAGCGACATGAGAGATGGTATGTATGATTATGCCATTATTGAGACAATGGAACCAGGTATATTAACTGTTGATTTAGCTAGAGTTGTTTACAAATGGAATGAATCCAATAATAGTTATGAAAAGATTGCAACCCCACCGGAATTAACGCACGCTAGTAATTTTGGTATTGGGTGACAATATAAATTGTAAGATATAAGATTAAAGGAGTAAAAAAGAAATGAATGTATTAGACATCGCAAAACAAATTAACAAAGCATGGAAATCTGAGGTACTTACACCAGGAGATGTTATTCCGGAATGTGCTAGATTTTCAATGGGAACAATGTCAGCAGACTACGCATTGTATGGTGGACTTCCTGAAGGAAAGCTTGTAGTTTATGCTGGAGAATCTGGATCTTGTAAGTCATTACTTGCTTGTCTTGCTATGGCACAGTTCCAGAAGAAACATCCTGACAAAACCTGTATTTATGTGGACGCAGAGGAGACCCTTGTTGGTCAGGTAGAATGGTTTGTCAAGATGACTGGTCTTGATCTTGATCCTAATAAGTTTATGAGATATGATTGCTCAGGTAAATCTGCTGAAGAAATCTTCTCTGATATTATTAAGATTCAGGAAGCAGACAATATTGGTATGATTATTATTGACTCAGCACCTATGCTTCTTTCTCAGGCTGATATTGATAATGATATTACCAAGGATAATGGTCAGAGAGCGTCTATTGCTAAGTCAATGGGTAAGTTCCTCAAATTTATGGTTCCTGCAATTGCTAAGGCAGGTAACACTCTTCTTATCATCAACCACACCCGTGTAGCTGGTACTACATTTACTGGTGCTAAGATCTATACAGAGCCTTGTGGATATGCACTTAACTTCTATCCTTGTATCAAGGTAAGATTCGCAAATCGTAAGTTCACTAAAGGAGATAATATTGATGTTGCAGCATCTCAGACTGATGCAGATACTGATGGTATTGTAGCAACATTCTCTGTTACAAAGAACAGACTTGGTGCTCTTAATCGTAATGGTGCAAAGATTATCTTTAGATTTGCTTCTGGACTTGACACAATCACCGACCTTATTGAGATCATCACTAAGTATGAAATTGCTAAAAAACTTTCATCAGTTACTTGGCAGCTGGTAATTCCTGGTACTGATACTCCTTATACTGATGCAGATGGTAAGGAACTTCAGTTTGCTGGTAAAGGAAAGATGGTCGATTACATCAAGACTCATGATGAGTTTAGAGCAGAATATGAGAAGGCAGTATCAGCTTATATCAATAAGACTGGTAAGGATATTTCTCTCATCAATGATGATGATCTTGCTCAGATCCTTGAAGCAGAAAAAGGTGTTGAAGCTTCTATCAGCAACTTAAAGCCTGAGAATGAAGATGATGTTCCTAATGAAAAGAAGGACGAAGTAAAAGAAGAGACTACGGAAGAGGTTAAGGAAGAGACTAAGCCTGAAAAGGAAGATGCTGACTTTGGTGATGGTAATGATGTAAGCTACACTGCTTATGCGCCAGTCACTAACTCAGATGAGTCTAATGACGATTTCTAAATAAAATAAATTGGTAGCAGTGAGTTTAGCACTGAAGTCTACAACTTGAGGGGTGCAATTCCCCTCCTACTTTTCAATAATAAAAAAGGAGACCTAAACAAAAAATGATACCTTATTCTTATGGAAATATTCATTCAAGTGTAAGTATATATCTTCCTATTATTCTTACATTAGTGCTTATAGCTTGTACTACGGCATTAATGATTAAATTCAAGGATAAGCTTATGGCTTTATCTAATGCTGCGCTTGTACCAGCTATTGCTATAATATTTGTAGTAGTTAGTTGTATTAGTCTATTAATTGTTGTTGTTCCGTATAAAAATATGTCACCTGAAAATGAAAACGCTAAGTTTGAAGTTTTAAGCACTACTGAAATTATTAGCTGTGATGATGTAAATCAGACGGTAACATTTATGAAAGATGGTAAGGAAGTTACAGAAGATACACTTATTACTATTACCTACGATGAACCACATCTTGAAGTTCGTAGATATAGTTGGTTAGGTATGTATAGAGATTACAATGTAACTCTTATTCCTTCACCAGACGCAATAAAGATCGAGGAGTAATTATGGAATTTAGACAGCGAAAAGAAGGTACTAATAGTAGTTCGTCTAGACAGCATAAAGATACTATTACTAGTAGTGCTCTTAGACAACATAAAGATACTGGTGAAAAGAAACCTACTCGTTATTTTTCTAAGAAACAAGAAACAGCTGTCGCATCGGCTATTGGTGGAAAAACTGTAGCAAATAGTGGTGCTACTCCTTATAATAAAGGTGATGTAACTGATTCTAATTGGCTTATTGAATGTAAGACTTGTGTAAAGGATCAGGAAAGCTTTTCAGTTAAGAAAGGTTGGTTTACTAAAAATCTTGAAGAATCTATCTATATGAAGAAAGATCACACAGCAGTAGTATTTAGCTTTGGTCCTAGTAGCAAAAACTATTATATAGTAGATGAACCTACATTCTTGAGAATGAAGGAATTGCTAGATAGATATGGAGATGAAGACGAGGTATAATAATGATTGCAGATTATAGGTTCATTAAATGCCCTTTTTGCAATAGAATTACTGTAGCATCTAAGGAAGATACTCAATATGCGTATAAAGGAAGAAATGTAGTACTTGTTAAACATGAAAAGTGTATTGGTTATAAACCTGGATATTTTATAGCTGAACCAATCAATAACATAGATTTTAACTTTTTGACTAATAATTCTATAGTAGATTCTGAATTTCTAGAGAAATATCTAACTGACATTTATGATGAAATTATTAAGAATGTTGAGTTAGTTCGACCAGATTCGTCGTCTGTAATGATGTCGAGTAAAGTTTATGAGTCTTTAGTAAACAAACATAATGTAACTGAATATAATCATGATTGGGCAGAAAAGATAGACATTACAGTCGATTACTTTTATCAGTATTTTAAAAATGAACAATTTTTCTCTGAAAAGATGAAACCAGTCAAACTAATTTACTTAAAGAGTAAATAACTATTTACTTTGTATTAAACCTGTGATATAATAAAATATGGAAGTGAGGATTATATTATGACAGCTCAAGATGTAACTGAAGCTATTCTCAGTATAAATCCTAAGGTTGAACCTTTATTTAGAGCTGCACATATTATATCTGATGAAAGAAAATATGGAGCTAAAGGTCATCCTGAATACCCATTTTTGAAATACTTTTTTGATCCTAAGTTTATTGTTATTGTCTCTAAACAGATTCATGTATACATAGTTGGAGATAAAGAAAAAGGTAAAAAGTATCATATAATCAATATAGAGGGTTATCATGCTGATCACATGGTACTTGGATTAAAAGAGTTAACTGGAGTTATTAAACAGACAGTAAACGAGAAACTTTTTCTACCTAATAACTTCTATGATCGTATAATCTACATGCATAATGAAGAGCTATTTATTTTTAATAGGGTGAATGCGCTAAATTGTAGTATGTTTACTGGAAAGTCTAAATGGACGTTTGGTACTCGTGCTGATACGATCTATGATGTAGATTATGAAGCAACTATTAGTGAACGAAATACATCTGCTTATAAGATCCTGGATCAGATTTATGATACCATAGAGCCAGGATTTATCAAAAAGAAATGATGGTTTCAGATAAACAGAAAAGGAGATTTATTATGGCAGACACTAGCAAGGAAATTAAGAACAATGAAGCTAATGTAGAGGTTAGCGAATCTGTTAATGCATTTCAGGCTGATTTAGAGCTTGAGCAGTATCGCCACCGTGTAGAGACCGGAGCTCTTACTGAAGAGGAGAAGGAAGATCGTCAGCAGGTTCTTGATTTTCTCGGATTTTAATAAGTAAAAGATTCCGTTCATAAATTTGAAAGGAGACTATTATGGCTAGAAGAAAATACGAGTATGATATAAGCAAGGTTGAACTTACACATGTTCAATCTGGTGATCAAGACAATAATATCTATTTCTCTTATTTTTCAAGTAATGATACATTAAAAGAGAAAGTATTAAAAGCTCTTTTGACACCTCATACAACAACTGATATTATTGATATGATCTTTAAAGGTGACATCAATGATGATCAGCTTAGAAAGATTACTACTGCACTTACATTTTTAGATGCTATTTGTGATATTACTAAGACAAGTATTAATGTATCAGCAAGCGATTTATTCTTTGCAACACTTGTTAACTGGAATGTAAGTAAAGGTAAGGGAACTAATAAGATTCGTTCTTATTCAGCTCTACAGTATGCTAAGGAAAGCGCATCGAGATCTGGTAATGATCTTGATTATAGAGAATATATTGTAAATGGCGCTGGAGAAGATAGTAAGTTTAATAATGACTATATTGCAATTGTAATTTCACCTAAGCAGTTTGGTAATAAGATGGAACTTAATCTTCCTATTATTCCAATGAAGTTAGGTTTATTCAGATTTGCTACTGAGCATATCGCTGCATATATGACAGTTATCGGAGATCCTGAGAAAACTTCACTAACAGTTCCTTGTTATCTTTGGATGGAAATGATTAGTGAGGCAATGGGAAGACGTAAGATTGCAGCATTCTCTAAGTTAGAGAGCAAGCATTTGTCTAAGTTAGTTAGTACAGATGCAACATATATTGATGAAATTCTTGCTTCTAATGATTTTAGAAGTGCATTTAACTTCATCAAAGTATATGAGTATGAGTTAGATGAAAATGATGGTTCATTGACACTTATGAATACTCAGGAACCACCTGAGACACCAAATGGATTCGAGTGGGTAGAAACAAGAAATAGTATTTGGTTCCTTAAATCACCAAGATTCTATCTTGTATCTATGTCAGAGAGTAGTAGCATCCATATTCTTACTCAGGGTTAACCCTAATTAAAAATAACACAATACAGTCTTGGAGACAATTCAAGATTGTATTGTTTATTTAAGAACTTAAGGAGAGTAGTATAGTATGAAAAAGAATACAAATGACCAGGCTGATATCATCGAGGCGTTATCAGTCGGAGACCACATGTATGTTTGGCATAGGGTCTTCCGATGTGGATATAAAATCTTCGAGGATATTAACGATCGTTATGCTATATTTTGTGATTGTGTTGATAGTTTCGATTATGAGATGAACAACAATTTCATAAAGTACTATGTGGATCATTTGAAGTATTGCGCTAGTTATAATAACAAAACTTATTACGTTAGTACAAATCGCACAATTATACGAAATCTCAGAAATGAAAATATTTCACCTACAGGCTGTGAGAAATCAAAGCTTACACAAGAATTAAAGAATTGGAGTAACTAATATGGCACGAAAAGATTTTGTTAAGAAACCAAAGAATAGAGATTTTATGGTACTTCCAGCACTAATTTTTGAAGATGAACGTTTATCAGTTAGTGCTAAAGGTCTTTATGCACAGTTATACTACAGTTCTTCAAGTATCTCTTCATTAGAAGAGCTTACAGAGGTATCTACATCGACGAAAGAAGAGTTAGATGCCTTTTTCGATGAACTTGTTAAAATTGGTTATATTACCATTAACAAGAAGGGTGAAGCTGAGTTTGCTATTAAGACTCAAAATGAAAAGACTGTTGCTAAAAAGATCAATGAGGCTCAGGTAGAAGAATTTAAGAATACTGTTCAAGAACAGCCTAAAGTTCTTAATGCTTATGAGAAAATGATTGGTCTTATTAATAGTTATAACTTCAATGAGAAGATTACTAATTTGCTAATTCAGTATTTTGAAACTTGGATGAATAGACGTGGAAGATTTGCTGAAGCAGATGCACTTCATGGATATATAGTTCGAGCTAAGATTAATGACTTAGTAAGCTTTAAGATGAGTGATGACGATATGATAACCTGTATTCAAAACTCTATTGATAGAGAATGGTTCAAGTTTGTCGATCAGAGAGTTAGTACTCAGCCTAATGTTGGACCTAAGCAGAAAGTAAATACTTCGTCTCATGCAAACTTTGATAAGACTACTATTACTAGTGGTACATTTACTGAAGATGATATTCAGAAACTTAAAGAAAAAGCTAAAGCATTAAATGCAGAAGGTAAGAAAGGAACTTATTAAAATGCCAAGAATGAAAGATTGTTTTCACAGCAATGTATGTAAGACTTCACCTTGTTCTGCTACTTGTGAAAGATACAGATTTTTCAACAATCAGTTGGATATGAGTAATCTTCCGAGTATGTATAAGAAGCCATTTCAGATATATCATGTTGATGCTGATGAAGTACAATATGATGAACTAGATAAGTACAAAGGTGAAGAAGTAGTTAAATTTGTTAGAGAAGGTAAAAACCTTTATATCTGCTCCACAACATGCGGTAATGCTAAAACTACATGGGCTGCAAAAATAATGTTACGTTATTTTGATCAGACATGGAAAGGTAGTTATGATTTTCCTCGTGGTGTATTTGTAAATGTTCCTACATTCTTATTGGATATTAAGAAGTTTGGAGATATTCCTGAGTATATTGATCGACTTAAAGAAGCAGATCTTGTTATTTGGGATGATCTAGCTTTTGGGCGATTGACTGATTATGAACATGAACAGCTCATTCAGTTTATCGATTATAGAATTGCTAATGATAAAAGCAATATTTATACAAGTAACATTACAGACTATGAAACTCTTAAGAGTGTAATTGGTGGACGACTTGCGAGTCGAATCTTTAACGGTTCGAAAGTCATTGAGTTTAAGTCTGATGACTTTAGAGCTGGAGGAAAATTATGATACAATTACAGGCATTAAACTATATCATCAGTAAAAAGGATGAAGCCTTTCTTACGAAGTTTGATGATAAATATTATTTCAATTATGCAGATCAATACAAGTACATCCTGAAGCATTTTAGAACATACAAGAATATTCCTGATGCGGCTTCGATGCTTGACGCTTTTCCGGATTTTACTATACTTGATGTATCTGAGTCAGTTTCATATCTTGAACGTAGACTTTATGAAGAATATGTATATAATGATTGTGTAGAAACTATTACTAATAGTGAAACTGAATGGGCAAAAGATGCAGTTAAGACTAAGGATATGATTATCCAAAAGCTATCTGCTATTCAGGCGCCTAATAGAACTTATGGAGTTGATATTATTAAGACTGCTCCTACAAGATATGATCAGTTATTAGAGAAACAAAATGATAGAGACGCATATCTTTTTAGTACTAACCTTAATGAATTAGATATGATTCTTAATGGTGGTTTAAGAAGAGGAGAAGAATTAGTAGTTATTTATGCGCGTACCAATAATGCTAAAACATGGATTGCTGAAAAACTTGCGGTTGAAGTTTGGGCTGGTCCTAGAGATGCTAAAGGTAATCCTATAGGTAAAGGTGCAAATGTTGGATTCTTCTCACCTGAGATGAGTGCTATACAAATTGGTTATCGTTTTGATACTTTGTTTAAGAACTTTGATAATCATGGAATTACTGGAGCAGATGGTAGTTTCAATTCAGATCCATATAAGAAATATGTAAATACACTTGCTAATAAGGACAGACCTGTATTTAATGTAGTAACACCACTTGATTTTCCTGAAAAGCGAGTTACAATATCAGAACTTAGAAGATGGATTGAAGCGCTCGATTTGCAGATGATAGTAATTGACGGTCTTACTTACCTCACAAATGAAAGAGGTCATAAAGGTAAGAATACTACTGAAAATCTGACTGATATTGCAGAAGATCTTATGCTTCTTAGTATGGAAAAGAAAATTCCTATTATTGCAGTTATGCAGGCAAACAGAACTGGCGCAAGAGATTCAGATGGTGAAGTAAGTACAGAATCACCTGAGCTTGATACAATTCGTGGTTCTGATGGTATTTCACATAATGCATCAAGAGCAATCTCAGTTTATAAAGCAAAAGATGTAATTAAACTTTATCTTAGCAAAAATAGATACGGTGAAAAAGGTCAGCATCTGTTCTATCAGTATGACATTAATACTGGTAAATTCACATATACTGCAAATCCTAAAGATGGAATTGCAATTGATACTACTGCAAATGCTGATGCATATAGCACTGACACTGGAGATGCAATCTAATGAGAGTTGGAGATCTAAACTTAAATACTACTACACGACAGATAATAGATAAACTTATCTTAGACTGTCATCAAGGTGGGTTTAAGTACTTTTCAAAAGGATATAAGACAATAAACGGATATTTGTCCGTTCAATGTCCATATCATAAATTCGGACAAGAGAATCATCCGTCAGCTCAGTTTAGAGAATCCGACGGATTATTCTATTGTTTCGGCTGCAAGGAAACACATTCCTTAGCAGATGTAGTGTCTCATTGTTTACAAGTAAACGGACGATCATGGTTATTAGAAAATTTTGATGGAAGCACTATTGAAGAGCGTAAAGTCAAATTTAATCTGCCATCGAGAAAAAAGAAGACGGTAGAATTTGTAGATAAAGAGATACTTAAAGAGTATAGGTTCACACATCCATATATGTTTGAAAGAAAATTGAACTTAGACACTATTCGTAAATTCGACATTGGATACGATAAAGAGCATGACTGTATCACATTTCCAAATAAAGACGAATTCGGCAATATTCTTTTTATTGCTACACGTAATGTCAAGAATAAATACTTTCACTATCCTGAAGGTGTAGATAAACCAGTATATGGTTTGTATGAAATCTATAGAGAAAGACGTAAAGGTGTAGAAATAAATGAGGTATACGTATGTGAGTCAATGTTAGATGCATTGGCTATATGGTCTCATGGAAGATACGCTATTGCGTTGAACGGAACTGGATCTAGTTGTCAGTATGAGTTAATTAAAAAATCAGACTTGAGATATTTAATTTTAGCTACAGATAATGATGACGCAGGTAAAAAAGCTAGAGAAAAGTTTCGTAAAAATGTCACCAATAAAATTATAAAAGAAATTGATTATTCATGCTATGGTGACTGTAAAGACGTCAATGATATGACTAAAGAACAATTCTTATCTGCAAAGATAGTTTAAAAAATTTAATAAAACTATTTACATTTATCTAAGATCGTGTTATAATAAAACCATAATAAATAAACAGCAACGTGTATTTTATTTAATGGAGGTATTGTTATGGCAGATCTTAGTTTTTTGCAGAAAGAAAAGTTGCATACAGGTTTCGGTGAAAAAATCATCGATGCTAAGTCATATGATGATGTTCTTGTACAGGCTGGTCTTAATTGGACTGTTTCTGCACATCCTGTATATACCGAAGTTAATGGTAAGCAGATCGAGGTTCCTGGATCTAACATTATTGTTAGGGAAGCCGATGAAAAACCTCTTGGTATAGTTTCCGATAAGTATAAGATCGTTAATAATGCAGATGCCTTTGCATTTACTGAATCGATCTATAACTCAAAAGAAATTGAGTTCATCCGTGGTGGATCTTATCGTGGTGGATCTTCTACGTGGCTTGAAGCAAAGATAACTGGTAAATATTCTATCCTTGGTGATGATGTTGAATGTTATCTAATCTTTATGAACTCACACGATGGTACAGGATCAGTCAAATGTATGATCGTCCCTGAAAGAATTGCGTGCTCAAATGCACTTAATATTCCGTTAAGAGATCCGTCTAGACATTGGAGATGTGTACACTCTGGTGATCCTATGAAGAAGATCGATGAAGCAAGACAGATTCTTCTTGCAGGTTCTTCTTACATGGAAGCGCTTAACAGAGAATGTGAAGTTCTCCAGTCTATCAAAATTTCTAGTTCTCAGGTTACTCAGTTTATCAATCGTTTGTTCCCTATCAATGATGATATGTCTGATAAGCAGAAAGAGAACCAGGAACGCAGAAGAAAACAGCTGCTTGCAGTATACCTTGACAAAGCAGACCTGTTTGAATTTGGATCTACCGGATACAAGTTCATTTCTGCAGTTGCCGATTATGCAGATCATGTTGAAGGTCGTAATACTCAGAACAGTAATATCAACCGCTACATGTATATTGCTCACGGCAGTGCACTTGTTGATCAGGCTTACACCATGATTTTAATGGCCTAGAATAAGAGTTAATAGCACTCTGGAGAATGACATGCTTACAATTCAAAAGAGTGCTATAACTATAAAAAGGACAAAGAAAGATGATGAAGAATTTAGAAACAGTCGTGAATACGATTCGTGAAAAAAGAATATCACTATCATGTTTTTGTGTATGATGGTATATAGTATTTTGTTAATCGTTGTTAGTGCAAACGCTGAAGCAAAAATTCCAGATGATTCAGTAGAAACTGCTGAACAAGGACAGATTGTATTTGTTAATACTTTAGCGGATGTACCTACATTAGATGTTAAGAGATTAGAAGTACCTACTACTACAATGGCGGACTACTATAAAGAACTTTACGGACCTAAGTCAGATAATAAAGTTTATGTAGGTAAGTACTCATTTGAGTATATTCCAGGCATGCCTAGTTCAATCTATGAACTTAAAGTGACTCAGATGGAATTAGCTGAAGTTGAAGAAGTAGTTGAAGTATCTGAAGAAGAACGATTTAGCGAAAATATAGTTGAAATAAAAGCAGCTACATTACTGCTCCTGAAGTTCCTGAAACAACTGAAGCTGAATTTGTTGAGATTGAATCTACTGATATTATTTATACACCACATGATTTAATGTATCACGGACGTATTAGCTGGGGCGGTTCTAGCTGGACATGGTATAGTGAGAAAGTTTTACCTGGTGGTGGACTTAATATTCCAGGTCGTCATGTAGATGAAGATGGTTTTGTATGTGATGAAAATGGTTATATATGTCTTGCGGCTGATGGTAATTATATCGCTTATGGTACAGTAATTGATACGCCATTAGGTAGACCTGGTAAGATTTACGATTGTGGTTGTGATTACGGAACAGTTGATGTTTACGTAAGTTGGTAAAATTCAATAAGGAGATTAGTTGAAAAAACTAGTCTCCTTTTGTTTGTAAAAACTATTTACATACTTAAATGATAATATTATAATTATTTAAAGTTAACTATTACAATAGAGGGGGTAAAATTATCATGATTACATTATATAATTCAAAAGGAAATGGACATAATTATTCAGATGAAGAATTTAACGAACTCAGGAAAGTGATCGCATCTAAATATGGAGATGAGTTCTTTGAATCATATAATAACTACATAGATAAGATTGATGATTTTAATGTAGTTTCTATGACTGATGCTATGCATAATGTTATGGAAGCAGTTAACAACAATTTAGCTCTTTTTGACTATGATCTTTCTATAGTAGAGTTCTTAACTTCTAATAAGACTTATACTCTTGAAAGCAAAGATTGTGCTATAATTGCTGAAAAGATAAAAGGTACTGAGATTGGAGAAAAGGAAAAAACTAATCTTCCTACTTTATACAAGTTCTTTAAGAGAGCTGGAGACAGAAATCTTACAATTACTTGGAAGTATCTTCATGATAGTATTAAAGAACGCGAAAAAGAATTAACTACATAAAATAATTACTAAAACTATTTACTTTTTGTTGTCTTCATGTTATAATTTATTTATAAATTAAATGGAGGTACTTATATGAAGGCATATATGTATAAAGAAGGTAATAAATACTGGGTAGTATATGGAGATGCTACTAGTCTACTTGGTCCCAGTGAACGATCATTTGATACTAAAGAAGCTGCAGAAAAGTTCATGAATGAACAGAATAAATAAGAAAGGAAGTTACAAACATGAAACTCAATCAGATTATTAACAGTCTTTTGGAAACTGACCTTTATAAGTTTTCTATGGGTCAGGCAATTTATCATCAGTTCCCTGAATACATGACTACTTGGACATTCAAGTGTCGTAATAAAGATGTTCATTTTACTCCTGAGATGGTAGAAGAGATCAAGGAACAGATCAAGGCATACTGTCAGCTGAGATTCATTGAAGATGAACTTCAGTATCTCGATCAGATCAAATGGTTCAAGGGCAGCTATATCAATTTCCTTAGAATCTGGCAGCCTCGATTCGAAGATTTTGAGATCACTACTAATGCAGAGTGCGGTCTTTCTATTGAGACTAAAGGAACTTGGGTAAATACTTCTATGTATGAGATCCCTACATTGGCAATCGTAAATGAAGTTTACTTCAGAATGCAGTACAATTACAATGAGCTTATAGATAGCTTTAAGAAACGTCTCGATGCTAAGTTCGAGGATGTTAAGCATGGTAAGTATTACCTTGGCACATTCTCTGAATTTGGTCTTAGACGTAGACTTTCTGCAGAAGCGCAGGAACTTGCAATTCAGAAGTTCAGTCATCTCAATGATACGATGCATAGCGCAAGCAGATTTATCGGTACTTCTAATGTATATCTCGCAAAGAAATTTGGAGTTATTCCGGTCGGTACTATGGCACACGAGTGGATCATGTGTGTAGGTCAGGGAGATCATAAGCACAATCCGGCATACTCTAACTATTATGCACTTAGAGCATGGGTAAATGAGTATGGAATCCTTAACGGAACTGCTCTTACAGATGCAATTACAACTGATTGCTTCCTTAAAGACTTTGATCTTACTTATGCTACTCTGTTCAGTGGTGTTCGTCATGACTCTGGTGATCCTATCGAATGGGGTGAGAAGATGATTGCTCATTACAAGAAGCTTGGTATCGATCCTAAAACAAAGACTCTTCTCTTCTCTGATAGTCTTAACTTTGAGAGAGCTGATAAGATCTGCAGATACTTTAGAGAAAAGGCAAAGGTCGCATTTGGTATTGGTACTTACCTTGCAAATGACACTGATGTACCTGCACTCAACATTGTAATGAAGACTACATTCTGTAATGGACAGGATGTTGCAAAGATTTCTGATACTCCTGGTAAAGGAATGTGTAAGAATCCTGAGTATGTTGAGTATCTTCAGAGAGCCATTGATTGGAGAATGGCTAATGAAAAGTAAGTAACTCATCAACATAAAGTTACATAATGGGTGCCGAGTATTCGGTGCCCATTTTAATTAGGAAAAGGAGAAAAATAAATGAATCAGTTAGCATGTCCATTCTGTGGAAGTAATAAAGTAAAAATTCAAGTTACTAAGTCTTGCTATACTATGAAAGCTAGTGGTAGATGTAATAGCTGTCATGCTAGAGGTCCAATAAATTCTAAAGTACTTAAAGATATAGATTTAGAAACACTTAAAACTGCTAGAGAATATGTAACTAGTGAAGCTTTAAAACGTTGGAATGCTAGAGCATAAAAACTATTTACATGGTAACATTTGCATATTATAATAAATTCGTAAATATAAATCAAAAGAGAATTTAATTCTTAAGGGAGATATGATGAGACATTTAACTAAACTTGCATTTCCTATTATACTTGCAATTGTAACAATTACTGGAGTTTGTACTATAGCAGCTTGTTCTAAGAATGTAGAAGCCAGTCAAATAGAAGAAATTATTGCTGAACCTATTTGTAATACCGTATCTGTAGTTAGTAACAATAATATACTTGAGATTGATAAGAATACTGTCACTAAGGAATATCTAAAATCACTAAATGCTGGTAGACATGATAATACATATCCTACTCTTGTCTGGGATGAGAAAGGATTAAGAGTAACTGAGTATGTAGAAACTAATCTTATTGATATAGATAAGTTATATGATAAGATTAAAGAATCTGCGCCTAAGTCTACTATTGATGTTAAAGACTTTGTTATGTCTGATAACGGACCTTCTATGGAATATGATAGACTTGTTGGTATTCTTAGTCGTTATATTAACTTTACAATTCAGTATACAAATAACGAGTATATCAATATTTATGATCTTAAAGATTTTGTTACTGTAAGTTCAAATACTATTACTACTCATTTTGATTCTGAAGAGTTTAATAATCACGTAATCGAACTTGTAAAAGAAAAGGCTGATAAGTACAATACTTATTATAATACTTGGGAATTTAACTCTCCAGTTAATGGTCTTATATATATAAAGTCAGCTGAAGATTGCTATTGTATAAGTACTTATGGAAATAGAGTAGATTTTCAGAAAGAATATCTTTATATCAAAGATAAGATTTGCTCACTTGAGTCTGAAACAAATAGAGTACCTATTCTTCTTGCAGATAATGAATCTGAATTTGTAAATAGAGAGGAATTCAAAGAGTATAGGTTCACACATCCTTATATGTTTGAAATTCCTAATACATTTATTGAGATATCTATTAAAGATCAGTATCTTTGGTATTATGTAGATGGAGAGCTTAAACTTAAATCTAAAGTAGTTACTGGAAAACTTGATATAACTGATACACCTATAGGCGTATATCAGATTTCTAGTATGTTTCATGGAATTGCATTTGATGGTGGTCTTTCTGGAAAGAACTGGATGAGATTTACTGAACGCGGACATGGACTTCATGACGCTACTTGGAGACCTGCATCAGATTTTGAAAATCCTGAGACTTATATCACAAATGGTTCTCATGGATGTATTAACCTTCCACTTGATTTTTCTTATGAATTATATGATGCAGTTGAAGTTGGAACAGTTGTAGTTATTTATTAAGAAGGTGATTTAATGACAACAATATATCCAATTACTACAGTTGGTGCGTTAAAAGAAATTCTAAAAAATCTACCTGATGATGTAGAAATTGATTCGTACGGTACAGGTAGTACAGGTTATATTGATGGTCCACTTGAACTTGAAGTAAGTATTTGGGAACATAGTAAACCTGATATTTGCATTTTAGAGCTACACATGTTAAGACAGATCCAGATATAGTTAAGTTCTTAATGTGTATGGATAGTACTTTTGAACGATTTAAGGAATTTTATGCTAAACATAAATAGGAGATATTATGGAAAATACTAGTTATTGGGAAGAGTACTGTAAAAATTTTGGAGATAATGAGTTTTATAGATACAGATGTGCCTCATGTAAAATGGATGCACCTATAAATTCTCATGGAACTGAAATAAGACCAAATAAATGCCCATTTTGTGGTAAAATTATGAAAAAGGAGGAAGAAAACTAATGGGTATATTAAGTGAAGATTTAAGTCAATCAAAAAATATACTTACTGAGCATGGTTTTAAATATACAAGATCTAGTGTAACAGGTCAACTTCGAAATTGTTTTGAGAAGCGTATTAGATTTTCAAATCTTTATTATGGCTGGGTAGCAGTAAAAACCAGTGGTGAAGTATATATTTATGTAGAATATGAATGTGGTGGTGAAGTTGCTACATATTCAGAACAGCTTGAAAATAAATGGGAAGATTCACATGAAAAATTTTTCGCAGAACTTGATGAATTAGTAACAGGTATTTCACATAGCTGGGAATAATAGAAAGGACGATAAAGTATATGAAACTTGCTGAAAGCAAATTAGACACTATTAAACATATCGAAAATGTACGTAAGTATATTAAGATATTTACAGATGCACTTACTCAACGTGGTATAGATCATGATAGAAGTAAGCTTGAGAGTCCTGAAGCAGAAGAGTTTGCTAGAGTTAATGATAAGCTTAGTGGTCTTACTTATGGATCAGATGAATATAATGCATCACTTGCAGAATTAAAAGTTACTGCTCTTCCGTCACATTATGCAAAGAATAGACATCATCCTGAGCATTTTACTAAAGGTATCAATGATATGAATTTAATTGATACTATAGAAATGTTTGCAGATTGGAAGGCTTCGTCAGAACGTCAAAATAATGGTAACCTTCTTACGTCTATTACTAAGAATGCTGAACGTTATCAGATTGATGATCAGTTAAAACAGATCTTTATCAATACAGCAAAGTTTATAGATGAGCACAATGCATAACAAAAACTATTTACAACATAAAATTTTCATGTTATAATAAAATAAATCAATTTATAAAGGAGAAATCTTATGAAGAAACTTTTAGTTGTTGTAGATATGCAGAATGACTTCGTTACTGGAACTCTTGCAAATACAGAAGCACAGAAGATCGTCGGTGATATCAATGACTATGTAAAGACTTTTGATGGAGAAGTAGTTTTTACAAGAGATACTCACCAGCCTAACTATATGGAGACTCAGGAAGGTAGCAAGCTTCCGGTTGTTCACTGTATTGAAAGTACTGAAGGATGGCAGATCGTTGATGGAATCAACGTTCCTGCAAAAGCAAATATATTCAATAAGCCTACTTTCGGTAGTGTAGATCTTGCTAACTATATCAAGAACAATGGTTTTGACTATGTTGAGTTTTGCGGCGTATGTACAGGAATCTGTGTAATCAGTAATGTTGCACTTGCTAAAGCATTTTGTCCTGAAACTACTGTTAAGGTAATCGAGAGACTTTGTGCTTGTGTAACTCCTGATACTCATAAAACCGCTATTGAAGCAATGAAGACTTTCCAGGTCGATATTGTTTAAGGAGTAACATGCAAATAGGCATAGTATTTGGTTGTTTTATTCCTCTTCATCAAGGTCACTTATCTCTAATAAATAGAGCTATTAAGGAAAATAGTACTGTTATTATTGGCGTTTGCGGCTTTGATGATGATAGAGGAAAAGACTTCCTTCCATTTAGAACTCGTATAGAGTTAATGAAAACTAAATATAAAGATAATCCTAACATTATAGTGGTTCCTATTGACGATAAGAAAATTGGTCTTTCCGGTAAGTTTGATATTCCTGCTTGGAGAGCTTGGTGTAAAGAACTTTTTACTAACGCAAATATAAATCCAAATGAAAATACTTGTTGTTGGTATACTGGTGAAGAACATTATGCAAGTAAATTAAGTGAGTTATATCCATATCACTATTTTATAATTGCAGATAGAAGTAAGATCAATATTTCTGGTACAAAGATACGTAAAGATCCTAATAAGTATAAGAAGTATATTGATGCAGATTTTTACAAATATCTAAAAGGTAAGAAACTATGATAACAGAAAATAGACTGCATCATATCTTAGGAGTTGCGCGTAAAGCATATAAAATAACTATAGACCTTGGTTATGATGAGCAGTATGCACGAGAAATGTTTGCTTTAGGATGGAATCATGATATCGGTTATGAATTTGATCCTGAATGGCATGAAGAAATTGGAGCTGACCTATTAAAAGGTTGGGGACATGCTGACTACATTAGGTCTCATGGAACTATTCCAACTAGTGTAGATATGGAATGGCTGATTATAAATCTTGCTGATATGACTACAAGTCCTACAGGCGAAGAAGTCACTATAGCAGAAAGATTAAATGAAATAGAATCTAGATATGGTAAAAACCATATTTGGTATAAACAATCAAAACAAGTATGTGATATTCTAAAGCATCATTTTAAGGAGGCTTAAATATGTTTGATGTAAATTTTGAAATTGAAGGAATTAAAAGCTGGATTAAAGAATGGTTTAAGACAAATGGTCCGCAGGCAAGTGCGGTAATCGGTATTTCCGGTGGTAAAGATTCTACCATAATTGCCAAACTTCTTGTAGATGCTCTCGGTAAAGATCGAGTAGTTGGTGTTATGATGCCTAATGGAGAACAGAAAGATATTTCAGATAGTCAGAGAGTTATTGATCTGTTAGGTATTAAGAGTTATACAGTAAATATTGCAGATGCATTTAATGGTCTTATGGGACAGCTTGATAATCCATCTGAAGATACTAAAATCAATATTGCTCCGCGACTTAGAATGACTGCACTTTATGCAATTGCACAGTCTCTTCCTAATGGTGGTAGAGTATGTAATACTTGCAACTGCTCTGAAGATTATGTAGGTTATTCTACAAAGTTTGGTGATAGCATAGGTGATTTCAGTCCTTGCTGTGAGTTCACTGTAACGGATATGCTTAAGATTGGTGATGCTCTTGGACTTCCGAAAGATCTTGTACATAAGACACCTTCTGATGGTCTTTGTGGTAAGACTGATGAAGATAATCTCGGTTTCACTTATGCAGAACTTGATCATTATATTGAGACTGGTGAGATCGATGATCCTAAGAAGAAAGAGAATATTGAACGTAGACATAGACTTAATCTTCATAAAGTAAGTCTTATGCCTAGATATGAACGTATCTAAAAACTATTTACAAATAAAACTAATCATGTTATAATAAACTCATAATATTTAAGGAGATACTTAATTATGAGATCATTAATAATTCTTCGTGGTGCACCTGGTTGCGGAAAATCAACTTTCATAAAGAACAACAAGTTAGAACCTTATACCATTTCAACTGATGATCTTAGACTTCAGTTTATGTACTCTTATTCAGGTTCTACTGAAGTATCTGAAATTTCTCAGGAATATAATGGCAAGGTATTCAAGTATCTTAATCAGTTACTTGAACTTCGTATGTCATTTGGTCTTTATACTATTATAGACGCAACTCACTCAACTACTAGAGAAATTAACTCTTATAAGTCACTTGTTGAGAGATACAATTATCATGCATTTGTGATTGATTTCACTGATCTTCCTATTGAAGAGTGCAAGAGAAGAAATGCATCTCGTGAAGCATTTAGACGTGTTCCTGAAGAAGTTATTGATAGAATGTATCATAACTTTGAACAGTGTGAAGTTCCTTCATATGTAAAGGTTATTAAGCCTGAAGAATTTGATAAGATTTCTACTGTTAAATCAGAAGTAAAGCTTGATGATATAGATGAAGTTATTGACAATATGAGATCTAATCCTTGTGTGGCTGAAAAGTCTTATGGAAATATCTCATCATTTAACTTTACTAGAGAAGCTTTCTATTCTGGTGTATGGGATAATCAGACTATAGTTGCAAGAGGTCTTTACATTAACACTAAGTTAGGTAAGATCGTTGCGCGTGGTTTTAATAAGTTCTTTAATATCGGTGAAATGGAATCTACTCAGCTTGGTAACCTTAAGACTATGAAGTTTCCTGTAACTTGCTATGTAAAGGAAAATGGTTATCTTGGTCTTGCTTCATATAATGAAGAGACTGATGATCTTTTTGTTACTACTAAGTCTTCACCTGAAGGTGATTTCTCAGTATGGTTAAGAGAAGCAATTGAGAGAAATATGACTTCTGAAAACATTGAAAAGATGAAAAACTTCTCTAAAAATGAGAATGTTACTTTTGTCTTTGAAAATGTAGATATGAAGAATGATCCTCACATTATTGATTATGCTGAAAATCAGCTTTTCTTGATAGCAATTATTAAGAATAAGATGGACTTTGAACAGCTTCCTTATGAGCAGCTTGTAGATATAGCAAAGGATCTTGGTCTTAAGTATAAGACTAAGGCGTGTGTAATTGATACTTACGAAGAATTTGTAGATTGGTACAAAACTGTTACTGCAAATGATTACTTATACGAAGGTCGTCAGATCGAAGGATTTGTAGTAGAAGCTGCTGATGGTTATATGGTTAAGGTTAAGCTTGCATTCTATAAATTCTGGAAGTTTATGAGATCTATTGCGCAGGGAACTCTTAAGTATGGAAAGTACAAGAGAGAAGACCTTATTGAAGATGAGCTTGCGCTTAAGTTCTATGAATTTTGTAAGAAGCTCTATAATGAGAATACTGCTGAAAAGAGAGACTTACTTCCTAGAGATGCAGTAACTCTTAGAAAAATGTTTTATGCAGAGACTAAGTCATAAGACTTAGCCTCTGTTTATTGTAGCGTTTATATTTATTTTTATAAAAGGACATTGATTATGGGAAAAGAAAAATGTGAGTATTTAGTAAATCTTGATGTAAATGTAATTAAGGCGACTATAATTGCAGCTGGACTTAATAATAATTATATTGAGTCTAAAGTTGTCTTTAAAGAAGAAGGTTTTATTGATAAGTGTTTAGCAGAGAAGAAAATGCCTAAGGCTACATATATCATGTTATGTGATTTCTTTAGAGTATTATATCCTACATTCTCTACTGATGGTAAATATGTATTTGCGCAGAATCATGAAAATAACACACAGGATGTTGAGCATGTTCTGACTGCTACAAAAATCAATGTTCCTAAATATAATGAAGAAAATCAACCTAAAACAAAATCAGGAAGAAAAAGAGAAGTTATTGGTATAGTTGAATTTGATAAGGTAGAACTTCAGGCTAAGTTAAAGGCGTCTAATATTAAGAGAGCAGAGTTTTGTATTAACCATGGTAAGAGTGCAGGTTATATCAATTCTTGTATGCAGACTGGTAGAATGCATGAGTCATTTTATAATGAACTTATGAAAGTACTTAATGATGTAAGACCAGTGGTAGTAAAGAAGATCGATTCTGTACCTGTTATAACTGTTCCAGAGACTGAAGATAAAAATATTCTTAGCGATGCTGATTATAAAGCTAAGATGAAAGATCTAATTAAGAAAACAGGAAAGACTTCTAAAGATATTTCTATTGAATGTGGAATGGGTCCCACTTATGTATCATACTGTTTGTCTAACGGAAAGCGTCTTAATAATAAAGTAGAAAACTATATTATTCAGCTTAGTAGTATTAATGAAAATGCTGTAATTGATGATACTCCAGAAGTTCCCAGAATGTCACCAAAGAATACCAAAACAGATGATAATAAAGTACTTAATATGTCATCCGAAAGTGACAAGAATAATCATTCTGGAGTAAATCTTAGTGAATCAGCAAAGACTATTATTCCCCTCTTTAATGAAATAGTTCCTGCACAGATTGATTTAGTTAAGATCTCAATCGACAGAAAGAATTATGTTCTTGTCGAAGAAGATAAATTTAATAGACTTGTTGATGGTCTTAAAATGTCAACAGAGATACTCGAATATATTAGTCGTGAGACTCAATAGAAAAGGAGGGATAATTAGTGGAAACCTATACGTACGTTAATATAGACACCACTAAGGTAAAAGAATACATGGAGCTTAATGGATATAATATGTCTTCTTTATCCAAGCTTCTTGGTTATTCTGATGGTTACATTTACAATTGTTTGCAGAACGGCAAGATGTCTGCTGATGCTTACAAGACTATGTGTAATTTACTTGGTACAGATGATAATATTCTTACTGTTGATGATGAAAAGAATATGTATCATACAGGCACTAAAGTATCTATTGGTAATACAGTAAAGATCAAAGGTACCGCCCTTAAAAAGTATCTTAAAGAGATTAGACTCTCTATGGATTCATTAAGTACTAAGATGGGTTATACTTATAATTACGTAGGTTCATGTGTAAAGACTGGTAAAATGAACGAAGAATCTTTTAACAAAATGTGTGAAATTCTTCGTGTCGGTAAGTCTAAGTTCATTAAATATGAATATACACCGAAGCCTAAGACAGATAAACCTAAAACAAAAGTTTCAGTTAAGCCTAAAATTAAAGAAGAAACGAAAGAACTTAAGCCTGAGATCGAACCTAAAGTAGCAAAGAAAGAAGTTACTCCTGTTGGTTATTCTCAGTTAGTGATAACTGATGCTGAAGGTAAATCTCATGTAAAGCTTCTTATTGATAAAGAAGAGTTTGATGATCTTAATAATCAGCTTAGTGATCTTCTTAATCTTATGGATTCTGCATTTAGTCAGATTAGTCAGCTACAACTTAAGCTCAATGAACTTACATCGAAGAATAGCTAACGAAGTGCTATTTAATTCTATAAGTTTATAGAAGCAAAAGAATGTAGTTGATTTAGATCAATTGCATTCTTGTTTGTAAGTATAAGAAAAAATAATAATGACAAAACATAATTCAGATTTAACTAAAGATATAGTTGCTATCAATATACATGTTATTAAATATTATGCGTATGTATATAAGTTAACGTTAACATCAATAGCACATGCAATTGGAGAACGTAAACCATATATAGATAGTGTAATAAAAACTGGTATTATAGATAGGCAAAAATTAAGTCTATTATGCAATTATTTACAATGTAGTGAAAATGACTTATTATATTCAGAACACAATTCTGTTGTGGATATAATAAAAAGTAAATCTGATACAGAAATTAAAAATGATCTAAATAGAAAAGTTTGTAATAAATCGTATATTGAATGTAGCGATAATACAAAAATAGCTATGCTCGAACAACAGATTAGAGAATTAAAAACACGCAATGATTATTTAGAAGATATAATAAAAAATATTGAGCAAATAGCTTGTCAGATATTATAATTGGAGGTTAAGTATGAAACTAAATCAGGATGGTATAAGACCTGAGGATAAACAATTAGCTATTAACGTACGTAACTATCTAGTTGCTGGTAATAGAGTAATTGGAGATCCTGGTGAAGGTTTAAGACAAACCTTAGCACAATTAGAAGAAAAACGAGATAGTAGAGAATTTGGCAAAACTGATTGGGAAATGAAAGATCCTGAACTTGAAGGTCAAATATCTAAAACAAAAGCCGGCATTAAAGGTGAAGAAGATCTTTGTGAATTTTTAACTAGACTAGTTAAATACGATGATGAACTTAACGGATTAGTAGCATTTGCTAGTCTTGCATATAGGTTCGAAGACAAAGAAAGAGCAAAATTTGTTAATTCACTTGAAAATGCAACTTTAGCTAATACAGAACAAAATGGTGATGAAGTATTACTGAAATACTCAAATGGAATGATTATTCATGTAAGTGCAAATGATTATTTTGGTAATGAACTACTTATTGAAAGTAGTCCTGCAAGTGAAGTTATTAGAGATTATTCAATAAGTGTAGATGAACCACCTAAACAATCAGAAAAAGACTATATACCTGATACTGATACTCTATTAGTATATGGAAATAATCTTTTAGTAGTAGATGCTAAGAATCTTAAGATCAAACAAGGTCAGTCATTAATGCTCATGAATGGGTGTGTAGTTGATGCAGATAAAGGTAAAGAGATCATTGAAGTTCATCCATCTACTCATATTTGGCAAGAAGTAATGAAGTCGAATGGAATTCAATTGGATTCTATTGATGGTTATGTATGTATAGTTGGTGATATGCCAGTAGACATTATTCGTACAGATGAGTGGTATGAAAGTAATACTAAACTTATTCATATAAGTGAACTTAATAAAATCTTACATGAATGGGTTAAAGGTAAAGATAACACTCTTTCGCTTAAGATGCTTACAGAAATAGCAAAAGCTCAGATTAAGAAAGAGAAAAATATTTCATTTGATGTAGACAGCATTAAGCGTAAGTTTGGTGTCTAAATAAAGAAAGGAAATTATAAAATGAAGAAAAGAACACTAGTAACAATTTGTCTTGTTGCAATGACAACTATGTTAGCCGCATGTGGAAAGGAAAAAGTAGAGCAGTCTACAGATATTACTCCTACTCCAACTGAGAAAGTAATTGCACAGGCTGAAGAGCAGGATAGTCCAGTAACTGATGGTGATTTCATTTATCGAAATGAAAATAAGACTGAGATCATCGGTTTATCTGAAAATGGTAGAGCAGCAATGGATCTTATCTTTCCTGAGAACGTAACTAAGATTTCAAATGTATATGTTCCTGCAGAATCTTTACTTCATACAGTATACTTTATGAATACAGATGTAGTTCTCGAGAATGTATCTTTTGCAAATTCTAGAGTTGAGGAAATTTTGAACTTCCCTACCACATTTACTGAGATCCCTGATAATATGTTCAATGGATGTACACGACTTACTACTTTTGGTAGTGAAAAGGGAGTTATTACTATTCCTGATGGTATTACTTCTATTGGTAATGGTGCATTCTCTGGATGTTCTTCAATCACTTCAGTTGATTTCAATAATGTAACTGAGATTAAGAGTTATGCTTTCCAAGGTTGTGTAAGACTCAATAATCTTACTTGGACTAAGGTAGAAAGTATTGGAGACGCAGCGTTCTTTGCAGCAGGTGTAACTGAAGTTAAGCTTCCAGATACTTGCAAAACACTTGGTTCAATTGTATTCTTTAGATGTGCTAATCTTACTAATCTAGATATAAATAATGTAGAATCTGTAAATCAGGAAATGTGTAGAGAGTGTACAGCACTTACAGATTTCTATGCTAACAAGGATTTTGATGCAACAGTAGTTGAAACTAGTGATAATTCTGGAGAAGAAGTTGATGCATATAGTACTTTATTTAAAGATTGTAATACAGTTACACTTCATATTAGTACAAAATCAGCTTTTGCTGAGTACTTAGAGAATCATCCTGATTCTAATTTCACAGTTGTAGATTAATATAAAGTTTGCTAGGGTTAAGTAATTAACTCTGGCAAATTTTTATTCTTTTTGAACAAGAAACTATTTACAAATTTAGATAAACAGTATATAATAGTAATATAGTGGTGGATAATGGTGATTAAGGAGAAAATATGAATCGTAATGATAAATTTGAAAAATCTAAAATCACCAAGGCTAGTACCAATAAGGTAGTTACAAATGTATATTATGATGCATTCGGAATCGAAAAGGTGCGTTTTCAGAATGCAAACTACACAGATAAGACGTCCATTGATTGTTATCTCGATTTTGAAGAGGTAGCATTGCTCGCAACAGATGCAGCTAGTGGACGTCTTATTAAAGAGTTGGAAGCTGGTCAGAAGACTATCTCTATGGGTGGTTCAAAGAGTTCTAAGAATTATAATGGTGCACCGGAATCACGCATCTTCTCTTTGGGCAGATCTGGGGACAAGATCTTCATCAATATGTCTCGCGGAAAAGGTAAGATTACTGAAACTGGAGCAATTGCTCCTGATGGTTCGCCAGATCTTAAGATCGGTGTTGGTATGACTATCGATAAGTTCCGCTCACTTATGATCTTTACTCATGACGCAGTAAATGGTTATCTTCCTCACATGGTTAACGCGATTGTTCGTCAGTGTGAGGCGGAGCGCCAGGCTGCTGCAGAAAATCAGCAGTAATTATTAAGTTAAATTGTAAGATATAAAAAATATTAAGAGACACCATTATCCACTTTCTATATAAAATATTATGAAAGGATTTAGCTAATGATTATCCAGGAATTATACCAAAACGAGCTTGTATATTGGACACAGGCAAATCAAAAGTTTCTCGGTGTGAGTCCAATCAATGAAGAAGATGACTTTGCTACAATTCAGGCGCAGATTGATGCCGATTGTGCAAAGTACTGGAACACCGCAGAGCCGTGTAAGCTGGCAAAAAATCTTAATACAGGACTTCTTAATGCAGAAGCCGACAAACAGACACCTAATAGTTATAAGCTGAGACTTAATTTCCATAATATGTGTATCGACATATTAGGAGATTACAATGGAAAGCAGTACCTTATTGGTGCTATGCCTACACCTTCCATTGACCTTTGTTGGATCATTAATAGATCACATTATGTAACTCGTGTTACAGCAGTAAAGGATTATTACAGTTGTGTAGGTAAGCTTGACTTCGAAACTGTTAGAGGTGAAGGTTGGAAATACGATATTGGTAAGGATAAATTCGAATGTGTAGTTACTAAAGAAGAGTACAAGTTCGAGCCTACCATTGAAGAGATCTTCAATAATCATCTTTCTAAGAGATCGAAGATGCTTCTTGAAACTACTATCGGTGAGAAGTTAACTACTGAGAACTTTACTAAAGCTCTTAGAAAGCTTCCTATGTTCGATTCAGATAGTATTTTCAACTACAAGTTTTCTAGACTTGAATACTTCGAGGAAGCAGTTCTTAAATCTGGAAAATATGCACAGCCTACTAAAGGAATTCTCTTAGGAGTAAACACAATCATTGTAAGTAAGAGTAAGAGATACAATGATCTTGGTGAACACCTTGAAGGTTGCCTCGTTCGTTCTGAAAGTAAGATTTTCGCTCTTGAGAACTTCAGAACTTGTGCAAATATCTATAATAGCGGCGGATCTTTCCAGCCTGCATTCACATACAAAGATACAAATGGATTCTTCGATTCATTTAAGACTGTTACATCTAAAGCTGCAGGTCGTCAGAGACTGTTGCTCGATAATGTAGTAGTTAAAGACGGTCTTCTTTGGATTGTTGATGATAAGGGTAATCTGCATAATATGTATGAATATGTAGATATGCCTCAGACTAAACGTCTTTCGTGTTTGTCTGAGTCACCTTTCTGTAACAACGACAAACCTAAGAGAATCATGATGAATGCGAAGATGACTTCTCAGGCAGTGCCTCTTGCAGATGAGATCGATGATATTACACATCGTATTGAAGCAAGAGTTGGATTTACTGATCTTGAAGGATATACATCTGCTGACTCAATCGTTATTTCTGAATCTTTTGCAAAGAGACTTAGAACATACGACAGCACAATCTTATATCTTAACAAGAAGTCCAAGGTATTTACTGCTCTTGAAAAGATCTACAATTCCACTAATGAAATTGATATAGATACGCTTCAGTTGATTTTCCCTACTAAGAACTATGCGATTTTACTTGGTTATGAAAACGTTAAGATCTCTAAGATTGATGATGTTGATGTAAACAATGTTCGTGTATTTATTACTTGGGAAATTCCTTTCAGACTTGGAGATAAAATCACTAATCTTCATGGTGCTAAAGGTACTGTAGGTCTTATTCTTCCTGATGATCAGATGCCTAGACTTACCAAGAAAGTTGGTAATATGGAAGCAGGTCCTCTTGAAGTTGTTATCTCAGGTTTCTCAACTATGAGACGTGGTTCATTAGGTCAGATCTTTGAAGCATGGGCCAGAGCATCAGGAATTAAGTTTGATGGTGAAGATTATATCTCAATTATGATTGAGAAGTATAAGAAACAGATGGCTACTTATTCTAAAAACTCTATTATTGAGTACAAGGGAATTAAGAACATCATTCCTGTAGGTATCAACCATATCATGAGACTTTATCACCATGCTTCAACAAAGGTTAGTTGTTCTTCTGCTGATCACGGTTATACTAGAACTCTTCGTTTTGGTGAGATGGAGAAACTTAACCTTGTAGCTAATGATTGTCCTAACATTCTTAAGGAACTTGGTATTCGTTCTATTACTAAGTATGTTGGTTCACATAAGCTTGTAACTGATATTGAAGAGAAACGTACTCTTCCTAAGAATCCGAAGTTATCAATGCAGTTTATTGAGATTCTTAAGTCCATCGGATATGTGCTTACACTTGAAGATGAGATCGAAGATATTGATACAACTGATGAAGCTGTATATGATCAGTTTGATGAAGATAACTTCAATAGTATAATCAAAAAGGAGAAAGATAACAATGCCTCTGAGAGCGACGATTAAACCAGTACATATTGTAGAGAATCCTATGAATCAGGTAACGTCTGATAAGTTGTTTCAGGCAAGAAAGATCAAGGATGGTGATCGTTACCTCTTTCATGAAGATGGAATTTTCTCTGAAAAGATTTTTGGTAAGTTTGGTAAATGCTACTGTGGTAAGCAGACAAAACCTGGAATTTGTCCTGAATGTAACTGCAGAGTACTGAACAAACGTAATATTCCTAACTTTTACATTAAGTTCAACTTTGATCTTCCTAAGAGAGTTATCAACTATGAATCTTATGATAAGGTCATGGTAGATAATCTTCTCAATAGTAGAGGTTTCCTTTATGAAGGTGAATATGTAGAATTCGACCTTAAGGCAGATCTCTCTAAGTACGATGAGAAAAAGATTCTTATCGGTAAGGAAGCACTTATGAGTATTGGCGTTTCTGAGTCTTGGTACAATGAAAACGTGTATAGACTTGTAAGTATTCCTCATACTTCATTTAGACAGATTACTTTCCAGGGTGATAAATACTTCATTGGTAATCTGAATACTATCTACATCAATATGCTTCGTCAGAACAATAGATATGAGAGCCTTCAGAAGAATAGTAAGCTTACTATCTTCAACGAGATCAATCTTAGATTTATTGTATGTAAGGAACTCGATAAGCTTTATCACGAGTTATTCCAGATCCTTGCAAAGAATAAGAGAAACATCATTGATGCAGAGCTTAAAGGTCAGCCTGAAACAGGTATGATCCGTGCAGTTATGACCAATAACTTTGGTCTTGATGAAGACACTCTTAAGATCGGTTATTATTTCATTCCTACTCTTTATCCTAGTCTGTTTGCTAAGTATACAGATGAGAATGGTAAGACTGATATCGATGGAATCAATCAGGAACTTGAAGATGAAGAATATCTTGTACTCTTCAATAGACAGCCTACCATCGGTGCTAAGTCAATTATCGCTATGAAGCCTGTATTCTCTAAGTTAGAACAGGAACAGTTCGTTATTCAGGCAAACCCTATCGTATACGATGGACTTGCTGCAGACGTTGATGGTGACTCACTTAATGTAATTGTTCTTTATTCAAGAGAAGCATGTGAGGAAGCTAAGAAACTTCTTGCAAGTAATAACTATATTGAAGGTTCTAACTCAAGTATCAGAAATGGTATTCTTGAAGAGTTCGAATATGTTGCAACGTTGATTGGTGAAGAGGTGTAAAACAATGGAAGAAAAGAAAGATACTAAACCAAAGCCTAAAAAGAAAAAGAACAGTAAGATTGATACTCCTTCTGTGATTTTCTTTGTAGTTATGATTGTAGGTCTTATTGTTCTTACCATTATTCTTCTTACTAAACCAACTAGCAAAATCTACACCAAAGACTACGGACAGTTTACTGTCGCAGTTGAAATCTATAGCAATAATAAAGTTGATATTGCTATAGATGCTGGTGAAGATCGAATTATTCAGGATGGTACGTATGAAGAGATAAAAGACGATGATATAGACAACAACTTCAGTGCAAACTTCGTATCAGAAGATGAACTCACTGGAGAGCAAACTGAAACTCATGTTAATATCCTAATTGTAGATGATACTTTAACATTAATCTATGATGATGGATCAGAAATCGTTCTTAAGGAGAAGAAATAATGATAACAAGACAAGAGTATGTTAAGAAATACCATAAGTTAGGTGAAGCAATGTTTGAACACTGCGTAGTACCTACTGTTGGTGATTTTGCTTCAGCATTTGTTGATAATGATGACAAAGCTATGGCAAAGATCGAAAAAATTACTTCTTTTACAAAGAATACAGATGATATAAAGAAATCAGCTGCAAGACGTAATAATAACTATTCTGAGCAGGAATCAAAGAAATTCATGCAGTCAGTTATTGCCGCTAATGTAACTGATATTACAGAATCAGGTTACTTCTATAAGAAACTCATTAGTTCATGTGATGATATGACTATTGAGATCGATGATTGTGGAAGTGAAGGAACTGAAATGAAGGTATCAGATATTGATGAAGATACTTTCAACTATAAGGTTCGTAATCATTGGGTTATGGAACTTAATAAGTATGTTGAAGATTATGCTGATATCCAGAAGTTACCTAAGAGAAGTAAGATTCATGTAAGAACTTTCCTCTCATGTAATCATGGTATTAGACATTTCTGTAAGAAATGTGCAGGTCTTTATAGACGTTCATATGATACTGAGTTCACACCTAAGAATATTGGTATTTATTCTACCTTAATGATTACTGAGCACGCAACTCAGGCATCTCTCGACTCTATGAATAAAGGTACTGCTGAAAAGGTTAATGTTACTCTTGAGCAGAAAATTCCTGATATTAAGGATATTATTGCTGCAAAAGATAAAATTCAGGAGATCATTGATACAATCGGAAATGTAGGTGTAGAATCTAGATTTTATGAAGTTGCTCTTCTTTCTAGATGGCGTGATGGACAGTTTTCTGCGCTTCAGACATCATTCCTTAGACAGCCTGATTTACTTGGTGCGTTTATTTATAAGCCTGGCACAAGTACATTTACTAAGTTGCTTTTGGCTGATTCATTCGAAGCAAATAGTATGAAGACTAGAATTGCTTTCGACAGATATTAAGGAGATGTAAGCAATGGAAATCATTACTGAAAATGGTAAGGACTTTTTAGTCACTTACGTTGCCAAGATTGATAACAGCTCAATAGATGCTAAGGCTTTATTTACTGATGTACAGGAAGCTGTTGCTAAAATTATCAAGGCATACAATAATAAACATAAAACTAAAAATCTTGCTATTTACAAGGGCTACGGGTCTAACCTGCAGTCCTTGTTAAATAGGTATAGCGGTGACTATTTTTCACCATCATTTATGAAAGGATATAAAACAAATCCTGCCCTCAGTTTAATGCAGAACTTCTTTGAAGAAGGTGCTAATGATGCTACTGCAATTGGTACGGCATTCCATAAAGTCCTTGAAGATTATTATCTTCTTCCTGGTGAAGAGAGAACTCGTGATAAGCTTTGGGAACTTGAAGCTCAAGTGTTAGCTACAAATCCTGATATGGATAAAGCCAAGCTCGATGAATATATTACTGGTTACTATGACATTAAAGATTATCTTCATCCAAGATCTGAACTTAATGAAAAGACTCTTAAGTGTGTAACTGAACATAGAGGTAGAGCAGAAAATCTTTATGCAAAATCTATTGGATATACAGTTCCTTGTGCAGTATCTTATGTTGCTGACCGTGTTGATTATAGAGGAAATGATGTAATTATTCTCGACTATAAGACTGGTCATCCTACTGATGAAGCAGTAACATTTAATGGTTATCTTGGATCTATGATTCTTTATAAGTGGGCAATGGAAAATGAGCTTAATACTACAATCAATAAAGGTTATCTCATTTGTCCTGGAAATTCCGCTTCTAAGAAATATTTACAGCTTGATTATTCAAAGGAAAATGAAGAGAAGCTTGCTCAACAGATTGATCTTTTCTATAAAGGCTTTATGAGAGATAATCGTAATCGTGAGTATGAATTCACTGATGAAGGATATTTCACTTCAGATGATGCTAAGAAGTATAGAGCTCTTATGAATGATAATACTATTTGGATGAGCAAGATTCCACTTAAGGTGTATATCGGTGAGCATGACGAATCTTGTCTGTAGTATAATATTTGTACTATCTGCAATTGCTATTATGGTTTTTGACTACAAAAAGAATGAAATGCCATTTTGGTTGGTAATCTTAAACTATAGTAGCTTTTGCTTATTAGTACATCCTATACTACTTTTTGGAACTCTAGGGTTATTCTTGTTAAAATATAAAAATCAGCCAATAGACATTATTTATATCTTAGCTTTAGGTATCTCCTTGGTCATCCTGAGACCTTCTATGGCTATTCTGTGTCTATTCCCAGTATTTATACAAATTATAATAAGTAAACGAGAAAAACTATGTCTAATGGTCTCATTAGAAATAGCATGTATGATTTATTTATATATGATAGAATGGAGCACGACAATTGAAAACATTATTAAGCACTTTTCATGATTGGTTTATTTATGATCGTCGAATGTCTCAGCTTAGTATGTGGATCTCTACTATCATAAATATGTTCCATATATCTGAAATTTTAGATGTTGGAGCTGGTGATGGTAAGATCGACAATATTTTGATGGAGAAAAATGATGTTCAAATTACAGGAATAGATGTTTTAGTTAGAGATAAGACGTTTATTCCAGTAACAGAATATGATGGTCGTACTATTCCATACCATTCAAATGAAAAACAAACAACTATGATGATCGATGTACTTCATCACACTGATGATCCTGAAAGAGTGTTTTCAGAAGTAGTTAGAGTATCTGATGAATACATCCTAATAAAAGATCACATTCTTCATGGATGGTGGTCATTATTAAAGTTAAAAATGATGGATTATGTAGGCAATAAACAATACTCAGTTAACTTGCCTTATAACTATCTGACTGAAGAACAGTGGAATAAAATGTTTGAAGACAATAATCTTGAAATAGTTTACTATGCAGATAAATTAGATCTTTATACATTCTTATGTCATTTATTCTTTGATTCAAATCTTCATTTTATAGCTTTGCTAAAAAGAAAGGAAACTAGCAAATGGAACTAACTATTCTAATGCCTTGCTTGAATGAATCAAGAACTCTTAAGAGCTGTATTGATAAGGCACAGAAATTTTTAGCCGACAATAATATTGACGGTGAAGTACTTATTGCAGACAATGGTAGTACAGATGGTTCTCAAGACATTGCCAGAAATGCAGGAGCAAGAGTAGTAGATATTGAGGAAAAAGGTTATGGTTCAGCTTTAATAGGTGGATGTAATGCTGCATTAGGCAAATATGTAATTATGGGAGATTCAGATGACTCTTATGATTTTTCAAACTTAATGCTTTTTGTAGAAAAACTTCGTGAAGGTTATGAATTGGTTATGGGTAATCGATTTAAAGGTGGTATAGAAAAAGGTGCTATGCCACCTCTTCATAAGTATTTAGGAAATCCAGTACTTTCAACTATTGGCAGAATCTTATATAAAAGTCCAATAAGAGACTTTCATTGTGGTCTTCGTGGATATAATAAAGAAAGTATTCAAAAACTAAACTTACATACAACTGGTATGGAATATGCCAGTGAAATGGTAGTTCAAGCTACTTTACACGAACTTAAGATATGTGAAGTACCTACTACTCTTAAAAAAGACGGTAGAGATCGTCCACCTCATTTAAGAAGTTGGTCTGATGGTTGGAGACATCTTACATTCTTACTTATGCATGCACCTAACTGGTTGTTTTTATATCCAGGAATATTACTATTTCTTGTAGGAATATTTTTAAGTGCAAAAATAATAATTGATCCTATTATTATAAATGATATTACTTTTGATGTCAATACATTGGTTTATTCAGCTATAGCAACAATAATTGGTTTTCAGCTAGTATTATTTTATGTATTGACTATAAAATATGCAACTAAAACAAAACTTATACCAATAACCAAAATTGATAAACGTTTGATTAAGTTTACTATGAATCGAGGAATTTTTATTGGCGCAATTTCGTTTTTAATAGGATTAATTGGTTCTATAATTGCTATAATCATTTGGTATAATACTGGTTTTGGCGATTTAGAATCATCTAGAATGTTAAGACTCACTATTCCAATGTTGATCTTATTTGTATGTGGAATACAACTTATGTTTAGTAGTTTCTTTTTAGGTATTCTAGAAATAAAAGTAAGAAAGGACTGAGTAAATGAAAAACTTTTGCAATAAGATGATTAAGTACGTACCAATAGCATTACTTAGTCTATTTATGTTAATACTTTATATAATACTTTTACTTAAATCTCAAGATAATGATATGTTCTTCGAGATCATGAGTGGTAGAGATATACTTAATGGAAATTTCCATACTATTAGTCATCTAAATGACTTTCCAATTGTAGTTCAGCAATGGTTATATGCAGTATGCTTAGCATTGATCGATAAATTTGGAACTGTTGGAAATATACTATTTGTATTAGCACAAAATCTTATTTTATATGGACTTTCATGTGTATTTATTATGATGAAAACACATGATAAGAAGAAAGCATTTATTGGTTCTATAGCGGCTATTTTATACTGTCATGATTATATGATAAATATTAGACCACAGATCATAACAGTTATTTGTCTATTAGCACAACTAATATTTATAGAATTATATAGGAAAAAGGATTCAATTAAATACTTACTTCCCATCTTTCCTATTTTAATCTTATCTGCTAATATGCATCAAGCAGTATTCTTATATCATGGTTTAGTAATGATTCCATATATTATTCAACCAAAGAAACCATATATAGATTGGAAGTTAGTTACGTTTACACCATTATTTATGGCTTGTAGTTTACTTACTCCTTATGGTATAGATGGATCATTATATATAGTTAGAACATTTTTAGCTAATACATATAAAATCATTAACATTAATGAGTTGGGTCCTATAGGAATTACTACGTATGTAGGTATTAAACTATTCTTATTAGTGGTCGTGACAATTATATACCTTTATCTGCATAAATCTAACCATTTTATAAACTTTTATGTATTTACTATAGCAGTTTTAGCACTTATAAATGTTAGACATATTAGTATTATGTATATTGCAGTGATCTTCTTAATTTGTATCATAGAAGATTTTCATATTCTTAATAATACATATTCATATAGTTGTATAACATTACTATGTATAGGATTATGTGTATTATTTATAAAGCATAATATGGATATTAGATATAATTATGGTCCAGTAGTTAATGCGATAGAAGATAAAGACGCACCTATATACAATACTGCAATGGATTTAGGTGGATGGTTAGAGTATAATGGATGTACTCATATTAAGTTAGATAGTCGATGTGAAGCATTCTCAGAAGAGATTAGTGGTGTACCTCATGTAATGGAAGACTATATCATATTATCTCAAGGATATGTAATAGAGAATAATTCTATTAAGTCTTTAGCTACAGATGAAGAAGTTTTAGCTTTAGTTCAAGACTATAGATATGTAGTAGCACAAAGAATCCAATATGTCAATAGAACTTTAGCAAGACATTCTGATGAATGGGAGCTTATTTTTGAAGATGATACATATACCGTCTATATACATAATGAATGACTATTTAATAATAATATAGTAAGGAACTGATAGTTAACTTACGGTTTATATGTAAAGGAGATAGATGAGATGGTTAGTACAATTTTGAACAATTTAATAGCATTTGCGATATCAATGCCAACTAACTTAGTAATTTTGTGTATTATATGTCTTATTATGAAATTCCTCTTTAAGTCTTCAATTAAAGACTGTATAAGAGTCATAATTGGATATATTCTAATTGGATTCTTACTTGGTTTGTTTGGTATCACCATGCCAAGCTTCTTAGCTATTGGTCAGTGGATCGTAAATACAGCTAAGTCTTTATGGTAACAAATTAACAAAAAAAATCTTATGAAAGAAACGGATAGATGTAAAGTCTATCCGTTGTTTTTTAAGGGTGAGAAGAATGAATCTAAACGCGAGTGTTAACAGTATTATAAAAGAGCGTAAAGAAGAGTTTTATCAGTCTAAGTATGAATATTATGAAAAAATGGTATTTTATCTTATACTGACTTCGTCAATAGCATCGTTCTTTTATTGGGGTACAGACTGTATGCTATATGGTAGAATTGCTTGGGAAACTCTTCTACCGCGTGCATCTATTTTCGTATTTTTAGCTATTTATATAGTAATTGTACGAAAATCAAATAACTATAAATTATGTATACCTGCCGCGTATATTATGGCACATCTTGTCGTATTTTGTACGTCTTGGGCAGTACTTCATTTAGAAAATCGCACACATGCTAATGAAGGATTAATGGTTATTGAGTGCATCTTTATATTTCTAGGTTTTGCTGCACCAAAACATTATTCTATTTTATTTCACTTATGGATGCTTATAGATATTATTATTGCAGATCTATTTATTCATTATAGTGATTTCTTAACAATTATAGCATTACATTTTATTCTTATTATAGGAACAGAAATATTAATCGCATATATTGAAAAAGTTTTCCAAGATAGATTTGTATCTAATATTAGGTTGAATCATGTACTTTTACATGATCCATTGACTGGAGCTTATAATAGAAATATATTCAAGACTATCTGTTATCCAGGCACTAATATGATTAATATTAAAAATGCAGGTCTCTTAATATTAGATATTGACTTCTTTAAGAAAGTAAATGATACTTATGGACACGATGTAGGTGATGTAATTTTACAAAGATTATCTAAATCTGTAGAAGGAACTATTAGATCTGATGATTATCTTGTTAGATTTGGTGGTGAAGAATTTGTAGTAATTTTATCTAATGTAAGTAAAGAAATTCTAGAAGATACTGCAATTAGAATTAAATCAGCTATTCAAACTGAACTTAGTGATTACAGCATAACTGTATCAATTGGCGGTTGTATGTATGATGAAGTTTCAGATTATAGTAATAGTATTAAGATTGCAGATGAGCAACTTTATTACGTAAAGCAAAATGGACGTAATGGAATAAAAGTAGTTTAACTATTTACTTATTAAACAAATAATGATATAATAAAATTGTTTAAGAAAGGAGATAAACTATGTTTAGTCCTGATGAGAGATATATTACTATAGACGAACTTGAACAAGGTACTAAGTTTACTTATAAAGATAAACAAGTAATGAAGTTGCCACCATTTGTTGAATGTTATGGTGAACACTCTAATGCAGTTAATCTTAAAACTGGAACAATATTATGGTTAGAACCAGATAAATGGGTCGACCAAGAGACTATGAAAGTAGAGTTATAAAAAACTCAATATGAACAAAAACTATTTACAAAACATAAGAGTCATGTTATAATATCACTATAGGAACAATTAATGTTTATTCTATTGGAGGTAGATAACATGACTTATTTGTATGACTGTGGCAATGAAGTAATTAAAGTTTGGAGAAATAATCTTTGTGAAACTACTGTATGTGTAGAAACTACTGTTAATGGTGAGTATCGTGAGTTTAAGCGTACAGTAAGAGAAGATAAGAAGGGTAAGTTCTTTACCTGGAATAAGAATAAGATCTATATTGATAACTTCAAGAAGATCTCAATTCAGAGTATTAAAGATAAGCTTGTTAATGGCGAATGGATCACAAATGATGAACTTTGTCAGGCAATTATGAGTGAAGGTGTAGAAAATGTGCGCTTTATTGTTCCTATGATGGCAGTAAGTGGTAGATTTATGGGAATAGTAACTTGTGATCCTACTAGTAGAATTGACAAAGTCTGCCATATTGAAGAAGGTTTCAATAGAAATGTGGTAGATAACTATAAATTTAATTTTGTACCTGATGAGTATGATGGAAGTACTTGCTCTCATGAAGAGTATTATGTACAGGATTTTGTAGATCTACTTCGTTCAGGACATGCAAAGATCGCATAATTATGAAAAACTATAAAAACAACTATTATACAACTACAAGAACTGATCATAGGTGTAAATACTGCAATGAATTTATACCTAAAGGAAGTGAAGTACGTACAATAAACCCAAAATTTGAAGGTAGATTTTAGGTTTGTTCTACGTGTGATTCATTAATACAAAATATAATAAACACTGTTAATCGTCGTAATGCGGTCGCATTTGATGATGAAGGCGGTTATATGGCTGAAAGCGACTACTTATCCAGTCTTTATGAAGATCTAGATAGTCGCTGTATTGATTCAGATCTAATGGAACAAATAGATAACTTTATAGAAGGAGATAAATAAATGTAGAAGGAGATAAGTAAATAAATGGACTACAAAAAACAATTTATGAATGAGATTGAGCAGATCACTAATGACAAACTTAAGAAGTCTACTAAAAAGATGACTGAGGATCTGCCGGATTATTTTTGGCATGTAGCTGCAAGTTCTTCTGGTAAGTATCATCCATCAATTAGCCTTGGTGAAGGTGGTCTGTTGAGACACACTCTTATGGTTTGCAGATGTGCTATGGATCTTGTAGAGACTGAAATGTTTGTGAGAGATACTCCTGCAAATAGAGATATTGCAAGAGTGGCCGCGCTTTTCCATGATGGTCTTAAACATGGTAAGGTAAAGGAAGATGGTTCTTATTGTGACCATACAGTCTTTGAGCATCCTCTTTGTGCGGCGGATTTTGTAAGAGAACATCTTGAAGCTGATAAGATTGATGATCTTACAGTTACAATGATTTGTGATGCAATTCGTACTCACATGGGTAAGTGGTGTACATCTAAGTATTCTAGTGTAGCTATGAGTAAACCTAGAACAGATTTTGAAAAAATGATCCATATTGCAGATTATATCGCATCTAGAAAGTATATGAGTGGCCTTGAAGTATGGCAGGCAGATAAGGAGACAAAGTGAGAATTGAAAAGAATTCAGTAATATTTGACGCTATTAACTTACTTCCAGAAATAGAAATTACGGTAAGAAAAGATACGTATGAAACCGCTTATGATAAACTTAAGGATAGACTTATTAAGTTTGAAGCTCCTCGTAATGGATTATTTTCTAAGCGAGCTGGTATTCTTACTGTAACTGATAATTTCTACGGAATAGATTATGCAGATATTTCTCTTTATTTCACTCCAGAAGAATATTTACTTCAATCAGTAGTAGTTCAGCCTAACTGGCAAGCTCTTAAAGAAATTAATATTGATGATGATATAGTTAAACTTATTCGAGATGCTTGTGAGTATGAATTAAATACTTTATTTGAACGCGAGTCTAATATATACACATATACAAATAGAGAATATAAGTCTAATGATCTTATCATTTCCACTATTTTGAGTTTTGATCCTATTAAAGATGCTAATTATCGTAATTATCGTACCATTGTAGATTCAAACTATCATATTGTAATAACAAAAGAATTGGAGAGATTTTAATGTCTAAAGTTTATGCAGTACGTGTTGGACGACAAACTGGATTATTTAATACTTGGTCTGAGTGTGAAGCTCAGATCAAGCATTTTCCATGTGCTGAATATAAGTCTTTTATGACAAAAGAAGAAGCTGAGACATATCTGAATAGAACCCAGGTTCAACCAGATGAAACTTCAGAAGATGCGATTATAGTTTATGTTGATGGTAGTTATAATCCTTCTGATGAAACCTGCGGATATGCTTCTTTTTTAATGCACGGAAACAAAAAGAAAATTATTTGTGGTAGATTTAAGATGACTGATAGCGGTCGTAATGTTGAAGGAGAAGTACGTGCTGCATACGAAACGCTTAAGTACCTTAAAATCAAACAATACAAAGAAATTGTGATCTATTATGATTATGAAGGAATTGCTAATTGGGCAGATAAAGTGTGGTCCGCTAAAAAGTTCTATAATAGTAATTATGCTACATTTGTAGATAAACTCCGTGGTCAAGGTTATCACATTTCTTTTAGACATGTCTATGGACACACAGATATTCAAGGAAATGAATATGTAGATAGGATTGCTAAACTTGCGTGTGGTGTTGAAGTTCCTAAAAAAGATAGTGATCTTATTGAAGAAATCAATGATATTAATGGTTTCCCTACTACACTTCCACAGTTAAATCCACCTGATTGGTGTGATTATAAAAAATTATTTGTAACTAGTTAACTAAAGGAGAGATTTATGAAAAAGCGTTTTACAGCAATTACACTTTGTGTCGCAATGGTATTTTCTATGCTTACTGGATGTGGAAATAATGCTAGAGTACTTCCAGATGAGCCGGAGCCTATATCAGATACAATTATATCAGATACAGATGTAAACAATAACACAAATCCAAAGCAGATTATCGATGATAATAAGACGCAAAAAATATCTGCAGATGATAGTGTTGTATCTGCATTAAATGATAATGAATTTGATTTTATTGTCAATACTGATTACGAATTTAATGATGATTATTCTCTTCAGAATATTACAAAAATTCTTGATTATGTAGATCGTGAGAATAATGATCCTATGGGAAATACTATTCTCAGTGAAACAAGTTTGAATATGGCACTTTCACTTTTGCTCGAAGGTGCAAATGATGATACAGAATCATATAATGCGCTTATTCAGTATCTAAGCAGTGCGAATTATCCTAATACACTTCTTGGAATTAGAGCTAGAAACAATGCGCTTATTTCAAGATATATGTTTTCAGATGATACTACGCCTCTTAGTATAGCAAATAGTGCATGGTTTAATTATGGAACTACTCCTACTGATTATTACAGAACAATTCTTAGTCAGTATTATTATGGTAGAACTCAGTCTTTAGATTTTACTGATCCTGCAAGCGCAGATATAATCAATTCTTGGTGTGAAGGCGCTACTGACGGAAAGATTCCTTTTATTATTACACCTGAAACTCTTGCAATGAATGATGGAGTTCTCATCAATTCTATTTATTTCCTTAGTAATTGGGAAACAGAGTTTACTGAAAACAATTGCAGAGATGCAGTATTTACAAATGCAGATGGATCTACTTCTAATGTAACTATGATGTATGAATATGGTCTTGATACATATTATGAGAGTAACTGGTGCGAGGCATTTATGAAGCCTTATGCAAATTCTAATATGGTATTTGTTGGTATTCTTCCTAAGGCTGATACTGATTTTTCTGTATCTGAGCTTGATCTTGATGATATGCTTAGTAATGCAGTATATGGATATGATGTAAATATTGGTATTCCTCAGTTTAGAATCGAAGATGAGAACCATATTTTTAATGCACTTTACAATAATGGATTAGCTCCAGCATTTAGAGCAGGAAATAATGACTATACAAATTGTCTTTGTGATACACCTGTTTCTGTATCAGATGTTATTCAGAAGACATTTATAGATGTTAATCCTACTGGAACTGAAGCAGCAGCAGTAACTGCAATTACACTTGAGAAGAGTGTTATGCCTGTTAGAAATACAGAAGTACATGAGATTATTCTCGATCGTCCATTTGTATTTATGATCTATGATACTGAGACTCATGAATGTCTCTTTATTGGCAAAATTAACAATCTTTAAAGGCTATTTAATAATATAAGAAGAGAACTAGTATTCTTTTTGAATGCTAGCTCTCTTTTATTTATATTTTTAGAGAGGAGACTTTCGAAGTAAAAAGAGATCGAAAATCTATTTAATGAATAAATAAAAATTGACTATTTTACCATCAAAATAATAGTGGTAAAGTAGTTAATTTTATTAGTTTGCGAACGAAGAACTATTTATGGTTAAAAAGGAGAATGTATATGTTATATTGTATTATTGGACCGAGTGGTTGTGGTAAAAGTACAGTAGTATCTGAGCTTAATAAGCTTGGATATAAATCACCTGACAGTTATACAACTAGACCTCCACGCTATCCTGGAGAAGGTGGACATACTTATATCACAATAGAAGAGTTTGATAAGCTTGTTAACAAAGTAGCTTATACACACTTTAATGGATACGATTATTGTGTTACTGGTGAAATGTTAGATGGTTGTGACTTTTACATTGTAGATCCGGCAGGTATTGAGACTCTTAAAGAAAATGGTTATAAGAACTTTAAGGTTATTGGTCTTGATCTCGAACCTTGTGATTGTGCATCTAGAATGTTAGCTAGAGGTGATAAAGGTCCAGATATTTTAGGTAGACTTGATAATGATTGGTACATGTTTAGAGACTTCAATAAAATATGTGATATTATTATTGATGCTACTCAAGATATTCCTACAATTATAGACATGATACTCGCTTTTAAGAATGAGACTGAACCTAAAGCGGTTTTTGCGTAAAACTATTTACAAATTGAATATAACTTGATATAATAAAATAGTAGATTAATGTAGAAAGGAATGTAGTAATGGGTAAAAATCTATATACCGAAGACAGTATTGTTACTGAAACTCCGAGAGAGTTTACTCGAAGAGTACCAAGTACTTATCTTGGTTCTAGTAAGAAAAATACTAACCTCGTTAAAGAGATCTTTGCCAATGCAGTCGATGAACATGCAATTGGTCATGGTAATAAGATAAAGATTACTATCGACACAAAATCAAATACCTATATCGTTGAAGATAACGGCCAAGGTTTCATCGTTAATGCAGGTATTGATGAAGATGGAGAAACAATTCTTCAGAGATCCTTTGACAAGCTCAATACTTCTGGTAAGACTTCAGCGGACGGTGTTTATGAAGGTACTGCACTTGGTCTTAATGGTATTGGTGCTAAACTTACTAACTGGTTAAGTTCTAGTCTTAATGTTATTACCTATCGTGATGGTCAATATGAGGAACTTGACTTCGTAGATGGTATCTTTAAGAAGAGAAAAGTTGGTAAGATTAAACATGATTCTGGTACAATTGTTACATGGCATCCAGATCCACAGTTCTTTGGAGAGAATGTACCAGATGATACTCTTCTCAAATCACATTTTGAAGTAATCGCAGCACTTTGTCCTGAACTTACAATTGAGTTCACTATGGATGGAACAGAGATGACTTTTGCTGAGCCTGGCGGAATCAATGCTTATGTTGATCGTAAGGTTAAGGGAAAAGAATTATTCTCTAATAGATTTGTAATGAATCGTGCTATTGGTAAAGACAGACTTAATATCTGTATTACTTATACTTCTGACTACGCTGAAAGTATTGATGCTTATGTAAACCTCGGTCTTACTGATGCAGGTGAACATATTAAAGCATTCCATACAGCTTTCGTTAAGGCGGTTAATAAGTATGCTACAGATGTTGGTCTTCTTAAGAAGAATGACAGAAACTTCAATAATGCTGAAATTGCAGAAGGTCTTTATGTAGTATGTAATATGACTACAACAACTGCTAAGTATGATGCGCAGAATAAATCTCGTATCGATGATATTGATGCAAAGATTATCAACTCAGTTGTTGGTGGTGATTTTGCTACTTGGCTTATTAACAATCCTGCTGATGCGAAGATTATTGTTGAAAGAGCTCTTCAGGCAAGACGTGCTAGAGAAGCTGCTCAGAAAGCAAAGGAAAAGATTCGTGATGCAGGTAAAGTAAATAAGAAATCTATATTTGTTGATCTTCCGTCTAAGCTTTCAGATGCTTATCCTAAGAACAAGAAAGATAGATCTAAATGTGAGTTATATATAGTAGAAGGTGATTCTGCTGGATCTTCAATTAATGCAGTTAAAGATTCTGAGTTCCAGGCTTGCTTCCCTATTAGAGGTAAAATTCTTTGTTGTCAGAAAGCTGCACCAGATAAGGTTCTCGGTAATGCAGAAATCGCAAACATTGTTAAGGCATTAGGTCTTGACATTGATAAATCTACTGGTAAGATTATTTACGATCCTAAGAAGTTGAGATATCAGTATATAATTATCGCTACTGATGAAGATGCTGATGGTTATGATATTGCATTACTTCTGCTTACAGTATTTAACTGGTTATGTCCTGAACTTATTTCTAATGGACATATTTATCGTGTACATGGTGCTTTGTATAAAGTAACATTCAGTGATGATTCATACTTGTTATTCCAGACTGATGCTGAACTTGAGAATTGGAAAAAGAATAACAAGAAACCTTACAAACTGGCTCGTGCAAAAGGTCTTGGTGAGTTGACTCAGGAAGAGGCTTATGAGCAGTTAGTAAATCCTGAAACTCGTGATCTTGTTCAGTTAGTTACTGACAATATGGAAGAGTTTAATGAGTATCTTGAAATGTTCAAAGGTGCAGACGTTGAACCTAGACGTGTATATCTTGAAGATCATTGCACAGATTACGATGAATAAAACAAAGTCTCAGGGAGATGAAAATCTCTCTGAGAATTTTATGAAGAACTATTTATTTGTAAAACAGATTGTGGTATAATATCATAAAAACAAGGAGAATTAAACATGGCGAGAGCAAAACATACTGAAGAGACTTCAACTGGTGTATTTAAGTTGCGCCAGATGAATCTTAAAGATGAAATGTGTAAAGACTTCGTAGTATATGCTAATGAAGTTAACTTACACCGTGCATTTGCATATTTAGCTCCAGGTTTTAAACCTATTGCTGGTCATGCTTTATGGGCAATGTGGGTTAATGGTCGTAGATCAAATAAACCCTACACCAAGTCCGCTAAAGTTGAAGGTGAAGTAATGTCATTCTCACCTCATGGTGGATCTTATGGCGCTCTTGCTCGTATGGCAGCAGACTATATCTATCATATTCCGTATATTGATGGACATGGTTCATTTGGTTCTGCAATTGGTGGTCCTACACCTGGTGCTGCAAGATACACTGAAATGAGACTTTCTAAGTTCACTGAAGATGTATTGTTCTATAATACGAAGCTTCTTGATATGGGTCTCAACTATTTGGAAGAGGAAGATGAGCCTATTCTTAAAAACTGGCAGGCATTACTTCCACTTCTCTTTATTACAAATACTTCTGGTATGGGTTATACAGTTTCTAACTCTTGGAGTTCTGGTAACTTATATGAATTCAAAGAACAGTTAGAGAATTATCTTAAGACAGGTAAAACTGATTGTTCTAATATGTACCCTGACTTCCCTACTGGTGGTGTTATTATCAATAAGTCTAAGATGAAGGCTCTTTATGAGACTGGTAAAGGTACTATTCGTCTTAGAGGTAAGACTGAAATTGATGGAAATACTATTCGTATTCTTTCACTTCCTTATCAGGTTTATCCTGAGCAGTTCATTGACGATGTTAAGAAGTATCTTAATAATAATGCCAACACAATTACAGATGTAAGTAACTTGTGTGGTAAGAAAGGTTTTAAGATCGAAATTGAATGTGAAGATGGTACTGCTGAATATACACTTGATCAGTTATTCAAGAAGACATGTCTTCAGATCAATATCTCTGATGAGCATAAAGCTGTTGATGAGAATGGTAAGCCTGTACTTATTACCTTCCAGCATTATATGGAAAACTTCGTTAAAGGTAATATTGCAATGGTAATTAAAGAAGCTCAGTTTAATCTTGATGAGATTAATGCTAGACTTGAGCTACTTGATGGCTTACTTAATGCTCTTGAGATTATTGATGAAATCATTGCTACTATTAAGAAGTCCAAGTCAATGGAAGATGCTAAGCTCGCTATTATGGGAATGAAGAAATATAAGTTCTCTGAACGTCAGGCAGATTACATTGTACATACACCTCTTGGTAGACTCGCAAATCTTGAACAGGTTAAGCTTCATGATGAAAAGAAGACTCTTGAAACTCAGAAGAAACTTAATGAAGATCTGTTAGTAAATAAGAAATCTCAGGAAAAGTACTTCCTTGGCAGATTCAATGCACTTATTGAAAAATATGCTTGGGAACGTAAGACTGAGGTTATTGATGTAGTAGTTGATAATTCTTCTGATGAAAATAGACCTGCTAAGATTGCTAAGCCTGATTCACTTAAACCTAAGAAAGAATTTATGGTTGTTCTTACTTCTGAAAACTGCTTGAAGAGAATTGATGTTATGAAGTTCCGTCAGACAGAAGAAGATGAGAAGACTGTTAAGGTTTCTGGTAATCAGAAGATTGTACTTGTTTCTAATAAAGGTCAGATGTATAAGGTATTCTCAAATATGATTGATAAGTGTATGCCTACTGCATCTGGTACAGTAATCAATACTATTAGACCTGAAATTGGAGATGAGAAGATTATTGCAATCTACTCAGAAGATGTTGATCTTCCATACATCTACTTCGTTACTAAAGAAGGTCTTGGTAAGATGGGTGAAGTTAAGTCAACACTCAAGCTTAGTAAGGTAATTGGTACTACTATTTGTGGTCTTAAGTCTGATACAGACGAAATTTTCTCTATCAAGCTTTTGAAAGATACAAATGAGAAGATTGAAATTACTACAAATAATGGTCGCAAAGAGGTAATTGAAACTGGTAAGCCTCAGGGAAGAGGAGCTGGTGGTAAGAAAGTAATTTACCTCAAAAAGGGTGAAGAAATTGTAGAAGTACATTCAGTATAATAAGGAGTTGCGTATGGTACATCATTTATTAAGATGCGAGCAGGAAACTATTGTAACAACAGATGCTGAAACGAAAATTGCTTCTGTTTATACTGCTGATCCTGTGTACATACGTAAACTTGATGCTCTAGTTAAGAAATTTCCAGATACTTATAAGGTTGTTAAAGAAGATGAATTATCTAAAACGTATGAGTTTCCTAAAAAGTTACTCTCGTTTAGACAGCCTAGAGTATTAACTGAAGAGCAGAAAGCTGAGTGTAGAGCTCGATTAGACGCAGTAAGAAAAAATTAAATATGTAAATAATAGGGTATCAATATCTAATTGGTACCCTATTAGATGTTATGAAGGGAGAATATGACTCGTGCACTTTAAGTTTGCTAAAAGGAATTTAGCTGAACGAAATGAAACACGTAATAAGGTTAGACACGTATTTCATACTATTAGGCATAATCGATTTTTATTTATATCGATTCTACTTATGATTTTAATCTTTCTATTTTCTTCACAAACTGGAGAGGAATCTGGAAAGTTAAGTGGTAAATTCTATGAGTTCATTACAATGAACAATAAGCTATTTACCTTTATAAACATTAGAAAACTTGCACATTTTACGTTATTTGGACTTTTAGGTGCTAGTATATTTACACATTTAAGATTTATGTATGGATTTAAGTCTAAGATTAAGTATTATGTATTAGCGTTCGTGTTTACTCTTGTATATGCAGGAATTGATGAATTACATCAATATTTTGTGAATGGAAGAGGTTGCACGATCCTTGATGTAGGAATAGATTGTTTAGGATGTGTAGTAGCTCTAATGATAAATTTTGTAGTTATATCATTATTAGAACGTAAGAAAAGAAATCCATGAGAGTAAATGGTTAGATAAAAAAGATGTTTTACATCAGACCTTATTTGTATTTGGAATAGTTGTAGTCTCAGCTAATATTGTTATAATATTTGAGATTGACATCCAGATATTACTTGGTTTGATGGTTAATAAAACATATATTACATTAAGTCCAAGTCTCCAGATGTCATCCTAGAACCTCTGGAGAACACCTAGAGAAAGGAAAGTAGACGAATGAAGAACAAATTAATTGCTGTCTTTACTTTAGTAATGGTACTAACTATGACAGCTGGATGCACTGCAAAAGACACAGATGTAACAGAATCTGCAACTGTTACTGTATCTGAAAATGCAGCAAGTCCTACTTCTGCACCTGCTGAAGTAGTAATTGATCCTAATGAGATGACATTAGAATCTATTCAAACAAAAGGTAAGATTTTTAGTAAAGGTGTTGCTACAACTGAGAAATTTGGTGAAATCACTGCAAATGTATACAGATTTGATAGTATGCCAACTATTACTTTCTATACATTTGACGATGTGGATGCAGCAAATGCTACATTTGAGTATATCAAAACTGAGGTATTAACTGATACTACAGTTACTGATAATACTGTAGTAGGTCAGAGAGCTGAAGCAATTGGATTACAGTATATTCAGTTCTTTTACGTAACTGGTAATATGATCGTGGCTAATGATGATTTTATTGGTGATCCTGGTAGTGATAAAGGTCCTAATGAAAAACAAATATCTGATAATCAGGCTATGCATGACACCATTGTAAATTTCTGGTAATTAAACTAAAGGGAATCATAGAAATATGGTTCCCTATTTGTCTGCAAACAAACTATTTACAAACTAAACTCTCTTTGTTATAATAGCAATATATTAACAAGGAGAGTATTTTTATGCTAGATATATGTTTATTAGGAACAAGCGGAATGATGCCTTTACCTGAGAGATTCTTGACATCTTGTATGTTAAGATATAATGGTCATTCTTTTCTTATAGATTGTGGTGAATCTACTCAGACAAGTATTAGAATACATGGTTGGTCATTTAAGGATATTGATGTTCTTATGATAACACACTTTCATGCTGATCATATTTCAGGTCTTCCTGGTCTTTTACTTGCAATGACTAATTCAGGTAAAACAGAGCCTCTTACAATTATTGGACCTAAGGGAATTAGTAGAATAGTTAACTGTCTTAGAGTTATTGCTCCGGAAATTTCTTTTGAGATTGAATTTATAGAATTGAGTGATAATACCAGTCTTAATTTATACGGTCTCAATATTTCAGCATTTAAAGTAAAGCACGGTATGCCTTGCTTTGGATATACATTCCAACTTAATAGACTTGGTAAGTTTAATCCTGATCGAGCAAAAGAGCTTAATATTCCACTTAAATACTGGAATAAGTTACAGCATGGTGAATCTATTGATAATTTTACACCTGATATGGTTATGAGTGCTCCTCGTAAAGGTCTTAAGGTTACTTATTGCACAGATACAAGACCTACTGAATCCATTATAGATTATGCAAAAGATTCAGATCTTTTCATTTGTGAAGGTATGTATGGTGAAACAGATGAAGATACTAAGACAAAAGCTAGACAGAAAAAACACATGCTTATGACAGAAGCTGCAGATATTGCTGCTACTGCTAATGTTAAAAGACTTTGGCTTACACATTTTTCACCTTCAATGATTAATCCTAAGCAGTATGAAAAATCTCTTAATAAGATCTTTTCTAACACAGTAGTAGGTGAAGATAGAATGACACTAACACTTATATTTGATGAAGAATAACGAAGAATAGTATCTTTAAATAAAAAACTTAATATAACTATTTACAATCCGATAGAAACTTGTTATAATTAAACCATAATAAATATTATGGAGGTATTTATCATGGCAAAGAAAGTAAAGTATTTTATCGGATTTTCTACTTATAATATGGACTTCACTACAATGACGATTACTCAGAAGCAGTATAATGAGATGTTTAAAAAGTATACTAAGATCATTGATGAAAATCATAAGAATAATACTCAGGATGATACTGAGTATTATGTAGCTCAGAAGACTAGAACTATAGATCATGAGAAGTATATTGAAGAGATGATTGATTTTGACGATGGTCCTGCAAGCGTAGTACTTGGTAAGATGATCTGTAAAGATGGTTACAGCTGGAAGTAATTATTACACAATTGTTACATCAAGAGCTATTTAATATATATGAAAGGAATTTATTAAAATGTACGTACCTGAAAGTGAAGAAGAAAGATTATACCTTGAAAAGTACGACTCAAATAAATATCCAAAGCCTTCAGTCACTGTGGACTTTATAGTTCATATTGATAATGAAGGTATTTTGTTTGTAAAACGTAAGAATTTTCCTTACCGTGGAAAATGGGCACTTCCTGGTGGTTTCCTTGATGTAGGTAAAGAAAATACTCTTCAAGCAGCAATCAGAGAGTTAAAAGAAGAAACTAGTTTGGATATAGATCCTACAAATATAGTTCTAGAAGGAGTCTACAGTGATCCTCAGAGAGACCCTAGAGATCATGTGGTGAGTATAGTATATTCTATTAACTTATCACAAGAGTATATCTCCATGGTCAAACCTGATGACGACGCAGCAGATGCTAAGTTTATTAAGGATATTGATATGGATAATTTAGCATTTGATCACAAACAGATTTTGGAAGACTATTTTAGTAAAAGGAGATAATCTATGAAAAAGAAAGAAAAAGCATTTATGATATATATCGACTTCGATGATACTATTTATGATCATAAGTTTCATTGGAGATATGATGAAGATTTTGAATACAATGTAATGTTCGGATTTGGAAAGATTGAATATGATGAGAAATATCTGAATCATGAACTTATTGAGAAGGTTAGACAGATTTGTGCTTATCTTCAAAATAATGGCATTAAGCCATTTGTGAACTTGTTAACTGGTTGCCAGACTAGCATCTATTTCAAGTCTAAGACTGATCTACTTGATAATGCTACACCTGGTTTATTTGATAACTACTTTAGTGTATCGACTCAGGATGCAAAGTTACCTATGATTCTGGCGTACAATAAGGAAGTAGCTGCAGATTATGAAATCGTTCGGACTTTGGTTATTGACGATGGATATGGAGTTACTGCTCAGTGTCAAGATAAAGGTTTTGACGCTATTGCTCCTGGATTTTTCGAAAAGCATTATAAAGTAGAAATATAAGGAGAAAAATGAAAAAGATAAAGGTAACAATTGAAGGTTACAAGTCAAAGATACATACATTCTTTGGCGATATAAACAACGCTATTCAGGTAGGTGATACAAGTGGTCCCTACATTGAATATAAAAAGATCGAAACTATAAGAAGGTATAATCCTAATTATGGTGACGATCGTATGTGCAAGTGCGGACATCCATATTACAGACACTTCGATACCTATGCAGATATGGAAGCTTGTGGATGTAAGTACTGCAGATGTTATACTTTTGTAGAAGACATCACGGTAACAGACGGGAGCAATTAAGCTCAAGAGGTATTTTATCTCGATCAAACATGATGGAGACGAGGCTATTTAGTCTCTAAAATGGGAGAAAGATTAATGTTAAAAAATGTTCGAAAACTGAATACTAGATTGTGTTTAGCATATATTGCAGCTGCACTTATATTTTTAAGTTCACAAGCAATAATGTTTGGAACAAACACAATACAAGCTTCAGCCCAAGAATGTTCAAAGAACAAAGTTGAAGTTGAAACAATTGAAATCGTACAACCGAATAAGTATGCTGCACCAAATGTATTAACAGTAACTTCATCAGTACTTACTGTTACAGAGCTAGTTCCTTCTGAAGTTATTTCAGAAGTAGACTCTGATTTAGTGTCAGTAAACCCTGTAGACATTGCAAAAAATGTAGAAAATTCAGTTATTGAAGAAGCTACATATATTGCAGAGAATTATGTACCTGAATCACCTTTAACAGATGAAGAATTGGATCTACTTGCAAGAGTAATTCATGCTGAGTCTGGTAATCAGGATGAGAAAGGTAAGAGACTTGTAGCAGATACAGTTCTTAATAGAATGGCGCATAACAATGCTGATATACATTCTATTGTATATGCTAAAGATCAGTTCTCTACAGCACCTATCTTGTATAATGCTGATAATACACCTACAGAGGAAGAGTTACAAATAGCGTATGAAGAGTCCATTTCACAGATTAATTATGAAGTATATTATTTCAGAACTGGTCATTATCATGAAAACCTGGGAACACCTGCTTTCCAGTGGGGCGCACACTATTTTAGTAACATTTAATATGTTGGAAGGTTCAGTCTGTAGACCAATCAACTAAATACTTTTAAGCCTTATGCAAGCAGTCTTTTTGCTTGTATGAGGCGTTCCTTATTTATTGCAAAAAATGATACCCTAATATGCTATATATAATAAATACAAAATATTAAATTTGAACTTTTTGAAGAAAATTTTAAGAAAGGAGAGATTAGAATGCTAAAAGATCTTAAAAAAGTATCTAGACCTGCTAGACATAGACCAGGAATGCAAGACTTTTTTATTCTAATCTTGGCTTATTCTTATTATAATAGAAGTTCAAATGTATCAAATGAATTTTCAATTCCACAGACTACTTTATCTGATTACTTTGGATGTACAGTTTTGACTGTAAAAAGATGGTGTGCTAAATTAAGAGATTTAGGATTCCTTAAATATGTAGAAAGAGATAATGCAGGTAAGTCTGTATATTATAAAGATAGAGCAGGTAATAAAGTACCGTATACTATTCCAAAATATAAGAAAATTCGAATTGGAGAACCGAATGAGATAAAGTTTTTGAATGTGTATTCTTTAGACCAGAAAGGGCTTAATCAATATATGATAGATCATGTAGAGATTGATGTTCTTAATAATATTACTGACTATAAAGGCACATTTAATGATTTTATCTCATTTTTGTCAAATCGTAGTAAAAAGAACGACTTTACTAGTTTAGACTTAGATAATCTAGATAAAGAATTTACAGAAACCTTAAGTAAAGAAGATAAAAAGACTTTACAGAAAGTACTCAAGATTCATGATAAAATAGAAGAAAATAGATATTATCTTGATATAAAAAGGACTTTGGACACTGACTTTCCTGAATTTACATGTAGATATTTAGAAGAAGGCTGTTTAAGACTTACTCATGAAATCTGTACAACTGTAAATCCTGAACATACGGATAAGATCAATGAAAGTAACTATTGGCGAAGTAGTAAAGCAAGATCTGATATGTTGGAATCTATGCTTAGTGCTAATATGAAAGATATAACAGAATATGATGTAAATGGTTCAATTTATAGATTAACATATAATCTAAATCATGATAAGTTACTTCCATTTGATACTGATATTTATGAACAAATATGGAATAACTGTGGTTTTCCTATTCCTTGGTCTGGTAGAAATAGAGAGAAATTTAGAAAAGCATTTAAGTTAGTATTGATGCCTATCTATATGAAACCTCATGCTATTGGATATACTGCAAGTCATTGGGACTACTTAAACAAATATTATGCAGGACATCCACGAAAATATCAGAAGTTAAATAAAGAAGATCAAGAAATTTATGAGAGATTTGAATTATTTACTACATCACTTAATATTGATGTGAAAACATTTCTTGAACATGTACGAGATGCAATGTATTTGACATTGAATACTAAGAAATTCATTAAATCTGATATATTCACTTTAGAATCTAATTTGCATATTCTAATTAGAAGAAAGCTTTTAGATAAAGGAATTAAATGTGTGAATGTATATGATGGATTTTATGTAGTAAAGAGTCAATTATCTAAAGCCGAATTTAGTTGGATTTATGATGAATGTGTACAAGAACTTAAAACTAATATGAAAAATGGTATTGGGACAAGGGCTATTTAATATTATACAATAAGAAAATTAAACAATACTAATTCCCTAATATGTCAATGGAGGTATTTATTATGCGTTTAGGACAGGCTATTAATTATCTAAATCCAAGATCAGTACAAAAATTCATGATTACCGCATATTTACATGTTCCAGAGCTTAAACTTAGACCTGGTAATTTTAAAGTATGCGATAGATATGATGAATCATTAAAAGGTGAAGTACTTGATCGAGAAGTAATATCTATTGATTGTGTGAACAATATGGTCAATTTTGAAATTGAATAATTCATAAATTGTAAGATATAATAGGAGTAAAATGGTCATGTTAGATTTGTTAAAGAAAAATAAGGAGATGCTAGATGCTAAAGTATACAAATTAGCTGATGAGCGTATGATGCTTAAGATAGCATCTTTAGACAATCCAAATGATTATGACTTATATCTGGTTGCTTGTTGTCTTTGTAACTATCCTATAGACGAGAAGGCAGAAGCAAGAGAACTTCGTATGCAATATTTTAGAGCTACTAATGGTGGTTCTATTATTGGATTTGAACATCCAGTAACAGATTATAAGAAGACTGTTACAAGTGTTGAATGTAAGAATACAGGTAGAGTCAATAAGTTTGGACTCTATGAGTATGAAGTTAATATTAATGACAAAAATCTTGTATCTGATCTTTGGGATGCAAAGAATAAGAATTGTCTTAAGTATGTGGATAGTAAAACTGATCCTGATAAGTTAGTTATATCTATTTCAAGAGATCAGCTAGATAACTTTACTAAATTACTTGATAGACTTATGATTAAGTATGATCCTGATGATATTGAAGCTGGATTATTCTACTTGAATAAGTCTGAGAATAGTCTGGTAGATTTAAGTAAGTTATCTTTACCTTTTACACCTTATGACTTCCAGATTGAAGATGCTACAAAGATCATTAAAAAGAAAAGAGTTCTACTTGGACATGAAATGGGTTGTGGAAAGACATTTATTTCAGTCTTAGTTGGAACTAGTTTAAATATACCAAAATTGGTTATTTGTCCTGCATCTCTTAGATTAAACTGGTATAGAGAAATCAAGAATGTAACTCCTGATGCAGATGTACAGATTCAGCTTAATGCTGATGCACCACATTTTGGTAAAGATTGGACAATTATTGGCTATGGTTCAGTAAGTAAGTTCTTAGACGACTTTAAGAAATACTTTAACTGTATCTTTGTAGATGAATGTCATGCTTGTAAAGCTGTAAATAACTGGGGAAATCCTACTAGTAAGAGAGCAAAAGCAGTACTTGAACTTGCAGATGCAGTTGAATACTGTTATCTTCTTAGTGGTACTCCACTTCCTTCTCACAATCTTGATTTGTATAATATCTTAAAGATGCTCAAGTGTGAAGCTTTTGACTTTAATAGTAAGTGGGCATTCCTTAATTATGCAAATAAGTTCTGTGATCCTAAGGAAACTTACTTTGGTAAGGACTTTTCTGGTAATTCTAACTCAGATCAGTTACATGCTTTACTTAGTAACTTAATGGTTAGACGTCTTAAGAAAGATGTACTTCCTAACCTTAAGAAACAAAGACAGTTTATTCCTCTTGATCCTCATTTTAAGAGAGAATATGTGAATATTGAAAAACGTCTTTATGAACCAGAAGATGGTGATACTTACATGGGACTTGCTATGACTGGTAGAAAGATGTTAAGTTTGTATAAGATTGATGCAGCAATTGATTTAGCTGAGACTCTTATAGATGCTGGAGAAAGTGTAGTTATTGTAACTAATTTTGTAGATTCTGCTGATATTCTTAGAGATCATTTCAAAGATACTTGTTGTGAAATTAGAGGTGGTATGTCTGATCAAGCAAAACAACAAGCTATTGATGATTTTCAGGCTAAAAAGAAAACTGTATGTATCTTAAATATGCAAGCTGGTGGTGTAGGTATTACACTTACTGCTGCACATACAATGATTATTATTGACTATGCTTGGGTACCTTCTGATATGGTTCAGGTAGAGGATCGTATCTGTAGAACTGGTCAGACTGAAAGTTGTATGATTTATTATGTATATTGTATGAGTTCTATTCTTGACAGTTTGTTTATTGAAATGATTAGTGATAAATCTGCAAATATTGATACTGTTGTAGATAATGTTGATAATACATTTGATTTATCATCTGAAAAAGATTCGAACTTTACATTTATTGAAGCATTAAAAGACAAAATCAAGGCCACTAAGCCTACTCGTAAAAAGAGTAAGAAGAATGGAGGAAAATGATGAAAAAGATCTTAATATTAGGTCTATCTCTTCTTATGGCAGTTTCGATGGCTGCGTGTGGTAAGAAAGATGATGAACCTGAAGAAATCTATCCTGAAGAACATAATTATGCTCAGAATGAAGTTGTAGAAAAACCTGTAGAAGAGGAAACTACTGAAGACGTAACTCCTACTACTGTAGTTGTAGAAGAACCAGAAGAGGAAGAAGATACTTGGGAACATTTAGATATTGTTCCAAAGGAAATGATGTATAATGTAGTAGACGATGTCAATATGAATGAAGTTATTGACATGAATACTATTTCTATTGATGGAAAATTAACTGCATTTCCTTGTGATTATATGTATTTATCTGAAAAGTTTGGACCGTTCTATATTGAAGAAGTTGGTAAGTATCTTATAAAGAAAGATGTTACTGGTGAAGAAGTAGGTACATATTTTGAAGTACATGCTACACCTACTACTGGTGATGGTAATATTATCTTTAAGTTTAAGTCTGATACTGAAACTACTATTTCTAATACGAAATGTGTAGGTTACAAACTTCAGGCAGGTAATAATTCTGGTGACAAACTTATGACTTGTGCATTACCTAATTGGATTAACTTTGGTAGTGCAAAAGAATCTATTTATGAGCAGTTTGGTCAGAATACTAAGTCTGGAAGTTATGCAAAGAAGGGTAGTTTTATGTTGTATTATTCATTTGAAGAATATGATATAAACTTCGTCGGATATAATGATGGTCTTTACATTATCGATGTTGAATACAAATAATATGAAAAAGGAGGTGGCAAACCATGATTAAACGAATTATTAAAATACTTTTTATAGGTTTGCTGTTTATGGGCCTCTTAAGTCTAGGTGGATATACTCTTAATTCATTTAAGAGTGAGGTACACCTTAGAGATCCAAAATCAGTTATGTCTCCTTTAATCCAGGCACTTCCAGAGTTGCCTAAAGGACACGATATTATTGGTTCACTTCCTACGTATGAAACTGAAAATGGTGGTACTGTAGGCGGTAATACTCTAACTAATCCTTCAGATAATCAGGTTGCAGATTCTGATAATAGTGGTAATAATATTGATTTACCAGATTTTACTACTGATCCTGGAATTAGTGATCCTGGTGGACCATTTAGCGGTGGTAATAATAACAATACTGAAATTACTGATCCAGGTAGTCCTATTGATGGACCTAGTACAGAAAATCCTGGAATTAGTGATCCTGGTAATCAAACTACTCCTACTAGAAATGACTCTTATGTAGATGAGAATGGAAATATTGTCAAGAAAGATATTAAGCTTCCTGATACTATTGAAATCTCTTATGCTAGATCATTCAAAATTAAATTTGATGATACTGAAATCGAAGTTACTTCTAAGAATACTGTAGAATTTGTAAGATGGTTAAATAATCATTGGCATGCTGATGCAGAAATTTCGTATACTGTAGATAAAGTAGAACCTACTCCTACTGAAGGATCTGAATCTACTGAAACTACTGGTGAATTAACTTATGATACAACATTATCTAATACTGCTAATCTTAATGCATTAGTAAATTCAATTAATGTTATCGACGCTTTACCTGAATATGATGATTACGATAGAAACACTTATGAGAAACCAACTCAAAGCTATACCTTAAATGGTAAGAAAGTAAATCGTAATGATTACGCTTGGAAGACTAGTCCTTGGTATAATGCTGAAGACAATACTTATATGTGTCCTTATACAGGAACTATCATTCATGATTTAGACGATAAGAAAGAAGATAATGATTTTGGTAATCTTGATTACGATCATATTGTACCACTTAAATCTGCTTATTTAAGAGGTGCAAAAGATTGGACTGAAGAACAAAGAAATGCTTATGCTTATGATCAGTGGGTTGGTGTAGATGTGCTCAATTCTGCTAATCGTAGTAAGTCTGACAAAGGTCCTTGTGATTATCTTCCAGACATCAATGTAGAAGATTATTGTTATTCTTGGTTGATGATTTGCAGTAAGTATAACTTATCTATGACTCAGGAAGAAATTGACTTATGTATGGACTATATTAACATTGCTCTTGAGAACGGTGAGGAAGTAACATTCCTTGGTGGTTCTTATGAAGAATAAATAACAAAGGAGAAATATCTTGAGAAAAACATTTTACTGCGTAAAGCTCAATCAAAAAGCAGGTAGATATTTGTCTGCAGCAAACATTAAAATGCGACCTGCAACATTAGCTCAATCTGATTTTGATTATGCGCTTTTCTTTGAGACAGAAGACCTGGCTGCTTCTGCAATAAAGGCTTATTTAAGCAGCCCGAACTGTAAAATGCTCAAAAGTAATGAAAAGTTTATTTCAGTTGAACCTGTAGAATTTGATTATGATATGGTAACATTTCCATTTACTAACAAATTCATTATGGTGAATACTGAAAAACTAAAAGCTTCTAATGGTGTATTTAGAAGTGCGTATCTTAAATACGGCGAGTTTGAACATTTTGTACTTCTTAGTGCAGATGTTTATCACGCTTTAACAGAAAAGGAGAAGTAATTATGGATGAAATCAAGTTAACCACAGCAATGTATGTTGTACGTGCAAATAAGAAGAACAATTGGTTCTTAGGATTTACACATGGAGCTAATGCAAAGAATGATACTTTTACAGATGTATCGCAGAATGATTTAAGATTTGCATTGTATTTCAAATCTAAAGAAGATGCAGATAAGTTCTTAACTAATTATCTTAATGATAAGAAAGATGTTATTAAGCCAGAAAATGTTAAGTTCTACGAAGTTCAAACAGTAATGTCTGTACCTTATATACCTAATGCAAATGTTATGATGTATGATACTTGCTGTTGGTTCAGTACTGAAACATATTGTGCGTGGAGACGTAATCCTGGAAAATATAAAAAAGTTGCCAATTAAAAACTATTTACATTTACGGAAGATCGTGATAAAATATAATTAAGTTATAAAATGAAAGGATTTTAGGCATGAATATTATTATTGAAGGACCTGATGCAACAGGTAAAACTACATTAGCAGAAAAGATCTTAGCTAATTATGAACTTGATACTATTCATGGAACAGCTAAAACACCTAACGATCTTCCGTATTATCTTGATTTATTAAATAAAGATAATCAAATCTTTGACCGCTTTCACTTAAGCGAGTATATTTTTCCACAGATTTATGGTCGACCTTTTAAGTTGACTTATCAAGAGTTTAAGAAGATAACTGAAGAACTTATCGCTACAGATACGTTCTTTGTTATCTTTTTGACTTCAAATATGGATATTCTTAATGAACGTCTTATTGCTAGAGGTGAATATGACTATCTAAAAGAAATTAATTATCAGAATGAGCTATTTAAGTTATATGCAGAATATTTCAAACAGTTCAACTATGACAGATATTATGTAATTGATATAGCTGAACCTAATGCTTATGAAAAGCTTGATGAATGGCTTAGAAGTAAAGGTGTAAATATTTAAGAAAGGATATTTAATAAATGACAATCAATAATATTGCGATTGAAATTGAAGGGGTAGATAAAGCAGGTAAAGATACTATTGGGCCTTACATTACTACTATCACTAATTATGCATACGCAGTTAACTGTCGTGGTGCATTGACACAGGTAGTATATAATGATAAGTTCCATAGAAATCATGATTACGTAATGCTTTATAAACCTCTTGTTGTTTTTCTTGATGTATCTAATGACGATCATCAGATTCGTTGTGCAATTAGTCATGAACCTAAGATTAACATCAATAAAGATCGAGAAGCTTACTATAGATATATTGAAGAATTTGAGAAACTTGGTATTACAGTTCTTAAATTCAACACGTCTGAAAAGACTCCTATGCAGATCGCAACGGAAGTAAATGAGTATCTTAAAACTACTAAAGCTGAAGATTATCTTATGACAGAACCTGTTGTAATTAAACCTTTAGGCTTTTATAATGAAGATGATCTTAAAAATGAAGATGTCTTCTATGAGTTCAAACCGGAGGAAAGTAAATAAATGAGTAATGAAATTGCAGTTGGTACTTGGGAATTGCATTTACAGACTAAATCTGAACAATCTATGATTATGAATAAGATGATTGAGATTTGTAAGTTTGTAGATACAGCAATTGACTATAACAACGACTATCTTCTTAAAGACATAAGAAAGAGATATAAGTTGATTAGTAAGATCTCATCATATCATGGAGATAACTATGAATTTTTCGTATCAAATCATCTTAAGTGTTTGAATACAGATAAGATCGATATTATGCTTATTCATAGTAACCGTGGTAATTGGCAGAAGGTTGCTAAGTTGATGGCAACTGATGATAGATTTATTGAGAAAGGTGTTAGTAACTTTACTGCAGCTGATATTGAAGAATATAAGTCTATTACTGGTTTCTATCCTGCATACAATGAGATTGAAATCAATCCTTATTATGTAGATCTTGATACTGTAAAGTATTGTAAGGAAAAAGGTATTAAGATTATTTCATACGGTGTGTTTGGTGGTAAGTATAAAGCTGTTAGAAATCTTGCAGATTTTTCTATGCCTTATATGATTAGCTTTGCAGCACACTATGCTGATATTGTTATTCTTAAACCTGAATGTGAGCGTCATGTAGATGAGATGACAGATATTGTTAAGAACTTTGTAGTACCTGCAGATTCTGACTTCTCACCTATTACTGTTAATAATAAAGCAGTAGAACCTATGGTTTATGATGCAAATAGAATTTTTGATAAAACATGTTTAGGTTTTCCTACATATCATAATTCTGTTGGTATTAATGTATCAGATGACTATAAGTCAGAAGAACTTGATGATGAATTACCTAATTTCGAGATGTTAGGTGATTATATGACTTATATCAGATATAAGTATCGTCAGGTTTATGATGGAACTCCGGTGTATTACTATGACTTCCTTATTGGAGACGATGGTAACTATTACGTTATTTACTTGTACAATGACTCAGGTAAGATCTCTAAGATCAATGAGTTTGATAAAGTAAAGTTCGTAAAGATCAGTAAGAAATAATAATAGTTTAAGGGCTATTTATTATTATAAAATGCAAAATGTAACTAAAAGACTAATTTTAGAAAGGAAATTACAAAATTATGGGAACATTTAGAAATGGTTATGAGAACATCAATGTAAAGCTCATTGACTGGAAAGGTAACGATCTTGCTAAAGCGGTTACTTCTTTTGGTAAGCTTGGTGAGTTTTACGAAGGTGCAGAGGATATCGAGTATAGTCCTGATCATCCACATTTCCAGAAAGTAGTTGATGAGATCATCAACGGAAAGACATTTGCAAAGTTTGCATTTGAAGGTTCTAAGCTTTCATTCCAGGTAAACAACATTTCTCGCGTATGTCTTGCGCAGCTTACTAGAGAGAAGGGATTCTTCTGTTCACAGTCTGGTGATACAAGACCTCTTACTCAGGACTTCATTACTCCTGCATTCATTTATAAGAATAAGGATTGGATGGATCGTCTTGAGAAGATTGAGAGAGATATTGAAGATCTTTACATTGATATGTGCGAAGGTGGAGTATCTTATATGGATGCTAGATACTTTGGTTTCCATGCACAGACAATCTCTCTTTGCTATACCGCTGATGTAATGCAGTGGATGAACTCATGTAATGCAAGAACTGAGAATAACTTCGCGGATGAGATTAACTACATTTACAGACTTATGAGATACGAGCTTGTTAAAGCAATTGATGAGCTTACTGATCCTCTTTCTAAGAAACTTTGGACTTGGTTGCTTCAGTTCTCTGATAGAAAGCAGTTCTATAAGAGAGACCATACATACAACAATGACTTCTCACGTTATCCTACTCCTGAAGGATACGACTTCGGAGAAAAGGCACACAATGATTGGAGAACTTCTTCTTGGAAGATCGAGCTTGAGAAGATGTATCATGAGAGACCTGAACTTCTTCTTCCTGGTGAGAAGGAAATGATTGAGAATTGGCTTAAGCTTGAAGCTGAAGGAAAGGAACTTCCTGCTGATTACGATCCTAATGATCCTCTTGTTGCAAGACAGAGAATTAAGAACATGCCTTATTACAATAGATAAGCAATTATAAGGAGACATCTATTCATTTAGATGTCTCCTATATGAATAAAATAGGAGAAACTTAGATGAAGAATGCAATAATGGTTTTAGCTAACAATATGTATTTTTTCGAGTTGTTAGTTAAGAACCTGCCTAAAACAGATTTGAAAGATATTCAGTTTATCGCCATTAATGAGACTAGAATTGGCGATAAGACTGACGAAATACAGAAGATTTACGATAAGTATAATATTTCTGAAAGAGTTAAGAAAGCATCTATTCTTACTAGTCGCAAGATTGTTGATAAGTTCAAGAAGGACGTTATTGATAATTCTTTTGTTGAAGAGTATTGTATGTCTACTAAGAACTTAGCGCACTGGTATGGTATTAAGTATCTTAAGTTAGATAAGATGTTTGTATCTGATGAAGATGTTATCTTTAGAGATGGATTCAGTAAGGTATTTGAATCAGATCATAATATGTTTATGCATATTAGATTATCTGCAGGTCCTTCACATGTATCTGATCTTTCTGATAATGCTAAGAGATATTATCGTGAATTTTGTAAGATATTTGGTTATAAGCTTACTGAGAGCTTTTGGACTAATAAGTATCTTAAGAACTATGAATCTGCAGGTAATAAGTTAATTGTTGCTGCAGAAGAAGACATTGCAGATTATGAAAAGATGATGAAAGCTTTTTATGAGAGCGAAGTTTTATATGAGTTCTGGACAAATAGACGTGTTCATACTTCTTGGGGACTTGATGAGAAGTTTGAGACTTTCTATTTTATAAACAGATCTAATAAGGAGTTGAGAAAATACGTACACTTAATTCTTTCTGCTCCTGAGAAATTTGCGCCTAATTATCATAATACTCTTAAGAAGTATGCATATTTACATAATGCTACTAGAGGTAGAAAACCTGAAGTATATGAGTATATGATTAAGAACGGTGTTATTGAAGGTATCTAAAAACCAAAGCACGAAAAAAAAATGAAAGGAAATTAGACAATGGCAAAGAAAATTTATTTTGCATCACCTTGGTTTACTGCTGCACAAGCAGAAAGAGAAAAGAGACTTATTAATCGTCTTAGAGAACTTGGATTCGAGGTATTTTCACCTAGAGAGAGTTCTAATATTACTGGTTCATTTGCAGATCCTGCAGTTCAGAAGGCTACATTTGAAGGTAATATTGTAAATATAGATGATGCAGATATTCTTTTTGCAGTTACTGATGGTAAGCGTGGTACTTGTACTGAACCTGATAAGGAAGGTCAGCCTATGCAGGCAATTGATGCTGGTACAATGGTAGAAGTTGGATATGCATATCATGCAAGACGCTTATCTGGTAAGAAACCTATTATGGTCTATTATGCAGAGACTTTAGGTAAAGCATCATTCAATCTTATGCTTTCACAGTCTGCAGATATTACTATCACTGATATCTATGATGGTGATACTCTTGTAGAAAAAGCATTTGATCGTCTCGATAAGCTTCCTGAGTGGATTGAAAAAGGTACTAAGGTTGCATATAATGGTATGATCGAGTAAAGGAAACATAAATGAAAAATATAAATGAATTTGTAACTTACCTTGAATCATTAAAACTCTATAGACAGTCACGTGTAAAGCGTTGGCAGTTAAGAGATTTTATGTTTGAGGAAAATGATGCTGAACATCAGTTATATGTTACTCAGATTATAGTTATTCTTATAAATCTATTTCATATTCCTGATCATATAGCATTAAAGGCTCTTAGTTATGGATGTTGCCATGACTATGTAGAATCTACTGAGGAATCACTTGGTGATGTTAACTACATGGTTAAGGAAAAGAATCCAGAACTTAAAGCTATTGTTAAGAAACAAGAAAAGCTTGCTATGCAGACTGTTCCTGCTTTCTACGATACTATGGAAAAATGTGAAGATGATGAAACCGCTAAACTTATTGTAAATTTAGCTGATTCAATTGAAGCACTTTTATATGATCGTAGAGAGATCAAATTCAATACAGCTAAAGATGAATGGCTTCAGATCCAGGATGAGTTAATGGTTAGAATTAATGATTACTGGAGCAAATTATCCGAGTTATATAATAATTAAAAGCTATTTAATTATAATAATGTATGGAAATTTTACAATATGATGCGAATTAACTTTTATATTGTAGAAAGGAATAGAAAGTCATGGCAAACGTAAATGATATTAACTGCACAATTGATGGATTTGAATCTTTAATTGCAGCTATCGTTGCAGAGAACTGTACAGCAATGTATTTATGGGGTAGAAAGTTAGTAAGAAAGGATTATTACGATCCTTCTGACCCTGAAGCTAGACAGGTTGATGAAAAAGGCAATAAGAGAATTAGCAAAAAGAAATGTGAAGCTAATTACAACGAATACAAAGACTGGCTTATTGATCCAAGAAGTGATTTTAATACTTATTGGAAAGACATGATAGCTTTAGTTAAGGACGGTGAAACTCGTCTTAATGGTAAAGAAATTGCCGCTGCAATCGATATGATGATTGAGGATGTAGACAATTATCCTGAAGACGAAAGATCTTTTAGACAGGAGAAAAATTAAAGGAGATTAAATTCAAAAATGAGCAGAATACGTGGAAGAAAACCAACCTATGAGGAAAGAAAGATTTTAATTGCAAATGGTTATGATACTTATGTATGGTTGGTCACTAAAAATACTCCCACATTCATTGAATTAGTTCATCGTGATACTGGTGAAGTACAGACAATTGATAAGTAAATTAAACAAAGAGACTAATATACAAAGTTATGTTAGTCTCTTTTCTTTATGTATGGAAATTATTCAGATGAAAACAATCAATTATTATTTGAAAGGAGCTTGACCTATGGAAATTACTAAACAAACAAGCGCACAGATTATTTTCTCTGAATCATCTACGTATGGTGGAGAGTCCATTAATATTACAGTTAGATCTTATGAAACTCAAGGAGATTTAACTAAATTACACTGTGCAGTAATACAAAGATTAGACGCGGATTATTTGTATGATGATATTATGGCGTATGATGTAGGTATTAAGTTCATTGTAAATATCTATCTTAATACTGATGATCTTTGGAATACTACCAATAATAAGAAAAGACTACTTGATATGCATGGATTTAGAGTAGAACTTGAAGAAATTCCTGAAATTGAACTTGGTTCAGTTGACTCTAGATTACCTGCAGGAACTGACGCATATATATTATATAAGAGTAGACGTGAAAAAGTATTCGGTGCAAATTTCTTCTCAAATATTGACATTGAATTACAAAATAGCTAAAAACTATTTACAATTATATAAGTCTATGTTATAATAATACTATAATAAATAATAACTTGTACGGAGGTTTTACAATGACGAGAGAAGAATATACTCAGAATATTGAGAAGCTGAATTATTACACTAAGAGGTATGATGAAGGAAATCCTGAGATTAGTGATGAAGCTTGGGACGCTCTTTACTTTGAGTGTTGTGCTTATGAGGAAGAGACTGGTTATATTGATCCTAAGTCTCCTTCAGCAACAATTCAGTTTGATATTCAGAACTCTCTTAAGAAGGTTACTCATAACCATCTGATGCTCTCTCTTGATAAAACCAAAGATAATAACGTTCTTAAGAAGTGGTTGAAGGAAAAGTCAATTACTATGTTGAAGATGGATGGCCTTACCTGTTCTCTTAAGTATGAGAATGGAAAGCTTGTTTCTGCTGAAACTCGTGGAAATGGTAAAGTTGGTGAAGACATCACTGAAAATGCAAAGAGACTTCCTTCGATTCCTAAGACAATTTCCGTTAAAGATACAATCGTTATAGATGGTGAAGTTATTTGTAAGTATGATGACTTTGAAGAGTTCAGCTCGATGTTTAAGAATCCTAGAAACTTTGCATCTGGATCTATTCGACTTGATAATCCTGATGAATGCGAGAGAAGAATGCTTACATTTGTTGCATGGGATATGATCACAGGTGAAGATGATCTTGATGTTAAGCTTCAGAAACTTGCAGATCTCAAGTTTGTAGTAGTTGATTGGGAATATACTAATACTGAGAATCTTGAAGCTCAACAGGAAAGAATGAGACAGAAAGCAGCCGCTAAGAAATATCCTATTGATGGTCTTGTATATAAGATCAATGATTATGCTTCTTACATGGCAAAAGGTCATGATGAACATTCATTCCGCGGTGGTTTTGCATTCAAGTTCTATGATGAACTGTTTGAAACTGAACTTACTGGAATTACTTGGTCAGTTGGACGTACTGGTGCTATTACACCTGTAGCTACTTTCAAACCAGTAATTATTGATGGTACTACTGTTCAGAATGCATCAATGCATAATATTTCTATTATGAAAGAACTCCTTGGTGAGAAACCATTTATTGGTCAGAAGATTTGGGTAATAAAAGCTAATTGTATTATACCACAGGTAATAAAAGCTGAAAGGAATAACTAGTGGAAAAATGTTTGATTTGTAATAAATGTTTTTCTTGTAGAACTTCATTAAATAGACATTTAGTGCATATACATAATGAAAAACCTATATTAAAATCTGATGAAGATACTAATAAATATGATTTTATATTTTATACGCACACATGTACAGTTAATAATAAACGGTATGTTGGAGCTACTACTCAAAAATCTATTGAAGCTAGATGGAAAAATGGAAAAGGGTACGGATTTAATTTAGAACTTTCTCGAGACATTGAAAAATATGGAGAAAATTGTTTTACTCATATTGAACTATCTAAAGCTACCTGTACTATTAGTGAAGCTAAAAATATAGAAGAACATTATATTAAGACTTTAAAACCAGAATATAATAAATTTACACGTGGAATAAAAATAATTTCTCCGAATGCTACAAATGCTATGAAGATTAAAATGAAAAATAATCCAGAATGGTCAAAGGAGAAAGTTAAGGATTGTTTAAATTGGCAAAAAGAACATCCAGATGAAATGAAAATTATTCATAAAAAACGAATTGAAGCTGCTGCAGTCAAGAAACGACATAAAGTTATATGTATAGATACTGGAATAGTATATGATTCTATAACACAAGCAGCAAAAGAAACTAATAGCAATAGTTCTAAAATAAGTGAATGTTGTTTAGGTACACGTAATAAAACTAATAATTTACATTGGAAATATTATGAAATATGATAATTCCTCAGATTGCAAAGGCAGAAAAGAGATGAATATTCAATTCATAAAATACGAAGAAGGTTTGATGTACTGTGATGGTACTCTTACTGTAATGATAGATGGTAACACTTGGAAATTTGGTTCTAAGAATAGTTGTGATTTTCCTAGATTTTGGTCTTCCGGTGGTTACTATAATACAGATACTGGTGATGTACAAACATTACCTTGGGTACTCAATAAATATCATGTTGACGATGTATATAAAGCACTAACTGATATTGTTGACGATCCACATCAAGTTGTATTAGATTGTCTTGATCTTATGAATGAAAATGTTGATTATGGCTGCTGCGGAGAATGCTTATGATAAATGAAATAGAAAAACTTAGAATTTATTTTAATACACCTAATGCTACAGAAGATGATCTATTTAATAGATATTATAATCTTAGCTATGATGATATGGTTAAATGTCAAATAGATGGTTTAGGTAGATCACTTCATTTAGTAGCTAAAGACGTTAATACTCAAGAAGAATGTGATATGTATAACTTCTTCTTAGATACAGGCGGTATGCTCTATATTTTAGAAGAATGGCAAGATAGATACACAGATGATCTTGAAGAAGATGAAGATATTTCGTGGCATGAATATGGTGATATATATATTTATGCTACAGATGAGGAGATTAAAGCTTTTATAGCTGATATTAAAAAATCTCCATTTACTGAAGGTTGGTTTGGAAAACGATACAAACTTCAGGAATATAACTAAGCTTACCATCTTTCATTTAAAATACCTCCATAAATGTTTAAGCCAGATGCTTTTATAGGTCTGGCTTAAACTATGTTTAGAAACTATTTACAAACTAATAAATCTGTGTTATATTAAATATAATCTAAAAAACTCTATGGAGGTAGATAAATATGAAAATGACTGATAAACTTAAAGAAAGATTTGTTAGAGATTGTAAGATTCCGATAAGACTTTATGCAGAACCTTATTTTACTGAGCGTCTTGAACTGCTTGATAAATTCTATGGTACCAAATCTAAATGGCTAGCTTTCTGTAATGGAGTAGAAAAGTTTCCTAATGAAAAGGAATACTTTGATATGTATGAGTCTACTAAGGAAGCAGCAATGGACTTTATTAAGTCAAGTGAAGGTTTCAATAAATTTAATGCACTTGACATGAATCTGTTTGCAGTTAAGAATAAGAATCTTCCATCTAAGGATATTTATAAGCCTAATAATATTGGTAAGTCTTTTATCAGTCTTGATATGAAGAAGGCAAACTTCAGCTCACTTAAGGCTTATGATCCAACTATCTTTGGTAATGCTGAGACGTGGGAGGATTTCATACGTAAGTTTACTGATAGTGAGTATATCGTTAGCAGTAAGTACATCAGAGAAGTTATTATGGGTAACTGCAATCCTTCTAGAGTTATCACATACGAGAAACATATCACTGATACTATTCTTACTAAACTGCTTGCTGCTGGAATTGATGTTGAAAGTGTAGTATTCTTCAGTAATGATGAGATCGTTATTGACGTAAATAAGAATCCTCTTGTGATCCTTGCTCATATTGAAGAAGTACTTCCTACAGTAGAAGTTCCTATCAGAGTTGAGCAATTTACACTTAGTGCAGTTAAGAAGAATAACAAGATTATTGGATATATTAAGGAATTGTTTGATGGTTCTTACGATTTTAAGTGTTTCAATAATCAGGATCTTCTGCTTGTCATGAGAAAGCTTCAGAACGAAGAGATTAGACAGTCTGATCTTGTATTTGAGAATGAAGGATTTCTCGCTAAGTATATCGATACACCTATAATCGAATTTATTTCAAATTATGAAGGATAAACAAAATGAACTTTGATTTAATTACAAATATTTTTGGCTATATTATTTTAGCTGATATTATTGCACTTATCATAAGTTTAATTGTTCATCATAACAAATACACTGAAAAATACTATGATAGTACTATAGGCAGAACTGAAGTCAGACGAAAAAGAGGTGCACCACGTAATATTTGGTCTAGAATTTTTGGATGGCTTCTACCAGTCATGTTTATAGGATATGGAGCATTATGTGCAGTTAGCGGAATTGCACAACAACCAGAATTTAATGTAGAAAAAGATGGATATATCCTTTGGTGGATAGTTGTAGTTAGCATCTTAGGATTTATTATGCTGATTCTACCAGTCATAATTATACGTGTTATTGTTGGTGTAGTAAAACATCATGATGAAAGAATTGCAGATAAGGCAATTAATGCACAAAATAAAATAGAAGAAAATAAAGAAACTGAACTTAATACATTAAAATTAAAGTATAAACCAGTTCAGTGTCCATACTGTGGTACTATGAATCCACCTAAATATACAAGTTGTAAAAATTGCGGTGGAGTATTACCTAATGTTGATAACAGATTACTAGATCAGTAAAGGAGACAAATATGGAAAGACTATTCGAGTTCGACAAAGAAACTAAAAATACTGTTAGATTTCAGGAAGTTCCTGTAGACGGTAAAGTTCTTATTGGACCTGTATATGTTCAGAAAGAAGGTCTTAAAGAAATTAGTTACGAAGACGGTCAGATGATTAAGATTGATATTACTGCCGTAGATAAGGAGTAATGCATGGTAAATCCTATTAAACAACCTCAGGTAGATGCAATTAAAGATTACATCGAAAAGCATCCTGACAGATATAATAAATTGATCGTATTCGGTAAAAGCATTACAGAAGAAACTACAGCAGATGATTATTTAGAGATAGCTGTTCAAATGACTAATCCTAAAGACGCAGATGATGATAATGCTCTACTTGATCTTTTCTGTAAGGTAGATGATATTACTGATGGTAAATTCGATCTTGTTATTATTAACTGCCAGCATAACTCAAGTAACATTATGAATATAGTCAACAAAGGAGACATTATCTATGGGTAAGCCACATCATAGAGGTGGACCACCACCTAAAAGAAGTGATGAAGACTTACGAAACGAAGGCAGAATGCTTATACAAAATGCTTGCAAGGCTCGGAACATTACCGAGCCTTTATTAGACACTATTTATTGTAATAAAGCTGAAGCAGCTGACATTAACTGGGCTTGTTATATGTTAGCACAATCTATAGAATTATCATTAAAAGGTCTAATAAAATACTATTATGAGAATTTTAGAGAAGGACATTTTGTAGCAAATAATGCCAAAATTCTTGAGTCTTTATCTGAAAAGAATCCAGAATTACGTGAAATTTCTGGTACATTAACAGATCTACAGACAGGTTATTCTGTTATGTTATGTAGATGGTCTGCTTTAGGTAGATATAAAGAACTTTATGTTACTAAAGAGGATATTCAAAAAGCAGACGATATGCTTGATGATTTAGTCAAGTTTTTGCGTAGACATAATTACGAAAGTGAATCGTAATACAAGCTATACAAAGTGAGGAAATTATGAAAATTAAGAAAATCATATCTACTGTGATTATTGTTATAATCATGGTAGGTATTATTAGTTTACTGTTTAGTTTCAAAGTGTATGCAGCTAATGACGAAAACTATTTTGAAAAAAGTATAGTTGGTACCACTGGATGGTCGACTTGTAGTCAAAATGCAAAAGAACTACCTAATAATAATTCTAAAACTATGTTTATTGTAGAAGCCGGAAAAGCTTTTTGTATTTTGAGCGAAGTTGGAAATTATTGGTGTATTAAATACGATCATGATATTGATTTTATAGAACATAAATGGTGCTTTATTAATCTCCCAGATGTAATTCCATCTATTGAATATAATATTACAAATGCGTATAGTTCTATTTACAGGTCGTCATTCCAGGATATTCCAGAACTAACTGGAGAACAGTTATATGACTTAGGTAAGACATATAATCCTAGACTTGGATATGACGAATTTGCTGTACCAATACTATATAGTACTTCTAAAATGGTCGCTAAGGCAGAGTATAAGACGTTTAGATTTAGTGATAAGCCATTATAGAGCTATTTAATAATAATACGGCTGTAGCCTAATCAAAGGTTACAGCCTTTATTTATGTTTATGGAAAGGAATGACAACATGAATATTTTATCATGCGTAATATTTATTGTTTTAATAATAACAGTTTTGTTAATATGTTCTTATGTAGAATATAAAAGAAAAATACTAGAAAGAAAATTTGATATACTAGATAGATTATTTCTACTATATAACAATAATGTAGATGATGATTATGACTATGTAAATTTATCTGAGCTTTTGTTTGTAATGGAAGATACTCCTTATGATAAATGTACCGAAGGCGAGTTTAACATTTATACATTTAACAGTGACACTAATATTGACAAGTTTTACATAAAAGATAATAATGTAGTCAAGATTAGTAAAGATGGAGTAGGTATTTTCATGCTTAAGTATAACAAACTTTGTGCATGCTAAATAAAAGGAGAGAAAAATAAATCCAATCATTAATGAAACACAAGAATCAATTATTTAGTAGCTACTATGAGGAATAAAAAAATTATGTTACTGAACAAAGTTTGGAATATGAGTTATGACGAATATGTTCAGGTACTATTGAAGAAGTACGGACCTGCCACTAGTGATTATTTCGTTAATGGTAGGATCATGGCTTCTAGAACAAAAGAAGGTTTAGAATGTCATCATATAGATGAAGATCACATTGCCGGACTTAGTAATAGAGGCGCGGAAAGACAGTACCCTGAATGTCAAAAAGCAGATAGATTAGTGTACTGTAACCGTATTGAGCATTTAATCTTGCATGCTAAAATTGCAAAACTGAATAATGAAAATAACGACTTGTTTGGTTATTTCAAAGGTGGTCCTAAAATACTTATAACCAAACTTAACGATAATTATATAGAACAATCAACTAAGGAAGACTGGAATAAGATTGTATCTGCAAATGTAGAAGAACGTTTTCCGCTTTATATTGAAGTACTTAAACGAATTGCTGCAGATATGAAGGAATTAGGCTATAAAAAAGACCAAACTTATGAATTGATCTTTTCTACTAACAAAGGTTTTCCTAAACATATTATTGACTATTATGTAACACATAATGTAGATAAAAATATGACAATAAAATGTGGAGAGGTAAAATCATGAAAAGGAAACTTTTAATAGGAATATGCAGTATACTTACAATAAGTATGCTTACTGGATGTAGTGGAGCTATTCATGACTTTGTAAATCCAGTTACAGAAGAACCTGAATCTGAAGTTACTACTGAACACAATTATGCAGTTAATGGTCCTCAAGCAAAGGAAGAAGAACCTGTGCCTACAGATAATACTGAGGAAGAAAATAATGAAGAAGTAATAGAGGAACCTGTAGAAGAAAAAGAACCTTTTTCATATGTAGGTACTTTATCTGCACCTAAAGACTATGAAAACTATAAGTACGGCTCAGCACCACTTTCTTCAGTATATTTAGGACTTAAATATGCTGCACTAAAATCTAATTCATATGAAACTACTTTTGCACAACTTGAAAGTGCAAGTCCTGAAAAATTTATTGAATCATTAGATAAACTTAATATAGATAGTCTTAATTCTATGTTACAGTCTGGCTGGGAAATCAGTGACATTGAAGATGTAGTTTTAGATGAAGAAGGACAAGTAATTGAACTTAGCGATACTGCTAGAGATGGAATTATTGGATTACAATTACTTATGACTCAGATTGTTGGATCTGAAGAGCAACTACAAGAATTTTATGCTGGTACATTTGTTCCAGATGGTTCAATTCAAAAGACTGACTCTTCAAATATGATTGGATTCTCTCTTGATGACGATGAATTTGAACGTGAGCATGCAACTGAAGTGACTATTGATGGTAAACAGTATAAGGTATGGACAACTGTATCTTCATTTGGAATAGATCCTGAAAACAATACTGCTACAGGACAAATTACTTATGCAATCTATACTTTAGATGGATCGACTACACTATTAAAAGATACTTTAGGAATTGATGGTGATAAAAAGTTTAAGTGTAACTATATAGGAGATATTGAAAATATTTTAACTATGACTAGTTCATTATATACTGACTATCATTCAGATGCATTTGTAGTAATATGTAGTTACAGTATTGATAATCCTACTGGCGATGAAGTAATATTCCAAAATGATTTTGAATTATACTTTAATGACGAATTAGTTGAATTTTAGTAATAAAAACTATTTACATTATCCTATTTCCATGTTATAATTACAATATAATATGGAGGTAACTATATGTTTAGTTTATTAGCAAATGCCAATTATGAATATAAAGAGATGAAGTTAGCTGATCTTAGAAATAGAATTATTGAAGAGAATCAGCTAACTCCTCTTGACATTCTTAAAGGTTTTCATACAAGATCGAATATCAAGCCTGAATATGATATTAAGCCTGGTAAAGATGATGATAAAGTAATTGCTGAAATTCATGCAGCTTTACTTAAATATGCAGAAACTGATGCTACTGCTTTAGCACAAAAACTGTATGATAATCTATTCAACGAATTATTTAAAAAAATGACTGATATTGATTCTACAGTCACAGTTGAGAAGATAAACGATGGTGAATATGATTCTAAGAAACTTGGTATTAGACCTGAACGTGAGGTAGCACTTAGTAATGCTAAATTTCATTTAATTCATACTTTACAGTATGATCGTAGTATTCAAGACGCTGTTACTGAAGCGGTACAAACATTTGTTAATAACTGGTTAGCTGAGCATTATCCTGAATATACAATTGCAAATTACAAATATAAAGTACTTCCTAGAGATATTGAACTGAATGAAGTAAATAATATTGACTTTAATAATATATATGTTGCAGTTAATTCACCTTATAGTCATATTTATGGTGGATTAGATTCTATATCTATAAAAGTCAATTCTTATGTTAATCATGTAAAAAATGTATTTACCGTTTGTGTAGATACTATGTATAGACATTTAGCAAAAGAAGAAGCTGAATCTGCATTTAACAACGCTATTGATGCTATCATTTATGCTAACAATAAAATGGGAACTTTAGCATATTTCCAGAATCTTGAAGCACAGCCTATCACAATCAATATGAATACTAAGACTGGTAGAGTAGAACTTATTGATGGATATAAGAGACTGCTCTATATTGCTAACCAGACTCTTCTTGATTATACTGCACCTATAAGAGTATTCACTGATCTTGATGATATTGGATTCTTATCACTCTTATATGCAGCAAACTTATGGAAATATACTGCTAAAAATAGAGACATAGCATTCCATGATAGAGGTTACTTGTTTGCCCTTAAAACAAGATATGGATTTGAAATTCCTGAAATTGCATATAAGCACTATTCAAATATTAGATACTATTCAGATATTCTTGCTGTATTTTATACTTATGATTTTGATGGTGACTACTATAAATATAACTTAGGTGATACCCAGATGTCCATAACTGACTCACTGAGACGTCATAAACATACCATTAATGATTTATATATTATCCTTAATGAGTTACCTCTGGTGTCATCTGGAGATCATAAATATGATCGTAATATTGCAAATGAAATTGAAAACTTTATAATTCGTACACTTGGTCGTATTCGTAGACTTCCTAATAGTGATGATCAGAAAGATCTTAAAGTTGAAACACTTAATGAGATTTTTGATGATGAGCTGATTATCAAAGAATGTTGTAAAAAGCATCTTTCAAGTGATACTTATGTTAAGAATCATTTAGAAAATAAGAAGTTGTATGATCGAATTACTGATATTTTGGTGAATAGTTTAAACTAAAAACTATTTACAAATGATTCTACCTGTGTTATAATTATTACATAATAAAAATTATGGAGGTCAACCAATGAACACTCTTTTGAAGAAAGTTAATGATAAAAAACTTGAGGCCGCTTACGGTAATCCAATTCTTCTTCCTACTACTTGTCCTAGATGTGGTGGTGATGTAAAGATTGAGAAGAAATATAATACTGAGGTTCTTATGTGTCAGAATCCTAATTGCGGTGCTAAGATCGAAGGAAAACTTCTTCATTTCATTGGTGCACATGGACTTGATATTGAATCTATGTCCACTGCAACTGTAAGAGATCTCATTAAAGTTGGTTGGCTTACTCAGATGAGTGATATCTTCACTCTTAAGGAACATAGAGATGAATGGATTCATATGAAAGGTTACGGAGAAGGTTCTGTAGATAAGATCCTTGAAGGTATTCCTACTTCACTTGAACTTTGGAAGATCATCGCTTCAGCTGGTATTCCTAATGTTGAGAAACAGACTTCTACACTTCTTGCAGATAAGTTTGAGACATGGGAAAATTTCATGAATGCAATTAATACTAAGTTTGATTTCACTTCAATGAATGGTATTGGTGCTACTACTGCAAGGTTTATTGCTGAATTCGATTACACTGAGATCAATGACGTTATGAAATACATCACAGTTAAGCAGAAGGTTGTTGGCGGTAAGCTCGATAACATGAGTTTTTGTATTACCGGTTCTCTTTCAATGAAGAGAGAAGATATGGTTAAGATTATTGAAGCTAATGGTGGTAAAATTGCTTCTGTTGGTAAGAATCTTACATATCTCATTTGTAATGATAAGACCTCTACTTCCGGCAAATCTAAAAAAGCTAAAGATCTTGGTATTCCAGTAATTACTGAAGAAGATTTTATGAAATTAATCTAAGGAGAATTTATGAATAGATTTATCAACGATGATGCAAAACTTAGAGTCGGTGGTAGAAATGCAGTTAGAATTTCTATAAGTAAACTTGAAAATATTGTAGAAAAGTATATTAACAAATATGTAGATTCTGAAGAAAAAGAAAGCGAAAGAGTTTGAAGATTTCGTGAATAATTTAGATATGTCTATTCAGTAAGGAGATATATAATGAAAAAAGATTTATCTGAAGTTGAGAACAGCGTGACTGAGTTATTTGAAAGATTGCTTCCTGATATAGAATCTATTAAAAAGGATTCTTCTTTAGATATGGAAGATAAGTTGCATAAAGCACAGGATATTTGCATTACTGAGATTGTTAAAGCTAGAAATACTGGACATCAGATTAGTGCAGATAGATTAGCTAAAGATCGAGTGGCTATTCTTAGAGCTAATAATATTGATCAGATTATCCAGTATATGAAAAAGGTTATTAAGAACGGTAAAAATTACGATACTAAAAATACTATTGTAGGAGAATACTATGTCAGATCATATTTGCGGATCTAAGATAACACCTATTACTGAAGATGAATTAAAAATAGTACCAACTAAAGTTTTATTAGAAGTATATCGTAGTTGGGCAAATCATCGTGCATGTAGTGATTATGAATGTGTAATGTATCAAAGGTGTGTAGAGGTTGCTCATAAGAATGTCGAAGTAATTAAAGCTGAATTAGATACTCGAGAGCATATTCCAAATAAGCTTGAAAGTAAAGCTATTAGAAAGCTTAATAAGAAACGAGGTCCTAGAAAAGAGAAATGTTGTAGGAGATAGTCTCTTACTCAAAATATAAGAAATATGAATAGACGCCTTAAAGGCGTCTTTTCTATTAGGAAATAATATATAGGAGGTAGTATGGACATAAAATTGCCACCAGTGAAACCAAGTAAAATAATAATTAGAGAAGAATATATTGACGATGACTGTCATATTAAAGATAGAGAAAAAGAAATTGTTATAGAATTACCTAAGGTTGATACTACACCAGAACCTTGTAAACAATGTCCTACACATCCTTCAAATGGTGGAGATGGTATATGCCATTGTACATTAGGTTTGCCAAAGATAACATAAGGAGGTTTTTATCATGTTATATTTTCCAAGAAGTGATGACACTAAAGCATTAAAATATCTTATTAAGAAAGGAATTATTGATTATGATGGTAAAGATGATTCTTTAAGAAAGGCTACTATTAGATGTAAAGGTAGTGAGGCCGGTGAATATCGTTCTTATGACTATAATTTTACTTACGATCATTTAAGATTTGATGAAGAAAATATATATCATAACAAAGACCTTGTATCTTTAGCAGAAATATTAGTTCATACAGTAATTCGTAAAAGTGATTTAGATGATAATGTAAGAGAAATTGTAGAATCTAGAGCATTGTATTTACAGCCTGTTCTTATGGGAGTTACTAACGCTTTATTTTATGAAGGTGAATCTTATGCTTCAGAAGATATTGATATTCCTGCGTATGAAGTAGTTACAGAATTAGAAGAAAAGAGGAAAGATAAATAAGTATGGAAAATGAAAACATTAAAGTTGAAGAAACTTCTGTAGAAGACAAATCTTCAAAAAAGAAGTTTATTATTACAATGGTCTTATTATTTTTAGGACTATATGCAGTTTCTACAGTCGCAACATATTTTATATGTACGTGGATTCATTAAAGAGGAGGATGTAATCATGAAGACAAAAATTTTTTACGGTATTTTAACTGAGAATCCTGATAAGATTCAAATTCAGGAATTCGAAGGAACTGAAACAGTTGATGAAAAAGGTGGTAGAGCAATTAGATTTAAGGATAATGACGGAAATTATTTCCTTCAGAAGTTTGCTGATTTCAATACGGTATTCTATACACCTAATTACAGATATGTAGTATCTAATGATGATGCTAAAGCTGAAGAAGTTCTTAAGCAGTATATTGCTGATCGTGATAAGAAAATTGCTGCAGCAGCTAAGAAATAATAAAAACAACAAATGGATAGACTTCTATAGTAGGTCTATCCATTTTTGTATAAAAACTATTTACATGTATATAGAATAATGTTATAATAAATCTATCAATTAAATAGTGAGGTATTTAATATGAACAAACTTAAAGCAAGAAAAATCTATATTGCATGTGATTTTGTGACTAAGATAAACAGTCTATTTCATCATTTCTCTACTCAGTTATCTGATGGTTATTGGGAGAATAGTAGAGGTAATTATGGTTCTTATGAAGATGGATATTATGAAGATATTTGGAACTGTTTTGAATTTGATACTAAGCAGGATAGATCTCAGCACAACAAAGAACTTTTTGTAATTACACTTAAAAGTAAACCTACTTGGGATGACGCTAAAGAAGACTGTAAGAAAATGCATACTTGGACAGATCAACAAATCGTTGATTATCTTAAGAAAGCATTAATTAAGTCTATTGGTGAAGCACCTGAAGCATTCTGGTGTTATAGTGAGTCTGAATTAGATAAACTCACTAAGGTTATGCATAATTGGAAGATCATTCCTCCAAAGCCTCCTAAGATGACTCATGAAGAGTTAGTTAAGATTGTAGGTCATGAATTTGAATATGTAGAATAAGGAGAGATTAAGTATATGTCAGAAGAAATAAAGACACTGCAAGAATATATAGACAATGCAAATAAGATCGTATTCTTTGGTGGCGCTGGAGTATCTACTGAAAGTGGTATTCCAGACTTCAGATCAAAAGACGGTCTTTACAATCAGCACGATGTACAGTTTGAACAATATGAACCCGAGTATCTGCTGAGTAGTGATTGTCTGTATGATAAACCTGAAGTATTTTATGAGTTCTACAGACAGAAGATGGACACTCGTAATATTGAACCTAATATCACACATAAGAAGCTTGCAGAACTTGAACAGAAGAAAGATCTGTGGATTGTAACACAGAACATTGACGGACTTCATCAAAAAGCTGGAAGTAAGAATGTCTGATATAGAAGGTGATGATTTCCTACTTCATTTTGATTATGAAGGTCTTAGAGAAATTACTATTCCTGGCAAACAACTTCGTGTATATTCAGATGAATCTGGTCCTACATTATATTATTATGTAGGTAAGAATTATGAAGCAGATAAGCGGTGGTTCAAACATAGTATTAAGACTAATTCTAAGCTTCACTGCAACCCTAGACGATATTTAAGATATGAAGGATGTGGTAATAGAGGTGTTCGTGCTGAAATTTTAAGACATACTAATGATCTTAATAGAGAGTATGATCCTGAAGGCCGCGAGCCTGTTGAGTTTAATGTAAATGCTATATTTAATGAAGTTAATGATTATCTTGAATATATCTTAGACTATATTATTCAATATCCTGAAGTTAACTATGACGAAATTCCACCTGTTGAAGCAAAGAAGGAAGTTAAATATAGCGGAATATTTGATAAAATATATGTTCCGATTGACTTTCGTATGAAAGATACTATTTTAGAATACTATAATGGTAGTTATATAAAAGATATGCATTTTTATGCTGTAGGTCCTGGTCACAGACTCTGTCCGCTTAGCACTAGAGGTGGTGGTACTGAATTTGATAAAATTTGTTATGATGGTTTTGTTTGGGCCGATCCTAATATAGAAAAAAAATAATTAATGATGCAGATGATTTAGTATACCATGTTGCATCTTCACAGTCTTCTTTAGGATTTGATAAAAATTCTGTAGCAGTAGTTAAGATCAAATATAATAATGATGTTTATGTAGTAGACGATGCTGAATTTGAGAAAAAACGACAGGAGTTCTTTGTAACTACTGATAGACTTACTGATGATGAGTTAGCTCAATGTTATGTAGCTAGAGCAAAAACTCTAATTCCTATTGATAAATATACAGGTGGATATGAATGTCCTATAGTTCTGTTCAATAGAGAAGTAGAATTTGATGAAGTTATGTCTATTATTGGTATAGAAGAAAAACCAAGTAAAAGTGTACTTTAAATAAAGGAGTAGATTATATGAAAGAGTTAATATATCTTATACTTAGTCTTATAGCTGCATTTGTTATATTTAAGTCTTTTAAGTATTTAGCACATACTATACAACATCTTATCTTTAGGATTAGATATAATTTAAAAACTGCTTATAATGATCGAATACAGCATATTAAAATAAATAAAGAACTTTTGGAGCATTCTATTAAATTTGTTGAAAAAAACTATTTACAATAGTATAGTTTCATGTTATAATAAAACCATAATAAAACATAGTATATAAGTGGATGGCATTTATGCCAAGGTTTTATATCGAAAGGAGATTATACTATGGATAACAAAATTATAACTGAAAAGCTTGAAGAGCTTAAGGAAAGAATTGACCTTGTAGATACTAAGAAACTTGAAGCAGAGTTCTCTGATCCGGCAGCTGCTATGAAGGGATATGCAATTCGTATTATCAATGCAGAGATCTCTAAGTTGAACGGTGAACTTCCTGCACCTGATGATCTTGTTGTTGCTGAGATCGAAAATATGATGAAGGATAAGTAATACCTTTTAAGTAACTTTTTATACAATTTAAGAAATAAAGCCTATTATTAACAATATCAGCGTTGGTAATAGGCTTTTTCTTTTAAGATAGTCTAATATATAAAAATATTGCAATAACTATTTACAATTATATTCTAGCTTGATATAATAAAATTAACTTCTAAACACTTAATATATAATGAGGTAATAAAATGAGAGTTGACACTATTATTACAGCTAATCCTTTAGATCTCATGTTAAAGACCGGAAAAACGTATTCTACAATATGTGTTACAGATGATAATGAAAATAGCGTACTTTTTAGTAAAGACTATACTATAGATTGTATCAAGAGCGAATTTGAACATATTGATTATGTAAAGGAGAAACGAATGGATAGATACTTTACTTCAGCAGATTGTTGTAAACTTTGTGATGACATTGAAAAATTTCATAAAGACCTGAAGAAAATGAATGCTAAAGAAGATGTTGCTAGAGATCTTGCTGAGCGTATTTATAAACTACAACTAGAAGAGAATCGTATTATCAAAGCGCATCGACTTTGTCAGAATACACTCGATTCTGTAGAGGATATTATGAGATATCTTAAAACAGAAACACACTGGATGTTAGTTCATGTTGAGAATATTGGTCGTGATATATTTGATTATGAACGAAATCATGGTCTTGTATAAGGAGTATTATGCAAGTTAGTATAAATATTAAAATTGATAAAGATATAGTTACAAATGGAGATGTAGTTCAGCAGGTACTAAAAGTTAAAGATATTTCAATAGTTGGCAGTTTAGTATTTGTAGAACTTAATCCATCTGGTCAAGCTAAATTTGATCTTGATTGGTGGAATGCTTGTGCAGTAACTATTGGAGTATAAAATGAAAAACTTTATTGGACACTTAAAGACTGTTCTCAAACATAAAAAATGTGTAGCACATTATTGTTTTATGTGTGGCTTATATATACAAGGTATTTTACATGATATGTCAAAATTTAGTCCAACTGAATTTTGGGAATCAGCTAAGTACTGGCAAGGTAATAGATCTCCTATAGATGCATGTAAAGAAGAAAATGGTTATTCTATGGCATGGTTTCATCATAGAGGTCGTAATAAACATCATTGGGAATACTGGATGGACGATTTTGAAAAAGGATTTATTCCTAAGAAAATGCCATTCAAATATGCACTTGAAATGATGTGTGATTACTTAGGTGCTGGTAGAGCATACTATGGTGATAAATTCTCTAATGAATATATGGTAGGATAAATGAAAAATTACGCATATTTAGCTTATTTTAAGATCAATCAGGATAAAGATTTTTATGTAGAGTTATATAAAGATTTGAATTATGATTATAAACTTTTTGATAGCCCAGTAAAAGCAATCGATACAGTTAAAAAACATCTTAAGCTTGCAATTGATACTTTTAGAACATCTAAAGGTGTTGATTATGTAAAAGAGGCTATGGAAGAGATTTATAATGATCCTCTTACTTGGGAAGTAGAAGATACTGATCAGGATGAGATTATTTTCTTAATTGATAGAAGTCTTGGTAACTACGACATAAAGTATGAAATTAGACGAGTAAGTTATATGGATTAAGGAGGTTTTTATGGAAAAACATATATTTGATAGATATGTTAGTATTCAGACTGAGCTACAGCAGAAACAGGATGAGTTTAAAAAATCTAATGAATCTCTTACACAAGAAATAACAACTCTTGAACAAGAATTATCCAATAGACGAAAAGCCTTCGATGAATCTATTAATGATCTTGTTAAAGAAAAAGACTCTTTTAAAAAAGATTTCATTCATTCAGGTAAAGGTATCTTAAATAACATTAATAAACTCATTGAGTCAAAATATGGTTGGTATTATCCTAGGGAAGCAGTATTAAGGTTTGGCATTATACGAGAAATAGTTGCAGATGAAGATGTATTTGATTTAGACAAATCTGATTTCGATATAACACGTTGTAAACTTGATCATATCAAAGAAATTACTGACACTCACGTAAAGTTTTATGCTGAAGAAATTAGTTCAGATGGATGGTTAAGTGGTTATATTAGCATTCCTATAGAATACTTTATAACTAAATGTCTTAATGATGAAACATATATTAAGTCAATCTATGATCAAATTGATAGTAAGATAGCAGAGCGTAAGAATGCTGAAAAGGCTAACAAAATAGCTGAACTTGAAGCCAAGCTCGCTAAACTTAAAGGTGAACAATAATGGTATATGCACCAGACTATGATGAACCTGATTGCTGCAGATGTAAACATGTAACAGATAATAATCATTACTGTAAATACTGCGGACCAAAATATGGATGGAATATGTACAATACTAATTTAACTATTGCATTTACTGGTAGACGTCCTAAAGATCTTGTAGGATATGATAAAAAGAATTATAATCAGTTTTTAGATCAATTAACTGAAATTCTTAAATCTTATGGACCTGATACTACATTTATATGTGGTGGAGCGCAAGGATTTGATCAATTAGCATTTATTGCGGCAGAACGTCTAAAAAGTATATTTCCAGTCAATCTTCATCTATATATTCCATTTGAAGGTCAAGAAAAGTCTTGGTTAACTGATAGATTCTTTGGACAGAAAATGTACAATTATCAGAAAGATAGAGCAGATGTAGTTAAGTACATATCTAAGTTACCACAGAATGCAGAATATCATGAAGTAGTAAAAGCACTTTATAAGCGAAATGAAGCTATGGTAGATGATGCAGATATGATTATTGCATTATATCCTGATGATAGTTGGAAAACATCTAAAGGTGGTACAGCTGGATGTATAAGATACGCTATTAATAAAAAGCCTGTATACCAATTAAAATATAAAATTGATGATATTTTGATAATTACAGATGATCTAATTTTATTAAATGATGTCTGAATGGCTATTTAATATTATACGGAATTATAAAGGAGATGAATAATCAGTGGTAACAGGTATATTAAGCGATGGTGGATTAACATATTCAGCAGAAACTGTGAAAGATGTTTCGCAAAAGTTATATGAATACGTTAGTGAAGTTTATGGAGAATGCTATGTAGACAATTGTAGAACAGGTTCTACTTATGCTAGATGCAATATAATTTCATCACCTGGAGACTATGTAATTCATCCACGAAAGTCAAAGGAAAAATCAATATTTTGTACAATAAGCTGATCGAAAGATCAGCTTTTTATTTAGGAGGTAAATTATATGATTTTGTACAACTACTCGTCTCTTCAGAAAAGAGATACAAAGCTTTATAACATTGGTGGTTATCAGCTTCCTGGTGGTTTCTCAATTGAATTCCTTAAAGTTGTTGCACCAGTAGCATTAGTTATTATTGCAGTTGGTGCTGTTTTAAGTATACCATTTAGAATTAACTTCTTTAATCCATTTGGTGGTAATTTTAAACCTGCATGGACAATTTTCTGGCTTGTAATTGGTATTGGTGCTGGATGTGCTTTATGGTATGTGCAGTTTGCTGGATATAGACTGTATCAATATCTTGCAGCATATTTTAAACCAAAGAAAGTATACATGAATGATTTCAGACATACTGAATTTCATTTAACTGATATAAAATTTAAAAGTTTTGTAAGATCTATACTATAAAGAAAGGAAATTAGAATAATATGGCTAAGAAAGATACTTCAGCTAAAATAAATGTCAGAGCTCAAAATACTATTGACATTATTGGCGATAACATTCTTTATAATAATGGTGTTATTACAGCTTTTTATATAATTCCATTATCAAATTATTCTACAAACTCACCTGGTGGAGTACATAATACAGTTCAGCAGATCACTAATATGATCTCTAACCTTACTACTAATAATCCTACAGTTCAGTTCACAATTGAACGTATTGAAAAGACTATTAGACGTAAGGACGTACTTGAGAATCTTTACAATACAATTAAGATCTATCGTGAAGATTATGATATGCCTGCTGAGTTTACTAGAAATGTAAGAGATGATCTTCAGTCTTATTGTATGCTTGGTATTGATATTCAGCAGACAACTGTTACTGATGTAGAAGAGTTTACTCTTATGGACACGGCTAAAGCTATTGCTAAGAATATGGCTAATAGTTTTGCTGGTCTTGGTAACCTTAAAGCTGATCCTGAAAAGATCATGAAGATTGAGGAAAATATTTATAGAACTATTAACTATAAATGCGTACGTGCATCTAGAGAGCTAGTATTCTATAACTTTGTAAGTAAAGTGTTCCCTTGTTATGAGATTTCTTATGATAGACTTTCTTATATCAGCGAGAAGACTTATACTTCTATTATGGGAGCCATTACTCAGACTGTATCTGATAACTTTGGATGGTTTGAAATGCATAATGAAGGAATGGATATTTTTGGTCTTGATCCTCAGACAACTTATGGTTGTATGCTCGATATTCAAGCTTTCCCACCTCAGATTTCAACTTGTAACTTCCCTATGGATTATCCTAATGTTGTTACAACAATTCAGTGTCTCAAGAAAGAAGATGCTATGCTTAAGTTAAAGAGAACTAGAGCATCAGATAGATATGAACGAGATCAGGCTATTGAGGCTAATGCGGAAATTGAATCTATTGAAGAGACACAGCAGAATATTGATATTGCGACTATGGCAATTCAGGATCTTGAACAGGGTACTGTACTTTGTCAGTTTAACTGCTCAGTTCTTGTATATGCTGAGACTAAGGATCAGTTAAAGCAGAGAGTAATGAATCTTATTACAGAATGTAAAGATAGAAATATTCTTGTATCTAAGTCACTTACTCAGGCGCTTGATTTCCTTGATAATTATATCAATAAGAAACCTAAAAAGTTCCTTCACACTGGACCTCTTATGTTCCCTCTTAGTTTCCAGCAGAATTCTGGTGCTACAGTAGGTGATACTGACGGTTTAACAACTGCTAATGGTCAGCCTATTTGGTCTCCTGCAATTGGTGAAGACTTATAATGAGGTGAGATAAATGGCAGAAACACTTAAATTAAACATAAAACCAAAAGATGAAGAAATAAAGGAATCTACTCCTGAAAATCCTAATGCCGATATTCTTGATCTTAATAAGCAAAATTTGTCAATTGAGGATTTATTGATCTTCACTACAGAACATAACTGTTCTGACTTGTATATCAAGACATTTGAATGTCCTTATATTTCAAGATTTGGTCGTATTGTTAGAGTACCTTGTGTACCTATTACAAAAGATACATGGTCAATCTTTTATGATAAGTACATTCTTAATGAGTTAAATGCTGGTTATGTTAGACAGAAACTTCTTGATACTTCTGTATCTATTAGAGTTCCTGAAACTAGTGCTAACTACGGTAAATATCCAAATAACTGTTATCGTTATCGTGTATCATTTGGATTCTCAGAAGAAAGAAACGTAGCTACTTTCCGTATGATTAAACCAGATCAGCCAACATTTGACACAATCAATTATAATGAGAAATGTGTAGAAGCCCTTAGGAGAGCTTACAAAAAGTCATCTGGTATTTGTTACGAGACTGGTCCTACTGGTTCTGGTAAATCAACTACTATGGCAGCTTGTATTAACACATTCACTCAGCCAGGGGAGATTCTAGATAATAAGGTATTCATTACACTTGAAGATCCTATTGAGAATATTTTCAATAGTACTGATAGCGTAAAGATTAGCCAAAAAGAATTAGGTAAAGACTTCTTATCATTTGGAATGGGTATTAAAGCTGCTCTTCGTGAACACCCTAATATCATCATCGTTGGTGAGTGTAGAGATAAAGAGGTTATTTGTGCAGCTATTGAAGCTGCTCGTACTGGTCATATTACTAGTACTACATTCCATGCTTCTGATGTTCCTGGTACTATTAACCGTCTTTTATATCACCTTGACAATGATAAGAACTTATCACTTGACCTTATTCTTCAGCTTAACATCATTCTTTCACAGAAGATGCTTAAAAGTAATGGTAAATATCTTGTAGATACTCAATTCTTACTTTTTGAAGATGAAATTACTGCTAGATTAGTAGAGCTTCTTGATAATCCTGATGCAAATCTTTCTAAAGAGATCAATGCCATGATTCAGGATCCTGAACTTCAGGCAAAAGGTTTAGTTAAAGACTGGGACTACAAAGAGCTACATTAACTATTTACTTTTTATCTAATCTGTGATATAATCATAAAAAATATGAAAGGAATTTTTCAAAAAATGAAGAAATTTGTAGTAATGCTGCTTAGTGCAGTAATGGTATGTTCATTGGCAGCATGTAGTAAAACAGGAGAAAAGAAAGCATCTACAGCAGAAAATGCAGTTTCAGCAAAAGAAGCAGCAGTAAATGTAGCTGATATTGGTACACCTGAGGAAGTAATTATTGATGAAGACACTGGTGAAGTTCTTAACGAATGGGTACCAGTTGCAGGTAGAAATGGTGCAAACTTACTCATATTTGAAGAGATGGACACTGATAATGCTAGATCCATTATTGAGTGTGCTAGTGCTGCAGATGAAGCTGGATATAATGTGTATATTTTACTTGGTACTAAAACTGAAGAAAATGCTATGTCTTATGCATTTGTAGGTGAAACTAAAAAAGAAGGACATGCTACATCAGCAACTGATAATGATGTTATTGTAATTGTTAGAGTTGGTAATGATGGATCTATTACAGTAAAAGAATTTGAAGGTACCAGAGAAGATATTACTGGAAATGTAGCGACTGAAAATTCTTCTGATGAACCTACTGTTGAGGAGACAGTAGATGATGTTGAAACAAGCGAGGTTACAGAATAATAAATATGAGTTGGAATATTGATAAAATTGATCCTAATCATTATTTAGCTACAAAGGATGGATTTTTCTTTGAATTTTTGTTAAGTACTAAATGGACTAATGCTCCAGAGATATTGTTTGATAAATCTCACAATATGTCAAAAGATCGTATAATATTCTATCCACTTATATATCCTACACCAGAAGATGATAATGCTATTGTTGGTGAAGCGTATATGTATAATGAATTAGAATGTATAGATCAGGATTTAGTGACTGCATCAATTCTTAGAACAAATATTCCAGAAAGAGCAAAAAAGCAGTTAGAAATGTTATTAGCTTAATTGAAAAGAGATCTTATTAATGGCTACTCAGAAATGGGTAGCCATTTTATTAGGAGAAACGCTTATGATAGAAATAGGTACGAAGATTGTAAGCCTCGATCCTGGTTCTACAATTATAGTTGGATTGCCAGGTTCTGGTAAAACAACTCTTGTTAAAACTATAATCAATCAATACAAACTAAATAATGAACCTAAAAATACTATAACAATATTTGCAGGAAATGATAATTATTTGAATTTTAATGCTAGTGCTAGTGCATTATCAGATATTGAAACAGAATTAAAACATCTTATTCTACCAGAAATTATGCGTAGATATGAATGGATTAAAAGTGGAGAGACTTTAGATGAGCATGGTTATATTGTAATCATAATTGACTCATTTGATGAATATATTCTAAATGAAGACAATAACGAGCTTGCAGAATCTGTTACTAATATGATTGAAACAATTATGAAGATTGGATCAAATGTTAAGGTAAATTGTATATTGACAGCTCAATCTGATAAAGTATTTTCATATGAAATGATACATAATGTTCAAAATAAAATAGCTCTTGGTAAGACTGTTGAAAGTATGTTTGAACAAATGTTTGAGAATTTAGATCTTAATGGAAAGTTAGGAGAAGGTTATTTAGATAATGCTACTAATACCACTAACTTTAATTTCTTTAAGAATGGTTAATAATAAGGGCTGATACCCCAAAAGGTGTCAGTCTTTTGTTTTATCAAAAGCTATTTAATTTTATAATCTTATATAAGTTAACAATGGCCAAATGATTATAAATATAGTCTCTTGGTTATTTTTTGAAAAAATATAATAGAAAGGATTTATAAAGATGGCGAATGAAAAGTTTTTAGATGCTTTTAGAGCATTAGACACCGAACTTAAATCAGATGGAATGACTGTTCTTGATTATGAGAACTCTCTTGATACATTAGACCAGGAAAGACTTAAAGTATGTAGAATTATGCGAAATTATATGGCACATAATGATACTACATTCTTAGCTACTACAAATGAACAGATTAAATTCTTAGATGATCAGGTAGTAGAGATTAGAAAGAAAGCTCATACTGTAAAAGATGAGATGAAGAAGGTTAAGCTCATCAAAGCAACTGCGGCTATTAAAGATGTAATTGCATCTATAGATAAGTTTCCTATTGTGCCTATTGAAACAAAAGTTGGATTATATCTTGTAGATAAAGATACTTTGATTCATAATCTTGCTATTGGAAATAAAAAGATCGCTATTCCTGCAAGACTTCCAAAGTATGCAACTATAGCAAAAGATGAAAGAATTGAGAATATCAGTTCTGGAACCTATGTAGTAACTAGTGATGGAACAGTCAATGGTTCTTATGTAGGTATTATTACAATTTAATAACAGGAGTGGAAATTATTATGAAAAACAGATTGAGAGCTATCATTGGAATTTTGATGCTTTCTATGGCTCTTACTGCTTGTTCTAGTATGAAGCCATCTACTACAGAAAAACAACCTGTAGTGACTGAGCAACCTACAATTACTGAAGCTCCTACAGCTACACCTACTGAGGAACCTACACCTAATGTAGTTGCTCCACAATCTTCTGATACTTTATCAAGTAATTATGTCGATTTTGATGATATGTCAATTCTAATTAATGGATATAAGTACACATTTAATAAAAGTACTTTACAAGACATGATTGACAATCAAGTTCCTTTTGTAGATATTTCTAATGCTAATAATAACATTAGACCTAACTATGAATCAGAAACATTTGAAATTAAACTTGATGATGAACATTTAGCTTACGTTACATTTAGCAACTTTACTGATGAGAATAAGACAATTAATAATTGTCCACTTAGTTCTCTTACTTTTGATGTAGTAGAAAATAATGTGCTTAAATTATCTTGTCCATTTAATTTAACTGAAACACAGTTACTTGAAAATGCTGGAGATCCAACTGATATAGATAATCAGCAAGAAGATATTAGTACTGTACAAGATACTGCTGGAGATGCAGTAGAAGAAGAGAGTACAATTAATTATGCTACATATAAGTACACACGGTTATCTGAGAAGTATCTAGGAGATCATGGTTATTACTTTTTGTTCAAAGACGGTGTATTATATAATTATACCGTTACTTATCGATGAGGTGATTCTATGAAAAAGAGACTTTTTGCTAGTTTTCTTATTTTGACATGTATTGTCAGTTTAGCTGCATGTGGTAAAAAAGAGCCTGAAGCTAGCACAGAAGAACAGCATAATTATGCAGTAAATCCAATAGTTACAAAAACTGAAGATGAAGAACAAAATACTGACATTATTATAGCCGGTCCTAATGACACTGACTATGATCCTTGGAAAAAGCAAAGCACTGATGCTGAAGAGGAACCTGAAGTAGAAGACTATTCTGATGTAAATTACATTTATCCAAATGATAGGGATGATAAGTTCTATGTAAATGGATTAGCTGTTGCACAGGTAGCTCCTTATTGTTTTACATTAGATGATGTATCAGTTAGCGTTAACGAAACAGAACAGCTTAAAGAAACAAGTATCACTAATCATGTTTATTGTTCTGGTTATACTATGAAACTTAACTTATCTGATGTTAAGTATGATGCTAGATATGATGAAGAAAGTTTAGCAATGTTTGTACCTGCAATAGATAAGTTTAAGATTGGTATTAAAGATGTTTCTCCTTCTGATCTTATTAGATCTACTAAGAAATTTGAAGAATTGATTAAATTCTGTGATACTAATTTTGATAGTAGAAAAGAAGGAAATTCTAATGATATTTTTAGTTTAGCTGTAGAAGCTAAAGATAATGATATTTGGGGTACCACATATACTTGGAAGTTTTCAATTGGTGATGCTAACCTAGAATATACTGCAGAAGATATGGCTAAAATTAAAGAAAAGAGAGAAGCATCTGCAAGAGAAGAGGCTGGAGTAACAGATGATCCAGATGCTGAGGTTGCAGAAGATATTGATGTTGAAGTCAATACTGATATGAATAGTGAACTTATTATAGAAGGTGTTTATAATTCTGATGGTAAGTTATCTTATTACACTGTAAAGTTGAATAAGATTGCACATTTCTGGACCTCTGAGATTTTAGTAAATAGAACTAGAGAAGAACCTACTGGTGAATACGAAACTATTGCTATAGATAAAGATGGCAATCAGATTCCATTATCAGAAATTGATCAGTATGATGAAGATGAAATTGAATATATAGAAAGAGAAATATATAAAATTGAAACATATAAAGAGCCTTCTGGACATTATATGACTCAGCAGAACGGATATGATTTCTCACATTCATATATCTTACTTAAGGATGGATCTCGTATAGGTATGGATAGTTTTAGTTTTACTGTACATAATGCAAATCTCAATAAAAAATTAACTATTGACTATATTGCAAATTAATTTGCAAAAAACTATTTACGAACTTATATGTTCGTGTTATAATAATTATAGTAAGATGATAATAATATTGTCTTGCATGATTATTTACCTCTCAAAGAGGTTGGATGTAAACGGACTCATAAGGCATTAAGCACTGAGGGTGTTTCGACTGCACCACATCCAATCAAACCTATAATAATAAGGTAACTTAAATGAAAACTACTAAGATAACAACAGTAAATGATGTTAATGGTAAAGTAATTGAGTTACCTATTTTATTGACATATAGTAACCTTAATACTGTAGTTCCTCAGTCTATTATTGATTTTGAAACTAAAAGACAATTTAGTAAAATTGAATTTGGTATTTTAGTAAATAATAAGAAAATAGTTGAAGAACATAAAGGTTGTAAGGGTTTTGTAGCTATGACTGTAGATGCTTATAAGAGATCTACAGTATTTTCTCACGTTCATCCTAGAAACGTAGGAATGATTGGTGGTACTTTTAGCGTCGGTGATTTAGAAATATTTGTAGAATTTAAGAAGTTACATACTTATAGAGCAGTTACTAAAGAAGGTGTATATAGTATGACTAAACTCGATAATTTTGATCCTTCTATAGTAGAAGCCTATAAAAAATATGATGATAAACTTGGAAAGAAAATTGACGCTGATATCGCTACGGCAAAAGCTGAATTTGATAAACTTAATTCCTTCCTTAAAGTACAGTTAAATAATGGAATTATGACTCAGGAAATGTCTAATCGAATTTATGCAAATGCTAAAAATGAGTATTATACTAAATGTAATAGTATAAATAATATTTATTTAGTATCTTCACATAACTGGTTGCTTAAGAATCAGAAAAAATTTGGATATACTTATGGTCTTATAGCAATATAAAGGAGTTATTATGAATGATAAAAATATTAGATCAAACTGTGGAGGTATAAAGGTCAAACCTATACCAAAACCATCACCAAAGCCAATTAAAGAGGTTGGCAAAAAGGAGAAAAAATGAGTAACAAAAAGGGCATTAACTTGAGACAAATGCTGATCTTATTTGCATTAGTTCCACTGACTTGTGGAATCATTATGTTAGCTATAGTTTCTCTAAACATAATGAACTCAAATCTTGAAACTACTACTTTTGAAGAACTGAAGTTAGCTGCACAAGGTCTTAAGAGTTATTATGAATATGACTTGATAAACGATGCGGATCTAACTGACGGTTTCGTTGAATATGATCCAACTGAATATATTGACGTCGTTAATAATAACGTCGGTGTACATCTTACACTGTTCAAAGATGATGTACGTTATATGACATCTCTTAGAAATGAAGATGGTACAAGAAATGAAGGAACAACTGCATCTGAGGCTGTATGGAAAGCAGTTAAGTCTAAAGAGGATTATCAGTCTAATGATGTAAAAATTGGTGGAATTAAGTATTTTGTATATTACATGCCTCTATATGATGCAGATAAAAATGTTGTAGGTATGGCATTTGCTGGTAAACCTGCTACTCAGATTCAGAAAGCAGAACAGCATATTATGCTTATTATTTTTGGTTTAGCAGCTATTCTTATTGGTATCTTTACAGTAATCGCTATTATGATAGTTAAAAAGGTTTCTAATCCTATTAAAGAAGTTGCAGATAGTCTTAAAACACTTTCTACTGGTGAAACTAAGATTGAACTTAATGCTGAATCTCATGTAACTGAGACTATTACACTTATTGATAGTATTAAGATTCTTTTAGTTAACCTTCAGGAAATTTTATCCAAGATCAATACAAATATGAGTGGTCTTGATGATAAGATAGAAGAAACTACTTGTAATGCAGAACAGGTATCTAGTGATATGTCACAGATCTCCGATTCTATGAGTAATCTTGCTGATGGTACAGTTACTCTTGCTGAGAATGTACAGGATATTAGCGAGAATGTATCTGATATGGATAAAATCGTATCTAATGCAGTAGATATAGTTTCAGTTCTTAAAGATAGTACCGATACAATGTCTAATGCAAATACAAACGCTATGCAGTGTATTTCTGATATTTCTGAAAGTAGTAAGAAGTCAGTTGATGCTGTTACAAATATTCGTCAGAGTATTAACAATACAAATACTGCAGTTGAAAAGATCAGTGAAATGGTTAAGCTTATCTCTGATATTGCAGGTCAGACTAATCTCTTATCACTCAATGCACAGATTGAAGCTGCAAGAGCTGGTGAATCTGGTAGAGGATTTGCAGTAGTTGCTGATGAAATTGGTAAACTTGCTGCTGATAGTAATGCATCTGCTAAGAACATTAAAGATGTTGTAAATGAGATTACTGATCTTTCTGCTAACTGTGTAACTCAGGCAGATGAAGTTAAGGCAATTATTGATAAAGAACAGGAACTTCTTCAGATTGCTATGGAACAGTTCGATGCGCTTAATAACGAAATTACTTCTTCAGTAGATAATATTAACAAGGTATCTGATATTACTAAGAAGCTTGATGAAATTAAGTCAGTTATTTCTGGTGCAATTTCTGATCTGTCCGCTATTTCAGAAGAGACTTCTGCTACAAATGAAGAGGTAACTGCTACTACGGTTACTGTGTCTCAAGCAGTAAATAGTGTATCAGAAGATATGACTACTATGAAGAATCTTGCAGATGATCTTAAAGATGCAGTTGATTTCTTCAAGATTTAAAAACGAAGAGCTATTTAATATTACAAGAATCATTATTTAACTAATACGCAATAATGCGTTTAGTATATAAAAAATTGTAAGATATAAAGGAGAAACAAAAATTATGAACAGAACAACTCAAACAGTTACTTTTGGTGGAGATCCGGAGGTTAAGAACTACGGAGACAATCAGACTATGGTTAAATTCAGTGGAGCAGTTGCAAGACGTTTCCACAAGGAAGGTGACCCTGACACAGACTGGTTCCAGTATGTAGCATTCGGTAAGACTGCAGACTTTATTGCTAAGTATTTCAAGAAAGGTTCTAAAGCTCTTATTGAAGGAACATTCCAGAACAACAATTATACTAAGGAAGATGGAACCAAGGTATATGGCTTCCAGATGCTTATTGATAACGTTGAGTTCTTTGGTAAGAAGTCTGATGGTAATGTTTCTGGCGGTGAGTCTACACCTACTGCAACTCAGCCTCAGCCTCAGACACAGTCTCAGCCTACTGAACAGCCTGCCGCTAAGCCTGATTCCGCACCTGCGACAGCATCTTATGATGCATACGATGATTTTTAATATAAACATCATAAGAGAGTTACAATTATAAATGAAAGCCTAGCGTAGTATTTATTATTACGGTAGGCTTTATATTTTTTAAGGAGGTATAAGAAATGATACTATCAATTGGTAAAAACGACGATTTTTCTTTCAACAATATTCTTGAGTCTAACAAAAAATATCTATTTAGTTTTGAATTTGATATTTGTTATGATGGACTTGAAGATGAAGCAATTAGTCAAGCTGGACAGGCAAATGATGAAGATAAGTTTGTAGCTGCTTATAATGCTTATGAAGAAAGAAATGGAATACCTGACAAAATTGTTAAGGTACTTGACATGACTGGTCCTGGTGGTGGATGGCCTAATGTAGTTATTCAAACTACTAAACCTATGACTGTGAGAGAATATGCTAAATATCTTGATGAAGTTTATGGTTATGGTAGTGGAGCTGGACCGGATGGTACTGCTATTGATATGCTTCAAAATGAAGGAATCAATGTTGTAAAATTTTGTGACTAAACTATTTACATTATAAAACTTTCTTGATATAATAAAAATATCTAAAAGAAAGAGGTATATTTATTATGGCTTCAATTAAGAAGATAATGGAAAAAATAGAACATCAGAATAAAGTCAATCCTGGAAATAAGTCTTCTTATGAGCAGCCTTTACGTCCTCGTGCAACAGTATTCTCTACAAAGAAGCAGTATAATAGACAGAAAGCGAAGAAGGAAATTAAGGAGATAATAAATGAGGATTAACTCAATCGAAATGATCAATTGGAAATGTTTTGATCATAAGAAGGTTGATTTCGAAAATGGACTCACAATGTTTAACTGGAAAAATGGTGAAGGTAAAACTTCACTTATTGAAGCAATTGTTCTTTGCTTATTTGATAAGCGTCCAGATAATCTTGATTTCGCAAGTCTTGTAGATATTGAAAAACCTTCCAAGATCACATTACACTTCACGCATAACGCTTCTACTTATGTAGTTGAGAGAGAAGTCGGTAAAACTACTGGATATAAAGTATTCAAAGATGAATCTTTAGTAGCTAGAACAAATAAGGAATGTAAAGAACTTCTTAATAAGATCATTCCTGATTCAGTACTTACCTCTTTATGGGGATATGAGTCATTAGCTCTTTCACAGGTACTTAATTCTAGTTATTTGTATTCGTTGCTTGAAACTGAATTTTCAGAACCACTCTCTCTTAAGCAGCATTTCACATCTGATAGATCATATCAGCAGAAACAGAAAGCTACCCTTGAAAAAGCTATTACTAATCAGAAAGTAACTAAAGAAGATATTGATACGCTTGAAAAAGAAATTGCTGATATCGAAGCAAAGATCAAGGAAAAAGCATTTGTATCTGATTCAGATGTAATCAAGGCAAAGAAAGCAAAAACTGATCATGAAGAATATCTTAAGGTAAAGGCGATGTTAGATGCTTGTCCTGAACCTGCTTATGATCGTGAAACCTGTGTAAAACTTAATGGATATGGTAAAACTCCTGAAGAATGGGATGCTTATTTTAAGAACGTAGAAGACGAACTTAATGCTGAAAAGTCTAAGCCTGTTTCTTCACCTCTTGTAAAATATCCTAGAACTACAATTGCTCAGTTGATTAATGAAAGTAAGTGCAATAACAATACTTGTGTCCTTTGTGGTGGTAAGTTTGTAGAGCCTAAACTTGATTATGATACTGTAGATAATGATAAGATTCAGAGACTTGAAGCTATTCTTAAGGAAAAGGAAGAAAAGCAGTACACATTTGATAAGCTGCTTGAATCTAAAAAGTATTGGCATTTTGTTAAACTGTTAGAGCCGCTTAAGTATGCTACTGAATTTGATTATCAGTCAATTCTTGATTCTTATAACGCAGAAACTAATCAGTTATATGCAGAGTATGATAAGAAGAGAAATGAGTTTGCAAGTCTTAGTAAAGACTTTGGTAAGATCAATGAGTTACTTCTTGCTACTGATATTTGGAATCAAGATAAGAAATGTATTGAGATCGTAGAAGAGTTCATTGAGCAGGCAAAAGAACATTATGCACAGGAACTTGTAAAGAAAGCTTCTGAGATTGTTAAGACAATCAATACAAGATATACTGAGATCTTTATTGAGAATGGTGTTTATAAAGCAAGACTCTTTGATAAAGATTTCAAATCTGAGAATGTATATGCTGTTCAGTGTCTTTCAAAAGGTGAAAAGACAATTGTTGCATTATCACTTATCTTGGTAATAAGAAACCTTTTCTTACCTTCACTTCCACTTGTTATGGATGAGTCTTTCTCTAACTTGGATGCAGATAATATTGCAGCAATTAGAAGAATTATTCATGAAGATAATAACCAGTGGATTATTGTATCTCATGATGAAAGACTTCTCTAAGGAGATTATATGTTCGCTTTATTAGACAATGGTATGTTTGAAAGTGAATCTTCTATGCTTGATGTTATGAGCGCTATTGAGTGGAAGAAAGATAATTATCCTTTTGATGATATGTCAGACGAAGAATTAGATGCAGTTCTTCATGAATTATATGGCCCATCAATGAATAATAAACGACAGAAAGAATACTGGAAAGATAAAGTTTATATTAGTTATGTAGACGGCCTCGATACAGATACAGTCGCTATAAGATATACAAATGAAACTATTGTGTATATTACACATGATGATTGGATGAAATATCATGAAGAATTGCATAAAATACCTATAGAAAGAGTTATTAGAGAATTTGCTATTGAGGTAAAATATAATGATGGCGGCGAAAACTACTAAAAAGATACAAAAATCTTCTTTGAAACAGCTATCTAAAGACTATTGTAATAATGATCTTTATATTCATGATTTAGATTTTGCCTCTATACCACATAATTGTACACTAATACCGGTTAATAGCATTACTGATTACTTAGGAGAAAGTACTGGAATTCCTATAGGTAAAGTATATACACCAATTACTTCTAGTTGTGGAACTGGTAAATCGCAAGTGTTAATGACCGACATATTAAAGAGCGGTTTAGACTTTGATGGAGATGTAATAGTAATGAATCATCCAGTAATTTCTAATATTAAAATTATGAATGATATAGTTTCAATGCGTTTTTCAGATTCTACAATTGTCATTATTTCCAGAAATGACTATGAAGAGAATGCACTATTCTTAGAAGATTTTAGCAAAGATGATATTATTAGAGAATTTGCTATAGAGGTATATTAAATGCATCCTAAAAAAAATATTTAAAAACAACTTAAGATTTTGTGCACAACTTGAAGACTATTTGAATTATCTTGATCCTACTTATGATCGTGATGAATATAACCATCTAGTAGAGATACTTGAATATGTATCAAATAAGTTGAATTTTGAGTATAATGACTATTATGGTAATTATGATTTTGCAGATAATCTTATTGACGATTATTATAAATATGGTTATGATGCAGATTGGTATAAAGATGATTTAGCATTTGATGAGTTTAAAAGAGCTTTACAGTATTATGATATACGTCTTCAGTTTGAGAGGGAAAAAGCAAAACCTAAGAAGGTTGTAATTAAATATACTGGATACGAATATGATGAAAATACTTGTACTGTAACTGTACGTTTTAGTAATAATACTCATATGATTATGAATGCAGTAGATTTCTTTATGATAGAATCTGAAATTGGTAAGATGGACTACAAAACTATTATATCGCAATTTGCAATCGAGGTACTTGATAATGCATCCTAAAAATGAATATACTTGGAAAGAAATGTTATGCGAAGGTGGTTCTTGGGATAATATAAGATCTTATAATGAACGAGAGCACCAGTATTGTGAAGAAGATGTCAAAACTATTAATGATATCTGTAAAACTATGTTCGCTAAAACCTGGCTATTATATGAAGAAAAGTATGGTGAAGAAGATATTATATTAGAGGATGTTGAATATTACGTAGATGATGTAGTATTGACTTATTCTAATGATACTAAAGTTCATATAAGTATTTATGATTTTGAAAATAGTTATGAGCAGATCAAAAATATGGACTATGAAACAGTAGTTAGAGAATACGCATTAGAGGTAGTTGAATAATGTATATTATAATTAGCGAAGAACGAAATTTTCCAGTATCTCTAAAATTCAAATATCCAGAGTTAGAATTTCAAAGATCAGTTACTTTTTTTAACGCGGTATTTAGAGGATTGACAGTTGATGAGGGTATATTAGTAGATATTAAATACCTTAAACAATCGTTATTTGAGATACTCCAGAGTCTTCAGAATGATTACCCAGAGCTAATTATTAAGTATTATTCGATAAATAAATGTACGCCACCGTATTTTATTACTAAGGATATTAATATTGAACAATTTTCTGATAAAGTTATTGATTCAATAATTCAGAATCCTAGTGAAAGATCGGTGACTCTTACATTTAATGACCAAACTGACGTAATAATAGATCAAGATACATATAATAAATATAAACCATACATTCAGTATATGGATTATTATGAAATAGTAAAAGAGTGTGCCTATGAAGTAAAAGACGGAAATATGTATAATTTTTAATAAGAGGTAAATAAACTTATAGAAGGAGATTATAAATGATTAAAGCCTTAAAATCATTTGCAACTTTTGTTGGTACCTTAACTATTTTTGGTACATTAGTAATTATTGGATTATTTATCTATGATGCAGTTACTGCTAAACCTATTGGTAGATCGGTTCCTGATGAAGAAGACGATGATTGTACCGACTATATAGATTTAGATCTAGATTAAGGAGGAATTTGAAAAATGAGTATAATGATTTATCACAGTGTTGCTACAAAAGAAGTTAAACCTGATATTGTAGATTTAGCAATTACTATTAATGCAAAAGCACAAACCGCAAAAGAAGCTATTAGTAAGATTAATGAGGATCGAAATACAGCAAAAACCTATATTACAAGTAAGACATCTTATAGACCTGATTCATATCATCAGATGGATGTAGATCTTAAGAAAAGAACAACTAGAGAGTATTATTATGTTCATAAAAAAACCAAAAAGGAGATTTCTCATAACGAATATGAGAAATTGAATCAAGATAAGAGAAATGAGTACGATAATAGATCAAGAGAGAAGTTCTTATATTATGAAGCAATTCTTCATCTTGTAGCGGTACTTAATTATGGTGAAACAACTGTAGATGATCTTATGAATATATTTAATATGTGTACAGAAAAAGACTTTAAGTGTACTTATCAGCATACAGTATCTGATGAACTTAATAAGTCTACTGAGCAGGAACTTTATGCAATGTGTATTAATCAAGGTGTAAAAGAGGTCCAAACTATTGCTAGTAAGTTAGACTTCCTTGAGCAACCTAAAGTACATCTTCTTGAGGTTCTTGATCCTGCTGCAACTGCTGTACCTAAATATGAAAGAATGGGAATGATGTCCAAACAGGCTATGTGCATGGATGAAGCTGCTTGTGTTGGTTCTGCTTATGAACCTGAACAAATTATAATGCCTGAGTTAATCGAGGAGCTATTTAATAATAATATTGAATTGAAAAAGTCATTAGACTTGAAGTTAGAATTTTAATTGAAAGGAAATTAGCAAAATGAAATTAGCCATTTGGAGTGATACTCATATTGGCAAGCGCCAGTATCGTACAGATGAAAATAACTATAATGCATTTGAATGGCAGGGATATAGAGCTCTTAAAGAAAATGTTAGAATTATTAAAGAGGAAAAACCTGATCTAATCATTCATGCTGGTGATATATTTGAAACACCTAATCCATCTGTATTAGCGATGACAAATTATTTTGAGGCTATGAATGAACTTCGAGATATTCCTACTATGACTATTTTAGGAAATCATGATTTTAGTTTCGCTAACATGGCTAATAAATGTAGTGCTGTATCTATGGCTACACATACATATTTTGCTGATTATGAATTAAAAGTAGTAGAAATTAACGATATCTGCTTTATCATGATGCCTTACATTTATGGTAAAGCAGAAGTTATTGCTAATTATCTAAATAGTTGTAGAAAAGCTGCTTTAGATTCTACATGTTCTAAAAAAATTCTAGTAACTCATGGTGTTACTGAGAAGTACTATAAAGATAGTCTTATTAGTGATCCTATCATGTTGTCTGATGGCTTAGTAAAACTATTCGATTTAGTAATCATTGGGCATATTCATACTCCTTATGATTATTATCAGGATAATACTTTAGTACTTTCCCCTGGTGCAATGATCGATTACCAAGCATATGAAGACAGAACAGGTCCAATTATACTTGATACAGATACAATGAAGTGGCATAAGATTAAGGTTAAGACACCTCATATTATAAAGCTTAATTGTACAGATAAAGACATAAATGAAAAACTCAAGAATGTGATTGAAGATATTTATAAGATCACTTTTGATGGTGATGTAAATGCCATTGATAATGATCTGTTTATTGCTGCAAAGAATACAGCAGTAAATCTTGTTATAGATATTGTTAAGCACGAAGTTGAGTCGGACGAAAATGTCGCTGAAGCCTCAATTGCACTTAATATTTATGATTGGGTCAAGGAAAATTATCCTGAGTACGATGGTATATTTATTAAGGCAAAGGAGGCAATAGAACATATATGAGTTTGACTAAGCAACATCAAGAGTTTAATTATTATTGCTTAGATCGTCTAAAGCCTTTAACAGAAGAATTACGAGTAACTTATAATGATGGAAATATTATTAGAAAAGTTCTATATAAAATTGGATTAAAGGCAGACATCAAGCACCAAGAATGTTTTGTTCTATATACAGAGTCCGATCAAGATTTGGACGAATTTCTTTACATTGACGCTGAGGATTTTTACAACAATCAGCGTCGTTTTTTTACAGAAATTCTATCAATAGCGGAAGTGAAAGAATTGATAAAGAGCTTGAAAACTATCAATATCTTTGAGTTTGCTTCGTTATTAGAATTTACAAATATATATGAAGACTTTCAAGCCTTTATCGAAAATAATTGGGCCGTCCTTGATATGGACAACTTGATAGAAATTTAGGAGGAAAATTATAACATGAACAATTATGATAAGGTAAAATTGCAAAGACTTATCAATGATGAACATGGTACAAATTACCACAGAAATGTTCCTCTTGATGGGTATACGATTACTTTAGGTGATGCATTCATATCCTTTGGTTTTCGTGAAGTAAATGGTTTTACTATAGCTATAATTCATTATATTTATGTTACTAAGAAAGAAGATATGATGTCGTTATTCTCATACTGCATAAATATGTGGGCAGGCTATGGTGTAAAGATGATTTATTATCGAGAGCATAAGAGAAAATCTAACATAGTAAAAACATTTTCACATTTAGGATTTGATGTGCATGACACTAAAGTTAAGAATTGGGCACACAATTGGATTTCTACTAATGGTTATAAAGAAAGTGATTGTATTGAAGCATTCACACCAGTAGAAGAACCAGCTAAAAAGAGAAAAACAAAAGCGAGAGCATAACTCTTCCATTTGACTACACTGAAAGGAGATAGAATTATGTTTAAGGAATGGTTAAAACAATTTTTAGCTGTTTGTATTTGTGCGATAACCATCTTATCTTCCTTCAGTCCAGCCTTCGCAGATGATTATGTAGTTAGCGATAGTGGAGATGATGCAACTTACTATATTATCGAAGGAAAAGACGTAGAAAGTTTATTTGACTTTACTATTTATGATGTTGATAAAATAGTAGATTGGATGTTTCAATTTAAGACTTATACAGTCATTAAGAAATACGAAGATACAGCTGGTACTACTCGTTACAAATGTTATTTCAACACTCCAAACCTACAATCTATTGTAAAGAACAGAATGATCTCACTAGTAGGTGATGGTTATACTGATGAAACTTATAAAGTAGAAGATACACAATGGGTTGTAAAAGTAGGTACTGAAGCAAGTAGTGAAAATGTAATTACTAAGTATGGATTTAAGATTCCAAGCTATACTTATATGGGTGAATATCCTAAAGAAGTTATGTCTACTGCAGGTATTTTGCCTTCGCCTAAGAAATGGTGGGAAGTAGCTTGGAGAGCAATTAAATCTTTGTTTGGTGTTTCATTCTTACAAGCACCAGATGCAGATAACTTTAACACAATTACTTACTTAAATCATGAATACAAAAATAGAGAAGATTATATTCTTGATTTTTTCAAAGATTATTATTTAGACTATTTTGAAAGACAAATTCCTCTAGATGAAATTACAACTGGTGGCTCAACAGATAGATATTTCTCTGGACCTGAAGAAGTTATTAGTATGGCAGTTACTGAAGATGCGTATAATGCTGCATGTAACTATAATACTGCACACCAAGATGAATATAATGAAGCGGTACAAAGATATGTATATTGGGATGCTTATGAAGCTGGAGGTATTGAAAACTGCTTAGCACAAACTCAGTTAGTTGGTAATAGAAAATACGATGCTTGGCACTTCTTAGCAAGTATTGACAAATATAAGAGCCAATTTAATTCTTGGGTTACTGCTAATCCTAATCAAGCTTATATTATGATTAACGCTACTCTTGGATCTCATAGAAGATATGGAGGTAGTGGTAATTATCTTAATACTCCTAAAAAGTATGGAGTATATACAGATCATTATGACGAAAATATAGATACTGATACTTCAGTCAGCTTAGCCGCTGATATTTTGAGATATACTGAAACAAGTACTAATTTCAAAGCACATATTTCATATCAGATTAAAACTAGAACTAGAACTGTAACAGTTGAAACACAACATACATCACATAATAGTGATGGAACTACTTCTACTATAACAGGTTCTGGTGGAACTAGTTATGGTGATTGGTCTACACCTACTTATGAAGATAAAGAAAAGGATGTAGTATTTACTGAAACAGAACCTTGGAGAGACGATCCAACTTATTATGATAATTATTCTCTTACTAATGGTTCATCTAGTGCTGTTACATCTGAATCTGATCAAGATGGTGATGATGATACGTCATATGAAACTTGGTCTCAATACACTTATACTCAAACAGAAGTATCTTATGTTAATTATAACATAATTTTCTTATTTGCTAAAAGTGATAAAACTAATACTATGTCTTATGATGATTGGAAGAATTTTATGGAAGTATGTAGTTTTGATTCACTTGAATATGATGAATCAGACTTCGTTCCAGCATTATTACAAGGTATTTATGAAACTTATTTAGCAAATGAAGAATTAAAACAGAAGTATCTTGATTTCATTGAAATGCTTGCACGAGGTGACGATCAGACAGATGCTACTTCTAAGAAAGAATTGTTGTATAGACAATGTATGATTACTAGCGAAAGTGAAAAAGATGATGAATGTTGGTCACGTAAATATGGTGATGATAAGACATCACTTTCAATAGTACAAGTATATGCATACAGTAGAATTTACACAGTTACTGAAGATTATCCTGAAAGTACAAGTAAATTAACTGATGCAGATGCACATGAAATTATATCTAAGTTACAGGCATATTGTGGACCTTACTCTAACGAAGTTATAGCAAATATGATGAAAATCATGTGTGCTACCGCTAAGTATGAAGGAAATGATGAACCTACACAGATTGTTATTTCTGATGATTTAAGAGTAATGCCTTATGATACTGCTACACTTTTATCAAGAGATAGAGAGAATTATGGAGTAACTGATCCTAGAGTTGAATTATATAAGACTCATGTTATTGGTAAGTTAATTTCTAATTTTGATCTTAATCCATTAGCTATTGGAATTTATTTCAAACCTCAAAAGACCATAGTTAGTATTGCAGGATTCTTTACTGAATTATCAGTATTCATGCAGCAACTATGTAATTTTGATATATTAGATGATTATGGATTATCTCCTGCTAAAATGTGGACTAGTGGATATGTAGCTTTAATGATGTGTTTATTAGCATTATTCTTTATTGTTAAGACCGTTATTGCTGTAATTAAAATGGGCACTAATTCTGGTGCTAGATTGATAGTTGCATTCTTTATACTCGTATTTGAGTTAGGTTTAACTACTGCTACATTTGCCGCTCCAGATAAAGTTTGGAATATGGTTAAGAATGTAGAAAATAAAATAATTAACCTAGGTGAAATGGCGTCAGTCTATAGTATTCCAGAGTTAACGTACTTATACGGTGATGCAACAGATCATGAAGTTACTTATTATATGCCATATCTTGATACTTGGTCTAAGTATAATACTGGTTATGGTATATTAGCTGATGAACAGCTCATGGATGATACTCGTGATTATCGTGAGTTGGAAGATGGTGATTTTCCTACAATTGGTGGTAACCAAGTTAAACACTGGTCTGTTCTCTTAATGGATTCATTCCACTATTGGGGATATTCAAATTCACTAGTTAATACAATTACTATTGGTGGAAAGACTTATAATGGTCCTACAATCAATAATAATGCCTATAGAGTTGTCGATCACTTTATGGCTCCTAGAGTAACATTAAGTGATAGTGGTGACGAGATTAGCATGAGTATTAAGGAAAATGAGAATTACAATGGTGAGTTCCAGTCTGGAATTGTAGATCTTATTGTAAAACTCTTGAACTGTATCTTATGTTGCTTATTGTCATTCATTAAACTTATGACATTCTTATGGCAATGGTTTGTATTTTATATCTTTATCTTTAGAGTAATTCTTGGTAGAGGTGCAGAAGGAAAACCTATGGGAAGAATAGTTCTAGAAACATTCGCACCTACAATTTGTATGATTATGGTTGGTCTATATTCAGGTATAGCCATGATTATGGGTATGAATGCTGCTGGACTTATTGGTATATTCCTTGAAATATTCTTATTCTGGCTTACATTTATGATGATTAGATGGTGGCATGATTTTGGACGCCAAGTATGGTTCCCGAATACACTTGTTCCTCTTTATTATCTTTCTAACTTATCACGTGCTCAGCAGAGACTTCAGCAGGATAAGATTAGAAACGAAGCTAAGAACCAGGATATTCAGAACGGTATGGTTGATGGTTACTCAGATATGTCACTTGAAGATCAGCGTAAAGTTCTCTTTGATGAGAATGGTAACCGTAGAGCTGAATATCGTGATGAGAAGTATGATACTCAGGTTATGAACTGGTACAATAGAGCTAAAGCTCTTCAGGGACCTGCGTATAACGTACAACATGATATGGACACTCTTCGCCAGATGAGCATTCTTGAACAAGACCAAGGTAGAATTGGTGATAAGATCAAGAAACAAGGTGAAGCTGGCGCTGCTGCTAATGCACAAATGACTGCTGCAGATAAACTTCGTTGTGGTATAACTGATGAAGAAAAGTCAAAGATTGACTATAATGCAGATATAGATAAGAAGAAATATGTCTATAAACGTGGAGTAGCTAGTGCAGCAATGGACAAGAAGATTGCTAATGGCATGGGTGAAGTAAAAGATCACGGTGATGGTAGACAATCACAACCATCTAAAATAGACCGTCATAAAAAGGTAAATGACATGTACGGACAGACTGAGGCTAGTCAAACTAAGACTGGTACTGGCCAAAAGAAGAAGAGTCCACCAAAGATTGGTGGATCTAAAGATTAATGGAAGGAGATACAGTAAATGAAGACAAAGATCAATAAAGTCAGTGCCCTCATTGCGCTGAGTTTAGTACTCATTACACTAACATCCTTTGCTGTATCTTCTTTGCCTACAATTACACGTGCTAACGCGTATACAGCTACGGACGGTTATACTGGATTGGAAGATCCAGAAAATCCTGATGATTTCGAAGGCAGTGTTGCTGCTATGAATAAATACAAAGCTTGGTGTATTTATAAAGGAATGGGAATGGATGATAACCAAGCCGTAGCTGCGATAGCATGTATGCAGGCAGAATGTACATCATTATTTAGATCAGACTGTGTTGAAGGACCTGATATTTTAGGTCTATGTCCATTAGAAGATTCAATGGAAAACTATGAAGCATATACTGCTGCTTATAGTTCTATGATGGACACAAATGCAGATTTTAGAACAGATGTTACTGATGAGATAATGAGACATTATGGTATCTCAGAAGACACTATTGAGAAATGTCATGATGGCGACTTTTCTGGTGATAGTTATTCATCAGTCGTAGGTACTTCATTATCACTCAGCACATACTATGATGAACATGGTGTTGGTTGGGTTGGATGCGGATTATATCAGTTTACTGGTGGATCACTTAAAAAGCTTTTTGCTTGGAGTGAAGAAACTGGTATGAGATGGTTTGAATTTGAAAACCAGTTTGCTTATATTATAGCTCCATCTTCTGATGGTGGTTATAAAGGTGAAGCACTTCAAGATTGGATTGCTGCAACTGAAGGAAAATCTCTTGATGAATGTGTAGAAACATTCTTCCATACCATGATTAATGGTAATGAACTTCCTGATTTCGTAGCGGCAAGACAGGTAATTGCAGCTGATTTATATCCATTATTCTGCGGTCTTGATTGGAATGAGAAATACGCTAAGAAAGTTTTATCAATGGCCGGTCTTAGTTTAATACAAGTAAGAGAAGGTATTCAGGATAGAGGTATTATTTATAGCTTTGCTTCTACTGTTGCTTATTATCCTAGAAATGGTGGATTTATTGTAAATCGTACTTTGAATGATGATCTTAGAGATCGTAATGAAGAAGTTTGGACAGGCTATATAAATAATCTAAAAGGTGTTGGAGATAGCTCATCAAAATATAGTTTATTTGAACTATATGGTGAAGACCTACATTGGTATAGGTATATGGGTGAAGCTACATATACACCTACATTGATAGATCATGTATGGAGTGCAATTGATCAGAATAAAGTTAAAGACTTAATTAGTTTTAATACAATTGACTATGATGCATATAACTATCTATCATGTAATGTTTATCCAAATAGACCTTTAGTTCTTACTAAAGATGATGTTCATAATGGAGATAAAGATCCGCGTGTATCACACTTAAATATTGGTTGGTTCGATGGATTCTTCTATGTATCAGGTTCATTTAAGTTTGAAATTGCAAAATGGTTTGTTTCTATTGTAGCAATTTTAATGGGACCTGAAATACGACAAGTTTTTGTTGATTTACTTGAATATCTTGAAAGTACTGATGTATGGAAAGTCATGAAAATTCCTATTTTAGGTATTTTAGGACTTGCTATGATATTCTTCATATTCTCGTTAGCTGGAAAAGCAATTAAATATGCTAAAGGTCAAGGTGCAGCTAGAGATGCTATAAATAGATTCTTAGTAGGATTTATTTGTTTAGGTATGATGTTTGCAGCTATTGCTCGACCTGCAGTATTTAATAATGTAATTTCTAAAGCGGTTACAATTATCGATACGATCTTTAATGAGGCTTTAACTGCGTCGCTATCAGATGATGAAGTTATATGTGTTAGTGATCCAGACTTAGCTGTACATGCAGTTATGTGGCGAAAAGCAGTATTTAATCCTTGGTGTAGAGGTCAGTTCGATAATATGGAATATGAACATCTTTACACACATTATTCTGGTAAATCAGAAGATGAAATGATGCCACAAGATAATGAGGAAATAGATACAACTGATATGACTGGTAAAGCATTCTATAATAGTGTAGAAGCTACTGGTGATGTATTTGTTCCTGTTGGTGGTGGTACAGAACTTAGAAACTGGGCAGCGTATGCTTATTCATGTGGTACTATATATCATATAGATTCTACACTTGATGAAGAAGCAGTAGAAGATGTTAATACAGATTTAGGTATTAGATTCCCTCACTGGACAACAAAAACTACTGCAAATAACCCAGATTTACCTGCAGATTTATTTAGAATCATTGATGCGCAGATGAATATTTCACCTCAGTATTATGCAAATGGTTCAATAAATAATAACTACTTACATGCTCATATGTTAAAGACTCACTTTGATCTTCAGAGTTATGTAGCTTTATTCAACGCAGGTTTGTTATTATTCATGTTTCCAGTAATTATTAAGAAGCTTACATCATTCTTCTTATTAATGATTACTACATTTAAGATGATTTATTTCTCTATATTAGAGATCTTTAAACCAGATATGGGTATTGCACCATTCTTTGATTCTATAAAGAAGAGTTTTGTAGATTATTTCACTGCAGCAATGAAACTTAATATAATGATAACTTTATACTATATATTTGTAGATAAAGGTTTCATAGAATTAGTTCTTTATATCTTATGTTGTATCGTTGTCCTTGGATTTTCTTGGAAAGACGTTAGACATTTGTATCAAGATACTAAAGCAAGCATACAGAGAGCTAAAAATCGTCTGTAAAAAGCTATTTAATTATAACACATGGCCACAGTGTTGTTGCTGTGGCCAAATTAGGAGGAAACTTATATGTACATTGTAGTAAGTACCGATCAGCGCCTTCCTGAAGATCTTGCACAGGGTTTTCAGGTTGAGCAGTGGACGCCTAACGAGTTCTTTTCTCGTGCGTCAGACGATGACGGTCTTGAAATTGATGAAGGTATTTGGTATGATGTCGCCGACTTAACCGAAGAGATATATCAGGCACTTGATGCCTATATTGAAGCTGGCGTCAATATCATCTACTACAGATTTGATGATCGTCCAGCTCCTACATTTACTATTACTCAGGAAATTAAAGTATATTCTACTTATGTACCTGAACCAGAACCTGAGTTTAATGAGGAGCCAGAACCTGAACCTTATGTTCAGCCAGAACCTGTGCAACCACAAACGCAGCAGATTCAGCCGATGCCTCAGATGCAGCAACCAGTTGCACCTCAGCCTCAGCAGTATCAGCAGCCATATCAGCAACCTTATCAGAATCCATACCAGGATCAGCAAATGTATCAGCAGCCTGTTTATCAGCCTCAGGTACAGCAAGCTCCTCCTGTACAGCCTCAGGCACAGCCTAAGCCTATGACTCAGTCACAGATGCAGCAGCTTACACAGCAGCAGATGCAGACAAGTTTAGGTAATATGCTTCAGTATGATGATTATGATGCAGGTGATAGAAGTAGAAGTAGAAAAGCTGCTCCTGCAAAAGTTATCTTATTTGGATCTTCTAAAGGTGGTACTGGTAAGACTTTCACTTGTTTGATTAGTGCTTATTGGTACGCTAAGACTCATCCAACTGAGAGAATTGCATTAGCAGACTTTGATATTATTGATGGTCAGGTTGGTATTACTATCAACAAACTTACACCTACCATGCAGGATTACTACAAGCTTTATAGAAATGAGCGTAAAGACTTTAGTTATCTTGAAAACTGTAAGGTTAAGTCTGATCACTTTAGTCCTAATATTGACTTTTATCTTGCACCTTCGCAGGATATTCCTACGATTACGAACGATAATGAGTTCTGGACTGATATTTTCGATAAACTCATTAAGAATTACGATGTAGTCTTCTTTGATAGTGGTATTGATTATATTGGTAAGCTTCCTATTAGTAATCTTTATAAGATTGCTGATAAGATCATTATCACATGTAACCCTTCAATTAATGCTGTTAAGTCTGTTATTAAACAGTTTAAGACTTTATCTGGTACAAGACAGAATAATACTTTTAGACCTGGTGATAACATTCTTGAAAAGATCGGAGTAGTTCTTACTCGTATTGATAAGGACGATGATGACATTAATAAGATTGTTGAACAGAACATCAATAAGTATGTTCCTATTGTAGCACAGTTTGGACAGATTGATAAAGTAATTAAGCAGGTTCAGTGGTACCAGCAGTGGATTACTATTGATACTAATGATGAAATTACAGAGCAGCTCAATCAGATTATCGCATTTTAAGGAGATAGCGTATGAATAAAGTAATTTTAGATTGCTGTGTCCAAAAAGATGTGAAACTCTTTGAAGAGATAGCAAATTTCAATGTGTCAGCCATCACAGGTAAGTATACTTGTATGGACAATACAGTCAAGAATAGATTTACTTATATTAGAGTAATCTATCCTGGTGAAGTAGATGAAAGATTAGAAGATATTCTTCAGCAAGGCGCAATGATCAGAGTCTATGGAAAAATAGACTCTGAACAGTACGTCACATCTAGTAATAAAGTTGTGTACAATAAAATTCTTTGTGCAGAAAAGATTGTAAGAATCAGATTTAATGAGGATATTCAAGAATACGTGGAGGTGCTGTAATATGTTTAAAAAGGATAATAGCGCACCTAAAACCGAAAAACCGGCTAAAGAGAAACCAGTAAAAGAAAAACCTGTTAAACAGCCTAAGGCTCCTAAAGAAAAGGAGCCTAAGCAGAAGAAAGACAGACGTGGTTCTAAGATTGAACATGAACTTTCTCAGTTAGCAAAAGATTTAGGTATTAGGGTGTCCAGTCCTTATGGATATTATCCTGAAGACGTAGATCCTATTATTGCAGGACTTCAGAAAGAAGTATCTGATCTTACAAAAGAGAATAAACAATTTTCAGAAGAATTAAATGATACTCAGAACAAACTTAAAGCTGTTCAGAGTGAACTTAGTCAGCTGAAGATGCAGATGTCTCTTATGGAAGTGCCAGATATTTCTGCAGAAGAAGGATTTACTATGTTAGGCAGGATAGGTTCTATAACTGGTAATTATGATAGTGAGTCAGTTGCAGACATGAAATTGGCTCAACAGCAGCAGTCATATCAGCAGCCTACTGCTCCGGCAAAACCTAAAATAAATCTTAAATTGCCTAAGAAGCCACAGTAAGGAGGTGCAATATGGCAGAGAACGAAAATGCTTTAGATAGACTTAGTAAGTTAAATACTCCGTCAGAAGAGAGAGAATATACTCTTGAAGAGCAGATGGATTCTGTTTCTACTGATGAGTTTCTTGATAGTATGTCTCTTGCAGCTAAAAGTCAGATGAGTCACTTAGTTGAAGAAGTAACTCTTGATGACGATGAACAATTAAATACAGAAGATGATAATTTAGAAGGTGAGATTGATATTCCAGAAACTCCTGAGAAGCCTTCTGAGGAATCTGAAGAGCTATTTAATAATAACAACAAACCTAAGCGCAAATACGAACGCAGAAATAAATCTGAAGATACTAGCGTTAAGACAGTTGTTGAAACAAAAGACAATGCGTCAAATCCAGTATTTGATCAGGTAGCCAAGGACTTGATTGATGATCTTAAGAAACGTAATTATAAGATCAGTAGGTTTGATGACAAGTCTATGGCAATGATCTTTGATTACATGTATAGTAAATTCTAAAAAGGAGGATTTGAAAGATGATTACAGCATTTGTAGCCGCTATTGCTAAATATTTGCCTTTTGTAATGGCTTTTGCTGATGGTGATGGAGGTACCTCTTTCATGAGCAATGCCGTTGCTTGGGGTGCAGGTATTGGTGGTGGTCTTGTTGCACTTTTCCTTATCTACTCTCTCGTTAAAGATGGTGTAGAATTTGCAAAAGGTCAGGGTTCGTCATCTATCTTTAAGATTATTGGTAAGGCATTATTCCTTATTCTTATAATTGGTCTTATTTTCCTTGCGGTTAACTACAGTGACCTTGGACACAAGGCTGAGTCAATTGGAAATAAGGTAATCAATACTGTGAATAACGAAGCCAACGTTATTCTTAAATAAAGATAGGCATTTAGAAAACTAAATGAATGAAAACAAAGATTCTTCTAGATGTTAACACTAATGGATCGTTCACATAATGTTTAGATTCAGTTAATTTTCTAGGAGAATCTTTTGATATCGCACAAAGATAGGAGATTGCAAACTATGGCATTACAAGACTTTATACAATCACTGCAAGAACAGGATATTGTATATAGTACTCCGCCTCAGCCTTCTATTAGAGTTATTCCGCCTGAGAATCAGTGCATAAAAATAATTCCGCCTGAAAGTGCAGTTTTAGATCCTACACCTAAGGTAATTAAGTTAAAAATCAAACAAAAACCTGCAGAATCTGTTGCACCAGTTCAGCAAACACAACCAGTACAACAGCAAGTTCTTCAACCTGTACAGCAAAAACCTCAGCAATCTATTTTACAACCAGTAAATAGAGAACCTGATAAACCTAAACTTCAGCCTGTATCAAAGCCAGTTGAGCAAATTGAACAACCACAAGTAGTTCAACAGCCTCAGCAACAGGTTCAAGTACAAAAACCTATTGTACAGCGACAGCAGGAAGTTATTCCTACTTATACTCCACCTGATGATGAAGATATTAGTACAGTTCTTCAATCGGATATTCCTCCACAGGAACCTAGAGAATTGACTGATGATGACATATTCAATAGTACAGGTACTGAGTATAGTAAGAAGACATTATGGATGGAATATTTTGAAAAAGCGAAAAATAGCAGGAAATCTAACCCAATCGTAGATCGAATGAAAGTAGGTAGATTTACTATCACACCTGATAATAAAGTTCTACTTCTTCCTGACTACGATATTGTAGGTAAAGATCCTGATGATGTGCTAAAGGATAAATGGTTCTAGCCAATTTAACTTGGAATTGTACGGAAACTCTAATAATTGAGCGAAGTACGATTCTTTGAGTGTGAAAATTACTAAAAGCGAGTAGATATAATAAAGTCTGCTCGCTTTTGTTTTTATAAAAATATAAAATTTTTTAATTTTGCTATTTACAAATATCAACTCTTGTGATATAATTATATCATAATCAATAAAGAGATTCGTCTGGGTAAACGAAAATCTAAGTTGATTAAACGATATAGAGGAGGACAAGATATTAGAGAAAAAGTAAATAGTACAATTAAATAAAAGATCTTAAAAATTTTTTTCAAAAATTTTTTAATTTTTTGAAAAAACTATTTACAATTAAACTATATCGTGTTATAATATAACCATAAAATAAATAATATTTATATGAAAGGAAAAATCATATGAAAAAAGTTACTCACAATCTTCACAATATCCGCACTTACCTTAACCACACTCGTTGGATGCGGAAAGACGAGCGAAAAGTCAGAAACATCTAATGAGCCTACCGTAGTTGCGGAACAGCCTACCGAAACAGTTGAACCTACTGAAACTGTTGAACTTACCGAAGCACCTGAAAAACTCGATACTCCAGATTTAAGATCAGAAGAAAATCCGGAGAGCGGAGAAGTTGATCTTACTGGATATTTAGCAGATTATCCTCTTACTGCAGGTGATAAAGAAGTATATATCGCAGAAAATGCGGATCTGAATTTTTTCGCTGATGCTGATATGTATACAAATTATACCTATGCAGATTATGCGAAGGATTGTAATACTTTGACACTGTTCACTACTGCTGAGCCTAATATTTTTGGTGCAAATGTTCAGTATTCAGTTAATCCTGAAAAAACAATTTCATGGTATAAGACAAATACTTCATATGAAGACGCCAATGGAAATACTATTAATGTAACAGTTGAAGAAAATACCACTTATACCAATACTATTTATACTATTTCTCAGGCATATCCATATGACTATGTAGATGTTACTTATATAGTTGAATACGAAGTTGATGATGTTGTAGTTGATGTAATATTCTATAACGTAGCTCAGTTTACTGATGATGAGATCAATACACTCTTTGAGTACTTCGGAAATACTGTTCCAGTATTAGTTAAGTAAAAGTAGAAAAAATTAAATACAGTATAAAAAATTTTAGAAAAAATTTTTCAACTTTTTCAAAAAACTATTTACAAATACAAAAATTCTTGTTATAATATACTCATAATAAATCAGATATTTCGAAAGGGTAAATCGAAAATATTTGATTAGAAGAAAGAAAATATTTTATAAAAATTTTCGAAAAGTTTCAAAAAACTATTTACATTTTAATAGAAACTTGTTATAATATAATTAAAAAATATAAAATATTTTCAAATCAAACTAACTGAAATGTTAGTTTTAACTTATATCAAAAAACGGAGGTATTTACCATGAAAAAGAATCTTATCGTTACATTTACAGTAGTTACAGCAATTTCACTTGGAATTTTAACTGGATGCGGAGCACATCAGGCGACAACTTCAAATGATCCTCTTACAAATCCTACACAGATTGAGCAGATGGTTGAAGAGGATGGATCTTCTGAGACAACTGATGCAACAACACAGACTTCGAAAAAAGAAGAGGCGCCTAACGAAACAACACAGACCGATAAAGAGAATACATGTGAGCATACATGGGAAACAGTAACTGAATATACTACAGAAATACAGCTGGTTCACCATGATGAAGAAACAAAAACTATAGTTGATAAAGAAGCGTGGGATGAGGAAGTAAAAATACAGGTTCCTCATATAACACACCATGAAGCCGTTACGCACGTTGTGCATCATGAAGAACAGTGGGGTAATATTGAAGCGTCTGGTTTTCAATGTGACTGCGGACATTTTGAACCGGTCTATTATTTTGATTGCCCTGTATGTCATGGCGGCACATCTTCCAATGGTACAATTTATGGAAAGATAAGTGATGCTTGGGATGAAACAGTAGTTGATCAGACGGCTTATGATGAAACTACCTACACCACAGAAACGCAGATAATCCACCACGAAGCGCAGACTCATACAGAAACAATTGCTGCATACGATGAAGAAGTCGAAGTTCAGGTACCTCATACAGTTGAAAGATGCACAGAATGTGGTGAAGAGAAAAAGTAAATAATTAAATTTGAGATTATTGAGACCTTAGGTTTTCTGAGGTCTCTTTTTTTGCGCAAAAAATAAAATGATGTAAGAGACAATCGTATACTCTTTTGTTACGTGTAGATAATAATTTAGTACGGAAAAATAATAGATAAACGTTCGTTAATAAATATGAAATAGAAATATATAACCTGGGTAATGATTATTTATTTCATTTTTTCGATTTGGGTAGGAATCGAAGAAGAAATTTGAGAAATATGAGTTTTTCAAGGATCGAACGTTTGTTTTATTATAGTTATATTATATACTGCGGGGTTGTAATCGTAAATAGTTTTTTGCAACGAAGAGCTATTTATTATTATAAAGTGGAAACACAATAAATTTGGAAGGATGTTAGAAAAATGAATAATTTAATTAGGTCACCAGGTTATGTGTTATCAGCGACACATAACCTTTTTAGTATGCAAATTAAAATAACCAAAGGAGCATTAAGATGAGAAGAATTAAAACTAATTCGATTGGGGCAAGAGTCCTTTCAGGATTTCTTTCTCTCTTAATGGTAGTATCTGCATGTCCTGTATCTGCTTTAGCAGATGGTAATGTCGACAATACTCCTGTAGAAACTACTACCACTACTATTGTAGTAGACGAAACTGGAGTACACACTGACGGGGAGGATAATAATAGCTATACTATCATTGTAGAGGATGAGTCTAATGATGAAAACAACGACTCACTTCCTGCGGATGATGACACTGAGGATCAGAATACTCAGGATGTTGATAATCCGCCAAATATTGATGATGGTTCTAATAGTGGAACCGCAGATGATGAAGAAACTGTAATAGTTATTGATCAAGATGAAGAGAATTCTGATGAAGATTCTGATGAGGATGCTGAACCTACTGAAGAAACTGAAACAGAAGATCAGACTGAAGAAGCTGAAGAAGAGACTGCTGAACCAGTTTATGAATACAGCGTTACTTTGCCTGATAACAAAACTGTAAGTGAGGGTGACACACTTGATATCGAAGCAGGGGTTGTCGCAAAGGTAACTGTTGATGATGAAACTTCAGATGTGGATTATACATTTGAATTCTCCGGTGAAGGAGTTGAAATCACTACAACTACTGCAACAGGTGCTGCAATTACTTTCAATAATGCAGGTGAATATACTATTGTCGGTAAGTTAATTGTAGAAGGTGAAGAAGTTGCTTCTGATGAGATGACTGTAAAAGTAAATCCTGTCGTAGTGTTTGATCATTACTTTACTGAAATTGATGAATCTCTTGTAGAGACGTCTGATTTACTTGTAAAGACTGATGACTCTTCTGTATTTACAAAGAACACAAACGTAGTATCTAATTTCGACGACGTTTATATTATCGAGTGCGCATCTGTTGAAGAAGCAAGATACGTTTATTCTTACTATGTTGATAAGGTAGATTCTATCTCTGACTTGTCTAAGGTAATTTCTATCGCAACTGATGAGAATAATGAAGACGTAGCTGATCTTGACGATCTTAACGATGGAAATGATGTTCTCGCTCAGTTAAATGACACTGTTGAAGATACTAAAGATATTGACTATTCAGACTATATTGCACTTATTGATACCGGTGCTAATGCTGATGTAAATTTCTCAGTTGTTGGTGATGATACCGGCGATTCCAATGGACACGGTTCAAGGATGTTAGAACTCATAAAGAATGAGAATCCTGATGCTAAGGTAATGTCTATCAGAGTATTTGATGGTTCTACAACTGATGCTGCATCTGTATATGCCGGTATTAAGTTAGCAATAGCAAACAATGTTAAAATAATTAACCTTTCTCTTGTTGGTTCTGACGTAGAAAAGAATGCTATCGTCAAAGAGGTAATTCAGGAAGCAATAGTTAGGGGTATTGTTGTTATTGGTGCGGCAGGTAACTATAATCTTCCTGCAAATAAGTTTATTCCGGGATGTATTGAGAGTGCAATCATTATCGGTGCAGCTAATGAAGATGGTACAAAGAGGGCTAATTCTAACTATAATGTAGATTATTATGTTATAGCAGATTCTACTTCTGAAGCTACTGCTATCTTTACCGGATTATACTCTGCAGGTATTACGGAATCTTCTAAGTTGTTTAGTAGTGATTTTCAGCCTACTATTATTGAAGAACCGGTCGAGCCTGAAGAAAGAGATTTATCTGATCTTGACGGAAATCTTTTCATAAAGGCTTTTATTGAAGAGACCGGTTATGACTATGTAATAGATGCTGATGGTAATGTTAGTATTTATGTGCCGGAAGTAGATTATGATGAGCATGAACTTGATGGCTTTGTACCTCAGGGAACTGCTACAGGTATAGAAACTACTAGAGATATAGTTGATACTATGTCTGCAGGTTCTACATTTACAGGAACCTGCGCATTTTCAGAAAGCAAACCCGGATATGGAACTGCAACTATTACCGGAAATGGAAATACGTTTGAACAGTTATTTAATGGAAAAACAATTGATGTTGATTGTGAAGGTCACGGCGCTAATAGTACACAGTCTAAATATGCAACATGTCTTGTCGGACCTACCGTTAACTATCAGGCAACTGTTTCTAGTATTGCTGATACTTCAGATGGATCTAAAAGGATTGTAAATTTTAATGTTTTATTCAGTAATGATGGTTTTGGAGCACGTACATGGACAAGTCATACTGATACTTGGAAATTGACTACAACTTATACATATAAGACTCGCCATCAACTTGCAAATGGATCTTGGACAGATTGGACTAATGAAACTGGCGGACTCTCGCCAGATGGTAAAACAAGCAATCAAATATTTGTAACGGTTGACTGGACACTTACAAAGTCAACAGATGGTACAGTTAAAGCTACATATACCGGTAAATCAAATAAAACTGAAACGTTTACAACATCTACAAACGAAGTTAGTAGTTATATAGATGGAGCTAAGCAAGACGCATACCGTAATGCTGCAGCAAAGGCATCTGAAAATATTGTAACGGTTACAGATTACGGTGGAATAAGAAATGCTAGTGCTCTTACCGGTACTATAAATGTAAATGGATTGACTCAAACATACGAGACTACTAATCAACGTCAGGTATATAAAGGATCTGCGGATGCATGGTGCTGGAATTATGTATATATGTCAATTACCAAAAACACTACATATACCGGATTAATAACGGGTTCATATCATATAGACGGAACAGAAATTGTTGCAACTTATGCTGATGGACGTCAGGTATATGATATATCAGGTAATCCGGTTATATTCTATCCTACATATTCCGGGCAGTCTCAGGAATATACTTTGTGGTATACAGATGCTTATGATAAATACATAACCTGTACGGAAACAAAAGTTGGATTTGGATTTCAATATAGAACTTTATCAGAAAGAACGGATACGCATAAAGTAAACTCGTATAATATTAACAATCCAACTAGTTTTAATATAACCAACATACCTATGTTTGACCCTCCTTATTTAGGGGTCAGAAAAGTAAGTGATACTACGGGTACTCCTGATTTCAATGCGGATATTTATGCAGTAAATGCTATATATGAGATTAATTACTACAATATAGATACTAATGGTAATCCTACCGGAGATGTTGTTCGGTCATGGAGAATGAAAACGGATAATGACGGTGTTTGCTATTATAATAATATAGGTGGTAAGTACTTCGTAGATGGAAATCCTTTTTATGTCCCAGGGCAGACCACGATATTAGCTTGGCCGATTGGTTACTATACAATCAGAGAAGTAGTTGTCCCCAGAAACGGTAATCAGGATACGGGTTTATACTTAAGTGATAAGACATACACCGCCAAGGTTTTACCAGATGGAGTTTCACCTGATACCAGTGGTAGTTATTCAACCGCTAATTATACTAATGCTTGGATGTGGGATGGCGATATAGAGATTTGGCGTCGTCAGGAAAAACAATCCATTCCTAATACAAACTACAATATTGATGGAAGAATTGCAGTCAATGATGTATTCTTTGATCAGAAAGAAGTAGAGTCTTGGAGACCTTTAGGTATTCTTAAAGCAGACCTCGATATGGATCAGCTGGGATATGCAGATAGTGTTTTGAAAGTTCCGGAAGGTAGTGGAGCTTATGACGGAGCAGTATATCAGGTATTCTCCACAAGTACTAAGTCAAATGCTGAGTTGTTTAATGTTACATATCATAATCCTAATGGAGATGGGAATATCTTAACGCTTGGAAGCAGTCCATATTCTATAAATGCGACTGATGGACTTGGAAGAGATGTTTCTTATAGCGTAAATGCTAAGCCTGTTCTGTGTAATGGCAAGCCAATATATATCACAATCAGCAATGGATACGGTGATACAGGAAACATTACGTTCCCATTCGACGATAATTATGTGTTATATGAAGTTACTGCTCCAACCGGTTATGCAGTAAATACTTATGGTTATACAATCTCTGAAAAGGATTGGTTAGACGGAAATACTGCCGATCATCTTATGTTAAACGATTATAACGGAACGGATCATGATGTTGTTAAAGTTTCGGAAACGTCTAACAGAGACGGAGCTGTTGATGATGCAATCTATAGATACGGTTTTGCTATGTGGAAGAAGGATTTAACTAATTCTAATGACACACTTGGCAATACTCAGGGTAGTGGTTCACTTGATGGAATTAGATATGCTGTTATTAACAGATCTAATCATCATGTAGTAATGAGAAACAATTACAATGTTGTTGATGGTTCTTACTGTGCTATTAAAGACGGTGTAGAAATTGGAACAGATCGTATTTGTGCTATTGTTACAACTCATACTGTAGATGGTGTACAAGGTTGTCTCAGAATGTATGGTTTACCTTATGGTAAATACGATGTAGTTGAGTTAAAGATTGATGCTGGTACTGATGATGCACTTATTGGTGCAGCATTTACTGATCAGGGTTCAAGTGATATGGCAAATCCTTCATATCTTAGAACTGATGATACAGTATATTCATTTGACTATACTACAGAAGATAATAAACAGTACTACGGTGCTGGAAACATTGATCACTTCACTTATGCTTATGCAGGACAGGATGGAGATCATATTTATCAGGATAAGATTATGGTAGATGGTTTCCAGGCTTACAAGTTAGATGAAGAGTATCTTGAGGTTACTGAAGGTAATTCAAGTGCAAATGATATTAAGTTTGCAGTAATTAACCGTTCAACTCGTACTATGGAAATTCTTCAGTCTGATATTGATCAGCTTGGTTTAATTGATCCTAATTGGGCATCTTATGTAGAGTTTATCCCTGGTGGTAATACTGCATACGGTGTTGGTAATACTGATGGACAGATTGCTCCTGGTGAAGTAGTAGCCGTTATTACTACTCACAATGGTCCTGAAGCAGTAAAAGAAGGTACTTATGCAGGTCAGCAGGTAGATGGTTACTTTGCTATCTATGGTTTACCTTATGGTACTTATGAAGTTGTCGAGTTAAAGCGTGATGCAAACATTCATCCTGGTGATGTATGGGAAACTGCTGATAAAGGAAATAGTATTTATGCAAATGACTCATTCTATTGGAATGATACTCACTTTACATATAACTTAACCGATTACAACAGCCATGCACACAGTGTAAATGGTGCATTTGACGTACATAAAGATCTTTATTCAACTGGTACAAGTAGATATAAGGATGATGTCTTCCGTGATGGTTTCTCATTCTGGAAGAGAGATTTAGTATATTGTTATGCTCCAAATGAAGACGGATTCTTAGATCATCCTCAAGGTGATTCAACTTGGAATGACATTAGATATGTTGTTATCAATAAGTCTGATGATAATGTAAAGATGTTTGACAAGTATACACAGCAGATGCCTGCAGCAGATCAGCCTTATGTTGAAATTAAGAATGATGTTGCAATTGCACCTAATTGTGTAGTTGCTATTATAACTTCTCACCAGAAGTCAGGTAATGACGATGATGAGTTAGTTAAAGGATATGAGCAGGGTTACGTGGCTTTATGGGGACTTCCTTATGGTCAGTATGAAATCCGTGAGTTAAGAGCTGATGCTACTATTCAGGTTGGTGATAACTACTATGAGTCTACTAAGTTAGGTTCTAGTGTATTTGCTAACTATAGAGTAAACAGCGATCTTATTGGATTACGTACAGATATTGCTAATAATCCTTCAATGCTTTATAGAGATGACATTTACTTCTATTACACACTCGAAGATACTAAGGCTGAAGATGGTTCAGATCTCCATACTGGATATACTAACAATGGACGCCTTATAATGATGGGTAATTTACATGAAGTAGATGACAACAACGAAAATACTTGGGATAATGAAACTGTATATGGTAATATTATAATTACTAAGCAGGATGATGAAACCAAGATTCCTGACTATAATCAGGGTGCAAATAGTCTTGCTCACGTTCAGTTTGCGGTTGTAAACAGATCTTATTGGTCTGTATGCTATCCTTATACTGAGGATCTTGAAAATGCTGAGGATAGATATTTTGAACCTGATGAAGTAATCGCAGTTCTTGAGACTGATGACACTGGTACATGCCGTATAGATCATTTACCTTATGGTACTTATGAAGTATATGAGCTTCGTATCAATGATTCTTATAATACACAGCAGAGAACAATCAATCTTCCTAACAATAGCGGTCAGCTTGTAGAAGTTACTTGTTATGGTAACACTATTAAGCCTCACTTCGTATGGAATGATGCTGCTATGGAAGCATATAAGGATTGGCAGAAAGATTATGCAGCTCATAAAGCTACTACAGCTGTAAATGGTGTTGCTGGTCAGGAAGGTCAGTATTTTGGTACTGATGATAGAGCTAATGAATGGTACACTTGGAATGAATACATTAATAAGTATTTTGTAGTTCAGCCTGAGTGGAGACATGAAATTGGTTCAGGTTACGATGTTCACACTGAAGACGATAGAACTATTCGTGGATATGTTGGAACTACTACCAATAAGCAGACTGGATCTACTTATGAGCCACAGGAATATCATTTCACTTGGAGCGATTTACCTGTTCGTGGTGATTTTAAGATGCAGAAAGCTAACATTGATGGTGATTTTATGCATTATGTTCCTTGGTTAATTTCACTTGTAGAGTCTGATGCGAATGGTGATCCTATTCAGAATGAAGATGGTAGCTATAATGTAATCGAAGAGCATGTATTTGTACTTGATTTTGATGCAATGTTCGATTCTAGAAACTGGGATGCACGTCCTAAGACTGTCGATAATCTTAACAAGTATGATGATTATGTAGAATTCGATCCAGACCTTAATAAGTTAGTATGGACTGGCTCAAAAGAGGATCTTAAAGCAGCTGCAACTGGTAATATTTGGTTCGGTGATATTGAACTTGAGAATCCTAATAGTAAGTACGTTATTAAAGAAAGAGGTGCTTTACTTGCTGGTACATACGTAATTCAGGAGATTCCTCGTGTATCTAAATATGGTTATCCTAAATTTAATGATCCAGGTGTAAATCCTGAAGACGCAATTGAAGAAGTAAATCTTGGAAATGGTAAAGTTAGAACAATTATATGGAATACAGAAGATTATGATATGATTAGTTCTACTCTCAGAGTAGTACATGATAATCCTAATCCTGTACTTCTTCCCGATGATTTAGATATCGGTGTAGATGATCCTCTTACTATTCAGTCTGAAGCATTAGATGCTATAGACGAAACCAATTCAACTATTCCTAGTGATCATGGTTTACTTCGTGATACGGTCACATTCGGTGGACTTAATACTTCACAGAGATATGGTTACAAGACTTATATCTGGAGATGTGATGAAGACGGCAATCCTATAGAGTTACTCCAGGAAACAGATATGTGCACACTTGACTTCACTGGAAGCAAGTACACAAATCCTACCAACAATAGAAAGTACAATACTCTTAGAAATGCTGATCCTAACTTTACATCTGTTGTTTCTGGTACATTTACAGATGATACTGGTTCATATACTATTATAGATAATAACTACGTAGTATTCAGAGATCATGATGGTAACTTTACTCGTGAATCTGCTCCTAATAATGATCCTACAAATGATAGATTCAATGTTCTTTATAATTTGAGCATCATTCAGGATTTCAACGTTGATACTTCTATGTGTCAGGAAGGTGAAAAGATTGCCTTTGCAGTTGATCTTTATAAGAGCATGGGTGCATCAGGATGGAGCTTAGTAAAACAGCATAATGCAGAGCTTAATGAAAAGACTCAGTATGTTGGTATTATTAAGTTTGTAACTGAATCTACTGATAAAACTACTCGTACAAGAGTAGCTGGACTTGGTAGATATGCTTATGGCGAAAAGGGAATGCCTCTTGTTAATAATGTTGCTACTTCTGGTCAGCTTGTTTACAATGCTGATGGTGAAATTGTAGGTTATACTCTTGTTGATGATAAGATTGTTTATAGCAATCTTGGAGATAAGCAGAACTATAGTTTCAGAGCAGAACTTATAGGTGTTAACAGTGCAGGTGAAACCTTCGTCGTTAAAGACATTTATGGTAATGAATGCAAGACTAGAGTATCAATTTATATTGATAAAGATCTCGATCATGTATTACATGGTACAGATATTATTGATGAAAACGGTACACCTGATGATGAATCAGATGATGTATTAGTTCAGGGTTCACTCGAAGGTCCTTGTGACGGTGAATTTACATTTAGTGACTTAGGTATGATGGATTGGGTAATTCCTAACAATCCTGAAGATACTATTTCAGTATTTGTAAGAGTTGAACTTTACAACAAACGTAATATTTGTCTCAAACATCATAATTACGATCTTGATGAAGAAGATGAGAACATTAGATGGCTTCAGATCAAAACTACTGCTATGTCAGAAGCTGGAGATGAAGGAGTTCTTCCTAATGGTAGATCTTGGGATCTTGACGGAAATATGATTAAGGGCGATGTAGTTCTTAGAGATAGAATTGATTATAGTAATCTTGCAGAATCTGTAGATATTAGAGTTGAAGGTTATGTATACCTTGTTGGATATGATGAAGAAGGTAAGAGATTTATTGATACAAACAATGGTCTTGATACGCCTTACGTAGCATATTCATCTAAGAACTTTACACTTACTGATGTTCCTGAAGGTAGTGTAGAGATGCAGTACACAGTAAAAGACTCTGGACAGTACGCTAAGCGCGAGCTTGTAGTATGTGAAAGAGTTTATATGGATCTTCCTGGTCATGCAGGTGTACATGCAGATGGTAAATACGTACCTGAAAATGCATCTATGGATTCAAGATCTATGATTTATATTTGTACAGATCCAAATTGTGGAGAACGCTTTAATACTTATGGTAAAGCTACGATTCATCAGCAGGCTACTGGACATCATTTTGTACAGGAAATTGCTTATGGTACTTTATACGTTAGTAAGTATGTACTCCATGATGATGGTGATACTGAAGTACTTATCGCACTTCATGAAGATATTAACGATGAGAAGCAGACAGTTTCTATTCCTGAAATTGAAACACATCTCGTTAATAAACATGAGGGAACTGAGTACAAGGTAGTAAATAGACAGTATGCAGACGTAACTGTATACGATACTGTAACTTATAGAAACCTTATTGTAGGTAAGCCTTGGACATTTACTGCAGAACTTATGGATCAGGAAACTAAGCTTCCTGTATTGGATGCTGAAGGAAATCCTGTAGTAGCAGTAAAGACATTCACTCCTACTGCTGGCAACTCAACTATTGACCCTGTCACTGGAAGAGCTTATGGTACATGTGAGGTTCCTATTACATTTAAGCAGGTATTAACTGCACTGGATTGGGAGAGTGACCCTTCATGGGTATGCTTCGAATCATTAAGCTTTGGTGATGAAGGCCATACTGACTTTAAGTATGCAGTTCACAACAATATTTATGATGAGAGACAGACTGTACATCTTCCTACATTCAGAACAACTGTAACTTCTACAGTTGCAGATCCTGCAAACACAGCCGCAGTTAGTGCGAATGATAGACAGATTCAGGCAGCTCCTAACCAGACTGTAACTGATACTGTTGAGATCAAGAACGTAGGTCTCGATACTGTAATCAAGAGCGATCTTGAGAACACAGACCTTACTATTACTGATATTATTCCTAGCACATTTACTTTAAGAATTGCTGCAGTAGATGCTGAAAATGGCGAGCCTATTGTTGATGCAAACGGTAAGCAGTTCACAGCTACTAAGAAGGTTGTTGTTGACGTTAAACGCGACACTGATGGTAAGGTAATTACTCCTTATGTTACTACAATCAATGGTGTTGATAATAGTGGTGAAGCATTCTTTGCTAAGCACAATGATGGAAACGGAACAGATTTCAATCAGTTACTCTTTGGTACTGACGCAAATCCTATTCTTGTAGACATCGATCTCACTCTTGATGCAACTGAGTACAAGGGTAAGACCATCATGTTCGAGGAAAGACTGTACTTCGGTGAATTTGATACAGAAGGACATGAAGTTCTCATTGAGAATGACTTTACTAAGGTAGAGCAGCAGGTAACTGTACCTGACCTTCATACTACTGCTATTGATGCTGAAACTGGAGAACATACAATCACTGTAAGTGGTAACGCTACTAGTGATGAATGGTATCTCAATGCTTCTGATCTTGAGAACTACGATTGGAAGATTAAAGATACTGTAAGCATGAACAAGATTACACCTGACACTGATTACACATTAGTTACTATTGTAGTAAACAAAGATACTGGTAAGGCTGTTACTAACCTTACAGATGGATCTAAGTTTGTACAGTATACTCCATATCACTCACCTGCTGGCGTAGCTACTGGTGCAGCTGCTGAGTATAAGTGCGAATGTGGAAAAGATGGTTGTGTAGACGTAATCGCAGTTGATAGTGAGCTCGATATAGATCTCAAACTCAACAAGACAGATGCACGTAATGGTGGTACATTTGTAGTTTATGAGTACATGCTTCTTGGTACAAATAACACTTATGTTCCTGACGAATCTGTAGCTGTTCCTAATGATTGCTATGCATATCATAATGACATTACAGATGAAGAGCAGACCATCGTTATCCCTGAGCTTCATACTGAGTTCATTGAATCTCATACTGAAACTCATGTGGTTCCTCTTGAGGAAGATGCTACTGTTATTGATACTATACACTACAAGGGACTTGTTCCTGGTAAGAACTATATTATGCAGTGTGTATTGATGAACAAGACTACTGGTGAACCTTATTACTTAACATCTACTGATGATGAAGGAAATACAGTTCTCACTAAGATCACTGAGGATAAGAGCTTTACTGCTTCTGAAACTGGTGAAGGTTATGTAGAAATTTCATTCACAATTCCTGCAGATCAGTTACACGATTTTGACGAATATCTCGACAAAGATCATCTCAACATTAATAGAACAGTAACCGATACTGGTACTGCTCCTGAAGTGGATGTAGATGGAAATCTTGTCGTAGAGCCTACAGATGTATCTGGTAATGACGATACTAGAGTTATTACAAATGAATACACTGGAGAAGAAGCTCGTGCAGAGCGTGGTATCTCTGATGAAGAGAAGATCAATGTTACCAAGAGTACACAGATCGTTGCATTCGAAAGATGCATCTCTGATGAAGAGAACAGTCGTGTATACGCAGTTCATGCAGATATCGAGGATGAAGATCAGACAATTCTTGTTCCTAGAATCTTCACACACTTGACTGACACTGTTATTGGTGATCACGTATCACGTTGGAATACTACCGAGACTATTACCGATACTGTTACATTCGTAAGTTTGCAGGCAGATAAGGAATATACAATCGAAGGTTACCTTGTAAACGTTGATACTGGAGAACCTATTTTAGTAAAAGATGCTAATGGCGAGGACGTTAGAGTTACTGCTACAAAGACATTTACTCCTAATACATTACCTGATACTCAGGTATCTATTAGTAATGGTAAATTAATTGCATCTGGTAACGTAGATCTTGTATTTACTTTTGATTCTACCGCACTCAAAGGAACTCACGTAGTTGCATTTGAGGATTGCAAATATGGTGAAATTAAAGTAGCAACACATGCAGAGATTGACGACCAGTGGCAGTGGATGTTCGTTCCTGAAATTGGTACCACAGCAAACGGTTATGTAAAAGCAACAGATGGTAATGCTGAGTATCGTGAAAAGGTAGTACCTTATAGCGAGACAGCACAGCTTATTGATGTTGTTGAATATAACAAGTTACTTCCTGGTGTATGGTACGAGATGTCTGGTACTATTATGGACAAGGCAACCGGAAAAGCAATCACAGATAAAGATGGTAAGGCTGTTACAGCTACAACCAGATTCTTACCTGCTGAATCTTCTGGTAAAGTTGAAGTTATCTTCACACTCGATACCACAGGACTTGAAGGCAAAACATTAGTAGTATTCGAAGAATGCTTATATGTTGGTGCTAAGAAAGATGGTACTGCAAATAAGGAAGCCGTAGCTGAACACAAAGATATCGAGGACGAAGATCAGACAATTTATTGTCCTAAGATTAGAACTACTGTCAAGGATGCAAATGGAAATACTAATGTACAACTTGATGGTACCAAGACACAGACTATTATTGATACTGTAACTTACGAGAATCTCATTCCTGGAAAAGAGTATACCGTAACTGGTACACTCGTATTCAAGAGAGATTATGGTGATAGTAAGGATTATGAGTACGTAAAGGATGCTAATGGTAACAAGATTACAGCTAGTACAACATTCAAACCTGACGAATCTAACTCAACCATCAAAGATGGATTAGCTTCTGGTACTGTAGAAGTTAAGTTTGAGTTCAATGCAGCACTTACTGCAGGTAGAAGAGTAGTTGTATTCGAGGATCTTTATCTCGAGAAGGTAAGAGTTGGAACACACTCTGATATTAATGATGAGAACCAGACATTCGATACAGTCATGAAACTTCATGTTAAGCTCGTTAAGTCTGACTTTGATAACCACGTATATGTACTTAAGAATGCAGAGATTTCAATCTATGTAGACGAAAAGTGCACACAGTTGGCAAAGGATATTAATGGTAATGATTGCGTTGGTAAGACTAACGAAAAGGGTGAGGTAGAATTCATAATTATTACTTATGATGAGAACCAGCTCTTCTATGCTAAGGAAACCAAAGCACCTTTCGGATATAAGCTTTGTGAGGATGTAATTCCTATTAAGGGAACTGCATACTACGATGGAGCTACTAACACTAAGACTACATTCACAGATAATGATATGTCTCGTGAATCTGATGGTGTATGTGCAATTAATCTTAAGATGTTCGATAAGATTATAATCATTCCACCTAAGACTGGCGATAACTTGCCTATACTTCCTATTACGATCCTTGCACTCATTGGTTTACTTTGCGTTGGAGCTTTCTTCGCGACCAAGAGAAAGAAGGTAGTAACAGACGTCGATGATACTACAGATAATGTAGAGGAGATGGATGAGGAAGCAGTTGAGGATGCAATTACTGGTATGATGACAGAGGAAATTGATGGCGATGGTCACAACGACTCTGGATTCTAATATAGAACTGTTTTAGTTCTCAAACTCATCTTATGACGAAACCCGGTAGAGGAATAAAAACCTCTATCGGGTTTCCTTTTTTATATCTACAATTAACCAGATTGACTCAGAAGGAACTTTAATTACGAGTATTATAGTTTCTATATTTATTATAACAGAAATCCTCTATGAAGTAAATAGAATACATTTATGAAGAGCTATTTAATTTATATACAAAAACGTCAAATCCAACGACTAGTTGGATAGACTAACTAGTCGATATTCTATAACTGATATTCTATAACAGGAGGAAATTACAAAATGCCAAAGGTAGTATTAGGAAAAACGCCTGAGCAGCTTGAAGAAGAACGCGCGCAAAAAGAGCGTGAACAAGAAGCTGAAATTCAGCAGCAAATTTTAGAAAGACAGAGAAAAATACAAGCTTTACATAGTAAGCAAAAAGTAAATAAAGTCATAATTATTTTGATTATTGTAGTAATTGCAGGTATTTTAATTACATTTGGTACCTACAATACTTTCTTCAAAAAAGGTTTGACAATGGACGATGTATATAACGCAATAGGACAAGCTAGATATACAGATATTTATCCTAGTGAAGGTCTTGATGGTTATATTCGAGATAATTGTGCTACTTTATTTAAGAAATACTATAATGATAATAAAGCAAATCAGGGTAAAGATATTCAGTCTGTAGAAGTAGATCAGGATTCTTGCTATATCTTTAAGGTAAGAAAACTTAGTCCTACTTTAGCACAAGTTTATTTCTCAGTAGATATTGTTACTACTAAGAATGATGTTATGATTACTGATCCTAACATTCTTGAACAGTTAAAGAGAAGTGGATTTGGTGCAGACTTAAATACAACTACAGAATCAACTAAACCACAGACAGAAACTGAAACAGTTATGGTTGATTTGTTAGATGAAGACGGTAATCCAGTACCTGAGACTGATGAAGATGGTAATCCAATTTTAGATGAAGATGGTAATCCAGTTATCAAACAGGTAGAACAGGAAGTAGAAGTTGAGGAAGAAGAGCCTTCTGATATTCCTAATACATCTATTGATTATCAGACAACTAAAACTGGTGAAACTAAACATTATTATATGACAGCAAACGGAATAGTTATGCAGTCTGGTGATATTATTCGTGAGAGATATAGTTTCTATGTACCAGTTAAACTTGCATATCAGTATGATGCTGATGGTGTAACTGTTGTTACTACTGGTTATGCAGTTGTTGGTAATATGAATCTTTACTCATTAGTTGAAACTGATATGACTAATTTTGATGAAATCACTATAGATCCAGTATTTGCATTTGATGAAGAGAAGAAAGTAGATGAAGATACTGAAGCTAAGATGCGCACTAAGGTAAATAATACTCTTAAAGCGCTTTATGATGGTACAATGGACACATCACAGGATTTCCAGAACTTCCGTCAGTTTAATAACTACAACGCACAGTTTGTAGAAATAAATAAGTTTAGCGCATATACTGAGCCTAACCAGTTAGGATATAATGTATATGTTGAGTATTCAATTATCACTTCAACTGGATTTAAGTATAAACTTGAAACTTATATGTTAGTTGAACAAAATGGTGGAACTTGGGTAATTAAAGAATTTATGTAAATAATATAGGAGGTGATTACAATGACAGCAATGATGCGTACTCGCAAAGATGGCGGCTGTAGTTTATGTCGTGCATCTGACGAGAATGTTGGTAAGAAAAGATGTTGCCACGTTCTCGACAATGCAGCTATTGCAGTAAGACAGGAAAAAGGTATCAATTATATTGATATATCTGGAACAGTCGACAAGAATAATACTGAATTTTCTATTAAGGCTAATCAGGAGAAAATTAAGGGATTTATCTCTTCACTCTCAGCTGGTCTTAATAAGAAGCAGCAGGACAGTATTTTATCAGTTCTTAGAGGCGAGGAGTAAGTCCTATGGGACTTAAAGATGGTGGCGCTGATAAATGGGGGCAGAGATTTGCCAAGACCGTTGAAAGACGTGTCAATAATATTTCAAAGAATGCTGCCGATGGAATAAAACAAAAAGGCAAATTTGCCGGAGACAGTGTTGCACATACTGGAAGACAAATTAAACAAGGTATTGATAATGCCGCTAAACCAATTAAAGGCGCAGCTGCACTCGGTAAAGATTTAGCCAACGCTAAAGGTCTTAAAGCTAAAGCACAATTATTAGGCAATAAAGCAGGTCAAAAATTTAAGGGTACTGACTTTTATAAGAAATTAAAGGAACTTTTTCTCAAATTGCAGAAAATGGCATCTTGGATCGCTGCACATGCATATCCATTAGCTATTGCATCAGCTGTAGTATTAGTTGGTTCATTTGCTACGATATTCATTATTAGTGTAGCTCAAGCTGCAACTCCTACACCGCATTATTATTGTGATACTGAAGCAGATGGTTCATTAAAGAAAACTGCAGTATATCAGCAATATTGTGGTGATAAAGGTCTGTTCGAACTTGAAGAATTGAATGGACATTACATCATTCAAGATGGTTCTGGTCCATGCACTGACTGCGCTACTGCTAATATGATGATGCGTTATTATACTATGAAAGATCTTAACTTCTTTGATTATTTATGGAAAGAAGACGGACAATATAGTCCTCCAGGTCAAGTATTAGTAACAGATCATTTAGCTACTCCTACGACTATTAGACACTGTATTAATGGTACTACAACTGTCAGAACTACTAGTCTTATTAAACCTGCAAATAGAAATAAACCTAATGGTGCTTGTAAATTTGCATTAAAGAATGGTATAAGTAGTTGGACAATGTCTAATTGGGGTTATTTACGTGATGATTCAATTGATTATGAATCTTACGAAATGACTAGTGATTTTTATGCCGATAATAGTGCAAATGAAAATTGGGTTTTCGATTTATCGGTAGCTAATAGAGCTCCCGGTTCATCTTGGGCTGTTTATTGGACTGGTACAACTACTGTAGCAGATATGGTATGTCAGGAAACTACTGCTGAAGGTTCTGCAATTACTGGAGATTATATTAAAGATCTCTTTAGTAATAGTGCAGTTTGTGCAGAAGCCGGAATCTTAATGTACTTTGATTATGGTGACGGACAGCATGCAGTATTACTCACCAAATATGATGGTGGTGAATGGTATATAATCGACTCTGCTATGGGATTAGCTGGTGGTTTTGAAGGACCTATTTCAGATACATTTGCTTGGAAAGCTTCTGAATTAAATACACTTCTTAATTCCGGATCTAATTCTGCAGGCGGATTAAAAATTTTAAGAATTTGCTGGATAGCAAATATGTAAAGGAGAATATAGCAATGAGTAAAAAAGCGAGGATTATTCTATTGAGTATTCTTCTTTCTGTTTTTGTAATCACTCTAATTTTAATTGCAATATTTAGGCCTAAACCGGAAGAAGAAACTCCGGTTGAACAAGAGCATAATTATGCATATAATGAAACACATGAACAGGAGGAAGAACCAATTGAAGAACCAACTCCTGTTGAAAATAAGATTTTGACTATTAATGATGTTAATATCAATCATATCGAGAGATTAACACCAGAACAGTCAGCAGATAAATCTGCAATGGTTACTAAATTAGATAATCGTACTAAATACGATGTCGAAGATCATGGAAAAGTTATATTAGAAGAAATAGCTGACATAACTGATGAATCACATGTTTATATTGATGTCTCATACGCTGATGGTGCAAAGCTTAGATATATTTGTACTTATGATCCAAAGAGTATGCATAGTTTCTTAAGATGCGTATCAATAGAAGAATGGGAATCAATACAGAATGGAGATAATGCTGGATAAAGGAGGAAAATTAGTAAATGAATAAAGCAATAAGACAAAATCTTTTGCCAATTATATCATTAGCTGTAATATTACTAATTGGTGTCCTCTTTACATTTAAAGCAGCTAATGCTTCAGTTAGTTTCCATGAAGCAGACTCGAATTGGGAAGATTATTCAAATTCTATTGATGCTTCTAAAATTGATACATATCCTTATGATTCATCTACTGCTACTATAAGTATGGTTAGTATGGATGTTTTATACGGAACTACTAGATCATTAGTATGGTATCATGGCGAATTTCCTTATGCTCAGATTTATGATGATGAAGATGAAGAGTATAGAGATGGTTGGGAAGGATATTATGCAGAAGATGGTACTGATGCAGGTGGAACTAATCCTGGATATGGCGCTGCTTGTGGTGGTGTAGATGCAGCGTCTTATTGGGGTTCTGGTGTAGATTCAGATAGTTTCGAAAATGTTCCTACTGCAGAACAGATTAATGCTGGTAATGTAAAATCATTAAGACTTTACGCATCAACTATGACTAAAACTGGTTTTACTAAATGGATAGGTGGTGCATTATATTGGGTAGTTAAAGGACTTGCATGGGTTGCAGTTCTTATTATTAGCCTTATTGTAAGAGCTAAGAATATCAGTCTTAAAATCATAATGGATATTCTTAATCTTGATGGTTTGAATGATGTAATGACTAAGAACTTTATTTGGGATGGAGATCATCTTAAATTATCGGCATTCACTGGTTTTTGTATCTTAATTTTGATTTTCACTATCGCAGCTTTTGCAATTAAATGGGCAAAAGGTGGTACTAAAACTCAAGGTATTTGGGAAATTCTTGGTACTATTGGTATCGGTTTAATTATTATTGGTATGTGTTTAACTGGTCGTATTTCTTCACTTGGTTCAAGTATTTCTACTTTAGCAAGTAAAGTTATGTACACCGTTGCAGAATCACTATCAGTCGGTGGTGATGGACATGCCTTTGAAATTGATATTACAGACGCTGAACATGAAACAGAGATTATTCAAATGTGCGAAATGTCTCTTGTCAATAAGGCATTTATTGATTTACAGTTATGTTCACAGTTTGATGTATCAAGTGTAGATGAACTTAAATTTGATAAATTTGGTGATTCGGGTGGATCAGTTGCAGCAACATATTTAGCTGGTGTAGATTCAGCTGATATGCATGATGACTTTAATGACAACTTAGGTTATTATTATTGGTTTGCTAATTCTAGTGCTACACAGAAAACTAGTCTTAATGCAACTTTCCCTGATACTGATACACAGTCAGTTCACAATAAATTGTCATCTATAATGACGTACTTACAGGTACAACATAATGCTAATGCTAGTAATGCTGCAGTAACAGAATTGATCGAAAATACTACTAGATCTTTTGCTAGTCCTGGTGGTGGTCCAAGATTCTTATGCTTACTTGTATTTGCAATTGTACTTATTCTCTTAGCAATTGTGTTATTTAAGTATGCACTTAATGTAGTAATTGCTAAAATTCAGATGTTCATTTCACTATTAGGAATGACTCTTGCAGGTCCATTAATTCTTACATCTAATCAGAAATTGGTTAAGACTGGTAAAGCAATTCTTGGTATGTTAGTAGTATCATTCTTAGAGATTACTGTATATTCAATTATCTTTGATATTATTATCTATACAGTATGTGCAATGTTCAAACCTGATATTTTACCACTGTTAGCTACTATGGCTTTACTTATCTTATTACTTTACTTTAATCCAATGATTGCTCAGAAGATCAAACAGATTATGGAACAAACTGAAAGACAGATTGCTCCTGAACTTGTTAATGGTAGAAGAGCAGCTAAGAACTGGGCTAAAGCTAAAGCTAGACAAGGTATTGAAGCTTACGATAAAGGTAATGGTAAAATCGTTGGATACGATGCAGATGGTCAACCTATTTACGAGAAACACGGTGGTGATGCATTATCTAAACTCATGCATACTGGTGCAAATGCAGTATTTGCAGAAGGTAATGAGCATGAAGGTCTTATTGGAATGCATACTAAGCTTAATAAAGATCGTCAGAAGAATAAGGCAGATTCTGCTAGACAGATTCGTGAAAATGCTGAGCTTGAAGTTGAACGTAAGCGTGCAGCTATTTATAATGAAGCAGATCATGAAGACAGAGGTATTCACCATGAAATTGATACTACTGTAACTGATGCTGTTACTGGTAAAGATGAATTTGGTGAAGATACTTATGATGATGCTAAACTTTCAGAAGAAGAAAGAAGAATGGTTGCAGATCGTAGAGCTCATAGAGATGAACTTGAGGAGCTTGAGAATAATGCAGATTACCAGGATCTTCTTAAGATGAAAGCAGACCTTCAGAGAGAAAATGCTAAACTTAAAGAAGGCGAAGAAGCGCGTACAATGTCTACTGAAGATGCAGCTAGACTTGCTGCTTATAAGTCTAAGATTGAAGCTAAGAAGAATCAGATCAAAGCTGAAAAAGGTAAGATTACTGAAGCAATTAAGGAACGTGCAGCTAGAGAAGCTATGGCTAAACGTGGTCTTGATTATGATGCAGCTGAAGGTGGAGATCTTGATTCTAAGATTGAAAACGCTACAAAGAAAGCAGCTATCGAGAAACATAGAGATGAGATGGAAGCAACTCTTAATACTGCTATTGCCGCTATGTCTAAAGAAGTTAATAATACTTCAGCACAAGGTAAAATCGGTCGTGATTCTACTCAGAAACTTAATAAAGCAGCAGCTGAAGCTCAAGCAGCCGCTATGCTTCAGTTAAGTCAGCTTCAGAATGGCGAAGATATTATGAAAGCTGAAGGTAAAGACAGCGAAGCTAAACAAGCAGTTAGAGATATTGTTGATAAAGTATCTCAGCACTATGATGGTGATAAGCACTCAGCAGATGCACATGTTAGAGAACATTTACAGGCAAGAGTTGAAGAAGCTGATACTCAAGAGAAATATGATGCAGCTAAAGCCGCACTTGATACTGAGATGAAACGCCAAGCTGAAGAACATGGTAAGCAGAAAGCAGCAGTTAAAGATCAGTATAAGACTGCTAAAGCAGATGCAGGTAAGAGAGGTCTTGAAAGAGCTTCTGTTCAAGAACAACTTCAGAGTGCAATTAATAATAGATCTAATGGTGCTACTCCAACTCCTACAGCAGATTCTAATGAAACACCTAATATGTCTGCAGTAGTTAATGCAGCAGAAGCAAATGCACCTAAGACTACTACACATGCAACACAGCCTCAGCCACAGGCGCAGCCTAAACCTCAGCCACAACAACAGGCTCAAGCTAAGTCTCAACCTCAGGCACAACCTGCACCTAATATGTACAGTAATCCTGCGCCAACACAGCCTCAGTCAAGATCAAATGCATCTAATAATGCAGTAAATAATCTTGATGTTGGACCTATTCCTGGTGATATTCCTGTGCAACCACAAGCTAGACCTCAGCCACAGGCTAGACCTCAGCAAAATGCACAGCCTCAGCCACAGGCTGCTCCTGCTAGAAATCCTCAGCAGAATGCAGGACATAATATGTACACTAATCCAGCTCAAGCTAGACCTCAGCCTGATATGAGTTCTGTAATTAATCAGAGAGAAGCTGTATCAGCAGCTGAAGCAAGACAAGGTGAAGCTAGAGCACAACAGCAACAGATGGCTAGTGTGATTGAATCACAGACTCAGTCTATATCACATGGAGCTGAAGCTACTAGAGCAGATTATGTTGTTGATGAGCAAAAGATGGATGCGATGAATCAAGATCGTCGTATGATTAAAGGAATTTACGGTGAATCTACAAATAATGGTGGAAGACAGTAAAACTATTATAAGATGGCGGTCATATAGTTCTTTATATGGCCGCCTATCTATTTTATAAGAAAGGAAATTAAGACAATGGAGGTGTAGAAATGATTTGTGCAATATGTGGCTTTAATGCAACAACTTCTAGAGGTATGGGATCTCATTTACATAAACATAATTTATCAGCTAAACAATATTATGATTTATATATAAGAACTGATAACGAAGGAATATGTAAGTTAGATACATGCAATAATGAAACACCTTTTTATGGTTTGTTTAAAGGTTATCAAAATCATTGTTGTATTAGTCATGCACAATTAGATAAAACTACACAAGATAAAATTAAATCTACATGTTTGAAAAGATATGGAGTTGAAAGTTCAAATCAATCAGATATAGTTAAAAATAAAATGAAACAAACCTTAATAAAACATTATGGTGTAGATAATTGTCAAAAATCTAAAGAAATATCTGATAGAGTTATTAACACTAGACATAAAAATAATTTAGAAAAATATGGTGTAGAAGAACCAGTTAAATTACAAGAAGTACGTAATAAAATTAGTAAATCTACTAGAGAGTATATGTTAAATAGATCTCAAACAGAAAAAGATGGCTTTTATTATAAAGTAAGAGAAATTAAACGACAAAATGGTACATTAAGTACGTCTAAACCAGAAAATGATTTTTATGAATGGTTGTTAACTATATTTGATAAACAAGATGTATTTAGAAATTATTCATCTGATAACAGATATCCGTATATGTGTAATTTTTATATAAAATCATCAGATATGTTTATTGAACTTAATTTATATTGGATGCATGGTTTCCATTGGTTTAATGAAAATAATCCAAATGATGTAGCTAAATTATGTAAATGGCAAGAAAAAGCTAAATTAGGGCATAAACAGTATAAAGCTGCAGTTAAAGTTTGGTCAAATAGTGACGTATTAAAACATAATAGCGCAATTAAGTATAATTTGAATTATATAGTGCTTTGGAATAATCAAGATATTATACAGTTCAAACAAGAAATCGAAGGGAAAATTAAAAAATGAGAAAATTTATAGTGAATTCCAACGTATATGGTTGGATGGGAAAAACTCACGCTCTCCTAAGCGTAATGTTCCTATGCATTTGTTTGCTTATTCCTGTAAATGTCTTCGAAGAAACTCTTTGGCTATTGAAAGATAACATCTTATTCTTTATTGTAGGCTTAACAGTTTTAGTAGGTGGTGCCCTACTTCCTGACCTAGATAACTGTTCTAGTTCTGCTGGATCCACATTAGGATTCATGGGAAGCATCATTACTATTTTTATGCAGTCTACAAGCTCTGTTATATGGACATTAGTTCATACAAGAAGAGAAAGAATGCCGATGACTCCACATAGATATTTTTGGCACACATTAGTTGCGAGTGCAGGAATAATATGTCTATTTTGGTTTGGAATGCCTACTGGAGAAACAACAATTTTTGGTGGAATACGAGAAGAAACATTTGGCAGATTCTTACAAAATAATGTAGCAATTTTATTCTTCATTATAGTTCTCTTTATGGCAGTTCTTTGTGGTAGTGATATGATCTTATATAGATTAGTAAAATGGTTCAAACTGCCTAAACTAATTAGTTATATTCTTCCAGTACTTGTTCTGATCTATACATTTACATTAGATTATAATCATTTAAGGATCTTAGGTCTATGTATAGGTTTTGGCTATTTATTTCACTGTCTGGAGGATTTCTTCGCAGACGGTGGAGTGCCTTTATTGTGGCCAATTCCAATTGGCGGACATTGTTGGTATAAATGTCATTTCTTAGTAACTTGCACTACTGGTGGATTGATAAATACTATATTAGATATAGTAGTTTTAGCAATAGACATAGGTTTAATTGCACTAATATTCTTGAAAGGAAGAGGAGTTGTATGAGTCAAATACAAGAATGGTATTATAAGGGTCGTGCATCCGAGTCATTCGGCGCCAAAGCGAATAGCCCTTTGCCTACTATCATAGCAATAATATCGGCTTTCGTTATTTTAACTCTATGCGGCGCTGGCTTCATTTTAAGAGATTACATTTATGACGTTGTTTATAATCCACAAGTAAATGTATATGCAAATTACAGTGAAGCTGGTTACTATCTAAATATTCCGTATAGATATGACTTTAAACCAGAAAATTATATTGATGAAAATAACACACTTAAATATAACGACTTTATGGATCCTAACAATAAGGATTATACTTATTCTATTGAAGGTTCAGTAGATACTAATACTCTTGGTGACTATACTCTTACTTATTCATCTGCAAATAAAATGAATAAGAGAAGTGTACAAGTATTAGTCCATGTAAAAGATCTTACTGCACCTGTAATTAAATTAGATGCTACTCTTAATGAAGGTGGTGAATATGATCCAATCGTTTTAGTAAGAGGTGTTCATAATGAAGGTTCGTCATTAGGTACTTTAGACTTTAATGCAAACAAATATATTCTAGAAGTTACTGACGACTTTGACGAAGAAAAAAATATTAAACTTGAAAATACAGGTCAAGATATAGATCTTGAAGACGGAACTGGAACTAAAAACTTCGAAGTTATCTATACAGCAGTAGATAAAGCTGGAAATTCTAGTGTCACTATTCTTCCAATTATTGTTATGGATAAATATGATGCTATTGCAGACGCTCAAAAAGAACGTATTGCAGAAATGGAAAGAGAACTTAATATTCTCGTAGGTAACTGGAAACAAAAAGAAGGTGAACCAGAAATAGTGGTTATACCTGAAATGAGTGCAAAAGACTTTACTTGGTCTCTTTCTAATGATCCTTCTGAATTTGTTAAAAGTGCAATGAATAATGTAACTTACTATGGAGAAGTTGTGTTATATCCAGTCTCTGGAGCATTTATTACCGAACCTGTTACAGAACCAGGCACTTATCATGTAGTTTGGTTTACTACAGATGGACAAACATGTACTCAGACTATTATTGTAGAAGGTGAACTACCTACAGAAAATACAGAAGAGCCATCTGAAGAAACAACAGAAGAAACTGAAACTACTGAAGAAGAATCTAAATAAGAAAGAGGAAATACTATGAATTTCTGAAAGGAAGCTAAACAATATGAGTAAAGTAATGAAGTGGAAATATAAGGGCAAACCAGACATTGTGTTTGGTGAAATTAAGGAGAGTAAAGCCCCTAAAATTATTTTATTTTCTATTATAGGCTTAATTGCAGTTGCTTGTATGGCTGGCTTCCTTCTCAGAAATTATCTATATGATGTAATATTTAATCCTCATATTGAACTAAACAATTTAGTAAAATCTGAAAATGGAACTTATTTTATCGATATAGAAGTAAATTCTAAATTTGACAAGTATGCATATATTGATGAAAATAGAACTCTTAGATATGACAAATTTATATCTGAAAATTCACGATATAAATGTGATATAGAAGGAGATGTCAATACAGATGTTTGTGGTGAATATACTATTGTATATAGATCCTCAAATAGAATAAATTCGCAAGAAATTCCGGTAACAATTAGAATATCTGATAATGAAAAACCTTTAATTGAACTTACTAAAAATGTTGAAACTATAGCCTGTACAGATGAAGCTATAAAAACATTTAGTCCAGACAGCTACATTAAAAATGTAAGTGATAACTACTATGATGTATCTACTAGTTGGACTATCTATGATGACGACGGTGCAGAAATTTCATTATCTGATATTAGAAATATGTATAAAGACATATCTTGGTTAAATGATCTAAAATCAGATGATCTATCTGAATGGGTAGATAATCATATTACAGCTGATACAAAATATAAAGAAGATATTTTACCATTACATATTGAACCAGTTCGTAATTATAGAATTGAATATATTGTGGCAGAGAATCGAGAAAACGCTCTTAAAGATTCTGCAAGTGTTGAATTAGTTATAACATTTGATGAAAATATTATAGTAACTACATTAAATAATGACTTAGCTGAATTACAACCACTTGTAAATGAATTTAATAAGGAGCATCCTGATACCAAAATTTCTACTGCTAAGCCCAGTGGAAATAATAATCAGAATACTACTCCTACACAAACTCAACCTACTAATAATGACGCTAATAATAATCAAAACACTAATGGAGGTAGCGGTGTTAATATATATGATGATGGTACTGGAATGTGGGGAGATTAAAGACGAAAGGAGATGATGAGCTGTCATGAGTAAAGTAATGACATGGCGATACGCTGGTACTGCTGATATTACTTTAGGTAAAGAGGTTCACATCAATCCTTTGCCTAAAATTGCACTTGCAACAATAATTTCTCTTATTATAATTGCTTGTACTTCAGGCTTTGTTTTTAGAGATTATTTATATGACATGTTTGTAAATCCTCAATTAGTGTTAAAATACGTAAATAAAACTGATGATGGATTTTCAGTAGATATTCCTTATCAATTTGATTTTAGTGCTGAAAAATTTATTGATGAGGTAAATACAAAAGAATATGAAGCATTTATGAATCCAGATAATTCAGTATACACATACTCAATTGAAGGTGAAGTAAATACAGAAGTTATTGGATCTTATTTAGTTACATATTATTCTAGTAATAGTGCTAATAAGAAACAAATTGCACTTACCGTAAATGTAATTGATTTTGTCGCACCAGTTGCTAGATTAAAAGATCCTATTACTCAAGAAGAATTAAAGAAAAGTATAGATGGTCAGTATAAACCAATGTATATAGTTCGAAATCATACAACAACTTCAGAATATTATGGTACACTTAGTTGGAATGTAAAAGATTTCATATTAGACTATTCAGATAATTATTCTGATGTTACTATTACATATCCAGATAAACCAGATTGGGTAGGAAATTCTATAGAGTATAGAGAATGCATTTATACATTTGCTGATGAATCTGGTAACAAGACTGAACTAATTTTACCGTTATATGTAGTAACATTAACTGACACTCAGATAGCTGAATTAGCTGATGGTAATATTAAGCTTAATGACGTTGATTTAGCTGAAGATTCTGGCAATACTACAGATGTTGCAAGAAAATTTGATGATAAAATTCAGCAGATTGCACAAACTGAACATGATAACAATAATAAACCTGGTGGAGGTGGTAATGGTAGTGCAAATGATCCTGGTGTAACAAATGATCAGATTGATTATAATGATCATTCTAGAGATGATGAATGGAGAGCGGAAGATTGGCAAAATACACCAACTAATGAAGATGGTACACATACAGGTAGAAATCCTCAAATAGTTGCTGATGCATTTACATGGTCTGTTTCTACAGATGGACCATTTGGTCAAGCTTTTGTAATACGAGCAGCAAATAATGTGCACTATTATAATTACGATGGAGTAAAAGCACAAATGACGTCTGGGCCATTTATATCATTTCAGCCTGATGGACCTGGTACATATTCTATTCATTGGGAAGCAGAAAATGGTTTATCCTGTGATCAAACTGTATATTTAACTGAATAAGGAGGAATATCACATGAAAAAGACGACAATTATTCTTCTTTGTATAGCAGCCGTTGTATGTATGATTTTAGTTGGTTTTACTGGTTACTATATTGGTTCAAAATCACATAAACAAGATACTACACAAGTTGCGACTAATCCTTTAGAAGAAACTACTGAAGTTGCTACTACTAATGTAGAAACTATTAAAGCAGAGCTTCGTGAAGAGGTCAAAGAAGAAGTAAGAAAAGAACTCTATGACGAGATTTATAATCAAGCTATGACAGATGTAGAAGCAAGTCTCGATGAAAAATTAGCTGAGCTTGAAGCTGAACAACAAGCAGCAGAGAAAGAGACTGTTAAAGATACTGAAGAAACATCTAAAAATACTGAACCACAAACTCAGCAAACTACAACAAAACCATCTAATAACAATGGAAATTCTGATAATAATAGTGGAAATAACAATAGCGGTGAAAAAACCGAATCACCTAAAACTACACCTTATATTAAAGTACATGATGTAAGTGCGTCTATGAGCGGAGGAAATGATGCAATTGAAGTGGCGCTTAAAAGTGCAGTAGATGCAAGTTCAGGAACTGTCATGTGTGATCCTAGTGCAATTACTGGACTTGGAACATTTCCAGTTTATTGGACATCAACTGATGGAGCAACTGCAACGAGTTACATAACAATAACAGAGTAAGGAGACTAAGTCATGAGAAAAAAATTAGGTTGTTTAGCATTACTTGGAGTTCTTACTGTAAGTATGTTAACAGGATGTGGTAACAGTTATTCATCTAAAGGATTAGGTGATGCTATAACTAATAGTAGCGAAGCAAGTTTTATGTTAGATGATTATGATATGGATTATAGTTCTACTTATATAGATAGTAGCTATGCAGATTATAGTTATACCTTCTATGCAAGTGGAGAACATAAAAAGTCTAAAAATGAAATGCTTAAGGATTATGAAGACATTCAAGCTTTTGTAAAAGACAGAGATGGTTACATTGAGGATGTCAATAATTCATACAATGTTTATGATAAAGATAGAAGATATTATAGTGATTTATATAAAACTTCTGGAAGATTATCATTTACTATTCAGGTTAATAAAGCCTATGTAGATGAAGTTATCGATAAGTTAGACGAGATTTGCAAACAGAATAACTTAGAAGTAACTACATATACACAGAGAATTACTAATTATGAAGGTAAGAAAATAGTCGATTATGATCCAGACTATTATGATTATGATACTATTTCTAGAACAGAACTTGAGCAGAGACTTAAATATGCAGATATAAATGTTCAGCTTAATTATTATACTGATTTTAATGCATTTGAGAAATTCTTTATAGGTGTAGGAGATGCACTTAGATCATTTTGGGATGCATTTGGAGAAAGTGTTCAGATTATATTAGTTCTTTTATTTATTGCTTGGGTATTCTTCTTTAATGTATGTTTATTCTATAAAGTATTTAGAAAGATGATGTACAAGCATAGAAAGAAACATCCTGAGTTATATGAACCTAGACAGTTTGTTATTGTAGATAGTAGTACTATTGATGAATCCGAACCAGTTCAGGCTGTAGTTCAGACTGAAGAAGAGTAATACTATTTAGAGGGTCTATTAAGTTAGGCCCTCTTTGAATTTGAAAATAATTGACGAAAGTCAAATCTATATAAAGGAGAGGTAAACCAATGAATATACAAGAGGAACGTGAAGCATTATTTGATGATCGCTTTAGACCTAAATCTCAGGATATAGAGCGTATCAAGAAGTTTTGTCAGACTATTAGTAGTATTACTGGTGTACAAGTATGTAATGATAAAGGGATGATTTATGAGTACATTCCACAGGTGTATCAAAGTGCACTCAAAAAACTAGAGGAAAATAAGTAACGAAAGAGGGAAGTTAGACAATGGGATTATTTGATCAATATAGTGGTGTCAAAAAGCATGGATATCAATTATATAGGAACCATTCTTTATTGATTTACAGAGAATTAAGTGACAAGACGTGGGATAGTACATGGCAATATTTTACTACAGAAAAATCTGATCTTAATTTAGCACTGTATTTAGGTGGAAATGGAATTACTGCTACATATACAGATTATTATTGTTCTAAGTCTAACTTACCAGAAATAGAAAAACACTTAAAAGCTGCATGGCCAGAGGTAAAGAAGTCGTTATATATTTTCTAGTAAGGAGGGTGCCTAATGAAATGTAAAGTATGTGGATGCAACAGTGGTAAGTATGTTGTATGTTGGGATCATAAAGACACCAAATACAAAGATACTTGTAAAATACACGGCAAGACTTGGTTTATTAATCGACAATGTCTGAAATGTTTAGAATTGAAAACAGCAATATATCTTGTAAAAGATAACAAAGATAGATTTGGAGATAAGATAACTAAAGATCATTTCTTATATCCTTATAGGAAAAGATTAACTCATCTTAATCGTAGATACCAGTCACAGTTTCAGCATAGAATTTCTAATACCGCTGGAATCTATGGAATCTTTTGTGGATCTACTTGTTTATATGTAGGTCAGAGCGTCAATATTTCTATGAGAATCAAACAACATAAAGAGAATTTTAAGAAAGCTAAATTCCAGATTCAGGGAACTAAACTTCATAAGCAAAGAATCTCTATTAGTAAGATGCCTCATAAGGTAGAATTTAAGTATTATGAGATGGCTAAGAATTATAATTTGCCAGATTTATCATATAAGACTTTATTCAAATTACCTAAACTTAAGGATGAATTTGAGTTTAATGAGTTATTGACATACGCTGAACAGGCTATGATAGAATCATATCAGCCTAAATTTAATCATATAGCAGCTAGACCGTCAAGAAAAGAAAATTTAAGAAGAGGTAAAAAGAAATGAAGAAATTAGTAGGTATAGGATCTATCTTAGTAGTTCTCAGTGGTCTCACAGTTGCTACTATTATAATAATTAAATATATAAATAATAGAAAAGCAAAGTTATCTCCAGAGACCTCTGGTGATACCTCATTAGACTCTGATGTTGAGATGGATGATTTAGATATTTAAGGAAAAGTTATGAAATGTGTAGATTGTAAAAATACAAAATATTGTGATGCATATAAAACAATGGATTTTACTTGTTGTGCTACAGGCACTCCAAAATATTTACCTTCTATTGTTGCTGATGATATAGTTTATAAGATAAAAGCAGGAGCTACTATTTTAGGTATCAATCAGGATCAATATGTAAAAGATATTATGGATGAAGTTTATGAAAAGCTGAAGAAATAAGGAGAATCTATTATGGATGAAAAAGAAATCTTAATAAATAGTAATGGTTGTGATGACGGATGTGATGATGACCGTGAAGATTATTCTGACGAAAATTTTGAATAAACTATTTACATTACCTCAACTTCGTGTTATAATAAAAACAAGTTAAAGAGGTGATGAAAATGACAATGTTAGAAAACGCAATGGAAGTTGTAAAAATGATTAGAGATGAACACTTTGAGGCATATTTCGTTGGAGGATATGTTCGTGACTTCCTTATGCATAAAGATCCAAAAGATATTGATATTACAACTAATGCACTTCCTGAACAGATTCAGAAGATTTTCAAGTCACATGTAGATACTGGTCTCCAGCATGGTACAGTATCTGTTAGACCTAATAAAGATTCTGAACTTTTCGAAGTAACTACTTATAGAGTAGATGGTAAGTATGATGATGGTAGACATCCTAGTGAAGTAACTTTCACTCCTTCACTAGAAGAAGATCTTGCTAGAAGAGATTTTACCATGAATGCTATCGCAATGAACCCTCTTGATTGTAGTCTTACTGATCCTTTTCATGGATATGATGATATTCAGAGCAAGATTGTTCGTTGTGTAGGTGATGCAAAACAGAGATTTATGGAAGATCCTCTTAGAGTTCTCCGCGCAATGAGATTTGCTATTAAGTATGGTTTCACTATTGAAGATTCTACTAAAACTGCTATGCATGATACAGACGTTCTTGCTAAGCTTGATGAATGTATTTCTAAGGAAAGAATTACTGATGAACTTCGTAAGATGCTTACTTGTGGTAATCCTATTAGAGATATTTTCATGGAGTTCTCTGATATTGTAGGTGTGATCATTCCTGAGATGATTCCTTGTATTGGTGCACCTCACAATAGTAGATGGCATCCTCATGATATTTACGATCATATTCTTCATGTTGTAGATGGTTGTAAGTCTAATAAGTTTGAAATTAAGCTTGCAGCACTGCTTCATGATATTGGTAAACCGTTTAGTAGAGTACATGATAATGAATACAACTGTGATCATTTTTACGATCATCAGCTTGTTAGTGTAGAAATTGCTAGAGATGTAATTGCAAAGGATCTTAGAATTTCTACTAGAGAACGTGAAAGAGTTCTTGGTCTTATTCTTCATCATGACGATCATATCAGTCCTGAGTACAAGCATATTAGAAGATTCATTGTTAATACAAGTGAAGATCTTGTGAGAGACTGGATCTTTCTTAAAGAAGCTGATATTATGGATCATAGATGTCCTGCAGGTGAAGAAGATACTTGGAATGATATGCTTCAGAGATTTGAACTCTTTAAGAAGAATATTGATATTGTAGTAGAACAAGAAAATGCATTCAAAATCACTGACCTCGCTGTTGGCGGTAAGGATATTATTGATCTACTTAATATTAAACCTGGTCCTATTGTTGGTCAGATTCTTAAAGATCTGTTTGAAGCTGTTATTGATGAGCAGGTCGAAAATGAAAGAAACGCACTCCTTGAGTTAGCTAAAACGCTCGCTTAAGGAGTGTTTTTATCTCAATGAAAGGATATTTATAAATACATAGTATGGATAAAGTAGAAGAAATTAAGAAATTTATCGAAGATGTAGACTTTGATTGTTCATGTCCAAATGAATGCCGCAGAGACTTCAAATGTGAAGACTGTGGCTTTTATACTATAACAAAGAAAAGTTTAATAGCTTTAGCTGAGAGACTCAAAGAAAAAGAGTCCAACTAAAGACTATTTAATAATAATATACTTTAAGTAGCTATTAGATATTAGTTTTTTTGAAAGGAAGTTAGAAAAATGACATTTGGCGCAGTATTATTATTGACACTAATATGTGCAATATGCAGAGCTATTATGTTCTATAAAAGAGATTTGAAGGTTTGGCATGCATTTATACCTGGATTAAATAAGTATGAATTAGGACACACTGTTGGTTGTAAGAAGCTTGCAGTAGCTAATGGAATTGCACATACAGTATTTTGGGTATATTTTGCATTATGTTTTGGATACGAAATATGGATTATGCAGAATTATGCTTATGCAATACAAATGCCTACAAATGAAGGTGATTTTAGCCGAGTTATGGTTGAAGTACCTGAAGTAGTAGCAAATATTGCTGTAGGATCGAAGTATGTTTTGATTGCTTTTGCTGTAGTAACATTGGTTTTATGGTGTATGATGATGTGGAAATTTACAATGGCGCACAAAAAGAATCCTTGGTGGATTGTATTATGGGCGGTCATACCTGTAATTCCTTATGTATACTTCACTGCGATTTCTGATTTTGTATCTAAAGATGGTAAGAGATACACTACTCAGAAAGTCGAGATTAAAGAATGAGAAGTCAATTAGAGTTATTAGAGATACAAGATCAAGAAGCAGTCAAAAATACGTATTTCAGATATCCTAAAGTTACACCTCATGTTAATGTATATGCAGACCACATCGAAGTCAAAACAATTGATGATGTGGCCTCTGTTTATACCTTGGATGAAGTAGTACTTTATATTATAGCTCGTTTTAGATGGGCTCCCGCATGGTTAGTTCAGCAGTGGTATGAAGTATATGCTACTAATGGATATAATCAAATAGAAAGATTTATTAGAGTAGGTTTAGTTTGGGCACAGACTGGTTCAACTGGTGTATTCATTCGACCTACCTATTTTTTATTTGAGCTGATGGATGTTAAAGAAACATGGTATTCTGATATTCCATTCAACTTATTAAATCATACATGCGCAGAAATGCAGATTGTATTTGATGTTATGATGGGAAATCCTAGTTCTGAGATTTGGTACTTTATTCAAGAGAGTAAAGCACAATGTCTACCTACATATCATCCATTAAATATCACATCACAACAAAAAGTTGGTGTACCTATCTTTATTGAAGAAGAATACCGTGGAAAATTAGATGCAACTTCAATAAGAGCTGGACAAGATAAACTGATTCAGTCAATTAGAAGTAAGCAGAAATTTACCGCAGAATTTCAAGATTATTCACTATTCACATTAGCAACTGAAGATCCTGAAAAGAATAAAGATGGTATTTATACACAACGTCCTGATTTAGTTATTCCAGCTTTTAGAACACCTGATGGTAAACCACAAAGTTGGGCAATTGAAATGGAACTTTCTGCTAAAACTGGTAATCGTTATGATAAGATTATGAAGTCTTATAGAAATAATATGGTCTTTGGTTATTTACTTTATTTATGCGGAAATAATTATATTGTAGAACAAGTTAAAAAGGCATATAAAGAGGCTGGAGGCTTAGGAACTTGTAGATTATTTGTAGCGCCTTGGACGGCTCCAGCTCAGCGTATAACTAACTATACAGCTAAGGAAGAAGTTGCATATAAGATGTTACTTGATTCTACAGTAAGAAGTACAAAATGCGAGGAAGAGAAAAATGCACAGTAAAGATAAATCAGAAACAGTTAATTCAGATGAAGAGCAGATAGAATCAACTGATGAAACTGTACAAAAAGTACCTTGGTATAAGCAGAAGAAATGTATCATTATGATGATACTGATTGTTATTCTGCTTTTCTTTAATTTTAACTATACGATAGTAATGGTTGTAGGTCCATCTATGGAACCTAGTTATTATGACGCTAACTTAGTAATAGGACAGCGTAACTATCAATATCTTCAGAGATTTGATGTAGTAGTCATCTATTCAGAAGTAGCGCAAAAGACTCTTATTAAAAGAGTAATTGGTTTACCTGGAGAGACTATAGAGTACAAGGATGGCTATTTATATATAAATGGAGAGTTGATAGAAGACCGATATAACTATGGTGGAACTAATGATTTCTGTGTTACTTTAGACAATGAAAGCTATTATTGTTTAGGTGATAATAGAACTAATTCAGCTGATTCTAGATCGTATGGAGATTTTGATGAAGATGAGATCTTCGCAAAGATTCAAGGTAAACAGCATATAAGTGTTGCTGACATACGAAACAAATTTGATAGTAGTACAAATAATTAAGGAAAGGAGTGAATGTCATGGCTAAAGATGGTAAGAAGAAAGAGAAGACTACAGTTGTACTTCCAAAAGCTTGGCAAAGCTTGAAGCATAGAAATGAAACTGCTCAGGCTAGAGCAAATTATGATGACATTTGGAAAGCTGCAGGTGTCATTTTAGGTATAGCTTTCTTCTTGTTTGTTATTATGGGCGGAGTTAGCCAGACTGGTGTCCTTAAATTTTTCTTCAATTGGTCACATAATGTTGGTGAAACTATTTCTAATTGGCTTGAAGGCACAAGTGTCATAACCAATGAAGATGGTATTTATTGGGATCCAACTGGTCAAACTGGAGAGAAAATAAAAGATGAAAATGCACCTGAGGTAATTAATATAGGTGATGAGATCGAGAAAGAAACGCATGGTGGTGGTTCTGAAGACGACTCTGGAGAGGATGCAGATTCATCAGAAGATTTAGAAAATTCAGAAAATTCACAAAATAGTGAGGTACAAAACGAATGACAACAGTACAAGAAATGCTAACTAAATCATTAATTGGTTTGGTAGTTCTTCTTGTAATTGCCTGTGAAAACATGTTGCTATGCAGGAAAAAGACAGTTCCAGTTATTTTATTGGATCAGGGATTCTTTGGAATAGTATGCTACTTTGTTTTTGGTTGGTTTACCATTATATACTCAGTACTGCTAATTGCATTCCTCATGTTTATAAAGTATAGAAATCATGTGAGTGACGGCGCTGACCTAGATTATTCCGGAAGGATATTTAGTGTTAGCGCCGTTTTCAACAAACTTCGTAGACCTAAAGAACTTGCTATTGGACGAGTTCTACCAGTAAATCATAATGAGATCAAATATAATATGCGCGCAATAGAATTAGATAATACTATTCTATCTGGTGAAACATTCATTACTGGATCTACTGGTTCTGGTAAAACTACTACTATGAAGACTATACTTAAGCAACGAATAGATGAAGGCAAACCAGTTGTATTTTTCGATTATAAAGGTGAAGAAGATATTCTTGATGAGATGAAAGGATTTGCATCCGCCGCAGGTCTTCCTTATTATGAATTTAGTGCTAGAGATTGCAACTTCACTTATGATCCATTTATAAATCTCGATGAAACAGGTAAGGTTGAAGCGCTGATGAACACTCGTAGGTGGTCTACAGATGGTGCTGATGAGCATTATAAAACGTCCATGCAGTTAGCTATACAAAATCTTATTAGAGATTATGACAGTTATCGTGATACGAATAGTGAAACAACAAACTATATAGCAGGTTTATATAGATTTGCTAAATCATATCATCCACAACAGAACGAACGAGATGGTTTCAATAACTTACAAAAGTCACTGAAAATCTTATTAACTTCTAAAGCAGAACTTCTGTTTGGTGATGATCCAAGCTTTACATTTGAGATCGACTCTCCATTTGTAATTTGCTTTAGTTTCACTAGTTCAAATAAAGCACTGGCCAATCAGTTAAGCTCTTTTGTGTTTACTGATATAATGGACAGAGGTACAAGAAGACATTATCCAGATAAATTATTACTTTGTGTAGATGAGTTTGGTACACTTGAATCATCTATACTTATTAAAGACTTACTTGAAAAAGGTAGATCTGGTGGTGTACAGACGGTATTCTCTATTCTTGACGTAAATCAGATTGCCATGAATGCAGGTGAGTATTTTGTTCAAGCTATTCTTGGTACGATTAACAACTATATTATTCATGCTGGTGCCACACAACAAACTGCAGAGTTGCTTGCAGGTGTATGTAAATTTGATAAGAGCTACGATATTATGAGCTTGAGAAAACCTTATAAAGGCGCTATAGGTACATTTAAACCTACTGCATTATTTATTACAAAATATCCTATCTTCAATAAAAAAGGTACTCAAGAAGTATATCGTATTGCACCATATTCTGAAATTTTAAAGAAGGTTAAGTTTAAGCCTCAAGAAGAAGAGGATGTAACTGAAACTGAAGAAGAGGAATATGATGCAGTTAAGCCTATTGAAGAATTAGACTTAACACTGCCTATTGATAATGTAGATCAGTACTTATAAGGAGACAATTATGCGAGTTAGAAAATATAATAAGAAATTGGAAGATTTCGACAAATCAAAAGTCGTAAACTCCATACGATTAGCGTCTAATGCTACTGAAGAAGAAAATGTGCCTGAATTTATGGCTAACAGAATAGCCGATCAGATTGAAGAAGAACTTAATAAGAAAAACGTAAATATTGTAGATGCAGAAAACATCTCAGATATGGTAGAAAATCGTCTGATGCAGACTGCATATAAAGAAGTAGCTAAAAGCTATATTACTTATCACTATGATAGACAGAAGGAGCATGTCTATCAGTCAGATATCATTAAAGCTTTTGAAAAGAAACTTAGTGGTTCTAATATAGAGAACTCTAATGCTAACTGTGATGAAAGATCATTCTCAGGAAGAATGAATGAAGCAGCTAGAATCCTTCTTAAAGATAATGCACTTAAAATAATGAGCAAAACAGCTCGTGATAATCATAACAATAATGAAGTTTATACACATGATCTTGATTCTTATTCATCAGGAATGCATAACTGTTTATCAATTCCTGTAGATAACATGAATAAAGATGGTGTGCATATTAAGCAGACTGATATTAGACCTGCAAGATCTGCTAGTACATTTCTTCAACAGGCTGCAGTTTATATGCAGGTTCAGTCACTTCAGCAGTTTGGTGGAGTTTCATATACTCACTTAGATTGGTCAGCTGTACCTAGTGTTAGATGGTCATTCTTTAAACATCTTAGAGATGGTAAAAAGTATATTCAGCATGAAGATTGGAAGGTACCTGCTAATTGTGCAGATCTTTCTATTGACGACTATAAGGATGATCCTTGTTTCCAGTATGCTTATGATTTAACTGTTAGAGAAGTGCATCAGGGTGCAGAAGCTCTTGTACATAACCTCAACTCTCTTCAATCAAGAAGTGGTCAGCAGTTACCGTTTAGTTCTATTAACTATGGTACTTGTACACTTACTGAAGGTAGAATGGTTTCTCATGCTATTCTTGATGCGACTCTTGATGGAACTGGTCCTCTTCATAAGACACCTATTTTCCCTTGTGGAATTTTCCAGTATCATACAGAAATCAATGGTATGCCAGGCACACCTAACTATGATATTTTCCTTAAGGCACTTAGATGTACTGCAAAGAGATTTTATCCTAACTACACAAATGCACAGTGGTCAATTGATACTGCTGGTAGAATGAAAGATATAGAACACAAGAGAGCAGTTCTCGCTAAGATCTCGAAAGAGAAGATGGCTAAACTTGCAGCTTGGGTAAATGAAAATAAGAATGAAGCTAGACATTACAAAATGGTTCTTAACGGAGATGTAGTTGAAATCGATGAGACTATTATTGATCCTGTAGAAATTATGAGCACGATGGGTAAGTGTAAACTGCAGCTCATCTAAAATCTTTTGAACCTCGCTCGAGGGTGTCACAGAAATGTGGCTAACGGTTAGGTCCTTCATTATTTGTATGTGTAATGAATGATTGATGAGACCGTGCTAAGTTATTTTAAGAGGTTATAAAAATGTATGAGTTCAAATACGGATATATTTATAAGATAACTAATCTTATAAATGGCAAAATTTATATTGGTCAAGTTTATAATAAGAGTATAGAAGCTAGATTTATTAGACATTGCGATGGTGCTAGTGCAACATCTAAAAGTTATTTAGCTAGAGCTATTCATAAGTATGGTAAAAACAATTTCAAATATGAACAAATTGAAGAATGTTATTCAGTAAAGGAACTTAATGAAAGAGAACAATTTTGGATAGCATACTACAATTCTACTAATGGTAGTATAGGATATAATCTTACACCTGGTGGAGAAGGTGGAAATACATACTTATGCAAATCAGACAAAGAAATGACAATTATACATTCTAAAATTTCAAATGCCAATAAAGGTAAAAATAATGGTAATAGTAACCAATTAAAAGTTAAATCTATTATTACTGGTGAAGAACATCATTTTGATACTTTAGGTGAAACAGCTAACTTTTTTAATATAAAAAGTAGAGGTATGTTAATGGCTAAAGCATCTCATTCTGATAATACTTTATTTAGAAAAGAATGGTTAATTGCATTTGAAGATGATGAATATCAAAATTATGCTATGCCAAATGAACATAGCAGAGGTACTAAAGTTAAGATGACCAACTTAGCTGATGGTACAGAACTCATATTTGGAAGTAGAAATGCTTTATATAAGCATTTAGGTCTTAAAAATAGACTAAACTTTCCAACAAATATTATCTATTATGACAACTATAAATTAGAACTCTTAAAATAAAAAGTGTATCGACTATCCCCGATGAATGTAAGGGAGTAGGGACGGAGATAAGCACCGTCGGTGGAAGAAGGAAACAAGACCCACCTGAGAACCGAAGCGGAAGACTACGGAGAAATCCTCACATGTGCAAATTGTGATTAAATGAATTAACATTTAAGTAGAAGATATAGTCAGTGCTAATGGTAACATTAGATAAAACGTGTAGAACATACAATGGTTATGATGCTAATTTTAATTTCGGTTATATTGTAGATGAGATCGTTAAGTATGGTAAGCCACCTAAGGATTATTTCTATTCAGGAAATCAGAAAGATGGTAGAGGTAACTTAGCTCCTGCTACTATTATTCTTCCTACTCTTGCTATGAAAGCTAAAGGTCGTATTGGTGAGAAGAATATTGAAGATTTCTTTGAGATTCTTACTAGAAAGATTGAAGAGTGTAAAGACGGTCTTGTTGAAAGATTTAAACTTATTGCAAGTCAGAGTCCAGCTTCTGCAGCATTTATGTATCAGAATAGAACAATGCTTGGTTATATTCCTAAGGAAGGAATCATTTCAGCTCTTAAACATGGTACACTTGCTATTGGTCAGTTAGGCGTAGCTGAAACTCTTCAGATTCTTATTGGTAAAGATCAAACTACTGAAGAAGGTATGGAGTTAGCAAAACGAATTGAAGCTCTCTTTAATAAGAAGTGTGCAGAATATAAAGCTGATACTTATACTATTCAGGGACAGACTATTCATATTAATTTTGGTGTATATTACACACCTGCAGAGTCTCTTTGCCATACTGCACTCAAGAAGTTTAGAGAGAAGTATGGAGTAATTAAGAATGTTTCTGATAAAGAGTTCTTTACCAACTCTATACATATTCCTGTATGGCGTGATATGACTCCATTCGAGAAGATTGATCTTGAAGCACAACTTACTGGATATTCTAATGCTGGATGTATCACTTATGTTGAAATCGATACTGCAGCTAGCAAGAATATTAAAGCTCTTAGAAAGCTTGTTCAGTATGCTATGGCTAAAGATATTCCTTATCTTGGAATCAACCTTAGTCTTGATACATGTCGTGATTGTGGTTGGTCAGGTGAGATCGGAAATGAGTGTCCTGCATGCAAGAGCACAAATATCCAGAGACTTAGAAGAGTTACTGGTTATATTACTGAATCTTATCTTGATGCGTTTAATGACGGAAAGATTGATGAAGTTCAACATAGAGTAAAACACCATGGTACAGTTAATGCAGACAATTTTGCTAATGTATGTAAAGGATGTTCATAATGATAAAACATTGGTATACAAATGGTATTATAGATAAAAAATTTTATGATACTGATACTATTCCAGAAGGTTTTATTAGAGGTAGAACAAACTATGGTTCTTTTACTAAAGGAACTAAATGGATAACTAATGGTATGGTTCAGAAGTGTATAAAAGCTTCTGAACCATTACCTGATGGTTTTAGATATGGAAAATTACCTGATTCTGAAGAGCATAAACAAAATCTATCTAAAGCTTTAAAAGGTAGAGTCTTTACTGAAGACTGGTGTAATAATATTAGTAAAGGACATAAAACAACTAAGTATAAACAAAAAGTTGAACAAACATGTTTATTAAAATATGGTGTAAAAAATCCATTTAACCAACCTAATGTTATTGAAAAAGTTCATTCGAAAGAAATGATTCAACGTCAAAATGACACAAAACGTAAAAATAATACATTTTGTTCATCTAAAGCTGAAGATAAATTTTATGAGTATTTGTTAACCATATTTGAAGAAACTGATATAGTAAGACAATATTCTGATGAACGTTATCCATTTAATTGTGATTTTTATATTAAGTCATTAGATTTATTTATAGAATGTAATTTCCATTGGACGCATAATAATCATTATTTTGATGAAACTAATGAACAAGATATAGAAAAATTAAATATGTGGAAAAGTAAAAATAGTAAGTACTACAAAATTGCTATAAATGTATGGACAAGTCTAGATATACGTAAAAAAGAATATAGTAAACAACTAAACTATATTGTATTATGGAATCAATCTAGTATGATAGAGGATTTTCTCACAGCATTTAATGATGGAAAGATTGATGAAGTTCAGCATCGTGTAAAACATCATGGAGCAGTAGAAGATATTCGTGCAGCTTGTACTACTTGCTAAAAAATAACAAAAAGATATAGTCTTTTTTAATTAAAGGCTATATCTTTTTATTGTAATACTATTTACTTTTTATAACAACTGTGTTATAATAAGATTATAGTTAAAGAGCTATTTATTTATATAGTAATGAACTTACTTTTATAAAGATCGAAAAATAGAATTTATTAAAAGGAGACAAATTATTATGGTACAGAGAATTTTTAAGGTTCAGAGATCACAGACTTCGCTTAGTGGATGGGAAATTGAGGATAGTAGTTCTAGTAAAGTGCTTGATCTTCCTGATGTATGTATGGAAGATTTAGATGCTGGAAAATATATGAAGAACTCTCAGATGCTTGAGATGATCGAAACTGTACAGATCGCACTTGCAGGTGTAACTGATAGTCTTAATATTACTGATGATTATAGTTTCAGACATAGAAGTGTTCTTAAGACTTTTAAACTTAAGAAAAACGAAACTATTGACGATACAATTGATGGATTCCTTGAGAATGTTCAGGAATATGAGTCTTATCACACTATCTATATGGATCGTGATAAAGCCAGTGATGATAAATCTATTCACGCATATATTCAGACACCTAAGGATGGAATCCTTCGTAGTACATTTGATAAAGCAAGCAGACTTAATGCAAAGAGAAACAATATTAAGTACTGGATTGACGATTATAAGATTGAATCTGGCTCTGCTGGTGGTAAATATGTAAGACCTATCGGAACACCTGAAGAGATTATGTAAGAATGAGAAAAATGCCAATGCTCTTAATTGAGTGTTGGCATTTGTTTTTTAAGGAGGTATAGATATGACACTTGGAGAATTAACTAAAGTATTTTGCAATGACACACTAGTTGTTATAAAGTTATATAATAATAGTCGAATTGGTGTAGGTGGACAGCTATTATATAGTGGAAAGCTTTATGGTTATTCTAATTACTTAAATGAACAGTGGCCAGATAATAATTTTAAGAGTTTTAATGTAATTAATGTTAATGTAGTTGATAACCATTTAGATATTCTTATTGAGGAGTAATATATGATTAAATTTACTGGAATGTCAAGTGAACATATACAACTTCCTGCATATATCAGCAAATTATCTAGAGACCATTATTGTACGTATGTGTGGATATTAACTGATGAAATCAATTCAGAAGATAGATTTGCTATTGCAGTTATGGATTATAAACCTAAACGTTCTAAACAAACTAGGTTTGTATTTACTGAACCGGTTTGGGGATTTATTGAAAGAGAACGTACTGAAGAACAGCAGAATTTTATTGATAAAAATATTGATAGACTTAATGAGTTATTCATAAATTTTGCACAGTCTATTGGATATTTGAAGGAGGTTTAATATGTTTAAGTTTGTACTTAATTATCCAGATAAAATGACACATGATCAAATGCGAACTATAGAAGGTCGAATAAAGTTTAATTCACATGAATGGTTAAAAAGAGATTATTTAGTAATAATTACTAATATCGATACTAGATACCATGAAGAAGAATATACTGATGAAGTTAAGCATGAATTTATATTAACGTTTGATCTTGAACCTGAATGTTATGGTGATAATAGTCCTAGTTATCATCAACATTGTGTAAATCAAATGTCAAAGTTTGGCCAAGATATTATTATAGATAAAAAGTATAGTGACTTTCTAGAAGTAGGTGGTCAATTACCTAATTCATATTATTTTGAAGAGGTGTAGTTATGAGATTTGAACTTAATCATTGGTATAGATATAGACGTCTTGATGGAGCAGTAATATTGGGACGTTATATTGGAAGAGATCCAGAAGAATGCTGTAATATTATCGGTCATAGAACTGATAAGTATAATGCACACGTATTTGAAGTATATTATAAACAACATGGAGAAAAAGTAAAAGAACATGATGCATACTGTGATGATCATCTTCCAGATTTAGTAGAAGAACTAGGTGATTCTAGTGAAATTAAAATCTTCCAGGATTTAGATGATTAAAAGGAGTATTATGTATGGAATTTACTAAACTTACATTTTCTAATGGTGGATATGGATCTAATACAACTGAGGTTACAATTGATTGTGCAGACAACCGTATTGATGTTAAAGAATATAAATTTAATGACGAAACTATTAATTCTGTATCAAGAGAAATAACAAAATTTGATAGGTCAAAAATAAATAAAATTGCAAAAATAGTTAGTAAATGGAAAGATTATTATGATCAGCCTGGATTGTGTGATGGACCTGAAGTATCGATATCAATCGATGATAAATC